GCGATGCTGCTATATTAGTAGCCTCAAATCTAACTATGAATGTCTTTACGATTGCTAACAATGGAGATGTTCATATTGTAGGTAATTATAAGAAAAATAATAGAGATGTTATAGATGATACTAGCAACTTTGTTTTGGCTACAAGCAATATCTTAATTACCAAAGCGAACTTGAATGATTTGAATGCTAGTAATTATGTGTTAGAGACTAGCAACCTATTAGTTGCAAAAGCAGACTTTAATGATTACAATAGTAGCAATTATGTTTTGGCTACTAGTAATATCTTAATAACCAAAGCAGACTTCAATGATTACAATAGTAGCAACTATGTTTTGGCTACTAGTAATATCTTAATAACCAAAGCAGACTTTAATGATTACAATAGTAGCAATTATGTGTTGGCAACTAGCAATATCTTAATTACCAAAGCCGACTTTAATGATTTGAATGCAAGTAATTACGTGTTAGAGACTAGCAACCTATTAGTTGCAAAAGCAGACTTTAATGATTACAATAGTAGCAACTACGTATTGGCTACTAGCAATATCTTAATAACCAAAGCGGACTTCAATGATTACAATAGTAGTAATTATGTGTTAGAGACTAGCAACCTATTAGTTGCCAAAGCAGACTTTAATGATTACAATAGTAGCAACTATGTTTTGGCTACTAGTAATATCTTAATAACCAAAGCAGACTTTAATGATTTGAATACTAGTAATTACATAGTAGCAACAAGCAATATCTTAGTAACTAAAGCGAACTTCAATGATTTGAATGCTAGTAATTACATTGTAGCGACAAGCAACATCTTAATTACCAAAGCCGACTTTAATGATTTGAATGCAAGTAATTACATTCTACATACAAGCAATGTTATCTCGAAGAGGATTACTGATTTAACAACGGATATGATTTATGAAGACCCAAGTGCTATAAACAAATTTATAGTAAGCAATAAATATAATAATAATCTCTTAGTGAATGGAGATTTAACTATTAATTCTAACTTAATAGTTCTAGGTGAAAGCACAACCTTAGAAACGATTGTATATACAACTGAAAGAATGGAAGTAGTAAATGCTGATGTTAATTCTATCGCTTTAATGATACAACAGAAGGATAGTGATGCTGCTATATTAGTAGCCTCAAATCTAACTACGAATGTCTTCACTATCGCTAATAATGGAGATGTTCATATTGTAGGTAATTACAAAAAAAATAATAGAGATGTTATAGATGATACTAGCAATTATGTGTTGGCAACTAGCAATATCTTAATTACCAAAGCAGACTTTAATGATTTGAATGCAAGTAATTACGTGTTAGAAACTAGCAACCTATTAGTTGCAAAAGCAGACTTTAATGATTACAATAGTAGCAACTACGTATTGGCTACTAGCAATATCTTAATAACCAAAGCGGACTTTAATGATTTGAATGCTAGTAATTACATTGTAGCGACAAGCAACATCTTAATAACTAAAGCGGACTTTAATGATTTGAATGCTAGTAATTATGTGTTAGAGACTAGCAACCTATTAGTTGCCAAAGCAGACTTCAATGATTTGAATGCTAGTAATTATGTGTTAGAGACTAGCAACCTATTAGTTGCCAAAGCAGACTTCAATGATTTGAATACAAGTAATTACATAGTAGCGACAAGCAATATCTTAATAGCCAAAGCGAACTTCAATGATTTGAATGCTAGTAATTACATATTGGCTACTAGCAATATCTTAGTTACTAAAGCAAATTTCAATGATAGTAATAATAGCAACTATGTTCTTGCTACTAGCAATATATTAATAGCCAAAGCAAACCTCAATGATTTGAATGCAAGTAATTACGTGTTGGCAACAAGCAATGTTATCTCGAAGAGGATTACTGATTTAACAACGGATATGATTTATGAAGACCCAAGTGCTGCAAACAAATTTATAGTAAGTAATAAATATAATAATAATCTCTTAGTGAATGGAGATTTAACTATTAATTCTAACTTAATAGTTCTAGGTGAAAGCACAACCTTAGAAACGATTGTATATACAACTGAAAGAATGGAAGTAGTTAATGATAATAATACTGCAATAGCTTTAATGATACAGCAGAAGGATAGTAATAATGCTATATTAGTTGCTTCAAATCTAACTGCAAATGTATTTACTATCGCTAACAATGGAGATGTTAATATTATAGGTAATTATAAGAAAAATAATAGAGATGTTATAGATGATACTAGCAATTACGTGTTGGCTACAAGCAATATCTTAGTTGCTAAAGCAAATCTCAATGATAGTAATACAAGTAATTACATTGTAGCTACAAGCAATATCTTAGTTGCTAAAGCAAACCTCAATGATAGTAATACAAGCAACTATGTTCTAGAAACAAGCAATATCTTAGTTGCTAAAGCAAACCTTAATGATAGTAATACAAGCAACTATGTGCTAGAAACAAGCAATATCTTAGCAACTATAGCAAATGTTAATGATAGTAATAGCAGCAATTATGTTCTAGAAACAAGCAATATTTTAGCAACTATAGTAAATTTTAATGATAGTAATAGCAGCAATTATGTTCTGGCTACTAGCAATATCTTAGTGTCAAAAGCAAATCTTAATGATAGCAATACTAGCAACTATGTTATGGCTACTAGCAATATCTTAGTTGCTAAAGCAAACCTCAATGATAGTAATACAAGCAACTATGTTCTGGCTACTAGCAATATTTTAATAACCAAAGCAAATCTTAATGATAATAATAATAGCAACTATGTGCAATCCACTAGCAATATCTTAGTGGCAAAAGCAAACTTTAATGATTTGAATACAAGCAACTATATATTATCTACTAGCAATATCTTAGTGGCTAAAACAGACTTTAATGATAGTAATAGCAGTAATTACGTGCTAGAGACAAGCAATATCTTAATAACAAAAGCAAACCTCAATGATTTGAATTCTAGTAATTATATTGTAGCTACTAGCAACTATTTGATTAATTATAACAATTTAATAAACAAACCAGATATAGCAGCCGCACAAGTAAATAGTGATTGGAATGCAGTCTCAGGAGCATCGCAAATATTAAATAAACCTGATTTAACAATAATTACTACAAATAATACCAATGTTAGCAACTATGTATTATCCACAAGTAATATTTTGGCGAATCGCATTACAAACTTAACAACGGATGATATTGCAGAACCAATAAATAGTCAAAATAAGTTCATAGTTGATAATAGATATAATAATAATTTATTAGTTAATGGCTCTTTAACTATTAACTCTAATTTAGTACTTCTTGGTGAAAGCACAATACTTGAAACCAATGTTTATACAACAGAAATATTAGAAATAATTAATGAAAATACAACAATGGTTGCTTTCAAGATACAACAAAAGGATCTTTATTCAGACATATTTAATGCTTCAAACTTAAACTCTCAAGTATTTAATATTGCAAATAATGGAGATGTCAATATCTCTGGCAAATACAAGGTAAATAATAGGGATGTTATAGATGATACTAGCAACTACATAGTATCAACAAGTAATATTTTAGTAGATAGGATAGGAACTGAATTAGGTTTTGGAAGCAACTACGTCGTATCAACAAGTAATATATTAGTGAATAGAATAAAATCGGAGGATATTTTTGGAAGCAATTACGTTAGAAGATTAGATAGTAATGTTAGCAACTACATAGTATCAACAAGTAATATATTAGTGAATAGAATAAAATCGGAGGATATTTTTGGAAGTAATTACGTTAGAAGATTAGATAGTAATGTTAGCAACTACATCGTATCTGCAAGTAATATATTAGTGAATAGGATAAAATCAGAGGATGCTTTTGGAAGCAATTACATAGTATCTACAAGTAATATTTTGGTGGATAGAATTGGTTCAGAAGTAGGTTTTGGAAGTAATTACGTTGCAATGTCTGATAGTAATGCAAGCAATTACATAGTATCTACAAGTAATAGTTTAGTGGATAGGATAGGAACTGAAGTAGAATTTGGAAGTAATTACGTTGCAATGTCTGATAGTAATGCAAGCAACTACATAGTATCAACAAGTAATATATTAGTTAATAGAATAAAATCAGAAGATATATTTGGAAGTAATTACGTAGCAAGGTTAGATAGTAATGTAAGCAACTACATAGTATCTTCAAGTAATATTTTAGTAAATAGAATAAAATTAGAAGATATATTTGGAAGCAATTACGTTGCAAGGTTAGATCGCAATACAAGCAACTATATAGTATCTACAAGTAATATTTTAGTGAATAGAATAAAATCAGAAGATATATTTGGAAGTAATTACATTGCAAGATTAGATAGCAATACAAGCAATTATGTATTATCAACAAGTAATAGTTTGGTGGATAGGATAGGAACAGAAGTAGGTTTTGGTAGCAATTATATAGTATCGACAAGTAATAGTTTAGTGGATAGAATTGGTTCAGAAATAGGTTTTGGAAGCAATTACGTTGCAACTTCTGATAGTAATGTAAGCAACTATGTGCTATCGACAAGTTATAGTTTAGTTGGTCAAATTGGGTTAGAGGTAGGTTTTGGAAGTAATTACGTTGCAATGTCTGATAGTAATGCAAGTAATTATGTATTATCGACAAGTAATATTTTAGTGGAACGTATTACAAATTTAGCAATGGGTAATATTGCAGAAACAATAAATAACCAAACTATTTTGGCGAATCGCATTACAAACTTAACAACGGATGATATTGCAGAACCAATAAATAGTCAAAATAAGTTCATAGTTGATAATAGGTATAATAATAATTTATTAGTAAATGGTTCTTTAACTATTAACTCCAATTTAGTTCTTCTTGGTGAAAGCACAATACTTGAAACCAATGTTTATACAACAGAAATATTAGAAATAATTAATGAAAATACAACAATGGTTGCTTTCAAGATACAGCAAAAGGATATTTATACAGACATATTCAATGCTTCAAACTTAAACTCTCAAGTATTTAATATTGCAAATAATGGAGATGTTAATATCTCTGGCAAATACAAGGTAAATAATAGGGATGTTATAGATGATACTAGCAACTACATAGTATCAACAAGTAATATTTTAGTGAATAGAATAAAATTAGAAGTAGGTTTTGGAAGCAATTACATTGCAAGGTCTGATAGCAATGCAAGTAATTACATAGTATCTACAAGTAATATATTAGCGAATAGGATAAAATCAGAAGATATATTTGGAAGTAATTACGTTGCAAGGTTAGATACAAATGTAAGCAATTACCTAGTATCTACAAGTAATATTTTAGTGAATAGAATTAGTTTAGCAGTAGGTTTTGGAAGTAATTATGTTGCAAGGTTAGATAGCAATACAAGCAATTACATCGTATCGACAAGTAATATATTAGTGAATAGAATAAAATCAGAAGTAGGTTTTGGAAGCAATTACGTTGCGATGTCTGATAGTAATGCAAGCAACTACATAGTATCAACAAGTAATAGTTTGGTGGATAGGATAGGAACTGAAGTAGGTTTTGGAAGTAATTACATTGCGATGTCTGATAGTAATGTAAGCAACTACATAGTATCAACAAGTAATATTTTGGTGGATAGGATAGGAACTGAAGTAGGTTTTGGAAGTAATTACGTAGCAAGGTCTGATAGTAATGCAAGCAACTACATAGTATCTACAAGTAATAGTTTGGTGGATAGGATAGGAACCGCAATAATATATGGAAGCAACTATGTGCTATCTACAAGCAACATCTTAGTAGCCAAAGCAAACTTCAATGATTTGAATGCAAGTAATTACATATTATCTACAAGCAACATCTTAGTAGCTAGAGCAAACCTTAATAATAGTAATTCTAGCAACTATGTGCTATCAACAAGCAATATCTTAATAACCAAAGCAAACTTTAATGATTTGAATTCTAGTAATTACACTTTAGAGACAAGCAACATCTTAGTAGCCACAGCAAACTTTAATGATAGTAATACGAGCAATTATGTGCTATCGACTAGCAACATCTTAGTAGCCAAAGCAGACTTCAATGATATGAATTATAGTAATTACATTTTAGAGACAAGCAACATCTTAGTAGCAAAAGCCGACCTCAATGATTTGAATTCTAGTAATTATATTGTAGCTACTAGCAATTATTTGATTAACTATAACAATTTAATAAACAAACCAGATATATCAGCCGCGCAAGTAAATAGTGATTGGAATGCAGTATCAGGCGTAGCCCAGATATTGAATAAACCTGATTTAACAATAATTACTACAAATAATACCAATGTTAGCAATTACATAGTATCAACAAGTAATATTTTAGTAAATAGAATAGGAACTGAAGTAGGTTTTGGAAGTAATTACGTTGCAAGGTTAGATAGCAATGTTAGCAATTATGTATTATCCGCAAGTAATATTTTGGCAAATCGCATTACAAACTTAACAACGGATGATATTGCAGAACCAATAAATAGTCAAAATAAGTTCATAGTTGATAATAGATATAATAATAATTTATTAGTTAATGGCTCTTTAACTATTAACTCTAATTTAGTACTTCTTGGTGAAAGCACAATACTTGAAACCAATGTTTATACAACAGAAATATTAGAAATAATTAATGAAAATACAACAATGGTTGCTTTCAAGATACAACAAAAGGATCTTTATTCAGACATATTTAATGCTTCAAACTTAAACTCTCAAGTATTTAATATTGCAAATAATGGAGATGTTAATATCTCTGGCAAATACAAGGTAAATAATAGGGATGTTATAGATGATACTAGCAACTACATAGTATCAACAAGTAATATTTTAGTGAATAGAATAAAATCAGAAGTAGGGTTTGGAAGCAATTACGTAGCAAGGTCTGATAGCAATGCAAGCAACTACATAGTATCTACAAGTAATATTTTAGTGAATAGAATTAGTTCAGCAGTAGGTTTTGGAAGTAATTATGTTGCAAGGTTAGATAGCAATACAAGCAACTACATCGTATCTACAAGTAATATTTTGGTGAATAGAATAAAATCAGAAGTAGGGTTTGGAAGCAATTACGTAGCAAGGTCTGATAGTAATTCAAGCAACTACATAGTATCAACAAGTAATATATTGGTGGATAGGATAGGAACTGAAGTAGGTTTTGGAAGTAATTACGTTGCAATGTCTGATAGTAATGTAAGCAACTATATAGTATCAACAAGTAATAGTTTAGTGGATAGAATTGGTTCAGAAATAGGTTTTGGAAGCAATTACGTTGCAAGGTCTGATAGTAATGTAAGCAATTACATCGTATATACAAGTAATATATTAGTGAATAGGATAAAAGCAGAGGATATTTTTGGAAGTAATTACGTTGCAAGGTTAGACCGCAATGCAAGCAACTACATAGTATCTTCAAGTAATATATTAGTGAATAGAATAAAATCAGAAGATATTTTTGGAAGTAATTATATTACAAGGTTAGATAGCAATGTAAGCAATTACATAGTATCAACAAGTAATATATTGGTGGATAGGATAGGAACTGAAGTAGGTTTTGGAAGTAATTATGTAGCAATGTCTGATAGTAATTTAAGCAATTATGTATTATCTACAAGTAATAGTTTAGTGGATAGAATTGGGTTAGAAGTAGGTTTTGCAAGCAACTACATATTAGAGACAAGTTATAGTTTAGTTGACCGAATTGGGTTAGAGGTAGGTTTTGGAAGCAATTACGTTGCAATGTCTGATAGTAATGTAAGCAATTATGTATTATCGACAAGTAATATATTAGTGGAAAGTATTACAAATTTAGCAATGGGTAATATTGCAGAAACAATAAATAATCAAACTATTTTAGCAAATCGCATTACAAATTTAACAACGGATGATATTGCAGAACCAATAAATAGTCAAAATAAGTTCATAGTTGATAATAGATATAATAATAATTTATTAGTTAATGGCTCTTTAACTATTAACTCTAATTTAGTTCTTCTTGGCGAAAGCACAATACTTGAAACCAATGTTTATACAACAGAAATATTAGAAATAATTAATGAAAATACAACAATGGTTGCTTTCAAGATACAACAAAAGGATCTTTATTCAGATATATTTAATGCTTCTAATTTAAACTCTCAAGTATTTAATATTGCAAATAATGGAGATGTCAATATCTCTGGCAAATACAAGGTAAATAATAGGGATGTTATAGATGATACTAGCAACTACATATTATCAACAAGTAATATTTTAGTGAATAGAATAAAATTAGAAATAGGTTTTGGAAGTAATTACGTTGCAAGGTCTGATAGCAATGCAAGCAACTACATCGTATCAATAAGTAATATATTAGTGAATAGAATTGGTTCAGAAGTAGGTTTTGGAAGCAATTACGTAGCAAGGTCTGATAGCAATACGAGCAACTACATAGTATCTACAAGTAATATTTTGGTGAATAGAATAAAATCAGAAGATATATTTGGAAGTAATTACGTAGCAAGGTCTGTTAGCAATGTAAGCAACTACATAGTATCTGCAAGTAATATATTAGTGAATAGAATAAAATCAGAAGTAGGATTTGGAAGTAATTATGTTGCAATGTCTGATAGCAATGCAAGCAATTATATCGTATCTACAAGTAATAGTTTGGTGGATAGGATAGGAACTGAAGTAGGTTTTGGAAGTAATTACGTTGCAATGTCTGATAGTAATGTAAGCAACTATATAGTATCTACAAGTAATAGTTTGGTGGATAGAATTGGTTATGAAGTAGGTTTTGGAAGTAATTACGTTGCAATGTCTGATAGTAATGTAAGCAACTATATATTATCAACAAGCAACATCTTAGTAGCTAGAGCAAACCTTAATAATAGTAATTCTAGCAACTATATATTATCAACAAGCAACATCTTAGTAGCTAGAGCAAACCTTAATAATAGTAATTCTAGCAACTATGTGCAATCGACAAGCAATATCTTAGTCGCCAAAGCCGACCTCAATGATAGTAATACAAGCAACTACGTGCAATTGACAAGCAATATCTTAGTAGTCAAAGCCGACTTCAATGATAGTAATAGCAGCAACTACATATTATCTACAAGCAATATCTTAGTAGCCAAAGCCGACCTCAATGATAGTAATACAAGCAACTACATATTATCTACAAGCAACTATTTAATTAACTATAATAATTTAATAAATAAACCTGACTTAGCAGCATCACAGGTTAATAGTGATTGGAATGCAGTATCAGGTGTAGCTCAGATATTGAACAAACCTGATTTAACAATAATTGCTACAAATAATACCAATGGAAGCAACTACGTGCAATCTACAAGCAATATCTTAGTAGCCAAAGCCGACCTCAATGATAGTAATAGCAGCAACTATGTGCTATCTACAAGCAATGTTATCTCAAAGAGGATTGCAGATTTAACTACTTCTATGATTTATGAAGACCCAAGTGCTGCAAACAAATTTATTGTTAATAATAAATACAATACCAGTCTTTTGGTTAATGGTGATTTAACTATTAATTCTAACTTGATAGTTCTAGGAGAAAGCACTACATTACAAACGATTGTATATACAACTGAAAGAATGGAGGTAGTTAATGATAATAATACTGCAATCGCTTTAATGATACAACAAAAGGATAGTAATAATGCAATATTTGTAGCCTCAAATCTAACTGCAAATGTCTTTACGATTGCTAACAATGGTGATGTTAATATTGCAGGTAATTATAAAAAAAATAATAGAGATGTGATTAATGATACAAGCAACTACGTTCTTGCTACTAGCAACTATTTAATTAACTATAATAATTTGATAAATAAGCCTGACTTGGCTGCCTCACAGGTTAATAGCGACTGGAATGCAGTTTCTGGAGTAGCCCAAATATTGAATAAACCTGACTTAACAATTATTGCTACAAATGATAGTAATGTTAGCAACTACGTTCTTGCTACTAGCAACTATTTAATCAACTATAATAATTTGATAAATAAGCCTGACTTAGCAGCCTCGCAGGTTAATAGCGACTGGAATGCAGTTTCTGGAGTAGCCCAGATATTGAATAAGCCTGATTTAACAATCATTGCTACAAATGATAGTAATGTTAGCAACTATGTATCAGCAACAAGTAATATATTAGTATCTAAAGCAAACTTTAATGATACAAATGTTAGCAACTACGTTCTTGCTACTAGCAACTATTTAATTAACTATAATAATTTGATAAATAAGCCTGACTTGGCTGCCTCACAGGTTAATAGCGACTGGAATGCAGTTTCTGGAGTAGCCCAGATATTAAATAAACCTGATTTAACAATCATTGCTACAAACAATACAAATGTTAGCAACTATGTATCAGCAACAAGTAATATCTTGGTATCTAAAGCAAACTTTAATGATACTAATACTAGCAACTACGTTCTTGCTACTAGCAACTATTTAATTAACTATAATAATTTGATAAATAAGCCTGACTTAGCAGCCTCACAGGTTAATAGCGATTGGAATGCAGTTTCTGGAGTAGCCCAGATATTGAATAAGCCTGATTTAACAATCATTGCTACAAATGATAGTAATGTTAGCAATTACGTTATGGCTACTAGCAATATCTTAGTCAATCGTTATAACACACAGGTATTTACGGCTACACAAATACCTTCACTGGATGCAGCAAAAATAACCTCAGGCACTTTTGCAACTGCTCAAATACCAAGTTTACCTACATCGCAGATTACAGGGCTTGATACTGCATTAGGAACAAAGCAAGCAACCATTAATAGCACCGCAAATCAATTAATTATAGGAAATGGTAATGGTGCCACAACTACCTCTGCTAATCTTACATTCAATAGCAGCACAAATACTTTATCTGCTACTAATTTTGTAGGTAATGGCAGTGGATTAACTAATTTACCTTCAAGTCAATGGACTAACGTATCTTCGGGTATATTTTATAATACTTCAAATGTTGGCATAGGAACAAATAATCCAGCACAAAAATTACACGTAATTGGCGATATCGCCGCGACAGGTAGGGTAATATCATATTATTCAGATGAAAGATTAAAAACAAACATATCAAAAATATATAATTCTCTTGATATCATTAATAATATCAATGGCTTCTACTATGAACCGAATAATATTGCTATATCACTCGGGATAAAAAATAGAGGTCGCGAGATAGGTCTCAGTGCTCAAGATGTTAATAGGGTTGTTCCAGAAGTAATAAGTTTAGCCCCCGTAGATATATGCAGGGACGACAATAACAATCTAGTGTCTAAATCAGGAAGCAATTATTTAACTATCAACTATGAAAGATTAATACCAATATTAGTAGAATCAATAAAAGAATTAAACATACAAATAACGCATCTTAAAAAAGAAAACGACGAGTTCAGAGCATTTAAAGAGCGGGTCTCTAAATATTATGAGTGAGTACCAATAACCTACATAACCTACCTAATCAAATCGCAATAGGCACTTCGTTTTAATAATGTCGTGATTGTGTAATATATTAACTTTATTCTTAACCTTGCACGTATTATTATCTATCATTTTTTTATAGATTAAGTCGTAGTTATCAATGGCATAATTTATAATACTATTATTGAAAATCCATCGAAAGAAGTTCAACTGCCCTATTGTGGTCTCTATATATTCTTTTCTTTCAATATTAATGAAAAAGGTGATGCGATGATGCCTACGGAATGAATCAAAGTTGAATTTGCTATACGATTTCAGCTGCGCCCTGTAATCTTGATACAGATTGATTTTTTTAACATTACCTTTCACATTATCAGGTAATACACTATATATATTCTTTTCTTCATCCACCCAGTAGTAAATATTATTTGACTTCGCATAATGTGTGACTAGCCATTCAATAATTCGCAGCGATAATTTGTGTTTCCCCTCTATAATCTCCTTCAATGAAACCTTGAATTTTGGATTTTTATTGTAAAACTCGGTTAATGAAGATAACAGAAGAGTTTGTCCAAAATCACTCATATTTAATTTTAGAAATATTATATTCTTTAAGTAAATAATATTCAAAATAAAAAATATTAAATTATCGATAGTCGATTATAATCAATTAATATGCGGGCGAACTGCCTATTTCTAAGGTATTTTGGCGGAGGTCAGGTTCGATTGTGCTTATCATCCAAGGACCGACGGCATTTTGCGGGTTAGGGATTTCTGAACGTAATTGAAGATTAGCGTTTCTTAATGATTGCCCTACAGTGTTAATTCCCACGTGATATCCAGCGGTTAAATAGTTTTGGTCGTGAATATCTCCAGTTCCTGAAGGGTTTATGCGAGCCCATTTGCTATCCGCCGCATCTTTAGGAAGTAAATCGCTAGCGGTTAATCGGTCGCGCGGGAAACAAGATTGCATACCATTCTGCGACATAGGGTCAGCGCCGCTGCTGCCGCTGCCGCCTCCAATAGCGTCTAAGCTCGAAAATTGAGTAGTCATATCATAGTTATCAGTTTGGTTAGGGTCTAGCATTTGCGCGGTATTGAAATCGGGGCTAGACGGGGAATAATTGCCTATACCTGAAGCCGCTAAATTAGGGTTAGGGTTAGTATTAGAGGCGACAGAGCGGGGATTTTGCGATGATTGTTGAACTTGACCTTCACCGCTTCCTGCGTTAGCGGCTTGGCTATTTGCGGCGGGCGTAGTGAAAGCCTCGAAATTGTAGTATTTCTCATTATCATTTGAAAATCCCATAGGAATATTAGAATTAGCATTGTAATTCATTTGCGATTTATTATTACTCGAACACTTAGAATTATATGTTAATAATAATAATAATGAAAGTAGTAGCAATATCGCAATAGAAAATGATATAACAACGTTTTTATTAGAACCCATATTATATTTACTTATATATATCTATCTATTATTTACAATAGATTATATTTAAAAGTTTTTATATATTATTAATTTGGCTTTCTTGGTAAATTATTAGCTGATTTATTTTATTCAATGGTTCTTGTATATTATTGCTAGGGGACGCTTTCAACTCTAGAAAGGTTTTATTTATATTTAACTTCGTTTCTTCCAATTCATTAATATATTTTTGCAATTCTATAACTCGCTTATTCATTTTATTGTTAATCGAACTAATATTATCTGCTAGTTTATCTATGATGTCATCTTTGTTTATCCAATCATCATTATTATTATCATTGCTAATGTCCGTTATATCTATAGAACTAACGACCCATTTATTTTTAGTATTATCCGCATAAAAATATATCCCGTGATATTCAATCTCGACATTTATTATGCACTTCTTATAATGGTTGTTTTCCCTTAATATTTTTATAATCATATCAACGCTATCAATGCTTCGGTTATTGTAGATTAGTTTGGGATACTTCGTGCTCGTAAATATTACTGCGATAGTTTTAGTTTGTGCGCAAAAACTCTTATCGTATAATTCGGCTAAATCATTTTGCGAAAATTCCTTGTTAAACCATTTAGGGGAATAACAAAGAATTTCCTTCATAATAGTATCGTCCAGTTTATTAATATTACATATTCCTTCGCTATTTATAGTTTCGGGTATATATATAGCGATATTATATCCCTTATTTTCAATCAAGCGTCTTATTGATTTTAATTTAACGTCTGATAAGAATATTTTAACAGGTTCTATTGCCTTCGCTATAAACTTGTCATCTTTTTTCTCGGGTTTTTTAAGAATAGGCATTATCATCTATTTTAAAAGGTATCTTATTAATGATATTTGATGGACGCGTCGAACACATTTTTATTATTAATCTTATATTCTATTTAAATTATAAATGGCATATAAAAAAGAAACAGATGACCCTCTCGTAAATGAAAATAAAACAAGCGACAAAGACAAGGATAATGACAAGGACGGAGATAATAGTTTAGTAAATATTTTAATAGATTTTATTAAGGACGAACTACTGAAATCGAATATACGTTATGAAATTGTGAAACCAATACTGATATATATATTGTATTATCTAATACCCTTCATAATATTATTGATGTTTTTAAACTTTATAACAACAATTATAGCTGTATATATAGTATTCAAGTATCTATTGTGAAATTAATTTATTATAATTATAATAGAATATGCCTATTGCTAAACCAGCGAAGAAGCCCGTTAAATCAACGAAGACTAAAGGCGGTTTTAACCTTGCACCTCTAATATCCGCGATATTATTAGCAAGTGTCAGATTATCTCTAAGTCAAAATAAGAAAATGGAGACATCAAGGTCTTCTACTAAATCGCCATCTAAGTCTCCTAAGTCGCCAAAGTCCCTGTCTAAGTCTTCTCCTAAGGTTCCTAAATAATACTTAGCAATCATAAATCATACCTTTGTTTTTATAAATATCCATTAAAGATATTGAGATTAGTTTGTTGTTATCATTTTCGCAATGCTTGTTCTTAATAATAAACCAACCTCTTTTATATACATCCATATTCGTCTCATAAGGCTCTCTATTAATTATATGGATTTCCCCGTTATTATAGATTGATATATAATCGCTTTGTGTCATTATTTATAGTAATATGGATGCGAGTTTTTATATCAATTTTTTATAATCTGTAATAATTAAATATATATTAAATTATTTAACAATAATGGACGAGGAGATACTTAAGGATTTTGAAGAGTTATTTGAGTTCGATGCAACAAAGAAGCAGATAATTTTGAATAAGATAATAACCGACGATATAATCAAAGGCGATAAAATAGATATTTCTGAGGATGTCTATAAGGATACGTGCATCGACAAATGGATATCGAAACTGCCGATACTTGAAGGGAGCCAAATATTAATAGAGAAGTTAATAAGGCATCCTATAAAAGATAAGGAAATATTAGAGAGCCGCCAGAATACCATAATAAATTATGATACGGACATAGAAATACTTAAAGAATATGAGAATGATATATTGTGGATTTATAAGATAGCTGAGGAAATCAATAATAATTCGTCGATAGAGATATTATTCCCATCTACATTTATTATTAATTATATAAATTACATTGAGCAAATACTAGACCTATATCATTTATATAAGATTTATTTTATACCGATGACCTCTATCCTATATCCTTTGAGCACCTTTGTAGCGCCATATTTATATATTAAAAATTATTTGAAAATGAACATAACAATTACATCATATATCGAGATTTTCTATAATATAATTAAGTTTTTATTTAAAACTTCTGGGAACTTTAGAAGCGACATAACGAAGTTCGTATCTATATTTTTGTATGTAGGCATTTACCTTTATAATATGTATCAAACGTATGAGATAGCCTTGTTTTTACATAACACAAAATATAAACTGCACTCAAAGATGCAAGGGCTCGTCCATTTCGTAAGGCATTCGCAAAATATTATGAAAAATTTGCCTTCAAATATTATAGCGCCTTATTTCAATATTAAAGAGACCTACCAACGTATTAACATTAATAATTCGATGACGGATATATATAGAATTTGGAAAGACGACAATATTAAAAAGGATATCTCTTCATTATTAAAAACAATATATGCCATAGATGTTATAGATACTATAAATAAATTATTGCTATCGGGGGAATGGTCGAAGGTTGCGTATTCTAATGAAACATTGCTATGGGACGCGAAGAACCCAATATTGAAGAGCGACCAAATATCGAACCCAATAAATCTTAACAAGAACATTATAGTGACGGGACCAAATGCAGGCGGGAAGACAACATATGTTAAAACGATACTTGCGAATGTAATATTAGGTCAAACAATCGGCATAACGTATAGCTTGCGCTCTCAAATAATACTATATGATACTATAAACTCCTTTATGCGCGTATCAGATATTTTAGGAACACGCTCGTATTTTGAGGCAGAAGCCGAGTATTGCCTAAATATGATTAATAAGGCAGTTAGCATAAGTGGGCAAAATAAGCGAGGGCTATTTTTGATGGACGAGCCGATGCATTCTACACCGCCTACTGAAGGTATGGCGACTGCTTACGCGGTTATAGAATACCTAAGTAAATTGAATGGTATTACTTTGATAATCACCACGCATTTTCACAAGTTAGTGAAACTCGAAGAGTTATATCCCGAGAAGTTCATTAATTTATCGGTTGATGCTATACCGCATAATAATAGATATATATTTCCATATAAAATAAAGCGTGGCTATTCCTACCTATGTATAGCCATAGAATTACTTGATATTAAGGAGTTCCCCTCAATTATTATTGATAACGCGATTAAAATGAAAAACAAAATATGTAGTGATTTTAATAAATAATGTATAGTTTTTTAATGGATCAAACGTATATTAATTTATTTATATTGATAAGCATTGTAGTTCTTGTGATGTTTCTATGGAGAAAATTAATAATACTCGAAGGGAACTTCTTTATACTCGAGAAGCGCGTTAACTTAATTAAGAAGGATGCTCGTGAAGATAGCATTTCAAAAAATATGGAAAAGTCGGATATTATAATGAATGAAATATTCAAGGATTTTTCTCCCTCAAATGCGTGTAAGAATTTTGAGTGCCCCATATCATCATTTACAAAAATACATTCCGAAAAACCTACCGATGAACTTACAGATAATCTTACAGATAATCTTACAATTAATGAAGATATGGTTAAGTATATCTCAGCACAAAGTCCTACTACTCTGAAAGGCGCAGATAAATTACTTGGTGATGTTAGCAACATAAGTCCCGATGCAGATATCATCACTTTTAATAAGGGCGGTGATAGCGATGATGCTGAAGCGGATGCTGAAGACGTAAGAGACCTTGATAAAATCGTAGCTACTATTATTAGCTCTAGTGAAGATTACGAAGAGAAGGTATTTGCGGATGAAGAAGAAAAAGATAATGCATCAGTATGTTCGGAGATAACATTCACTAGCGATGATAAGAAGAGTGATAAGACATTACTTAATAAGTATTCAAAAATGTCTTTAGATAAGTTGAAGGATATTTGTGGTTCATATAATATTAATAGCGAAGGAACGCGAAAACAACTAATAGCCCGTATTATAGAAAATAGTAAATAAAAAAATATTGTAATTGTATAGATATAATTAATATGAGTTTCAGTTCGTCGAAAGAATTAACTCCTCATTGCCCCATAAAAATGTCGGATGGTCGCGCCTTTACGGATTATAGACCTAGATGTATGGTAAATTCAGAATTATTGGCTGATGTTTATAATAATTCGATGGTCAGAAGTAGTTATGAAAGCAGGATGTTTTTACAAGAAAACGCTGAGTTATTAATGGAGCGTAATAGAGAAACAATGTTAGGAAATCTCGCACCTTGTGCGCCGTGTGCTCGTCCTTTCGCCGATCAAGGAACTATGTATCCCCAACAATACATCGTAAGATGCGATGGTGTTAGCTGCGAAAAGATTGAGGTTAATCCGAACGGCTTAGGAACAAGCACTCGTATTTATTAAAGCATTCATTCACTAAATTATTTTTATAAATATAATAAAAAATGATTATATATATTCTAGTATTTTTTACTTGTATTAAAGAATAAAGAATGCTATTTGATAATTATAATATTGATAACATACCAGTTATTAAGCAACTCTGCAAAGATATCTTAGGAAGTTTTATGGCATCTCGCGATACCTTCAATATAACCGACGAATGTAATTTGCTCACAGACTATATAAGGGATGTAATAAACCGCAAAAGTAAATTAGAGAAGGACAATGCAATTAAATCGATGAATAATATATGCGAAGATGCGTATTACAATAAACTAATGGAAAAGATGGGAGACTACTATGATGTATCTGACCCGCTGCTAATAATTTGCGACAATATTATAAGATATCATTATGAAAAATTATTCAGATATGGATGGGAAGATAACATATACGGGGTATGGTCTAGAAAGAAGATGCTTGATGATTATAGTAAAATTGAAGAAAGTAGCAAGTATTTATAGGTATCTGTAAGTATCCTACTAATCGACCTTATTAAACCCATAGCATCCCCCTTGTAATTCTAGATATTTGTAGCAGGAATAAATATTATGCCACAATGTATCATAATAATTATATTTAACATTATTTTTTTTACACCATTCTTGAACAATTGGCATTATTTTGTAATAATGAACGTGGGATATTCGAGGGAATAAATGGTGTTCAATTTGATAGTTGAGACCGCCGTGAAAAAATCCTAAAACTCTACCTCCTACAGAAGAAGAACTTTCTATCTGTGATACTGCCCAATCGCTTGCATCTCTGGTATCGCTGAAAACACCTTCGAAATTATGAGAAATTATAAAATTAACACCTAAATATATCCCACCAACCGCTAAGGATATGCAGATATTCAGAATTGTATATAAGGAAGGATAGAGATAGATAGGAATAATGTAGAAGCGAATGTAAAATAGCACTCTAAATAATATGCCTATTCTTATTTCATTCGTAGCCAATGAGGATATTTTATGCGACATATGGTTCATCCTATAAAGGTCGCCTAATTCGGAGAAATGCCAATTGATCGGTAATAATATAAATAGGAACCATATATAGAGTTTTTGCCAATAATGATAATATTTGCATTTAATACCATTGTGAAGTCGTAATATATTCGTTGTTATGTCGGGGTCATACTCTAATACGTTGGTATATGCGTGGTGTAATAGAACGTGGTGATGTTTCCATAATATCGAGCTGCCACCAATCCAATCTTGTGTATATCCCCAAAACCTGTTAATAACCTCGTTTCTCGAAACAGCGCCATGATTAGCATCGTGTTGAATACATAACCCAACCATCGCCATTAAAATGCCTAGTAGTATCGACTTAATGAATGAATACCCATATATATAATTATGATATTCAATGTATATCTCGGCGATTATAATCGCGTATGCTTTAAGCCACCATTCATAGTTAGCGTATTGATAAGGGACTGCTAATTTAACATTAGCCTTTAATTCATTAAATATGGTCGAGTTTAATATATATTGATTGTTATTATTGTTATTGTTATTGTTATTGTTATTGTTATTATTGTTATTATTGTTATCATAGTCTCTTACCTTGTATTTGCTTAGGATATTTGTGCGAATATTATTATGAGGATGCAACATATAATAATGAATGGTAGCATCTTTACCTCCGAATATATTTACAATGTTAGAACCACCTGGATGCACTTTGGAGAATTCACGCAAATCATATACGATACCTTCTAATATAACCTCATTATCTTCTATATCCTTAATATCATTCAAATAACTCATAATTACATATATAATATCAAATACTTTTTATATTCAATATTCAATATTCAATATTCAATATTCAATATTAGTTGCATAAAAATAAAAGAGGTAGTATTATAGATTAGACATATACGCTAATTTATTATAAAGGGGGTTTCATTAATTACATTAGGAGGACGCTGGGTTATAAACATATCGCGAGGAGTGTATTTTAAAAATATATCTTCGATAATACTATTAAATATTCTTACGTGAAATTGTTGGTTATTAATGGTAGTCGAAATTAGTTCATTATATAATATCTTGTCTAAAATCACTGCAATCTCTAGCATACGATTGTTGGTATTTACGTCAGGTAAATTAAGATAATTGCCCCAGCCTGATTTCTTATTCAGAAAAGCATTGATAATTCTTCGGTAATCTTCAAATATCCTTTTGCTTTCTCTATTCGAAAGCGCTAAATCATATTTGGCATTCATATTAATTCTTCTTGCAAAACCATAATCGAATATAATAATATTATATTTACAAGCTTTCAAATAATAATCTTTGCCATTAAAGACGTAATGATAGTAGCCCATTTCATTATTCAATTGGTATAAAAAGTTCCCGTAATGAGCGTCTTTGTGAACATACCCTACTAAATTTTGAAATGTAGCTATTGATATATATGTTTGAAATAGTAAATTCATTAATAATTCAACGTCTCTTAATAAATCCTTGTTATTAACAAGCATCTTCAAATCGCCGTTAGCAAGTTCGTTGATACTAATTAATCTCAGCTTATCGGCTATTCGTTTGTTGCAAGTGCAACTTCCAAATATAATAAGGAAATGCCTTGATAGTTTTTTTAATATTATTTTGTTTGTTATTAAAGTCATCAGCCTAACTTCGCTAATATTATCATTATCATTCTTCATTATCTTCGTTGCTATTGGATATACTCCAAATATATTCGGAATACTTGTTAAATATATAGTGCCATATTTACTTTTTGACCCAATCTTTTTTTCGAGATTTATAATGTTTCTAATCGTATATCCATTTACCCCATTGAAGGTTTTTTTTTCCAAACAATCGCTATCTCTTAACAAAGCCAACTTCTTCTTCAGTAGATAATAATTATTTATACGATTTGCTAGGTTATATTTATTGATTACGAGCTTATTTTGAAGAAAACTTTTTATTATATTGGCTTTATTATTAATATTATTAATATTATTGATACTTTTGATACTACTGATACTTTTTATACTATTGCCAACAACCTTATCAATATCATCAGAAAATATATGCGGCTTTGAATTATTGTTAGGTTTTATTGATAATTTTTTGGAGACATTGCTAATATATTTAATTATCTTGTTGTCGTTCTTTTTATTTAATATTAGCCGCGTTTTGATAGCCCCTTGTATCTTTTTAATTTTAGCATCTTTTTCTTTATACTTACTAGCAGATTTCTTAATCTTTGATATTTTCTTCATCATTTTAATTATTTGCAAGTAATCTGCTGTTCCTTTTCGAGGCATACACCATTTATCCTTCCCTTCATTATATTTTTTAAGAGCATCAATATATTTCATTTATACCTTTCCCTATATCTATCTATAATAATAGTATTATAATATTTAAAGCACTGCTATTTTATTATTTTTGTAATCTGTTAATTTTTTAAACACATTCTCTTTGGTATCAGAGAAATTTAAATCAAATTCTGGTAATTTGACAATTTCTTTCCATCTTTCTCCATCCTTATTATTTTTTCTGTAAGGGAAATATTTAACGCCTAACATATCTCCTTTAGGTAATTTTTGTTGTAGTTCAGTTAATATAGATACAGGGTGATAGGTGTCTTCTAATCCGCCTACTCCATTTACCCCGTTTAATGTCTCCTCAGTTAAATTTGGCAACACTAAAACTACTGAATTGTCTTCGTCATTTTGATTAGGATAATTATCAGGTACAGAACCATCTGGAACTATTTTATTGATTACTCTAAATAGTATTCCTCCTAAATTAATAACCAGAAATATATTCACTCTACCTATAATAGGCTTTGTAGTGAAGACTGGAAGATTTACCTCCTCATAACTGAAAGCAAGAAGGTTATCATATTTGCAATTATATAATAATGCTCTAACCTCCATATGTGAATTTAATGTAGGTTTGTTTGTAAAAAATTTTATTTTACGGCATATTTCATCTAAATTCTCATCCGTTAATTCTAAATCAACTAAAATATTTTTTGGTTCCTTACAATTTTCTATACAATTTAATACATAGTTATACATAGTAATGGTTTCAAAACGATAATGGAATGTGTTGTTGTTTGCATCATTAAAAACTATATCAGATGTATATTTCTGCTTCTTTTCATCCATATTATCGAAATCTTCTTGTGTATTAGGGTCTTCCGTATTATTATAAACTATATCATTACCATTATGTTTTGCGATCTTAGCCTCTTTTTTTAATATGAAAACTTTATTTTTTTTATCGTATCTAACAAATGAAACTCTAGGGGCACCACTATTTCTATTATATTTATTAGGGCTTGCTGACCTGTATGCTTTCACATTTGCATATGGATTTGCATTTAATGCTTTAGGGGCTTTCACATCACCTGTACTTCTATTTCGTGGTTTATTCATATTCAATGCTTCGCCATCCCATAGCCTTTTATTGTGCTTGGATGAAATTCTATAATCAAATATGTTTATGCCGTTTTTAACTGCTTTATTTTTTTCGTATATTTCTATCTTCTTTTCATATACTTTTTTCTCCTTTTCGTATTCCTTTAATTTATCATTAAATATTTTCGCATTTTCTTCTTCCTTCTCTTTGATTTGACGTTCTTTAGAAGCATCTTTAACTGCACTAGGTCTAGAAGATAGCATCTTATATCTTAGTAAATCTTGAGGAAGTTGTCGTTTTATTGGATATTGTGGCTCTACAGGTTTATTTATAGTAGGGTCTTTTATATATCTATATCTGTTTTTTTTTATATTATTATCACTATATAACTTTAAAATAGAACTATAAACTGGTAATAATGTATCACAGACATTCACGTCTTTCGTTAAGTCATATTGAGTAGGATTATATGGGTTTCTAGGGAAAAAGTGATTAACAAATTGTTCGTATATATAAGCAATAAAATGAAATTCGCCTTTAGTATTACTAACAATATATTGGCTCTTTTTTTTTGTAAAATGGCTTCTAATTTCAATTCTTAAACCTTCATTTGTTATTAAACCAAGATTTAGGTGAAGTTTTACGATAGATATAAAATATTTAATTACCTCTTTATTAAAGATTGCCTTATTAATTTGTTCAGAGGTTATCTTTGATTCGTGCATATACAATATATTTTTAATATCTTTGCACATTCGCTCTATCATATAACCTATAGTGAAAGGAAACGTTGGATTAGAAGGATTATAAGTAAGCGAACAAAAATTTTCTAATAATTCTGATACATTATTATAATCAGTATATCCATAAGATGTTAAAGTTGCATCGACTGATGTATAAATATGTGAATACAAATATGGCTGTATCTCAATGAGATAATCTTTATCATACTTGTATTTATTGAGAAAATTTTTAAATAAAAGATGGTCATAATATATTGTATCTCTTCCAGTATGATAAATAGCGTGATTATCAGGCATACTTTCTTTGATATACTTGCAATCTTCAACAGATAACACTTTCTTTGAAGATATTTTTAAAAGATGCTTAGTTAACCCATCTATAATTTTTGAATATATGGCTACATAATCGCTTGCTGGATTTATTGATATAACTACAGGAGCACCAGTGAAAGGGTTTGTAATGGGGGTATTTTTCCATTTTTCGGCAATCAAAATAATATCTGGTTTGGCATTTGTCGCTGCCGCTGCTACAGGTGATGCGTGTGCGTGTGCTGGTGATACAGCTGCAGTAAGGCTACTTAAAATAGCTTGATAATTTGGTATATTAGTAAAATCATCTCTAGGATATTTTTGTATGCACCATTTAATGATTATAGGATATACTCCATTTTTAGAATTAATTGATATTGTTTTTCCTGTTAAAGGATTTTTAACATTATCTGTAGTAGTATTTCTTATGTTATTTAACCATATCGAAATATAATTATCATCATTCTTATATACTTTATCTAATTCTGCAAAAATTTCTTTTTCTTTTGCAGAAGCAGCAGCCATCCCTCACACTCTCTATTTATAATAATATATAAATAATATAAATATTATAATATATAATACATACAATATAATACAATACGATTATGGATACTGAATGTGCTGGAGGCATTGAAGATATAATAATATACACGACGAAGCCGTGCTTTATGACGATGGCTACAATGGGGTATTTTGGTATGATACATATACTTTCAAAATATATGAAAGGGAAGAATGCCTATTCTCTAAAATATCCAATGCTATTGTATAATAATGCGCAAATACTTCTTAATGTATATATGGTATATGGCTTATCTGCAGTAGTATCATATCCAAATATTTATGGAATAAATATACCATATACTGCGAATTTAAGATATTTTGTATTTATTCATTATCTATCCAAGTATTTTGATTATTTTGATACATTATTTATAATCCTACGCGGTAAGGAAAAGCAGCAACTATCATTTCTTCACGTATATCATCACAGCACTATAGGCGTTATTTGGGGGTTTCTCTTATATCGTGGACACGGCAATGGGACTGCCTCCTTCGGTTGCTTTATAAATAGCGTAGTCCATTTAATAATGTATAGCCATTATCTATGCACCTCTTTAGGATATAACAATCCATTTAAAAAATATATTACGCGAACGCAATTATTGCAATTCGCCGTATGCTTAGTTCATTCCCTAGCAGTAATAGGGATAGAGGAAATAGTGCCTAAAAAATATGCCTTGATAGAGTTAATATATCAAACAAATATGTTAATATTATTTAGCAACTTTTATAGGAGGTCTTATTCATCCAAAAATGATATAAAAATAAGATGATATATATATATAGCCTCCAAGCGCATAACAAAACCACATTAATAATCATATTAATATGCAACAACAACAGCAATACAGATACAATAATAGAAGGTCTAACTTTGATGAACTCCGTAAAAATGAGACTACATCAAGAGCGGGATTAGGTTGGGAAACGGGCGAGGAGGACAAGCTTCTCGCTATGCGTTTAGAAAAATCATCATATGACGATATTGCTCTAGAACTCAAAAGAACATCTCGTAGTATTCAAACAAGGATTTATCAACATATTTGTAAATTAGTCGAGGATGAGAATGAGGTTGAAGCGGAACTAGTCAATAAATACGATATCGATTATGAGGATTTTGTTAGTTTCAAAACTATGCGACAGGAGAAAATGAATAAGTTTGAAAGTAGAAAGGAAGGTGGTGGGTCTAAGCCGCCTTACAGGAAAGCTAAGCGATTTGACACGTCCCAGCGAGGAGACGAGAAATCGCAGTATATTACTCCCTATGAAAATAAAAATAATAATATCAGGAATGAACTGAATACGCTAAGACAAGAAGTATATGAACTGCGAAAACTTGTAAATGACTTGCGAGGTAATTAGAATTAGTTGATATTAAGAACTTTCATTATTAATGAAATGGAACTTACTAAGGTCTCTATTTTAGTTATGTCATACATAATATTATTCATATTATTAGATGTAGCCGCACTGGCTTCCACATTATTTTTATCTAATTCAACAAGTAATGTATCATTTCTCGTTGATATCTGAATGTATTTAACATTGCTAACATCAATATATATGTTGGATACAACTATGTTTTTCACTATTTTATTATTATCATTATTGGTATTATTAATAAATATCGAGTTCGGGTTGTTGTCGCCATTGGTGTAATTGGTGCTGTTGCCAGTATAGTTATCATTAATATTACTAAGTATATTGATAATATTTTGCATATCAATATTGCTAGTATCTTTGATAATGCGATAAACCCTTTTAAAGTTTCGAAGACCTAATAGATAATTCATATAGATATATTTTTCATTACATACGGGATTGTTATTATTTCTCAATTTTAAATTATTTCGCTTAGCGCTGCTAATGCTGTTTCGCTTATATGGATTTGGTATGATGTATCCTTCTATAATACTGGCGAATGTTAGTAGAAGCAAGGCATAACCTATGATATTTGATTTCTTCATCATTGTCATTATCATTTATATATTGATTGTATAGTATTAACAATGATTATCAATTTTTTATATAAGAATAAAATTATATAAAAAATGATTGTGATGTTATATTAATATCTATTTGCTGATATACCATAATTAACTATGGATTATGATGATGATATTTGGAATATATTAACGAAGATTAAGAATGATGACGCTAACGCCGCGAATGCCGCGAATGCCGACGCGGATAAAAAAGACATATATAATCCAAATAGCAATTCATCAAATTCACTTGGTTCATTAGATATTGGCAATATTGATATTAATAATAGTAATTCTTGCGGTTGCGGGTGTAGCGAGGTTATCACAGAAGAAAATATGAATATATGTAAGAATTGCTCTTCTATTGTATCTAAGCTAATCGAAAATACGGCTGAGTGGCGGTTTTACGGGAATGATGATAATCGCGATGGCGACCCTTCGCGTTGTGGGTTGCCCACCAATAATTTATTGCCTAAATCGTCGATAGGTTCTATGATAGGCTGTGGATACAAGGATAATATTGATATACGACGTATTCGTATGTTTCAGATGTGGAATAGTATGCCTTATGACGAGAGAACATTATGGAATGTTTTTGATAAGATGACGGGGAATACAATTAACAACGGGATACCACAAAAGGTAATAGACGATGCCAAAGTGCTTTATAAAAAAGCGTCAGAAAAGAAAATATCACGAGGAGACAACAAGGAAGGTCTAATTGCATCTTGCATATATCACGCGTGTCTTTTAAACAAAATACCTAAAAGTTCAAAAGATATTGCTGCGATGTTTAATATATCTCACGTAACACTTAACAAAGGCAACTCGCGATTTCAGACACTTCTGCAGATTAACGTGACATCTCCAGAACCGATGGATTTTATAGCACAATATGGGAATAACTTGAATATGTCTATTAAAGATATTGATAAATGCAAATCATTGGTTCAATTAATTGAAGATAATGATATAATGAATGATAATTCGCCTACATCATCTGCTGCAGGTATCTTGTATTACTATGCGAACGTCAAAAATCTAGGATATACTAAAAAGACCTTTGCGAAAGCCTGCAATGTATCAGAAGTAACTATTATTAAATGCTATAAAATTATCAACAATTACCATAGTTTTATAGTATCACATAAAAGCAATATATTTGAATTATGAATATGACTTATGAATTCGTTTATATATATATTTATATAATCCCTTAATATTAATAATAATATGGATAATGAACTCTTTACATCAATATGTAATGGGGATATACAGAATAGTATAATGCTAAGCACTAAAATCATTTTTTTAGATGAAAATATTGATGCGTTAGAAATCGTTTATATAAATATATGTGCATATATTGGGTCATTTATATCATTATATGATATAAGTAAATTAACAGATATCTATAGTTCTCTTAAGAATATTATAGAGAATGAGAAACTTGTAATTAAGGATATTTATGTAATCATCTCAAAAATGTGTATATTATGCGATATATATAATAAGCATCCTAATGCAAAATGCGGGAATATGTCTATAAAGGTTTTAAAAGATAAAATAGCAACCTTATTTAATAACAATGATTTGAAACTATCCCACAATGGGATTATGAGGTTTGACGGGATATTACCACCACACGACCACGAGAATTATGGGTTAGCCATTAAGATTGTCGCGATAATAATAAAAACGATTAAATCAACAGACGATATCGCAGTTGATGACGGGGATACGCTTGTGAATACTGCGAATAAACTAAGATACATAATAGATTATATCCTACGAACGAAATATAAATTCGAGACCAAATTCTATAGCACGGATGATGATAATGCGTGGTTTTTATGGGGTGTCTTCAGTATATTATATAAAAACGAGGTATTTAATGAAGCCTTTTTCTTATATAATTATGAATATAAAAAGAAATATCGCACTAAACGCATCGGTATATTGTGGTCTCTTCCTATTATTAGCATATATACTCATAAATGCGATATATCGAAAGGATGGAACTCGAAAGAAAGTATGGTTATATCAAAAATCGAAGAGATATCTATTAATTTATATAATGAACTGCGAAGAAAAATAATCAAAGAAAATCCTGATAAATTCGAAAAAAAGAACAAGGAAGAAGTTGATAAATATGATGGTTTAAAATATATTATAAATTTTATTCCTGTTATGAATAATAACAATGATAGGTCTGTGAATGATACTATGGCATCACAGATAAACGCAAAATCAAAAGAAGAAATAAGGCAGATATCTTATTGATTATTATAATATATATTTTTTATTTTATTAATATTTTTATAAAAATTGCTAAGGTTATTTTATATTTCTGGATACGTCGCGCAATAGTTTATAAATGACTGATTATAGCAAGATGAGATGCGAAGATATTAAATTGTTTATCTTTGAATGGATTATTCTACATCCAGATGCAGGGAAAGGTATTAAATATGTTCGCAATCTCAAAAAACAAGATTTAATAAAGGTTTGCTTATATATTGATGGTAAAATGAGCAAGGATATATTGATGGAGGATGTTATTATACCAAAAAGAAATTATTGCAAAGAAATAGCGAAACAAAGGTCAATGAAGATGAAAGAAGAATAGGACGTGGATGTGATATATTTACACCTTTATAATATAAAAAAATTGATTTAAGTATATTATTTTATATGTATATAACTAAAAATGGTTAAATACAATTGCGAAAAGTGCGGAATAGAGTTTAACCAAAAATCACATTACACTACACATATTACACCGACCGAAAAGAAAAATGAGACAAAAATATTTATTTTTTATGTTGTTCTACAATTTTATCTAATTATATTAAATGTATTTAAAAATAATTCATATAATAATATATAACATTATGGATATTACTAAACTGATAGAAGAAAATGAAAATCTTAAAACCGAAATTATAGAATTAAAGGAACAATTAAAGAAATATACTTATGGTAATACACATAAAAGATATTATGAAAAAAATAAAGAAAGAGTAAAAGAAGGTGGTGCAAACTATCTTAAAAAATTGAAAGAGGAAAATCCTGAAAAATTAAAAGAATACAGAAGAACTGCATATCTAAAGAATAAGAATAAGTTGAAAGAAGTTATACCTACCTCAAATATTCTAAATTATCCAATTTAGAGTTTATTTCATTTATTTTGTTATCTAATTGCTTTAAATATTCAAATATTTGTTTATTAGTTGGTTCTTCGTCGCGTTTTGATTTTTGTATGGGTTTTTTTGATGGCTTATCCTTATTTTCTGTTGCCTTCATCTTTAATTTATTTATATTATATAATAGTTTTTCAGCGCCAATATTATACTCTAATGCAACCTTTTCCATATCAGTTTCTACATCATTTTTTATTTTTGGGTAAATTATACGAGATATAACCCTTAACTGAATACTATTTGCAGTTCTCTTATGTTCTAAAGATATTTCTTCATAAGTTTTATTTTCTGTAATTTCTTGAACTAATTTATTATCTTCTTCAATAGTCCATTTTTTTCCAACATTCATAGTTTCTTCAACGCTTCTCATTTGTAGCATATTTGTTCCAAAAGAGGATGACATTATCTTTTAATGTTGATTGTATAATAATATCACATCTTATTATCAATTTTTATTTTTTGAAAACTATATAAGAATATCTAAATATATACTATATAGATATATACATAATGAAAAAACCACCTGATAAGTATAAATGTATTAAATTACCTATTACTTCTATTCTCAATAATAATGATGAAAGCAAAAAAATCTTTAATACCATTCAAGATGCTGTTTATAGAACAAATTATATTACTACTAAAACAAGTTTGTTATTGAGATTATGGTGTTTAGAAAAATACCATAATGGTATTGATATACCTTTAATTAATGAAAATACTATTAAAATGTGTATGAAATCACTTATATTACCATCAAGTGGTCCTAAACCTAAAAATAATAATCTTCTATTATTAAATGAATTTAAAAATTTACATAATTTTACATTAGAAAATGGTAATAATTTATCTTCTATTTTAGATTATTATGCTATTACTATTCTTACTTCTATTGAAACTAATATTAAAATGCATTTTTTTGACTATGTAAATCGTTTTATAAACTCTTATTTCAAGGTCTTATACAAAAATGACATTACTAATAAAGACTTCAAAAAACAATTATTCAAAGATTTATATGTTGTTAAAAATGATATACTAAATGGTACTTTGAAAGCAAATGTTAAATTCCATAACTGGATAAATGAATATCGTTATAAGATAGTTCCTGAAAATTTTGAAGTTAGTTATTATTATGATATTAAAGCAACACCTCAAAAGTATCTTAAATACATGATTTTTATGAATATTGAATTAGAAAAAATAGAAGGTAAAATGTATCAATTCTTTCCATTACAATCATCTATAATTCCAAGACATATTCAAATGGATACTAAATCAATAATAGAATTATTAGTAGATAAAGGGAAAAAAGAGTATTTAGACAATATAGAACTTAATAAAGAGTTCTTATGGGACAAATATTTTAATATAACTCAAAGAATAAAAGATTATAAGTTTGACAATACTATTATTACTGATGGTTATGCAACTTCTTTAAGATTTATTCATAATGATTATATTGAAGGTGAAAAGATTAAAAAGGAAAAGATGAAGAAAGGGCGAAAAGATGCAAGAGAAATGACTGATGAAGATAAGGAAAAAAAGAAACTCTCTAAAAAGAAATTACAAGATGAGAAGAATGAAATGAATAAATTAAAACAAAAGGATAAACCTAAAAAGGTTGAAAAAATACAAGAGTTTCCCTATATTGATGATGTTGAAAAAGAAGATTTAGAAGGAAAACATATTTTTATTGATCCAGGTAAAAGAAGCTTATTTACTATGATGAATGATGATGGTAAGTTTTATTCTTATACTAATAAACAAAGAGTAAATGAAACAAAAAGACTAAAATATCAAAATATTCTAAAAAAATATAGAGATGAATTAGAAATTACATCAAAAGAGAATGAACTATCGTCATATAATTCTAAAAGTTGTAATATAAATAAATATAGAGAATTTATAACAAAAAAAATAAACACTAATGAAGTATTATATAAGTTATATCAAAATAATAAGTTTAGACAATATAAATGGTATGCTTTTATAAATAAAAAAAGAACAGAAGACAATATGCTTAATAAAATTGAAAAAACATATACAAAAGATAGTATTATTATAATTGGTGATTGGAGTATTGGTAAGCAAATGAAAAACTTTATTTCTACACCCAATCTATCATTAAAGAGAAAATTACAAGAGCGTTTTAAGGTTTATGATATTGATGAATATAGAACTTCTTGTCTAAATTACAGGACTGAAGAACTATGTAAAAACCTTTATCTACCTGATAAGAAAAATAAAGAACGAAAGATGCATTCTATCCTAACATATAAAATGGAAAATAAACGGAATGGTTGTATTAATCGTGATAAAAATGGTTGTAAAAATATTCAAAAAGTTTTTAACTATTATATAGAATATGATGAACGACCATACCGATATAAGAGAGGAGTTGATTTACAAAAACTACAAACCGCTATAGTGCCGTCAAATTGTAGTTAGTTGCTTAAATGCAATCATTTACATCCAATAGAAAAGATGAATAACAAAATTATTATATTTTTATAATAGTCTTGTCTCATTTTTCTTTTCGGTTGGTGTAATTCTAAAAATCCAGACGCAAAGGCAAAGGAGGTTATTATAAAGAATTATTAAACCACCTATCAAATGTTTCAAAATAGTTTGCATCGTCGCCAAATAACATTGTGGTTTTATTTATTTAAGTCAAGAATAAATATGTTATGATTTTATCATCTAATAATAATAATTGATACATCCTTGTCTTATAATATATTAAGGACAAACTATAAGAAGCAGCGACCAATCAAACAACAACAGATAACCTACAAGGAACGACAAAGCGAACAACCGACCAACAAGGAACGACACAGCAATAATGGGAGGCACTATCATTATCGGGATTAAGAGCATCGCAAAACTTGCATATATGATGAATGAAGATAGTAGTAAGAAAGGTAAGAACTATTATGGAAGACAAAAGTTGCTGGACTATGACAAGTTTATTATGGAAAACAAAATTAACAAAGTAGAAAATGTTATCCAAAAGAAGGATTATAACATTGATTTTAGTGAATTAGCAGAAGAGTTCATCGCCGAGTATATCAATGAGTAAGTATGGAAGTATATTTAGTAGTATATGTATTTATTTTTATATTTTTGAAAATATATAAAGTTATTCTATATACAATATATAAATAATATGGCAACCGACGACAGGATTAATGAGGATTTTTTTAAGTTTGTGGATACTCCCCTAAAAGCATACATTATCGGATTAGTGGCTTTTAATAGTAATAATGCTATAGCTGCGGATACTTCAAATGTTTTAATCAAGCTTAATAATGTTAAAGAGCACGATAATAACAATAAAAGTATCTCATATGGTTATTATAAAGACCTTAAAAGCGAAGACCAAAAAAACTATCCATATTTCAATAATATCGACGTGTTAATTGAACATTTGAAGGAACTTGGTAATGTTAAATATAGCGAGAATGGCTGCATTAATGGTATCATCGATTTAACTATTAACTCTCAGAAAATCAAAAATGATATTGCAAGGCATCTAGATATCAAGGATAATATTGATAAAGACTTGAAGGATTGCGACATATCCGATATTATCACTAAGTGGTATAAAGAGGACGTTAATATATGTAATCAATTTGTCAAAGCATATATTGAGAAATATGCTAGTATTACTAGCAATACTAGCATTATTTGCGATAGTATTAATATCACCTTTTATAATGAAAAATCTGCAGATAGTCTCATTAAATTATATGAAATCCCTTATAATCGAATGCAAGGCATCAATAACGTAGTAATCCAGTATAATAGCGTGAATATGATTGATTTACTTGGAATGCTTTATAGTAATTGTGATTGCCCCTATTATAATAACTACATTTATACATATAACAATCGCGATGGCAACTCTATCCCTAGTATTAAGGTTTTTAAAGAGTGTGATGAAGCAGTAATCCCTTCTAAAGCGCGATACTCTGATGCTGGATATGACTTGACGATTATCAAGGAATATAAAAGATTAACTTCGAATACGATTATCTATGATACAGGTATTAAGCTCGAAATCCCGAATGGCTATTATGTGGAGATTGTTCCACGCAGTTCAATAAGTAAATCTGGATATATCTTAGCAAATAATGTAGGTATCATCGATCAGGGATATCGAGGCAATCTATATATTGCTCTTGCAAAAATAAATGATGAAATGCCTGACCTTACATTGCCTTATAAATGCTGCCAGATGATTGTGAAGAAGCAAGTATATTCTAAATTGGTGCATTGCGGTAGCGGCGGTAGCAGCGATAGCGGCGGCAGTTCTGATAGTGCAATTGGCAATTCTAGCAGGGGCACTGGTGCATTTGGTAGCACTGGAGTATAACGGAGTATAACGGAGTATAACTGAGTATAACTTAATATATTTAATATAAGTGGTTCATTCTATTATTGATTTTACTATAAATAATATCAAAGGTTTCAAACGTATAATTTATAAAAAAATTATTACGTGAGTAAGAATCGCAGCATATAAATACATTCGCAAATAGGTTCTTTATTTTATCTCTAATAATAATATTATTAATTCCATAGTTCCAAAGATACATACAATGCTTTTTAATAGGACATACGATATGCAAATTATCTAATAGATGCGTTTTAATATTGTATTCGCTTTTCAGATATTTGTCTGCGTATATGCTCTCGCAATCAATATTATATTTTGATACATTATTTAGTAGTTTCTTATGTTCTTTTGTAAATACATTGAATTTTAGCAAATTGTTCTTTGAAATTGCCAATATTATTATATTAGATATAAAGGTATTTGTCCGTGTCGACGAATATACAATGTTATTACAATTTATTATATCCTTTATCTCAGTATTATAATGGAAATCCACATTCTTTGTTTGCAAATATTGAGTTATTTTATTTATTAATAAATCGATTTCATCCGTCAAAATATAATACTCTTGCGACACATTGATATCGCTAGAAAACATTATTAGAGCATCCATAGCAGATATATTGCTATATATGTATTCAAATGCTTCTAAATTTGCTTTCAATATATTATAATCGCCGATAGCTAGGATTGACCTACAGAACTTAACAAATGACTGCGAATTCAATGATTTTTTTGGTATCAACTTAGATTTATAAATGATACTCGCGATGATATTATTCGTTTTATCATTATACTTTAAAACATATTTATCATATTTAATTGAAAAACGATTTAATAATTGTATATATATGTTATGTGATTTATTGAATATTCTATAATTATTCCTTTTTTTAATATTAATCTTATCTTTCGATAATTTATCAACAATAGATACCTTGAACCCATTATCAACGCATCGCATCGCCGAATATAACCCTGCAATATTACAACCAACTATAATAATATTATTAATGGTCATTTATTATAAATAAATAATGAATATATTTTTATATATGTATTTATCTGAATGTATATGAATGTATATGCGAATGTATGTGTATGTATATGCTAATGTGTATGTATATGAATGACCGCGTATATGAATAGATATTTATAAAGTTTATATATAAATAAGATTTAATATATATTAGTTATGATATGGGTGCTAATTCATCAAGACAATATACATACCAACAATATTATAATGCAGCACAGAAAAGCGGTGTTATAAATGATATTGATTTTAAAAACATTGATATCGAAAGTATTAATCCTTATGAAGTTTTAAATGTGTCTAAAAACTTTACTTGGGACGAACTTAAGATATCGTATAGAAAACTCGCTATAAATACACATCCAGATAAGCAAGGCGGGAACAAAGATTTATTTAATATTATCACTCATTGCTTTAAGAAACTTGCAGACGAACTTAAGACACGCGAGGAGGACAAAAACTTCTTTGACCTCAAACAACAATCGAATGATTATTTCCATAAAATGACGAATGAAGCAATCCCTCATCCAAGCGATGTTTTGAAGCCGAATGAAAAATTCACGAATACCAAGTTTAATAAAAACTTTGAAAAATGCAAGTTATATGACGAAGAGATTGAATTCGGGTATGGCTCTAAAATGGAGGAGTCAACAAAAAAACGAGAGGACATAAATATAGAAAAATTAATTAAGAAAAACAAGATAGATAATGAGAGTTTTAATGAAATATTTAATAAGAATGTTCCTGTTAATAAAGAGTTAATAAAATATCGCGAACCAGAGCCACTTATATTAGCAAAATCGTTGCAATATACTGAGTTAGGCGGGAAGCGTCCCGACGATTATTCTAGTAGTATTGAGAAGACGAACACGTTGGCATACACGGATTATATGAGAGCCCACGATGGGACGCGATTAGTCGACCCGCGATTAATGAAAAATGTCAAGGAATTTAAGAGCGTAGACGAATATGAAGCATACCGCGATGATAAGTCTAAGAAGATATTATCGGCAAAGGAATTAAAGAAGGAGGAATTAAAAGCACTTAAGGAAAAAAAAGAAGAGGAAGAGCGTTTAGAGCGGCTAAGAATATACGACAAGAAAATCGAGAAGTCTTACGAAAAAGCCAGCCAGTTATTTTTGCGATAATATCTTCCCTAAATAAATCCTCTTCTTCTTTGTAGTGATACATTTGAATAATTCATTTTGATTTTTACGCGTATCTTCCCAACCATAGTTAAAAAGGTCGCTTGATATTTGCTTGTTCGTATATATATAATTATTGAGAGGGAATTTGCGACCCCACATTTTCCTGTGTATTGATATAGTTGTAGGGCAAGTTTGCTTTTTATCATATTTATAATCTCTAAAAATTTCGCCATCCATATACTCGCAGCCTTTGTATTTTTTGCCCATCGTATCTCCTGATATATAAGGGATATATGAACTGCATAAACTGAAATCTATTAGGTCATTGATATTATCAAAGTTGGATACCTTGACATTCTTCATTTTAGAAACATCTGTAGATATTACTGATATTTTCTCTAAATCTCTAGGTAATGTATTATTATACCTTAATTTCAGGTTGTTCCCTATATTTTTTTGAAATAAATGTAAGTCTTTGTATAAATACAATTCGGATACATCTTGACCTATAGTATAATCCCAAATTTTGTCGGGATTAGATAAATCATTCTCTTGCGTGTATAATATAGAACATATAGCACCTCCAGATATACCCGTTATATTCACATCATTTAATGGAAAATATTTCTTAATATACCCTACAATACCCATACTATACGGCAGAAACATACCAGTACCATAAAGATTGATATTTGTGTAAGCATTCGATGTAATAAATAGTGATAATAAAGATAGTAATAGTAATAAACGCATAGGAACACACACTTTAATTATATAAATCATTTTAATTATAATATAAAAAATATAAATACACAGATATACATATATATACACCACTAATACTTAAGTTATTTAGTCGCTGTCCTGCTTCGCCTTCTTTAGCTGCTTTAGCTGCTTCGCCTTCTTGGGCTGCTTCGCTTTCTTATCCTTCTTGTCGTCAGCGGCATCCGCGTCATCATCCTCAATTACATCTTCGATATCATCATCCTTCTTAATATCGTCGGCATCATCGGTGTTGTCCTCCGTCTCATCGTCCGCCTTATTTACCTTAGTATCCTCCTTGTGCTTGTTCCACAAATTTGCAAGCAAAACCATATATTCCTTGCTCGACAAGTTAGGATTTTCATCCTTGATTTTCTGGCGATTATCCTGAATAAACTTTAGATATTTAGTGAGCGGCTTCTTTTCCTTTACAATTTCATTGCCGTCATCATCATATTCTACCTTCTTCACACGCTTATTACCTTTTTTGGGAGCGGCTTGCGCGGCAGGCAATGCCTTAGCAACCTTTTTGTCTTCGTTAATTTTCTCCTTAACCTCCTTCATCGCATTCTTATAATAAAGGTCAACTTCTTTCTTATCCTCGAGATTATCAGGCATCTTTGCCATAATCTCCTTGATAAGCGTAGCATAGGTGTTAGCAGACATCTTTACTTTGTTGCTTTGCTGTTGGGTCGCTGTTGGGTTCGCTGTTGGGTTGTTGTTGGGTTGTTGTTGGGTCGCTGTTGGGTTTGCTTTGTTGATTGCTTTCTATGATTGGCTCCTGTTAATATTTTGAATTAGTCTAATCAATTTTTAAATTTATTTTTGTAAATTAGAACAAATTTATATTGTTTCGCTATTATTTATTCAATATATATAAATCATAAGACAAATATGTAGCGAATGATAGCCAAATAATATATGGTAGTAGCGCAAGTATCGCAAAAATGCGAGTATATGAATAATAATTGCTTTGCAATGAAAATTGTATGAGCGTTAATATAGCAAAGACTAAACTTAATATAATTATTATTAATCCATTAAATAACCCATTTTCTCCAAAAAATACTGGTATATACATAAAATTGAATAGTAATGCCAATGTAGGTATTATCCAATACTTTAATTCCTTGAAATGCACATTTGTCCCGCATTTGGATATACTATCAGGGATACACTTGGAATCATATAGCGCATAGCTGTATATACTACCAATCAATATATACAAGATGGGCCAGACAATCCCAAAAACATAATTAGGTGGGTTATACACGGACTTCTTTAAGTTCTTATATTTAGGGTCGTTCCATTTACCTCCATATATAGCGCCTATAGACATACCAATTATTAGCGGTAATAATATAATTATAATTCTTAGTATTTGTATAATTATGTCGGCGGTATTATGTTCTTTGAAACATATAATATCTCCGATGCAATCTTTCGCCATAGTATTAAAGTAAGTCAGTCCTCTATATCTATAAGAATTTAAAATAATTACAAAAATATTTAATATTTAATATTTCAAATATAATAGAGTAGTAATGCCTCCTAAGAAAAAGGTTGCTTTAACAACACCACATAAACTTACTAATATGCTTGATGCGCTTGTAGCTTTGCAAAAATGTCTTACTGCAAAATGTAAAATAGAACAGGAAAAATTAAAGAAAGGCAGGTTTCTTACTGAAATCGAAAAAATAACGAGTGAATTTCAAAATGACGTAAAAGAACTTCAAGAACGTTTCAAAGATGACAAGGAAAAAAGAGAAGCCGCGTTTGGAAAAAGATTTATAAGATATATGAAAGTGATTACTGAACTAAAAATCAAAATGATGAAGGAGAAGGAGCGCGATGAACTTATTAATTGTCAATTGAAAAACTGCTATGAGGATACCTCGCATATGGTAAAATTATCAATCGAAAATATGTTAGCACAACCAGACAAAACTACAGAGCAATATAAGTTAGCTTTGAAATATAAGAAGATATTTGATACAAACAAATTTATAGGGAAGGATATAAACAACTTTGATATTGATATATTGAAAATAAAATTGAAAGAATATACTAAGGGGCTTAAGGCGGATATGAAGAAAAAATAATGCAATAAATATTTATAAATATATCAAGAATATAATAGGGTAATGCCAATAATGCCTCCTAAGAAAAATGTTCCTTTATCATCACCTCGTAAACTTCCTACGTGGTTTATGACACCTGCTTTAAAAATTTGTCTAGAGAGTAAATGTAAAAAAGAACAGGGGCAATTAAATAAAAATAAATATGTTCTTGAAAAGAAAAAAATATTCACTAAATATTTAGATAGTAGAAATGGTATTCTAACGCGATTTTATAGAGGTGAGTATGATAAGGGAAAAAGAGAAGTAGAGTTTGGAAAAGCATATACAAAATATATGAAGGAGAGAACTAAAATAAAACTAAAAATATTTAAAGAGAAGGAACACAATGACCTTCTTAATTGTCAATTGAAAAAATGTTATAATGATATTTTGAATACATTAAAAATACGGGTTGAAAGTATATTAGCCCATACAAACAAAAATACAGAGGAATACAAACTGGCTTCTAAATATAATAAACTATTAACACAAATGGGTAAAACAAATAAATTAACAGGAGAAGATATCAAGCGTTTTGATATTGATTTGGTGAAAATAATATTGAAGGAACATATTGGAAAACAATATTGGTAGTGATATTAAACCCCATTTAATAATATTTAAGATTTAGTTTAATAACTACTATTATATATGATATGACTAGTAAAACTCTTGAGGAAATTTGCAATATTCTTCCTAGAAGTAAAAGGAATACTAAATATGGTAGCAATGTAGGTAAATACCCGTTTTTTACGAGCTCTATGGTTATTGATAGTTTTGTGGATATACCAGACTATGAAGGCGATAGCCTAATTATTGGTGATCGCGGCGAGCCGAATATTAGTTTTGCAAATGAATTCTCTGCAAGCGACATTTGCTATATTCTACAAAATAAAAACAAATCGATGCTAAACTTAAAATACGTTTATTATTACCTATATAATAACTTGGATATTATGGACAATTTGTATGTAGGAGATACGATTAAGCATATATCAAAAGCAAACGTCAAAAGTATTGCAATTCCCATTCCATCTCTTGAACAACAGAATGCGATTGTAGAGTATTGCGAACTTAATGACCATAATATCAGGCAATTAGAAAAGGAAATCGAAGATAAAAAAGCGCATATACGGCAATATATAAAGGATTACAAGATTACCTAATTTTTATTTTTACAATTTATATGCCTGTTCGTAATAAAAATGATTTTATTATGTTAGAACATATATGAAAAGGATTTTTATAATTCGCGATAAAACACCTGAGAGGGATGATGAAGCTGGAGCAAGAGAAAGAACTCCCGAGAGAGCAAGGGTTGCCGTAAGAGTAAGAACACCTGAGAGAGCTAAACATAGATTTACAATAAGCAGTAGAACTCCCGAGAGAGCGAGAGTTGCGGCAAGAGTAAGAACACCTGAGAGAGCTAAACATAGATTTACAATAAGCAGTAGAACACCCGAGAGAGCGAGAGTTGCCGTAAGAGTAAGAACACCTGAGAGAGCTAAACATAGATTTACAATAAGCAGTAGAACACCTGAGAGAGCAAGGGTTGTTGCAAGAGAAAGAACACCTGAGAGGGCTAGGGTTGCCGTAAGAGTGAAAACTCCTGAAAGGGCTAAGGATGCTAAGAAGGATAAGGCTGCTAAGGAGAAAACACCCGAGAGGGCTAAATCAAGATTTACAATAAGCAGTAAGTCTCCTGAAAAAGATAAAAAATAGAAACATCAAATAATTTATATACCTGCGTATATATCTACAAAAAGCCTAGTTGAGGAATAGCCGTTCTAGTATGAATATCATAATTAAGCCTCTCGAGGAACCTATTATTTATATGCTGATTTCGCATATCTTCTAATATATACTTATCTTTCCTTAGCCGCGCAGTTAGTATCTGACCATTCATTTCAAGTATCCCTTGTAGTTCAAGGGCTTCTATGTTTTTATATATTTCATTCCTTATAATATCATAAAAATTAATAATGGAATATAATAAATCCGCCAAGCAGTTAAACGATTTATTTGCGGTCAATATAAAGCTGCCTTTTTTAATTTTTATAGTGAATGTCGTGTTGTTCGCATTGGTATCTCTATCGCTATCGAACTGCATATATTCGCTAACAAACGCTCTATAATACCTTTTATTCGCGCAATATAAGGCATATAAAGCACCATTCGATATAACGATGTTATCTAATACAATATCGAATTGTTTAGTATAATAAGTTTTCTTATAGATAACATCATCATCATTGTAAAGCTCTTCGTATTCTTTTTTATTCTTTTTGTATTTGAAGATATCATATTTACAATGGTAATACAGGCTATAGTTGATGCATTCGCTGCATCCCAAGTAATCTAAATTGTCTATTAACGGGTCTTCAGTTATTCTAAGCAACTTATGAAAATGTTTGGTATTTTTATAGTTGTCGTTATTATTCATATCGCGTAGAATAGAAGAATATAAATAGGCATATATTGCTCTCAAGATATCTTCGGGTAATATCTCTAAATATGTTGTTGGCATAACAAAATCTCAATATATATACAAATCAGTTTTTATATTTATTCGGGGTTGCCCTTATTATAAAGTGTGTCAAATGGCTTGTTCCATTTAAGCTTCTCTTGGGTTAAGTCGCGTCCTCTCATATATTTAATAAACTTAATAACCTCGTCCTTGTTATCTGCCACAAAAAACCCATTCAAGTCAGAAACACATTTTTGATTATTGTGAATAGAAGCCAAAATAATATTATTCATATTTATTTTATATATATCTGAAATGAAGGGTGGTTGTTCTACGAGCCATTCTTTATACATCTTCTCATAGGTTTCTTTGCCTACGACGAGGGTCTCTATAAACCCATTATCATATGCGATGTTCATCTTATTATCATCAAAACTGATATCTACTATTACGTTATTAATGTGTTCCATTTTTATAATATTATTATATTATTTGTTTATATAAGATATTATTATTTACTAAATAAAACTATAATAATAAAATAGAATATTATGAAATCCTATGATTTGATTATTGTAGGTGCGGGTCCAGCAGGATTGGCTTTAGCGCATACGTCAAGCTCAATATACAGACGTATTTTAATAATAGACAAGGAATTTGAAATAGGCGGGTGCCATCGTGTTAAAAGGAATAGCGATGGGATGTTCACTGAGCACGGACCGCGTATTTATTTATCAATTTATTACAACTTCTTTAATCTTATGAATGAAATGGGATTGAAGGTTGAGGATATTTTTGTTAATTATAAGTATTCCTTTTATGATGTAGCGACAAGTAAAATATTACCATCTTATACTTTTTATGAGATAATGATATTCACTATGACTTACTTGATATATATTTTTAAAGACGATTATGGCAAAGATACGAGTTTATACGAGTATTTAAGAGGTTATGGGTTTTCTCTAAAAGTCATAGATATATTTGATAGGCTATGTCGTTTTACAGACGGAGGCAATGTATATTCATATAGTTTAAACAAAATATTAAAATTAACAGATAATGCAACAATGTTAAAAATATATCAACCGAATGCACCTCTTGATACAACGCTATTTAGCACTTGGAAGAAGTTCCTAAGTAATCGCGGGGTTGATTTTAAACTCGGTAATGAAATCACTGACTATGAGATTAACAATAATAATGTCGAAGTAATAACTATGAATAATGGCGAAAAAATAAGGTGCGGTAAATTAGTATTTGCAGTTCCTCCAGTAGCTCTTGCGAATATCATTAAATATGAAGGGCAGTTGCGAAATGCTTTTGGTAATTATTATGATATTGAGAGGTGGGCTGAAAAAACCAAATACATAGATTATATATCAATAACCTTTCATTTTAAAGAGAAACTCAAATTACCTTATATCAACGGATTATCACTAGATACAGATTGGGGGATTGGCTTAATAAATTTGACTGATTTTATGGATAATGTTGACAAAGTAGAGAGCGGATATTCCGTAGTTTTAAGTGCCGCCGTAAGTATTTGCGATAAAATTAGCAAATTTACCTATAAAAAAGCAAACGAGTGCAATGCAGATGAATTAATTAAAGAGGTTCATCGGCAAATTAAAGAGAGCCTCTTCAATGAATTATCGGATGACTATACGGCTATCGTAAATCCCAATAATTACTATAATGTGCATAAAAATAAATGGGAATGCACAGATAACGCGTATTTCAATGTATATAATGAGAATTACATACCATTTAATAGTAGTATCAACAACCTATATAATCTAGGAACGCATAACGGGAGAAGCTATATTAATTATACAACAATCGAAAGTGCGGTATCAAATGCGATATCCCTCGCAGGTGAATTATATCCCGAAGTTCAGAGCAAATATACTATATACAGAGGTATATCAGGGAAAAATATAATAATGTGGATAATTATAATAATATCTGTATTACTTTTTTATTATCTAAATAGATAATAGAATAGGGTCGCTTTGCTTTGCTAAATATGGAGAGAGGTCTTATTATGGTTTTACATTCAGTTGTTATCGGACTTGTCTTGTATGCTTTGATGGTCTTTGTATTCAATCAAAAGCCGTTAATTGCGGAGTCAAGAAGTATACTTATAGCCGCTGTTTTGTTAATCTATATGATTTTATTTGGACACGGGCTACCTACAAAGTTAAATAATAATTTATAATATTACTTAGTATCACTTCGTATCATTTCGTATCACTTGGTATCCTTTTGTTTTGTATAAACAATCATATATGCGTTATTGTTTTTATCTTTGAAGTTTAATGTATTGTCAGTATCCATATTTATAACATTCCTATCGTCATACAATATATTACCATTGGGGGTATTACATATAGCCGAATAATGCCCGCCATTTAATGAACCAAAATGCAGCGCCGTTGATGAAAAGAGATATTTAACATCCTTCTTCTTTGACAATATGCTACCTTTGTTAAACATCAAATAATCATTTATAGCGATTGGCTTATCATTTTTCAAACGCATATTTATAAAACGCTTAATAATTATCACTAAAACATTTGGCAACTTCCATAATTTTGTAGATTTTTTATAGGATGTATTCTTGTTGCATTTAGTGCATAGCCAGTCGCCATTTATGATTTCCTCTTTTAATGATTGTGATATCATAAGCGATATGTTGGGAACTGGTATATCCTTCGGGATATCTATATTAAGAGATGTGAAAGGTTCGAAATTATAAAAGGTCAAATTGCAATGCATACATCGAGTTGTATTTAAATAAAAACCTTGAGTATTTTTTTGCCAAATAGAAACCTTGCTATTAAACTTGCAATAATAGTAGTCATACTTTTTCTTTAATAATTTACAATTAACAATCGCTTTCGTAAATTCGGCATCGCTATTATATACTATGCCATCTGTTAAGTAATCTTTTAACAATAGCAAGTTATTATTTTTGTTTTGAGGGAGGGGCGCGATGTCTTCTGCGATTTTATCAGATAAATATGTCCATAGTTCGCCTATATCAATCTGTTCGCCTTTATAAAAGATGTCTTTGAATATGCTATAGAGGGTGTTCAAAAACTTATGAGGGATAATAGAATTATTCTTTACGACCATCAAATCGATGATTTCTTTTAGCTGGGACGATATAGTATCCTCCGCAAAGTCATTGGTTAATATAATATTACGAAGTATATCATTTCTAGATATAACCTGTATTAAACTATTAATCGCGCAGGTAGCACCTAAATTCTCTATTCCTTGCATTTAGATATATTTACATATATTTTATAAACATTTATATATATAAATAAATGCAAGGATGTAATAAAAATATTCATTTATAAGTAGAATAGAAATAGAAAAATACATATAAATGCCTCCTAAAAATAAGAAATCTCCGAAAACCCCTAAATCACCAAAAACGAAATCTTTATCAAAAACATTAAAATCATTATCTCCTATACCAGGTTCTATAGGTGGTCCAGGTGGTATAGACAATGCTACATTAGCATCAATACGTTCTACTACGCTATTATTTGCGATATTAATAGGGTTAATTGCGTTAATAATAAATGTGTATGCTATTATTTGGATATACAAGTTAGAAAGCATAGATTGCAAATGTAGTAATAATTGGATGAGATTATATATTAAATATTACTTGCACGTTCTCATACCAGTAATGTCTATCTCATTATTAATAAATATATATCTATACTTTAACAATATGACGTATCGCGATATTACAAGCGGTTTATTCAGTTTTTATAGATTATTTGCTGGACTAGTAAATTTTCTGGGATTTCTAAATATCATAATATCTATAATATTTATTAATAAACTAAAAGAAATAAATTGTGAATGCAGTGAAGATATAAAGCGCGAAGTATATTTCATATATAATATAATATTAGCATCAATCATATCCCTCATTATATTATTCGCTCTAATGTCTATCCCATTAGCAGTATCAAGACTGCGTTAAGAATATGATAATAAACTAATATTACCTAACATAATCTAATCTAAATCATCAACATCGCCAGCAGCACCAGCAGCGCTAGCGGCACCAACAGCATCTTCAGGAGCATCTCCGCTTGGTTGAGGTATTCCTTGACTATATAGTTTTTGCATTAGAGGATTTACTTTAGCCTCTAGCTCTTTTTGTTTTTCTTTGTAAACATCAGTTTCCTGTTTATCATTCTCTTCAAGCCATTTGAGACCTTCCTCGATGATTGGGTCAAGTTCCTCTTTAACTTCATCAAGAATAGCAGGCGACCCTTCGCGCTTTGTCATCGAATTCTTAAGATTATACAGATAATTTTCGAGACCATTCTTTGCTTCAATCTTCTCCTTTAGTTTGTTATCCTCTTCTTTATATTCATCTGCCTTTTTAATCATCTCTTCAATCTGCTCTTTAGTAAGACGACCTTTGTCGTTTGTAATAGTAATATTATTAGTCTTCTTAGTAGTCTTCTCTTCTGCAGTAATATTCATAATACCATTTGCATCCACATCAAATGATACTTCGATTTGTGGCTGTCCTCGTGGCATTGGAGGAATGCCGTCCAAATGAAAACTTCCTAGCAGATTATTATCCTTCGTAAATCCTCGTTCACCTTCATAAATCTTAATATCGACACCTGGCTGATTATCGGCATATGTTGAAAATGTTTGTGATTTCTTTGTAGGGATTGTAGTATTACGCTCAATGATTTTAGTCATTACCCCTCCAGCAGTTTCAATACCAAGAGAAAGCGGCGCAACATCAAGCAAAAGCAGTTCATTAGTTTTAGAGTTTCCTTGTCCTGTTAGAATAGATGCCTGAACTGCTGCGCCATAAGCAACTGCCTCATCGGGATTTAGTGATTTATTCAATTGCTTTCCATTGAAATAATTAGATAGCAACTCTTGAACACGGGGAATACGCGTTGTTCCACCAACAAGAACAATCTCGTGAATATCCCCCTTAGACATCTTAGCGTCTTTAAGAAGCCTATCGAGAGGCTCAAGAGTTCTCGTAAATATCTTGTCTGCAAGTTGCTCAAATTTGGCTCTAGTTAGCGTAGTATTATAATCAACGCCATCAAGAAGCGATTCAATCTCAATCGACGTAGTTGTTGATGCCGATAGTGTCTTCTTCGCTTTCTCAGCAGCAATATTAAGCCGCTTAAGAGCACGTGCATTCTCGCGCACATCCTTCTTCATCCTCTTCTTGATGTCCTCACATAACCATTCTACAATCTGATTGTCGATATCAGAACCTCCCAAATGCGTATCCCCTCCAGTCGCTTTCACCTCAAAAATACCTCCGTCAAGAGTTAAAATAGATACATCGTGCGTTCCCAAACACGACATTATTACCATAATAGCATTTAACCATTATTTCTCATACTTTCATATGAGTTTAGACTATATCTTATTTAGATTTGATTTGTTGTTGCTTTTGCTTTATTATTTTTAATGTATTAACCCATATGTCTGGTGTTATTAAATAATATTCCTTATAATCCCCATTTTGTATTGCTTCTTTTACTGCATTGATTTTCGCGTCATTCTTACCTGATTTTATATCATTCCGATACCAAATATGATTATCTTTAATCTCTATCAATAAGTCATTTATCATAAAATCAACCTTGTAGTTCCTTTTAATATCTTGAAATATGTATGATATTACGGGACCATTCTTAACAATTATAGAATTGTTATTACACCAGTTGATAAAATTTAATTCCAATTTAGATTGATATAATATAATATCATTTATGCAATTTTTTGTTGTTCTTATCTTGTACGTTTTATTACATAGTGTGCAAGATGAACATAGTATTTTATGACTATTCTTATATTTTTCTAATGTTTTAGCTCGCCAATCATTATTACAATTATCACATCGCAATATAGGTTGGTTCGCTTTAATTACTAGATTATTCGCATAGTCATAAAATACACTCGAAAATAGCATCTGGTTATTTGTTTTAAAAACAGCCCAGTATTCTAAATCTTCTATTTTATATTTTCCATTTTGGAGACTTATTATATTTTTAGAAATTCTTTTATAATCCTCATTTGTTAAATGAGATGAATAGTAAGTATCTTTAAAATCATCGTCATATTCCTCAAATAGCCTATCACTCTCTTCTTTTTGTTCTTTTAATGACAAAGGTAGTATTGGTGTTTGCTTATCTTTATTAACACATAAACCGCATCGATAAGAACACTTATTTATCTTTCTCAAAAATTGTGTTGTTCCTACAATATGGACTGCCTCGCAAGTAATACACTTGTATTTAATATTAAGCGTATCCCTTTTTGATAGATGTTTGTCGTTCAGTGTAATGTGATAAATGCTATTTTTCTTCGATGAATATTTATTACACGAAAAATCTAATTTAATGCTTTTTATTTCTATTGGGGTATTATCTTTAGTTATTTCAATAATATTATTTAATATTTTCAACCTTTCATCCATTATATATAGTTTGTTGCAATATACTATGATATAATGATATGTGTTTATACTAATTATCAATTTTTTTCAAATCTAAACGCTGGCATTCGTGGATATTTCTGGTAATATTACCTTACTTTATCTAGTCGTTGAACCTTATTGTTATCGCTAACAATGTTGGCTGCTGATTGTCCATTTCATTAATAAATTCCATATTAAATATTTTAATATAGAAATCATATTCATCCATATCTTTTTCAAACCTTCGCATTTATGCTCACGCATTCCGCTGTGGTAGATAATGGCTTTAGGAGTTTCCAGCAATTAACCAGCTTCCATCTATCACCTTCTTAACAACAAGCGATAGGTGTTCGGGCATACTCCGAAGGTAGCAGAACTTTACCACCGCAATCAAAAACTAAAATATTCCTCTCTTGCTTGTCTCCAGTCTTATCGAGACCATATGCAATTGCTGCTGCAGTAGGCTCATTAATAATACGCAATACCTCGAGACCCGCAATTGCACCAGCGTCCTTTGTAGCCTGTCTTTGTGAATCATTGAAGTATGCTGGCACAGTGATAACTACCTTTTTAAGCGGATGCCCTAGAAACGATTCGGTGGTCTCCTTGAGCCTCTGAATAACCATTGCAGAAATCTCCTCAGGATGAAATTGCTTGTCCTCATTCTTATATTTAACATTGATTAGAGGCTTGTTGTTATTATCCCCCGTGACGTTAAAAGACCATAGCTTAATATCTTCCTGCACCACCTTGTCATTGAACTTGCGACCAATGAGACGTTTCGCATCATATATAGTATTTTTAGGGTTCATAGTAGATTGATTTTTAGCCGCATCCCCGACGAGTTTCTCTTCGTCGGAAAATGAAACATATGAAGGGATAATACGAGAACCTGTTTGTCCATCAGGAATAATCTCTACCCTATCATTCAACCATACGGCGGCGCAACTCGTTGTTGTCCCAATATCAAAACCCGCCGCAATCTCATCAGTATTCACCATTATGTTGTATATATTTCTATAGTTATATATATTATAAAATCTTTATATATTTTTTGTGTTTGTGTATATTGTATTGTGTTCTGATTATAAAATAATTAATATATATTATAATTATAAGATATATGAGTGTTGCAGATTTAAATAATACTTTTAAATATGATAAGGTTATTATTAATTTAAATAATCATAATTGTTTAATGTTTAACGCAGCAGAAACGAGCTTCTATATTGATTTAGTAGAACCCATTAAAAATGTAATTTACATTAAAATTCTAAAAGCATCTATATTAACAACCACGCATATGAAACAATCACCATTATCATATGAAAGATATGACCCCGTCTATATTACACTTAACGATTATGACAGGTCTAATTCATATATAAAGGGCACCCAAGTTATCACAAGTAATTTTGTTATTGATGGTGTTCCTAATACATCAACTACAACGAATACAATTTTCGATTGTGCTAAATATTTTGATTTAATACCATATTCATATGCTGAAAATTCCGATATATCATATGGTCAAACTGCAATTGACTGGTCAGACCCTTCCGTGTATGTATTAAATCCCCCTGAACAAATTCTTAAAAGATTAAATATACAATTTAGAGACAAATTATTCAAATTATTAGACACATCCATTTTAACACATTTTAATCTTTCGATATGCATATATTTTATCAAGAATAGGGTGTAATATATAAATATAAAATATATAAAAGATACCAACATAATATATATAAAAGATACTAGTATAATTATGAAACTTAATATTTATAATAATTTCAGAGCAATTTACTATAATACACTTGCAAACTTCTATTTATGTTTTAATAGCATTGTTCCTTATTACGATGACGTGATTATTTCGCTATCAATCACCTCTTTTAAAAACATCATTAATAACAATTTAAATATGAAATCTATAAAACAAAACAGAATGATGCAGCTACTATATTCACTTAATGACAAAGATAAAATAATCGTAGATGAAGATGGCTATATTATTATTTATTATGATAAGGACGCAAAAATTTGCAGTGCAAATGCTGATGAACACGTAGCGGCTGAAGAGGATGTTGTGGAGAATACTGAGAATACTGAGAATACTGAGAATACTGAGAATACTGAGAATACTGAGAATACTGAGAATACTGAGAATACTGAGAATACTGAGAATGATGAGAATACTGAGAATGATGAGGATGCTAAAGAAACGGGCGTTATGGATGATGATGCTATAAATCCTGAAGAAGACACTGGTTTAGTTGAAGAGACAACTGAACCTGAAGTATTACATAATAATCCTGAAGAAGACACTGGTTTAGTTGAAGAGACAACTGAACCTGAAGTATTACATAATAATCCTGAAGAAGACACTGGTTTAGTTGAAGAGACAACTGAACCTGAAGTATTACATAGTAATCCTGAAGAACCCGATGAGGTTATCGAACCTTATAATAGTTCTGATAAAAAAAATAATTAGAGTAATCTTAAGAGATATACTTTAATGTTAGTTTCTTCTTCCATATTTCTTTAATTTCTTCGTCATAGTTTATAATACCATAGCATTTACTTTTTAATCTTTTAAATATATTGTTGTTGATGTTATCAATAATATATTTCTCGTATTCATTGATATAATATAGTTTTTCATTTGCAATTTTAGGGTCATTTGTATATATTATATTGTATATGTATGTAGTATACAGAAAATATAATATGGTATCTAAACTCCCTATAGTAAAATTATTATAATCGCGTTTAGTCCCATTGTTAATAGAGAAGCATTCATTTTTAACATTTATAATATTTATTAAATTAAATATTGTATTGTCCTCTTTATTTATTATATTGATATCATAATATGTATATAATAAATTATCTTTATCAATGCGATTAGTAATATCGATTTCATAATTACTCAACTTATTCTCCTTATTCTTGATAATCGCTATAATATCATTTTTAGTTTGCTCATAATTAGTTGATAATATAGTAATATACTTCGAATAATCATTGACACGTCCGCAACAATTTAAGCTCAACTTTTTATATAATTTAAGGGCAAAGCTATCTATGATGGGATTTTTAGATATTTTAATATATTCCAAAATATTCTTTGTTAATATCTGATATATTGTTGGTATTTTTATGCATTCATATTTAACATTTAAGCTAGGCGTAGGATATGTTTTATTCAATATATTTAGACGTTCATATATTTTTTCCCATCTGTATCCAGATTGTTCTGGGCGCGAAAGTTCGTAATATAGATTTTTCTTCATAATAGGCAATGGTATTATATTGTATTTATCCTTGTAATGCTTTAAACTTTTCTTTTCCTTCCTACTATATTTTAATAGGTTGTCATATATATTAGATTTAATAATACTAATATCAAAAATCTGCTTACCATATACATATACCCGATAAGTTCCTTGATGCTTCGCCTTTTTAATTTTGATATAGGTATACCCCTTTTCCTTGATGATTTTAGCAAGTTCTATTGAATCATTAAGCGGATTTTTGGATAAACAATCGAAATCATTAATCGTATAATCTTTGTAAAATCTCAATTTTTTAGGTAAAATAACATTTATAACAAAACCGCCATATAATATCAGTTTCTTTCTTATAATAAACTTAGAGATTAATGTGATAACATTATTGTATTCATTATATACATTTTTTAATTTATTAACCTCAATCTCTTTAATAATTTTGTCTATCTTATATTCTGAACTATTATTATTCATAAATTTTTTAATATACACCTTCTTAATATTATAATAGAAGTTAAATAAAAATTAGTGATAGGTTTTTATTTCTTACCCTTCTTAGCATTCTTTTTCATATAGGGGACATTATTATTTAATGTTTTGCGGTCAATATAGACCTTCTTGCCGTGTTTATTGATTATAAATTTGCCTTGCTTGGGTCCAGTATATACTTTAACATTCCCAGCGATTTGTTGCTGTTGCTGTTGCTGTTGCAGCTGCTGGAATTGTTTTTGTAGTTGTTGTTGCATCGCTTGTATTTGTCTATCAGCCATATATTATATTATAAATATCCTAATATATATTAAGATATTATTTTGAAAAAAATGATGAATAAAATACGATAAGAATAAATTATCATATTTTAATGAACCTTAATAATTTTTGCGTGGATATTATACTTTATATATCTTCAAGATTACACATTCATAATTTAAGTAATTTTATATTGCTAGACAAATCGATGTATTCGCATAAATATGCTATTATCAAAAACAATAAAGATATTATCAAGTATATACTATACGATACCACGACACCATTATATTATATAATATTTGACAATACATATGCAAACACAAATGCAAATAGGTATGATTATCAATATAATGATAAGGAACTATATGCATCGACGAATATGCTATCCTATTATGTGTTAAACAAGGTTATTCACAAAGAGGACGCTGAGATATATTTGCTTAATATATTTGTAAGAATTAGAAATAATAATTATAGCAGCTATCGCGGCGACGAGAATATACTAAACGGCAAAATTAGAAACAAACGCATCAAGCGATGCTGCAAACTATTTGGAAGTATCTTTAATTATAATTGGGAATACTCAAATATTAATCTATACGACCTATTTAATATTATATATTGCATTGTATATAAAAAGTATAATAATTTATATGATATCTTATACAATATAAGAATACATAAATCATTAGAGCCTATAAGAACTCTGCATATTCTTATAGGTTATGAAAAATATATTAGCGATAATGCGAATGCAGATAATGCAAACTATATTATAACAGGTATATGCAAATATACTATGTTATATATCATATATAATTATATTGAAGATATTAAGGATTATATAATTGATGCAAGATATACCTTGCTAATACAAGTAATAATCGACAAATGCATAGAAATCGATAGTATCCTCAGATATAATAATTATTTACCAAAAAATTTGAAATTATTGGTTTTTGAAAAAATAAAAAACGTATATAATATATTCACTGCCGCTTCCGCTGCTTCCGCCGCTGATATAATTACTTGATATCTTCATATTCGTAATATTCAAATTTAGGCATTATACTACCTACCTGTGTATTTTCGGCTGCCTCCTTTAAATCCGTTCCTTGAAATAATGTTGATGAATTTAAAAATACTGGCTGAACTATTTGCTTAGTCCCATAAGAACATACGCTGGGTCTATATCTCATATCGCCCTTATAATTCTGCTTATAATCAATGGGATTATATACTCTCCTTACAGGCTGCTGTGGTTGCTTTAGCGGCTGCTGTGTCTGCTGTTGCGAATGCAGTGGTTGTTGCGATTGTTGTTGTTGCTGTCGCTGGTGTTGCAGACGCTGTAATGTAATTAATTGCTGCTGTAAATCTTGTTTTTGTTGCGGTTGCAAATCTTGTCTAAGTAGCTGCTGTTGTAATACTTGCTGCATTTGCTGCATTTGCTGCATTTGCTGCATTTGCTGCATTTGTTGCATTTGTTGCTGTTGTTGATGTTGCAATTCATTACTACTATACCCTGATGATACCACATTGGATGTTATTATACCTGTTGCTATGTTTGAAGTAATAGTAGGTGTTATATTTGACGTGGACGCGGAAGTAGCAGAAGCTTGCCCAGTATTACCAATATTACCAGAGATTACTGGAATACCGCCTGTTATTGCTGGTATATTGTCGGTAATATTAGATATATTTCCTGTTAAGTCAGATATTTTGCCCGTTAATTCAGAAATATTATTTTGGCTGCTATCGCGCTGCGAATATAACTGGTTTAAAGAATATATAGTATCATTAAATTGATTTTGCTGGTCTTGCAGGTATTGCATACTTTGGTCATATTGCGTGTCTCCTTGACTATCCCTTATATAAGGAGAACTCATTTGGTCATTTTTATCATTTAGCATAATATTTATATTAAAAACATTATCACTATTTTTTATTATTTCTGAGAAATGCTTCTCGCTATCAACAGACACATTTATATTCGAAGTATTTAACTCGCTTTGCAAATTCTGATACAAGGATACTGGGGTCGTCATAGCCTTCCTCTTAATTATATCTTGCCTTTTCAATTCATTCGCTATCAATCTAAGCTCGTATAATATGAAACTATTATCAAACATTTCTAGTAATTTATTATCAGATACTATAAGTTCCCTTCTTATATTATATTCAAACTCATTATATTTATCGTGCATTAACATTGCTCTGAATAAATAATCGTTAAATTGTAAATGCACATAGCATTTCACTAAAATATCTAGAATACGCGTGTTTGTTAATTCGGTATTATGTTGTTCCTTGTAGAATTTCTTTAACTTATCTTTCAGGTGCTCTTTGGATATATTTGCGACTAACTCGGGTTTAACATCATTACTTTGCATATTTGTTATTATTTTGTATTCCGTCGAATTATATATTCTTAATTTTAAGATATCTTCATCCAAGTCTTTCTCATAAAAATCTTGCAAGTTCCTGTTTAATTCCTTGTCGGTAGGTTGTCTATCGAGAATATTCTTATAAACATTTATTATCGTATATTCATTCAAGTTATTCGTTGATATTGCAGAAGGGTCGCTCCTATAGTTTTTAGCCCTGTATGGCAAATACTCGTCTCCTATAGGGTCATTAATAGTTTCATATTTGTCGTATACTTTTGTTTTATATTTCTCCATTTCAGCGCTGAAACTTACTTCTTGTGGCGTGGCATCTCCAGAAAGGGCTTCGCTCCTTAATTTTACTAGAGCATCGTATTTAGCAACAAGGTCATCGTCGTTTTCAAACTTCTCCTTTATTAATGAATAAGCATCTTTGAAATCTTCTATGCAATCGTCAAAATAAATACTCTTAACATAATCACTAACATATATAACAACAAATAAGATTATTAATGTTAAGACTGCTATTAATATATATTTTTTCATAACTTCTCTTTATAAGATATAAATAAAAATATGTTGCTAATAAATATTATATAAGATTTTATTACATTAATAAATATAATAATACATCACTCATAACAATGGATAGCAAATATATGCATAGTTTAAAAAAAAGGAAATATACTTGCGATGACGAAGAAGCCGAAGAACACAGCGACCCACACGAAAAGAACATTTATATTATTAATAATCACTTGTATTTTTCTTCTGATATTACACCGAAATCGGCATTTACACTTTGTAAATATTTGAGAAGTCTTGAAATTAAGCTAAAGATGGAGTATGTTAATATGCCTGCGAATATTAAACCTGAGATTTACCTGCATATTACTACGAACGGCGGCTGCATTTATTCGGCATTCTCTATCATTGATTGTTTCAAAAGCTTGAGTATTCCTGTGAATACAATTATTGATAGCAACGTATCCTCTGCGGGAACTATTATTAGTATTCACGGACATAAGAGATATATTTGCACAAACTCCTATGTTCTTGTTCACGAGTTGCGGTCAGGTTGCTGGGGTAAATTAGCATATATCGATGATACATACAAAAACTGCCTAAAAATTCAAGAGCATATTAATCAGATTTATTTGGATAAAACAAAAATAACTAAGAAATATTTGAAGGAAATCCTTGTGAAAGATTTGGAATTGAATGCGGACGAGTGCATCCGTATGGGAATTGCAGATGAGATTTATGTTGCTTAATAATTATCATTTATCATCAGGTATTCAAGTAATATTTTTATTCTTTTTATATATTAGATTAATAATTTAATAGTTCTTAGCAAACGATGAAGATGAACAATATATTCTTTCAAGACATATATATACATATGATAACGATGACACTAATATTATTATATGCTATAATCAGTGCGGTATATATATTATTTAGCGATAATTACAATATAGTGCTTCGCATATTCGTAATATTTGTAATTGCTGCTGCAGTTCTTCTTATGATGAAGAAGGAAACATTCTTGCCTTTTTTGGGATTAGCACATTTACCAAATACATTGATTGCAGATGAGAAAATACCGAATGGTGCCAACTTATCATATACAATCGATATGAATGATTATGAAGATGGGACGATTGTTATCTATTGGGCTGCTAATAAAACAGATAAAATCATAGAGGATCCTTATGATGCATATAAAAATTATAATAATGTAGGTGTATCGAAAGTCAAGAATGGTAAAGCCGAAGTTCGTATTTACTGCCCCGATAGATACAAGGTTAAAAAAGTATTTAGTCAATTACTAGAGCGTCATTTCCATTACAGGATTGTATTTAAGGATACGGGCTTCTTAAGCCCTGTTATGTCGGTCAAGGTTGATTGTTGATTTATTACGTTATCATAATAACTATGTTATCACATAACTATAATATTTGAATAATATCTCTTTGTATTCATTGGCGATATCCTCGTCAATATACTCGTTATTATCTGCAATCTCAAGCAGTTCCATTCGGCAATACTTTTTATACATTGAGATATACTTAGTATAATACATAATTAAACTTTGTTTTATATTTAAGAACACAACAGGGTCATCTTTGAGATAATTAAAGATTTGCTTAATCATATTATCATATGCTATATCAAATATGTTATCATCATAAACATTTATATTATTATCTGAATAATCCAATTTTCTTCTAGCATTATACCCAAGTGTTGGATATCCGCAATATTTATTAACTACCAAGTTATATATCTGCAGTTCATAGAATGTTTGCTTCTTTTTCCTTATAATACTAATTATATTCGCATACCAGTTTTTGCATACCATTGCATTTACTGCTTTAGGTAGTATGTGTATATATGTAAAATACAAATCAGCAGTTATAGAGACCATAGTTATATATATAATTAACTAACATTATCAATTATTATATCTTATATTATTATATCATATATATAATTCACATTTGTAAGTTTTTTCATAAAATGGCTTGAGGTCTTTCTTGTGTATGAGACTGGTTTTACTGGTTTCACATAAAGCCTCCAAGTTGTTCATTTGATTAGTAATGCAATCAGTTAAAAACCTTACTTGCTCCCTCAATATCATATTCTCAAATATTAAATTATCTTTTGAAGATATCGCGTTCATTCCAATAATATATATAATATATATATATTACAAAATAGCAGAATGTTTATATATAATGGGTTATATATTTATGATATACCTCATCGTATTCTCTACAACCATCGCACGAATACCAGCGTTTCGGAGCGATTACTATTTTATTTTTATAATAGCTTATGAAAGAAGCCCATAGACTGAAGCAAGAGTTTGCAATGATATTATTTCTAAACATTGACATTAGTATAAGTTCAATATCATCTTTGATACGCACTTCGGTATCCTTATATATTTTTTCAGATACAAAATAAACATTATAAGCACCATCTCTATTCACATAATCATTGAAATTATTAATGCACCATTCTATATCGTCAGAAAATACTACAACATTCTTTTTATTAGCAATCTGCATAGCCTCCTTGTAATAATTCATTTCTAAATTATAGTTATAATTAGAGAGAGATAAATAGTCTCCGCGTCTTATGTGCAGTGATACCATATCATTGTCTTTAGTATCACTTCCAAAGTAGTCCAATATATCCCTGTATTTGTAATACGCTGGATACATAATATCCTCATTGCTATATATGATATTTACCATCTTATCTCGCAAACTATCATCTATATACTCGAATGTCTGAAAATTACCTTTAAATAAAACGTTGTCCCTGACATTTGATGCAGGTTCAATGTATTTATGGGCAATTTCTTCATTATTGAAAGTATTAAATGGTATTTTTTCAAAATCGCTTGCATTAACAACGCGAAAAAGCCCTTGAAATAATGTATTCCAATGCGTTTTCCTATATACATCCTTAGATGCATTACCTTCCTTAAATACTAACTTCCTTTTAATCCTGTTCTTCTTTGATAAACGTAAAAAAGAAATTATATAGGCGAGTTGAAATAATTGATTTCCTAACCCGCCAGATACTTCGATTGATGTATATAATTGTGCCATAATATATATATATATTCTATAGTAATTATTATATCATTATATAATTATTTCAATAAAAATAAATTAATAATTGCTACACTACTTGCGCTATTACTTGCTATTTATAATTTTCCACGTTGTTAATGCTAGGATGCCTCCGATAGTTTGCGCTAATATATATGCGACCAACTTAAAGAGCCCAATATCACCTTTGAGATACATAATGAAACTTAATGTCGAATTGAAGAAGCCGCCTGAAACCTTGCCAAACATATAAACGGCGGCTAATAAACCGATTGCAATTGGGAACGGATCCGACGTTTGCAATATACACATAAAGAACACATATGTCCCTACACACTCCGCAAATATTTGGTCTATTTCTATTTTATCGTTCATTATTATTAATTTCTAATAATACAAAATATATTAAAATATGATGCCGTCAATATTGTTATTAAAACTTTGCAATACAAACTTTTTGAGGTTCTTCATTTGTATGCGAGTATTGTTTGATATCTTGTATATCTGTCCCTTGCTACTATTATCGGATGCATCGTAATAATAGAGTTCTGATAAATTTTCGGGGAATGTAAAGATAACATTCTTAACATCCTTCGAAAAATACACACCTTTAACCTTGTCTATATTTAGATAAATTGAAGATATCTCTATACTCTCTCCAGTCGTAGGCATATTCATACTACTTAGACTGGTATTAAGATATAGTGGTAAATTCAAATTATTAAAGTATCCTCCATCTCCGTCAACCATAGTCATTCTAGTTAATTTAGGTATCCTTCTTTTTGCTAATCCTGCTGTAGCGGATGCATAAGTATGATATCTAAGACTTCCTTGTTTATATGGGGGTGTATTCATTGCTAACTGGAGTTTTGTTGATAGGTTTCTTGAATACGACGTATATGAAGTTGCTACTGATATATATATCATTGTTAATGATAATATCACTATGTTAAGCATAATATATTTCTATATTATATATATCTAAGATATATTTATATAATTAAATATTTTCAATACTATATCATTATTGATACCAAAATGTTTTTTATAATCTCTAGTAATTTATAAGAGCCTTTAGCGATGTTAATAATTACTTCGCAATTATATAATTCATTATATATACAATTTATTTCGTAATTTATTAACCAGTCGCTTATTTTACTTGGGTCTTGTTCGCTATCGTTAAATCCAATTATAAAACTTGCGATATCCTCTATCGTATTGCAATTATACAAATCAATATTATTTGGGTTATCCTTGAAATAACAATAATCTCCATAAGACATATTCATTGATTTCCAATATATGTTAGACATTATATACCAATTTCTATGCTCCTTATATATACCTTTATATCCTGTATTGCAATAATATATTTTTGGTTGTCGCGATGTTATTTGCTGTGATATGATATAATATGCATATAATTTATTGTATTTTGCAATATGTTCATATGGTATAATTATTGCGCCTCTATGCGTTTCTATATAGATGTTTTTGCTATCGCTCACAAAAAACACATATGTCGATTTATCCCCATTAAAGCTATAAAACGTTGAGATATCTCTAGAACTCGATTTATCGATATCGTCCAAAATAGAATTATTCATATAATTTAGCATCGAATAACCCATTATATATATTGATATTATCATTATAATCATAAATAATAATCATCATTTATTATTAAGCCGCTTTAGTGGTATCGTCAGCAGGTTTAGAGGTAGTGCTTGTCGTCGTTGTAGTAGTGCTGCTTGTAGTTCCGCTCGTGGTAGCCGTAAATCCTGCTGGGGGATTTATTGAAATCGCTACAATCATAATTGTGGTTGTAAGCACGGATATTAAGGTTATAACTGTTATAACCCAACTCCATATATGGCAATTTCCTGTAGTCAAACATTCTATATTATACAGCCACAAAAGAACAAGCGGGAAGGTAATTAAAGAATATATTAAATATGATACAAAGCCCCACATACCAGTCATTATAAAAAAGCATATTAAATTAATAATAGTTGTTAAGCATATTATAATAAAATACGCACTTGCTTGTGTTGATAAATTAAACATATCTATATCTATATTATAATAATAAAAATAAAATGATATTTATATTAAAACCCGATAATTAGGAAAAAATATGTAAATATTGCTTGGAGGAATGCGAAAACGAACATAATAAATATGATTTTAATTATATCATATTTCTCTGGTATCTCTAATTCTATATTTGTATTATCTCTCTCTTTGATATTCCTGCCAATACTAAAATGAATGATGTTTTCAAACATATTTAGCACTAAGAAAACCCCCATCGATATAATAATTAGATGATTAGGGACGTGTATCTTCATAGAATTATATATCTACTAGAGTATTAACAAAATAATATATATATGTGTATCTACGTAGTAATTATATATATGAATATTATATATTATATAATATATGAATATAAATCTTATTATATATTATGAATATAAGTATTAAACTTCTTATCGCTTTGATAAATATTGTTAGCTGCAGCTATTCCTATAATTTCCCTATTTTTAACACAAATAATAAAGGTTCGAACGTAGGATTATTGAATTACAATAATGTGTATAGTTCTTTCCATAAATGGTCTTCAGAAAATAAAGAAAGCCACCCTAAAATAATTGAAGATACGCTATGGTTAAGCAAGCATCGTTTCATTAACCCTAGTGTGATTATTGGCGTATATAATGACTGCTTCAATCTTAATTATATCTGCTTTATCAGAAGATTATCACCGAACAACTATAAAATACTAAACATATTCGCGAACCCTTCTAATAATTTTGACGATGACCTGCTATTACTTAAAAATCTCTTTGAGTTTGCTATAAATAACGACATAAAACTGAACACCGATAAGTTAAGTGAAATCGATAAAAGCAGGTATTTATTAACATATCTCTATTATTATTCGCAAATGAATAGCAAAACTTTTGAAATATAAAAAGTATAATAGTAGATAGACTGCTATGAAAATTGTAGATTGCTTCACATTTTATAATGAACTGGATATGCTAGAATTCAGACTGAATGAACTCGACGATGTTGTTGATTTTTTTGTATTAGTCGAATGCACTAAAACATTCACTAACATAGACAAGGAATTATACTTTGAAAATAATAAAAGTAGGTTCTCTAAATTTTTACATAAAATAATTCATATTATTGTAAAAGATAATATCCCGCAAACATCAAATGCTTGGGATATCGAGCATTATCAAAGAAGATGCATTGATAGAGGAATAGGACAATTAGAATTAACCATTGATGATATGATAATTATCTCCGATTTGGACGAAATACCTGATAGCAATACTTTGCAAGACCTTAAAAATAATAGGATAATTAAAGGTATCTATAGCCTGAAAATGGATTTATATTATTATAACTTAAGGTGTAAATATAATACTACTTGGGAATTCTCAAAAATATTAAATTATGGAAGTTATAATGGCGACCCGCAAAATATTCGATGCGGTAGTTATTCGAATGGAATTGAAAATGGAGGATGGCACTTTTCGTATTTTGGAAACGTAGAGTTCATTAAAAATAAGATAAGGAATTTTGCACACCAAGATTTAAATAATGGTTATGTTCTAAATGATGACCGAATTATAAAGCAGATACAAAATAGCGATGACTTATTCGAAAGAAATGAATACAAGCCTCAATATATAGATATCAAGAGCAATACTTATTTACCAAAGAAATATAAAGAGTTCCTACATATCTTAGATAAACAACTTTGATATTAAGGTTGTATGAGCGGTCTTATCATTCTGTTGCTAATACCATTCATATATTGAATATACATATTTATACTAAATACGTGGAACATCAAATAGTATTTGTTCATATTATATTGTAATCTGAAAACAATATAGAGAATAGGCAGATATACTTTGCTGACTTCTAGCCCATTTTTAGAATTTATAGTATTAATTATAATAAAGAATGGGGATAGCAATGATAGGGCATAAAATACGTGCCAACTAATATTAGAGATTATGGATTTTCTAACAAGCGTCATTAAAAACGTCGACAATTGTATGGGAAACATAACCAAGAAAGCAGCCTCTACCGCACCAGACCCCGACCTATCATTCTCGGTTAATAACAAGGCATTGATTGCTAATATTTGGCAAACTGCATAGTATTTTTTAATGATTATTTTTATATTATCTGGGATGTTCTCCCAATTTATATCGCGCGTAGTTGTTTTTTCATTCACATTGTATTTCGCGGTAATATAGTCTGCTAATATGTGATGGACGACGATTAACGCGAATTTACCAATTTGATATAAATGATAATGCGGTGAATTAATAGTAATATCGCTTTGAATACATATGATACTATATATCATTATTGTAGCAGAGCGCATTGTGAAAACTATATTATGCAATTGCAGTTCCTTCCAAATAATAATCTTCGAACTAAATCTCATCTTGGGCACTTGAAATATGAAGGAGGACATAGATAACGTTAAATGCACAACAGGAATAACTGAGGTAATCCAATTATCTGCTGATAGAGACATCGTGCCATATATAATTAGCCAATAGATACGTAGAAAATAATTAAATAAACAGCCAAACCCTAGCAATTTGTGCAGATGATATTTATCGTGATTTGTAAATAATGGCTGCCGCATTATACGGGTATATAAGTTATTATACGATATATATTTATATATATTTCCAAATTTCGAATATCATTTATCATTATATAGCAGTATATAACAACCCTTATTATATAAAAAATAATAACAAATTATATATATAGAGTTTATGTAAATGGGTTGGACTATTTCTACATTTGATAATAAATATCAAATAAAATATGGAAGTAATACAAGCTATATAATTACCGACGACGACGTAAGTTATTTAACTATTACTGATACGAAGCATATAGGGCTTAACAATGAAAATCCGAGTTCCAACTATCTATTAGATATCAATGGTATTACTCATATTAATAGCAATTTATACATTACAGGCAACGTCTATATTAGTTGCAACGAGTATATTAATAACAATCTATATATCGCAAGTAATGTTGAGATAGGCAAGACATTATATACATCTAATATTATCGGCGTGGGCAGTAGCAACAACATTGTGATAAATTATACGTCGCCTACTAATTATAGCAATAATCTTGTTCAGATATATGGGGATACGTCATTTATAGGCAGGGTTAATATAAATAATATCACATCAAATTCATTTCACCTTTTAGAGATTAATGGTTCTATGCAAGCATCGCGCATATACGGAGAAGGATGCAACATTTATAATTTAAATGCCAGTTATGTGTCTTTAGGTATTCTTGAGCCAGAGCACGGCGGCACTGGGTTAAGCAATATAGGAAGACACGCTATTTTATTTGGAGGGGCGAATAATAGGTATCTGCAAAATACCACATTTAAATATGATGGAACCACATTATTTGCTGAAAATTTTAGAGGAAATCTTAATGCGGATGATATTACAGATGGCATTGTAACAGTTATTCGTGGAGGCACTGGGCTATCTGAAATTACTAAAGGCTGTATTCCTGTGGGAAATGGGAAAGAATTAACGCAAACGTCATCTGATTTAAAATTTGATTTAAATACCAGAACATTGGCTTTGAATACGTTGCAACTAGCAAATTCTAATATTTATGTGCTCGACCCTGATAATACAATTCGCAAATTTAATTATAATGACGTGGGATTATATGATGCTACGTCAAATAGCAAAGGTATCGTAATGCCTTCCGAAGAGGACTTCGACACATCTAATGGAATTCTAAAGTTAAAAAGTAATGAAAATCTTTTGTGGAAAATAAATACTACAGGGAGTAATATATATTTCCCTAATGATATTAGATTTGATGCTGGTATAATATGTTTTGCTGGTATTAATAACAGAGACCCCTTATATGCTTTGGATGTAGCAGGTGATATCAATTCATCTAGTAATTATAGGATTAACGGGTCTAATCTTTTTGACCTTGTTATAGATTATGCATCATCAAATTTAAAATTAGATAGTTTGTCTGGAACAAATGTTGCAACTATGAAATTTGTCGAGTCGCAATATAATGATTTTGTCGGAGGCACTAAGAGATGGTCTGTTAATACGTTTGATACTACCACAATAGAAGTTAATAATTTTATTTCAAAAAGTAAAACTTTGCTAAATACTTTGGCAATCACTGATACATCTACGTCTTCTGCAAATGATAATTTAATAAATGTATTAAGTATCACATCAATATCGCGGGTTTTAGATGATGACGAAAAATTATTTAAATTTACGAAAGCAGGTAATCTGCTAATCGGACCGAATTTGCAAGACCAAGCCCCATCAGAACGTTTAGAAATAATTGGAAATATTCACGCATCTGGACATATTCGCTCGTATTACTCAGACGACAGGTTAAAAACTTTAACTTCGAATATTACGGGAGCGCTTGACATTGTCGATAGTCTAAGAGGCTTTCATTATGTTCCCAATGAAAAAGCATTAGAGTTCGGATTTGAATACGATAATGAAATCGGTCTAAGTGCTCAAGACGTTAAAAGAGTAGTCCCTGAAATTGTTAAAATAGCGCCATTCGATACGATTAAAGATAGGGAGAATGGGCAGATTGTTTCCAAAAGTGGCGAGGATTATCTTACAATTTGCTATGAGAGATTAGGTGCGGTATTTGTAGAGGCTATTAAAGAACTGCGTAAAGAAAATACGGCTTTAAAGAGTGAATTAAATACCTTGAAAAAAGATTTAGATAATATTAAGAACATTATATATATTCAGTGATAATATGATAATATAATGATAATACTGCCTATTACATTTTGCAAAAATCCTTGTTAAATACTAGCAATATAAAACAGAATGATATAATATTACATATCCAACACCACATAGACCCCCAAGTATTCGTTTCCTTATATAGTATTATCGATATAATTAGAAATATGGATACGAATATTAAGGTAGGATACATTTTATCAATAATCCATCGCAATGATAGGAAGGCATACCATATTAAGATTATATATATATTCCACGTTAGCCATTTCCAAGATAAATGCCCGTTCTTGCTGGGAACGGATGAGAATTCTATTGTGTTCAATGGTATTATAGCGGTATATAGTATCACGATAAATACAATGTATCCTCCCAATATGTATGGTATCCATTCAGGGCTCTTTTCTATTTTTATGATATTAAATATTGGTATGCATAATATAACAAATAATGCTATTTGAGATAGTATTCTATTTGGAAATGTTTTAGACCATATAAAATATTCTATTAGTTGCATAATAATGAATGATTGATAAAATATTAAACCAAGCAGATTAGTAATGCCATTATAATATGCAAATGATGACGCAAATAAGCCAAAAACATAGGTATTTAATGAAACGGATGCATTCCAGCACATAATAATATTACTATATTGGTATATAATAAAATCGAAGAAAAAGAAAAAACGCTACTAGCAGGGATTGAACCTGCGACAACTCGGTTAACAGCCGAGTGCTCTAACCAACTGAGCTATAGCAGCGAAACATCGATAGAGTATTGTTATTTTACCCTATGATTTATATAGTCGAGTTATCCTTATATATTTTTTCAGGTTAGTTATTTACAAGGTTGATAGTTTATTCTTTAAATTTTCATTGATAATCTCAAACATTCCTATGAGATACGTTTCGAATTCATCTTTAGACGGGATAGATAGCTTGATTTCAGTATTTAAATTAACATTAATAAGTTTCGTATTAACAATGTCTGTTATTTCCATATAATTAATAACCTTTATTAAATCCAGACCATTAATTAGGCTCCTATAACTGGGTTTGAAATTTTTAATAATAAACCTGCTCTTAATTTTTTTGAAACCTGCATTATCGGTTTTAATCTTATGCTTGATACATACGCGCAAAAACTTATCATTTTCTATTGTATATGCTTTGAAATAGTCAGGGAGCGTATCGACATATATATAAATATCCTCTTTCTTTTGCTTTATACCATTCTTAACAAACCATTCGCTCATTTCCCACTCAATAATTGAATATACATTAGCGAACGCACTTTTGCCATCATCGCAACTAAATAATTTATTCATAATACTCGTAGCATCAACGTCTTCCTTCTTATCAATTAAAAAGGTGTTATTTAATTTCTTCATCAAAATAAATTTATATATATTATTTAATTGTTTATTATTTATATGATATTATCATATTATACTTGATACATTTTTGATATATATATCCTTTAATGATTTGTAGTTGCTACTTGATATTATATTCTCTTCCATTAGCCATTTCTTGGAAAGGATATTGTATTTGTGATTTTCATTAAATAATATTTTGACACAAAGATATATAACGCAAACAATTATTAAACTATTAACTATGCTTTTAGTCGCCATCAGAATAATAGCAAACAATATAATGGATTGAATGATAACATTATTTATTATTTTCTGCTGCGCTGGTGTTAATTCGATTTTAAGATATCTCCCTCCAACTTGCACAAGAATTAAGAATATCATAGACAATGGCTCTAATGTCGTTATTCCTTCGATACTAGGTATTAATGTTGAACTCATAATCTAATCTATTTTTTGATAAGATTTTTATAGGAATGAATTGTGTGATTTTATAGTATCTGAGTTTTCGCGCAATTTATTATAATTCTTGAGTTGTTCTAGTATAATATCATTATAATCTTTGTTTGATTTGCTACCATTCTTAGTCTTAGTATCCACGTCTTTGTCATTGTCTTTCTCTTTAAACTCTTCATTTTTGGAATTAAAAAAACTAGTATTTACTATGTCCATATTGTCTTTTATGAAATCACCATCTGTGAATATGATTATGTCCAGTATTAAAGCGATTAATGTTAAGAAGAATAGCAAACCTATCGTAAAATCCCAGTATAATATATAATAGTTGATTATAAATAATATTAAAAAAATCCAAGGATTGTCTATAATATCTAGGATATTATCTGGATATATTGCAGCTGGACGCATCCCAAGTATTATTAAATAGGTTGCAAATATTCCAGTCAAAACGCCTTTAAATACATCTTCGATATACATATTATTATCCATTTTTCTCTACTCTTCTTTACAATTATATTATATAAATATTTTTATTTTAATTTTTCTTTTCATTTTGTATAATAGAAGTATATAAATAATAATGAATTATTCAACATTACAAGAAGCATATAATATAGATACTTTTGAGAAGAAAAGCAAACCATCGCAAAAGTCGAATAAAAATGGCGCAGCAAATGGTGTGGGTTCTTTTTCGCCTTCTTCTAATACTAACCACCCAACCTTTGTGGAGACTAGCAAGTTAGCACTCAGTTCAAATAAGGTTTCAGATTATCCCAATAATGGCGGTTCCTGCTCACCCATACAAGCACCTACATATAATATTCCTATATCTAACGAATGTAAGAAAGACCACGATGATGCTATGAATGTATATTTAAATGCAACGAATAACAATAATAACCCTACTATGAATGTGAATAAGCTGTCTCAAGTATCTCCTATGCAATCTACACAAGCCCCTCTAGCATCATCAATGTCTGGCTCAGCGAATTCTACGAGTTCCACGAGTTCTACGAGTTCTACTAGCCTATTTACTAATATCAAAAGTTCGAATGAGAATGTAATGCCATATTACGATGAAGACCTAGAGCAATATTTTAATATCAACAACTTGAATGACGAGGTAAAATATAATTCAAATTCATATATGCCAAATACGAATAAGCAATCCTACGCAAATAATGATACATCCGAGTATGCAAATGTTAATAATGTTCCTAAAAATGGAAACAACCTATTAAATAATAGTGGGTATAATTTAACTCCCGAAGAAAAGAAGAGCGCTGAGGATGCTATAATGTTTTTAAAAAGCATAGAAGACAAGATTAATAATGGAAATATTAACAGCAGCGGCTACAATAAAACGTCCATTCTTGACCCTGTAATAACTCCAGAAAATACAGGTTCTGGTGCTTTCAAAACTCCAAGCAATAATAATAATACCGAGAAGACTGATAAGACTGATAAGACAGAGAAGACTGATAAGGAAGAGAAGCAAAAGAAACAAGATAGGTCAGACACTACTTACATATATAATGCTATTTTTAATATATCTATTCTTCTAATAATAGGTATTGCTATTATATTGCTATGCGACCAAATTGTGGAATTAGCAATACAAATAGGTATGAAACGTGCAGTAAATATATTAGAGCCTCTAATAAAAAATCAAATTCGCGCTCAAGAGTTGGCTAATAACATATAAATAGTATGGATTATTTATTTTCAGTAAATTATTTTTTTAATTTGAATTATTATAATAGAAGATATGGATATTATAGTAAAACCAGATAAATGGATTTTACCAAATCGTATAGGATATAATAAGGAGATATATAACACATTCAATCCGTCCAAATATTCTAACGTATCTGATAATGCTATATTATCGGCTCCGTGTAAATGCACAGATGATACTTGTGATTTAAATGACGACTATATTAAACTTTTGAGACAGCAAAAAATAGTAAAGGATTATATGCAATTTGATAGCCCTTACAGGGGAATTCTCTTATATCACGAACTGGGCTCAGGTAAATCGATTGCATCTATAGCGGCTTCAGAAGGATATGTAAATCTTAAAAAGATAGTAATAATGACACCAGCGTCCTTGTCTCAGAACTACGAGAATGAATTACTAATCGCATCAAAAATAGGGCGCAACCTCAAGAAAACGTGGACGCAAATAAAAGTTAATAAGAAATCGCAAACAATGATGAGCGATTTAGAGAAATATGCGATTTCTGAGAAATTTGTTAAAAAGAATGGATTAGTTTGGATACCGCAATACAAGGACGATATAGACGGCGCAGAGATTATAATAGAAAAAATCAAATATAACTCTGTAGACGCTAAGGAAGCCGTGCATAGAGCAGAGATTGACGTTGCGATTAATCATATAATTAGGAATAGATATACCTTCATAAATTACAATGGTCTTACTGCGAAAATGATAAAGGAACTAGGCACTAAACCTTTCGACAATTCCTTTATCATTATTGACGAAATACATAATTTAATTAGCAGAATAGTTAATGGGTCTCGCCTCGCCAAATCAATATATAATCATTTAATGAACGCATCTGATGCGAAATTAATATTACTTTCAGGGACACCTATAATAAATCAGCCATATGAAATCGCTACATTAATCAATCTTGTGCGCGGACCGATTAAAGAATATAATATAGAGTTATTAAAGAAATCCAAAGTGCCCGATTTGAATGCTGCAGTTGAACTATTAAAAGAAAAGAAGCTATATTGCTATATAGATACCATTAATTATAATGAAAATATTATATCAATCACATTATTACCAAATAACTATAAGAGGGTTAATGACGATAGCATAAATATTGCCAAAAATAAATGGACGGACAGCGCAGATGATTTAATAAAAAAAATTATTGAAGTATTTAATAAATCCGATATTGTTAAATTATCTATCCGAAGTAAAATAATAAATAACGAGGCGCTGCCTACGGATAAAGAGGTGTTTAATAAGATGTTTATAGATGACAGCGGCGGCGGTGGTGGCAACGGCGATAATAAGAATATTACCATCAAAAACGAAGATTTATTTAAAAGAAGAATACTAGGAACAATAAGTTATTACAAAACTACAGGGTCTGAGTTGTTTCCGAAGATGTTGCCACCAGTATCTCGAGAACTCTATATGTCCGACCATCAAATAAAGAAGTATTTAGAAGTGCGTTTGATAGAAATTAGGATGGACGACAAAAAGAAACTCTTCAAGAAGGGGGGTGCCAATGATGATTTCGGGTCTGTTTATAGGGCGTTTAGTAGAATGATATGTAATTTCGCATTTCCCGACGAAATCAATCGTATATTCCCGCAAGATATAAGGCTAATAATGAAAAAGGAGGTCGCGAATGTTGATAGTGATAAAAGTTCGCAATCAGACAATGGCGTGGATGGCGTGGATGCAGCGAAGCAACTGAATAAGGATGTTGCTGCTGCTTATAGCAACCAATTAGATGCCGCGATGGATAAATTAGTTGAAAGCGAATATCTAGATATTGATAAATTGCGCGATGTATATAGCCCTAAATTCGCACAAATGTATGAAGATATTGAAACGTCGCCAGGTAGTGTATTGGTATATTCGCAATTTCGTATGGTTGAAGGTCTTGGGATATTTAAAGAGGTTCTAAATAGACAAGGATATGCCGAGATAAATATTGTGAATAACGAAGACTTCGGGTATATAATAGACGATATGGATGTGTTTGATAAAAAATACGATAATAAAAGATACGTGGTATTCAATTCGGATAGAATAAAAACCAACATTCTTATGAATATATTCAACGGCAATAGCAAGGCATTACCGAAGAATATACAAGAGCAATTAAAGCTTATCAATATTGAGAAGGAGCAATTATATGGGAAAATTGTTAAAGTTATGATGATAACGCAATCGGGCGCTGAAGGTATATCTTTGAAAAACGTTAGGCGCGTATTAATTACTGAATATTTCTGGAATTCTGTGCGAATTGATCAGGTTATCGGACGAGCAGTGCGAACGTGTAGCCATAAATCATTACCTGATAAGGATCAGAACGTCCAAGTTTTCACATATTTGATGAACTTTACTAGAAAACAATTAAACGATAACCCAACATTACGCAGCAAAGACAAGGAAATCACCACCGACAAACATATCTATAATATTGCTAAAAGTAAGGAAGGTCTCATCAATTCATTCTTAAAGATGCTTAAAGCCGCTTCATTAGATTGTATTATACAATCAGATATTAACAACCCTTTGGCGAATGGATATAAATGCTATAACTGGCCCATCAATGTTAATAATAGCGAGTTATCATATACCAATAATATTAATGCTGATAAAAAAATATTGCAATATAAAAACAAACAGCATATAAGGAAAGATAGGGGGCAGGTTGTATTAAAAGATGGAAAAAAATACGTGATTCTTAAAAATAAATTATATGATTACTATAGCTACGTAAATGCGGGAATTCTTTTACCTGCATAGTATTACATTGTATTGCATAGTATTACATAGTATTACATAGTATTACATAGTATTACATAATATTGCATAGTATTGCAATAAAACACGATGAAAACTGATAAGGAATTTTATTTCAATTGCACGTCATCATCAACAACCTATAATATATAAATATAAATTATTATAGTAAATAAGAGATACTTTATTTTTTATAAATTTTATGGAGCAAAAAGTAAGATGCATATACAGGAAAAAAAAATGTTTTCATTTATGTAATAAAACGACAATTAGAAACACCTTCTATTGCTGTTATCATATACATTCTAAAAAGAAACATTTATGTAAAATATTTTTTAAATTGTTTGAAGAGAGGTCAGAGTTAAAAATAAATGATATTTACATAATATACAAATATATAGTAGATAGCACCAAAGAAAGAGATGATATATTTATAAACATATTATTTATTGATTTACTTAAGATGATACCTGCAGGGAAATTAAGTATTATTTATAAAAATTATATTAATAAAGATAGCATTACTAAGAATGAGCTATATAATCAAATATATTTGTTAAATTACAAAACACACATATTTAATAATAAATGCAATGTGAATAATCTAATAGAATTCCAAAACATAGCCAAGTATAAAATGCTTTGCGCCCGCGAGGGGGTTAATAGTAATTTTTTAAATGACGACGACCTATTCACTACTGCGAGTATCACTGGTATTCACCCAACCCGCCTATTTACTATTAAGGACGCAAAAGGAACATATGGGTTTGATATTGTAGAACTCGAATATTTTGTGAGAAAATGCTTGGCTGATAATGTAGCGCCATATAATCCTTATACGCGCGAAACATTAGATGATAAAATTATTTGGAGATTGAATATGAAACTCAAGTATCATAATATAGCAAAAAAGAAGGATGAATGTATATGGACAACTGATATGAATGCATATACGGATTTATCAATAGAGATTGAAAAAAGGGGCTTTTATAATAACCCCGAATGGTTTAAAAATATGTCTAGAACCGATTTTTTGAAATGTATTAAACTATTTAGAGATTTTTCTAGTAATGTAGAAGAAAGTAAAAAATATTTAATAAACATTAGCGAAGATAGATTTACGTATGACTTTTGCGAGGAAAGCATTAAATTGTTCAATGAATGCAATGATGACCTGTATATATTATGCTGCAATTATATGAAATCACTTGCTTTATGTTCGAATGAATTTTATAATAATATCCCTGACTGGTTGTCGACATATGAAACACCATCTTATATATCAAATGTAAATAATTTTGCGTCATTCATATCTACTTTAATTAGCAATGATTTTACCAGCGATACCAGCGAACGTCATAGTAATTTAATGGATATCGATATGAATATGGGTATGAACAATGATATGAATATGAGTAATCTAGGAGTTAATCTAACAACGCCTATAATTAATCCAAGTAATAATTTTTTATTATATTATTATGTAGAATATATGTAAATGAATAGTTATAATAATAATTTAATAAAGAATACTCCCGATTTCCTTTATATGCCTCCTGAAAGAATTCAGCCTTACGAGCAAAACAAGGGATTTTTCGATATTTATATTTGTAAATTTAAAACTGCCGTATATGCTGCAGTTCTATTTGTTATATTGTCTTTACCAATCGCATATAAAATTTTGGATATGTTAGCGAAGCTGATATCTAATAACATTGATATAATTGATTACGAATGCGAAGAAGCACTGCCTCTTGGTAGATTAATTATGTCTATCATATTTGGGATATTTATTTTCATATTGTAAATGTAAAAAAATGAATAAATCTAATATCATAACAAATATAAAAATATATATATATTTACATATATTTACAAGGTTATACATAGATTACATTGTGATAATTGGTTTGGTATGTTGTTATCCTTTATTTCTTCTTAGTTGCTGCAACCTTCTTTACCTTAGTTTCTTGCACTGGCTTTACAGGTTCTTCAACAACTTTTACGGGAACTTCTTCTTCCGCTTCGTCATCATCATCTTCGTCTTCTCCTTCTTCATCCACATTTTCGAGTGCATCATCATCTTCCTCTTCATCGTCGTCTTCTTCTTCTTGAGGAATAACTTTTTGAACAGGTTTTAGAGTAGCCGCCGCTGCGACTGCTGCTACCGCAGTAGGCTGCTTTTCTACCATAGTTTTCTTATCAGAAACTGCATTTGGTTTTTGAGAGATTTTTGCAATAACATCATTATCTACTGAAATATCATCATCATCATCGTCGCCATTATTCAATTCGTCATCGCTATCTGCTACAAATGTCAGTTTTGAAGTATTTAGTTGCTGAAACTTAGCGGATACAATCTTCCAACTGCACCCAAACATACCAGCAGAGAACCAAATACCACTCAGTTGAATAATAAATTGTCCCTTTCCACCTTTGAGATTTGCTAGGATATCGTGAAAGTTGCTTTCATTATTATCCATATCATAGCAGTCAAAATCAAACTTATTCTCAAGCGAGTTATAAGGGATTTTCGCCTTTAGTGTAGGAGGATATTTATTGGCATACTCTCCAGTTGTCTTATCTTTATCGTGCTTCACAATCGGCGTAAACATATTTGATACGACATCCTTGTTTCCGCTAAAGTTATTCTTGAACCATACAAGGCGATTAGCAAACGCGTCATCAATAACCTTCTGCTCCAACTCCTTCATTTTATCGTGAAATACCTTAATCTTGGGATTTTCATCCATTCCTTTGAATGACAATGTAATATCATACTTGCGCTCCTCGTCCTTCCTACCTTCATCTTTCTTAATAAACTGCATATTATCATTAACACCATATGGGATGCTGAGAATAGGTGTTTGAATATTGACTTTTGCGCCGTTGTTGTTGATATAGATTGACTTTGCCCCAGATTTCATTACCTTGAGTTCCGAATACTTGAGCTTGTCGACGTTGAAATTCTTAGGGAGGATGACGTTCATTGTTGTATTATATTACTTGTTTAATCTTTATATAGGTTAGAGATACCTATCAATTTTTATATTTTTAATCATAAATTTTTAATTTTACTATGATAACATAGATTGTATATTTTTTATTATTAGGATATCTGAATATCTGGATATATATTATTGTAAAATAAATATTCAATATAATTATGGGATCCCAGAAAACTTTGACGAATGAAAAATTTATGTATTATGATAAAGAATTTCAAATTTATAAAACGAAAAAAGGTGTCAAATTAATAAAAATAAATAACAATTATGTTAATATAAATAATATCGGGGTGATTGATAAAATCAATAATAAAACCCACAATGATATTGTAGCTGAAAATATAATAGAATTAAGCAAATTTGATATTAATGATGATGCTAAGGATACTAAGAATACTATAAAAGATAATACAAATACTGATAGCGATAGTATAGATGGCGAAGAATATGTTATAATATCCTATGATAATGAATAGCGTCGCTTAGCATCGCTTAGCGTAGATGTTCTACTCTAAATGATAGTATTACTAGAAATGTTAGAAGAGATTTTGAAAAGTTATTCACATCTATATTGGATAACATATAATAATGGTTATACTCAGCAACTGCCTTATCAATATCATACCATATTAAAATATTATTAATATCATATTTGGAAATTGAATTAATCCTATCATCTATAAAATTGATTAAATCTTCAACCAATAATAGGTGGTCTCTATTATAATTGCATTCACAATAGCAGATATTATCATAGACGCTTTCGCATAAATCATAGATACTCTCGTGAATATTCTCTGCCATCACACACTCATACATTATGATACAATGTATATACTTTATAATATATAAGGTTTAAATATAAATCATTCAATCAATTTTTTATAAATCAAACTGATATTTTAGTTATACAGCAGATACTGCAATAAATATAGTAATACTGCGAATATAATTATATTAGTGTTTGCGTCGAAGTTTGCAAGATAGGATGCAATCAAACCTACTGATATAACCATTATACTATCGCCTATAATCACGTGATACGATACTTCATCCGCAAAATCCTTAAAGATGTCTATCATTTGATTTGACCCTCTAGGAATTAAGGTAAGCATTATATAGAATAGTATATCGTGAATTACTTGTATAACAACCATCAATAATATGAAATTAATGATTGAAAACTTATCAAATATGAAGGGGTATATTGCCCTTACAAAGATAACACCTATAAATATTACTAGAACGTCTGCTAAGACTGCTGATAAACTAAATCGTTGATACCAAGACTTTAAAAACTTACTTTTTATTATATCAGAATTTGATAAAATAATACCTATGATATCAACAATGAGAATAGCCGTTAATATAGGTAAATAATCATTTGTATTATTGAATTGTGATATATCTTTGAACATAGACATAGCAACTCTAATATTACATAACATAAAATAAAAAACATAAAAAATATATACACAAACACATATCAAATATACGTTGCTACACTGCTTCAGGCTGCTTACGTTGCTACGCTGCTTGCAATGCTTGCGTTGCTTACAAAGTCATATAGACTTTCTGGTGTTATCATAAAATGATCTGGGTCATAAGCGTGTCCTTCGTAATATTCATAATATCCGAAATACTCAATAACATTGTAATATTGGTCGCAATATTCTAAATAGTGCCGAATATCAAAACTATCTCCTATGCAGTTCTCGTAATTATATTTGAATTCTTTGAACTCGAGAACAACCAATTCTCTAAATCCGTCAAGCACATTTACATTCTCCTTCTTTAAATCCGCTATTATCTCATCAAAATGAGATGAAATATTATACCCATCTGCGTCAATTTCGCCAATATTTTCTCGTATTAGATATGCTACCTTATTTTTATAAATAATGGCGTTATAGAGAATATCATTTATTTTATCAAAATATTCGCGAGCTTTAAATCGGTCAAAACTCAACATAACATTTTTGTTTTTGCTAGCATTTTTACAGATGCGCGATACAATCTTTGCAGTATTGATATCGACACAATCAAATACTTCCTCGTTCGTGAACAAGATTTCGCTCAGAAGGTCATAGTTAATCTCGGTGGTCATATTCGTCATCTTGTCTGGTATTCTGCTTTGTAGTTGGTAGTTAGTCTCGGTTTCGCTACTTCGCTGGTTTGTTGGTTGGTTGGTCGGTTGCTGGTTTGTTGGTTTGTTTCTTAATTAATAAAGAATTAAGACCACCAATCAACTTTTATAAAAATAATTGCAAATCGGAACATTTTATTCTATTCAATACCTTACTTCCTTATAAGCCATACGTTTTTATTTTTAATTTTGTAAAATCTATCTGTAATCCCTTCTTTTATCTCATTTAACTGCACTTCATCAATTTCATTTTTATAAAGCTTCAAATATTTAAGATTTACTAATTCGCTCAAAGTTTCCAAAAATACATCAACAAATACAAGGTTTTCATCCCAGTCAGTTTCTGCAGTAATATCCGTATGATTTATTCTAAGTTTTTTAAGGTTTACTAAAACCCTTATTTTTTCAATCAATTCATTAAAATAATTAATAGCATCTGCATTATAAACTTTATCTTCAATCGAATTAAAATTACTTATTATCAACTCCTCGAGATTTTGATAGTATTCTATATTATAGTTAAAATCCTCATAATCCGTATCGCTGGCAAATTTTATGTTGTCTAATATCAACCTTTTAATTTTTAATGATTGAATATTTTCAATGTTCAAATATTTTTTAAGAAAATAATTAGCCTTTACATCTATTGTCGTGTCTTTTATTTGCAATTCTTTAACATTTTCAAAAATTTTATTATTACCTGAGAATTGCTCAGAAGTTTTAATGTCAAACCTTGTATTATTTAATATTAACTTTTTTATTTTTGATTTATCTAGAAAATCAAGTGTCTTCTTAGTAATTCTTAAATCGCTTAAATCGACGACCTTCATCTCTATAACTATTCTTTTTTTTGAAAATATTGTATTTGTCTTATAAATTTCTATCAGTTGTTTAATTGTAATATTTGAAAATATTTTACTATTACCTGAGAATTGCTCAGAAGTTTTAATGTTAAATCTTGTATTATTTAATATTATCCTTTTTATTTTTGATTTGTCTAAAACCTTATCTAGAAAATCAAGTGTCTTCTTAGTAATTATTAAATCGCTTAAATCCACAACCTCCATCTCTATAACCAACTTCTTTTTTGAAAAAGCTGTATTTATACTATAAATTTCTATCAGTTTTTTAATGGTTAAACTTTTGAACATAACTTGTAAAAGGTCGTCAGATATATTATCAAGCAGAATACTCGAAGTCTTTGATTTTAAGGGTTTATTAGATGCCTTATGAGATGATGAAGATGATGATGAAGATAACTTTCTTGGAGATGATTGCATTATCTATTTTTAATATTTGTATTTATATCTATTATATACTAGTTTATTTATTCTCAGTATTTACTTTCTAATTCTATAAAAAAATGATTTAATAGATTTAATATTATAATACTATAACAACACAACATAAGGATGGCTAATTATAGTTGTGATAAAGGCGAAGACATTGAACAATCAACTATATACAAAGTTATCAATGCTGAGTATGAGTTAATCAATATTTGTTGCATAAAGGGATTAACTGATATGAAGAATGATAACAAGAAAATACATTTAACAATTACATCACCTCCTTATTATAACGTGAAAGACTATGTAGCTTACAAAGATTACAAGGAATACTTAGATACGCTTAAGAATGTATTTACGTTAATATATGAAATTACTGAGAATGGGAGAATGTGCTGTGTAAATATAAGTAATATATTAGTTCAAAGGGAGAATAGGAATAGTGAAAGCACGAGAATACCTTTAGCATTCCATTTTGTTCCTTTAATGGAAGAAATTGGCTGGAAATTTATCGAAGATATAATCTGGCTAAAACCTGAAGGTGCTGCTAAAAATAGAAATGGTGGTTTTTTCCAACATAGACAACCTGTGGCATATAAACCAAACATTATCAATGAATACATCTTTATATTTCAAAAACCTTCAAAATTCTTGATAGATAAAATTGTTAGAGGTTATGATGCGATAACCTCATTAAATAGCAAGGTTGCAGACGGATATGAAAGAACTAATGTATGGAAAATAAACCCAGAGACAAAATCTAAACATCCTGCTCCATATCCAGAATTGTTGGTTGATAACTTAATAAAATATTATTCATTTTGCGGAGATGTAATTTTAGACCCTTTCGCTGGCTCTGGAACAACTTTGGTATCTGCTTTCAAGTTGAATAGAAAAAGTATAGGATTTGAAATACATAGAGAATATATAGATTTATTCGAGTGTAGAATTAAGACGATAACAAAACATAAAGATAAGGATAATAAATAGTTTTATAATTTATAAAATACCCTTCAGTATTTACTTTCTAATTCTATAACCCGTCTAATGTAATTTAAGTTGATTAGTGGGAGAATTGGTGAGCATTCCCATAGCTGTGTTTTAAGGAATGTTTGGATATTATACTTGACTGGATACATATGAAATAGACCGCCATAAATATCAAGCATATACCGCTGATATTTTTTAGGAAGTAATTTAACGCTATACTTAGGCAATACTATTAATAACTGAATATATGGCTTGACAAAACAATTATCGGTATTTAATACGGGTAATTCATTCGCGATTGAATGATTTAGGATATCTTTGATTGTCGGTGGATAATTATAAGGGTAATACCATTCACAATCAATGTCGCGTCCTTTATAGTATGAATAGACCCAATATATACCTTTAATGTAATTATTGCAGGCGTTAAACATAATTGTGGAATCGATTGATATATTATTATCAAATACAACCCTATAATATTCTTGCCGCCACTTGTTAGGGCTATTATAAATCGTATTGATTAATGGGTCTTTGTTTTTTAACCCATAATAATCGCTAGCTACATTTTTGTTGTCTGGTATCTTTTTCTTAATATATCTTTCGCATATATTATGTATATCGTCATCTTCGGTATTTGCCAAATCCTTAAAGATATCAATGAGGCAATTGTGGTTTATTACGCCATTATTCACTAATAGTCCATTAACTTTAATAGACCTTTTCGTAGCCGATAATAGATTGTCTATACCATTATTTTTTAATTCAATTGTTAATAAATGTGGAATAAAGTCGTTGCCTAATATAGTGCAAGCGGTGCAATAGGTTTCTATTAAATCGCAGTCATTTGAAACGCTAGATTTATCAGTGTTATCTGTGGTATCTGAGGTATCTGAGGCATCAGATTTATCTGATGTATAAGTGTTAAGAACACCCCAGTTTGTTTTCAATTCGCATAGTATTGCTTTGCGCAATTCTCTAATATTTAAATAATTATAAATTGTCTTGTTTGTATGCGGTTCCTTAACTTCTCTCATTAAATATATATTTTCCTTATGCGACATCAGAGATAGTATGATTAGGTCTGCGTCAAGCCCGTGAATGATTATTCGGTCATCATTAGGTTCGCCCTTAATCATTTTGAATATTTTGTGCTCTCCTTCGCCACACTCATCGCTGCCACTATAAATTACTTTATTTTTATTGCGGTCATCATTAATATTCCTCCTAATATATGTGTTCAATCTATCCATAAATAATGTTCCGGGTGTTATAGCATTCGTATCCCATACAATATTAACATTATCCAAAGTATTCCTATAAATATTCAAGTATCTGCGCTTTCTTTGCTGGAACATCTTTGCAAGAGGCGCTACGCCATCCGCGCAAATAATATATTTACTTGCTTTGTAATTTTCAATATAATACTTAATCCTATCCCACACTCCTTCAATAATCTCACTTTCAATCTTGTCGTTATCAACGCGTCCTACGGGTGCGTCCTTGTATTTTCTTATAATATCTTGCGCGACATTATGTATAATACCATTGAAATCTATACAATATATATCCAATCCCGTAGGTTTATTGTTTGATATGATATTATTGTATTTTTGCGTCAATGAATAAAAATAATAAGGAATTCCCATTTTATATTATTACTACAAATATATATTTATATGATTATCATTTTTTATTTTTCTTTCTATCATATTAGAATATATATATAATATGCCTGTTGCTACTACTACTAATTTGAGTGATGTATTTCTAGGCTCTGAACAATCAAGATATGCGGGCATCGCTCTATTCATTACTATATTGATAATATGTTTATCAATCCTTTTCACCAGTAGCAAAATACCTATTGAGCAAAGACTGCTGTTTGTTGTATTTATTATTATTATAACAATCCCCTCGATATTAATGTCTTTATTCGAGCTAACTTGCATCGTCACAGGCGGAAACTATAATACACGCTGGTGGTGCTGGCTTCTCGCGTGGGTATTAGCGATAATGATTATAATTTATTGTATAATGATTATAATCTCCCTATTCATATCTATGTCTAACTATGACCTAGCGAATGAGCGTATTACCGAAGATATCGCTACTAACAACGTGGATAACGCAAACGCCAATACTTATGCTAAGAATATAATGAAGTCCTATGAGCAAGATAAGCAAACTAATCATACCCGCCACGAATTACAAGAACAGATGCAGCCTATGCAGCCTATGCAGCCTATGCAGCCTATGCAGCCTTCCCAACAACAATATCAACCTCCAGTGCCACCCCAAACTCAATATCCTGTCCCTCAACAATCCCAACATATGAATGTTAATCAAATGTATCCTTCATCTCACGAAGGCGGCAGCAGCTATACTGGGTTTGATACGTCGGACAACTTATCACCCCTCGATACCGCTTTTAATACTATGAAATTACCAATGCGACTACCTGCTACCCATAATGCCCCGCGTGTGAATGATAATGTTGCACCCAATGATGCTTCGAATATAGACAAGTTCAGTTTATTTTAGGTATTCAATATATCTGCTCATATTTCTATTAACTCGGTCAATATATTCTACATTCCAGCCTAAAAATTTAAATGTATATTCTGTGTATGATTTAGCGGGAATACTATACCCATTCATATGATATCCTTGAAAATCAGTAATAACATTGATATCTATACATTTTAGAATAGCACCCATATTTAGCAAAAGTTCGCACTCTATATTATGGTTCGCTAAAAGGATTTGTAAATCATCATAGATATTAAAAGGCTCTGACAGAAATGCATAATAAAATACATCAAACATATCCTCGTCTATAATAATTTTCCATACAATAAGTTTATCAACATTCTTATCATAATTAAATGCGTATTTAATTGCTATTAATTCTTGTATCGATGTTGATAAAAATGTTTGCGTTGTAATTATCTTGTCTATATATATTTTTTGTAGCATTTTTTTACATCCGGGATAATTAAATCCACGATATAAAACGATGGTTTCTTGCCTTTTCCTTTTACCATAACGTTGTATATCAACGACTGCATTGCATTTAGGAATTTTTTTCATTAAAACATTGGATAATATCTGTATATTTTTAAATTGCTCTAGAATAAAAGCATTAACATCTATTTTATTTTTTTCCATATATTTTTCAATACCATTATCACCCTTAATATAGCTACTTTTTTCATAAAATATATTGCCTTTCATCATAAACTCTAAAAACTCTTGTTTTGTGAAATGGTTTAGAAATAGTTGCTGGTGATTTAGTAATAAATAGGTAAATATTTTGTAATTCAATGTGTAATAACCATCACTCTCTTTCGAACTAAAATAATCGTATACATCGTCCTCTCTCTTCCATTCGTAAACAAAATCTGCTATATTTACTCGAACACCATTACGAGAAATGGAAACCTTATTACAATAATCGCGTAGGCTTGGGAAGTGTTGTATTGTCGTAGTTGTCATATATATATTACAAATATATTTAAGAAATCGTCAATATTATATTATAATGTTTTAATTTATAATTATGAAGAAAAAAGATGATGATACTAAACGCAGCGGATATTTTAGACCACAGATTTGTAGAAATTGTGGTATTAACGGGCATCTATACAAGGATTGCTTGCATCCTATAATGAGTTTTGGTATTATCTGCTATAAGATTGATAATGGGGAAATCAAGTATATTATGATACAGCGAAAAGACAGCCTCTCATTTATGGAGTTTGTTAGAGGTAAATATAATCAGAATGATTTAAATTATATCAAGCAGTTGGTTGATTATATGACGGATAATGAAAAGACGATGATATTAGAGAACAGCTTTGAGACCATATGGAATTATACGTGGTGCCAAACATCTCAAAATGTTTTCAAACATACCAAAGAATATATTGAATCTAAAACGAAGTTTGACTATATAATTAATAATATTAATTTTATAAATATATTAAAATCCAGCAAGGTGAAATGTAATTATTTAGAGCAAGAATGGGGATTTCCGAAGGGACGAAAGAAAATACGTGAAAGCGATATTGATTGTGCAGTTAGGGAATTCTGTGAAGAAACCCAGTTATTCAAAGATGACATCCAGATAATTAAGAATATATGCCCATTCCAAGAAATATTCTTCGGCACTAATAATATATTATATAAGCACGTTTATTACATCGCAAAAATTGTTAAGGAAAAATCTAAAATATATTTGGATAATAATTGCCTTGAGCAAGTAAGGGAGGTTCGAGACATTAAATGGCTTACGTATTCGGAGGTATTGTCGCATATTAAATATCATAATGTCGAGAGAACTGAAATTTTTAAGAAAGCTCACGCAATTATTAAAGATAGCATCGATGGATATAAATCTTCTTTAATCTAAATAGAAGGGCTATTAATGTTAAAAACAAGTGTAGTGAACGCAGCATCCACAAAAATATGTCCTGACGGGAAAGAACTAAATCCTATCACAAAAAGATGTGTTAATAAATGCAAGGACGGGACAATACGAAATATAACAACAGGCAAATGCGATAAAATACCAAATGGGAATAATGCTAAAAAAGGGAGACCTAGAAAGAAAACTCCACCCAAAAAGAAGACACCTCCTAATAAATCTGTGTCGCCACCGCAATCTCTTACACCAATATCATTTCCACCGAGTTCTTCTTCGTCTCCTACATTGGCACCGAAGATATCTTCGTCATCTACGCATTCATCTTCAAAGAAACCTTTCGAATTGTATTATCCAGATTTAGATGACCCTGAATTTACTACTAAAATATCTAAAAATAAAGAGTTTCTAATACACAAGATAAGTGATTTTCCTGTAATTAATAACGTTAAGGAGTTTGACGAGGTATCTAATAAATTATGTGGAAAGTTTGATAAAATGTTGTATCAGCATTTTGCAAGCCAATATATATCTTATCGAACACCATATAGAAGTGTCTTGCTATATCACGGAGTTGGTGTAGGAAAAACTTGCTCTGCAATTACAATATCAGAAGCACTATTGAGTTCTCAAACAACTTCTGAACCAATGATTTGGGTAATTATGCCTCAATCTTTAAAGTATAGTTTCAAGTCGCAAGTATTTAATATAGACGACTTTGATATATTCGAGAACTTATCTAATCAATGCACTGACCACAATTATATTAAATTATTAAATATATATAAATCAACATTTAACAAAGATAATATACGCGCAAATAACAATAATAACAAAGGGGTGAAAGAGTATAGAGAGAAGCTTAGAAGCGAACTGAAGGCGTTATTAAAAACCCGCTATGATATTTTTACATATGATAGGTTTGCCAAGTATATTAATGATAATTATAGTAATAAGATTGTTGAAAACAAGGTTATTATAATAGATGAGGCGCATAATATCAGGAGCACAAATAAAAAAATAAAGGATACCTATCTGGCGTTAATGAAATGTCTGGAAAAGGGGGTAAATAACAGGCTAATACTATTATCTGCCACGCCTATGTATAATGAACCTAGAGATATTTTGGAGCTTTTAAAATTATTAATTATAAATGATAAGCGATTTAAGATTATAGAAGAGAATAAGAAGATATTTAATGGCAAGACCTTTAATATCGAAGATGCAAATGTTATTGACCTTCTCAAAAGATTATCAAATACCTATATCTCTTACTTGAAAGGCAAGAACCCTTTTACATTTGCTTTAAAATTAAATCCGAGCAATAGCGGTATTAAGGTATTAGAAAGAGCCCCCACAAAAGACCTAAACAATAAATTAATTAGCAAAGAAAATCTCAAATGGTTTCAAAATATAGATGATGACATTGTAATATCCAAATTAGGAGAAGCGCAAAAGAAGATAATAGATAAGCTCGAGAAATTAGATATTAGCGACGATGACCTAGATGTAGGAGAAGACGATGAAGAAGACGATGATAATGGTAGCGACACGAAGCAAAATAATAATATGAAATTACTGCAACCGATGAATATTGTATTTGATAATGATATAGGCATCAAGGGGTTTTATAATTTTTTTAGTAAAACAAAGGATACTGACCCAATCGAATTAAAATATGTTGAAAAATACAAAAATGCTCTAATGCCCGACAAGAACAATGAGCATTTAGGGAAATATTCAGGGAAGTTTTTGAATGTTTGCGATTTTATTCGTAATTCTAAAGGGATTGTTGTAATCTATTCGCGATTTCTATTATCTGGAATAATCCCTATAGCAATATCCCTAGAACACTTAGGATATACGCGCGAAGGCACTAATAATATATTGAAAAATGCCGAGATTGTTAGCGATAAGCCCGTATATGATGGTATAACGAACCCTAAATATTGCATACTAACGAGCGATAAAAGAGAATTTATGGGAAATACGAAAATAGACGATTTAATAAAAATAATTAATAGTGGAGAAAATTATAACGGGACGAAGATAAAGGTCATTCTAATAACACCTGTTGCCAGCGAAGGTCTGAGCTTTTATAATACGCGCGAAATTCATTTGATAGAGCCTTGGTATCATTTTAACAGGTCTGACCAAATCATTGGTCGGGGTATTCGTAATTGTCGGCATAATCGGCTTAATATAGAAAAGCGCAATGTTTCCGTATTTATGCACGCAAGTGTTAATGACGATGATACGCGCGAGAGCATAGATATCAATGCGTTCCGAATATCAACGCGAAAATACATTGAAAGTAAGAAAATCGACAAAATTATTATGGATAACGCGATAGATTGCCATTTAATGAAAAATATAAATTATTTCCCTAAATCTATCTTCAAACTAGATAATGTTAATATTGAAACATCACAAGGTGCCCTCATTAAGTATAATTTTGGGGACGAAGAAATAAATGAGCCGAAATGCCAAAATAACTCAGATATTAAAATAAATTCTAGCGGGTTTCGCAGTGAAATCTATAAGCATCTATTATCGAATATTAAAACGACTATTAAGAATATCATAAGCGGCTATCTGAATGATAACAGCGATAACAATATTTACATTGATTTTGAAACATTAAAAAATAAAATAGGTGATGATATTGATAATGATATCTTAATGTATGCTATCAAGAATATAATATATCCTAATATTTTAATTGATAATAAGTATATTATAAGATATAAAAATGGTTTACTGATAAATAATATAGAAACCGAGAATGCTCACAAAATCATCAGGTATAACAATGATATATTAATAAAAAAGATTGGAAACGCAAGCAACTCTAGTAGCGCTAGTAGCGCATCTAGTAATGCAGCAAGTAGCGTAGCGAATAAAGCAAAAATAGAAGGAAATCGAAAGGCATTGCTGAAAATAATCGATAAGTTGGATATTGACCGCAAAGATATAAATAAGACTACTATATCACTATATTTAAGGATTACTGCAGCAGAATTTAAAATATTAATCAGCTATATTTTAAAATCATATCCTTCGCAAGCGGATGACGAGTTTGATAGGGATATTCAGTTTATAAGCGACTGCTTATATCGACAAGGTATATTAATAAAAAGCGAAGATATACCATCGTATGATGATAACCCTAACGAATATATAGGATACGTAAATATGTTTAATGAAAACAGCGAGGATGACAATACCTATATTCAATATAATGAAAATGATAAGAAACTTATTAAAAAATATAAAAATTATACAGAATATTTAAATCATATTGACGAGATACAAAAAGCGCGATTAAGGAAGAACATCAAACTCTATAATACTACCACGAATACCGAGCAAAATGTAGGACCCGCTTCAAAAAGCATTAAAGAATATTTCAGCAGTCGTATTAATAACAATATATATATACCACAAGATATGACTAATGAAAAAACTGCGTGGGGTATTATAGTTCGCTCTAAAAATAAATATATATTAAAATTATTCTCTACAGGGAACGGCAAGAAAACTGGGCGAGTTTGCGAAACATTCACTGATGAAGACCACAATGTATTTATTGAACAACTAGTGCCCACCAATGCAGCCGCTAAAAAAATCAAAATGAAAAATAAGAAAATATTATGTAGTTATATTGCAAATATATTACTTAATAAAAATAAACTCGTTTTATATCCTTTGTATAAACCTAAAATATAAATGTATTATACTGCACCCAAGTATGCCATCCAATAATTATTTTCGAACATAAATGCTCTTTTAGATAACATTAAATTATCTCTTTCAGCCTCCAATTGTTTTCGATGTTCAAATAGCAACTCATCTATTACTTCTAATACTGGTATGAACCTTTTCTTTTTGTATATTCCCTTCATTTTGAATTCTTTATTCAATAACAAATCAATTTATATTATTATTATATAAAAAAATAAATAAATATAACATCATAATTCCAAGAATTCCACTAGCATAGTCTATACATTTTTATCGATAGTAATCCGTCCCTTGTTTTTCTCCTTGTTATATAATATAACCTTGTCATTATAGCAAATTTCCTTGTCTAGCAAGAATGATATAAACAATGCAGTAGATTTATTCCATCGATTATTTACTATACCCGACATAATTTCAGCGCATTTTGTAGCCCCAAATATCTTCGCAAACTCTTCTTTTGATATCAAAACGACTAGAGCATCCTTAACGTAAGCAGTGGAATTACTAAAGGATGATGTTTCGCTAATAATAATATCAAGTGGTTTTATCGTGTTATCTTTCTTTTTACTTTTAGGAGCCTGTTGCGTCTGCTTTATATCTTTTGTTGTTGTTTTTGTAATAGTAATAACTTCTTTATTATTATCCTTATCTATCTCTTTATCAATATTCTTTGATATTATTGGTGGTTCTATGAAGTCAATGATATTGGTCGCAATAGTCGCATCACTAACCTTGTAATGCTGTGTGTGTTTTTTGAATATACTTTCGTCAATATCTTTCCATTCCACAAGAGACGCGTCATTTGCCGCTGCTAATTTATTATAAAGAATGTCTATCATTTCCGTATATCGTATAATATATTTAGTATTATATACGTGTCATTTTTTTATGTAATTAAATAATCTTCATATGTTAAATCGTTGTCTATACAAGCAGCATAGCTTATATTTTGCTTCATAAATTTCTTTTTTAATAAATAAAATTTCATACTAGATGAAAACTTATGCTTTTGATTAACTATATTGCTCGTAGCCCCGTTAATAACATTATTATCATTTGAAGCATTATTCAAATCGCCGCTAACAATAGTATCGCAATTTGCACCGCTTTCGACGCGTTCGCCATTTTCACTGCGTTCACTACTATCGCCACCATCACCATTCTCGCCGTTCGCAATGCTTTCCCTATTTTCACCTCGTTCACTACGTTCACCTCTCTCGCCACTCACGCCACTCACACCGCTCACGCCGCTCACGCAACTAGTGTAGCATTTGCGATAATCATCGTCCCCGTTAGTTTCCTTTGCATTTATGCTTTCATTTAGTAAGGTTTTCATTAACTCGTATTTTGAAATTTCATTTTGCGATTTGATACAGAATGATATATAATTATTTATTTTTATAAGCAATTCTTCGTCAATCCAATTGAGATTTAAAAAAACACCATTATTATTCTTAGTATAATTAGCGTTCGTATCTAATATTATTTTAAATAGTTCTAAGTTCTCATTGTCGGTTAGTTTAGAAACGTTAGCCTGTATTGTTTTACATAATTCCATTTTATTCATTTTTATTCAATTTAAATAACAATAAGGTATATTTTTTTATATAGTATTTTCTATATTCTACAATCCACAATTTATAATCTTACATCTACAATCTTTTAATCGTATTCATCGCCACCGCCGTATGAACCACCTTCATCAAAGTCGTCGTCTAATGCGTCGTCTTCTTCGAGTTCATCCATTTCTTCATCTAATTCTTCATCTTCCTCTTCTTCGTCGTTCTCAAAGATACTGAACTCACCGCCTTTCATTTTATCACTATCTTCGTCTATTATAATTTTACGCACATTATCAATTTCATCTTCGTCTTCTTCTTCATATATATCATTATCGTCCATCAAATCGTCGTCGGCGAAAGACAAGTTATCTTCTTCTTCATCGTCGATTGACGGACTATCATCTTCAACCTCTTCGATAACGCTGATATCATCATCATTCTTATCTTTAATAATTCGCCCAATTATAGAAATCATCTTGTCATACAAGGTGAATTTTTTACCACAAACAATCACATTGATTTCGTCCCCGATATTAATGTTGTCTATATTAACGTCTGATAGTATTCCCGAAGTAATCTTAGGAATTATTACTTCTAAAATAGCCATATCTTCGTATTTGCCTATCGCAAGTAATCCAAGATTGTTTTTTGCCTTAACAACGCATTTAACCATAGAGTCTTGCGCAGGATTGCATATTTCAGCTATACAATTTAAATCATAGGCAATATTACCATTAAAATGGGCTTCCTTGATATAACCAGGCGACCTTTTGATTACTTTTATGCTATCCTTCTTGATATACCCGTGCTTACTGCAACTATTTTCAAGTGTTGATTTGATTTTAAGCAAAATAGTATTCTCAAAGTTCTTATTTAATTCGTTGGGCATCAATATAATTGTAGTATTAAATTTGATAGGCATAAACATTTTAGACATTTTAATAATCTAATTTATCTATATGAATATATCATTTTTTTTATTTATATAAAAAACTGATATATAAATCTATAATATCTATATTTATTAGATAATATAGATATAATAATATGGAAATATCAAAAGATGATGCTATCTTCCAAATTATAGATAATATATCATTGAACGCAGAGGAAAATATTGAAAATATTATTAAACTCGAGAATACAGGATTATGGTCTGAAGATAACTATTATAACTTTGTAAATATAATGAGTAGCGAGGGATACGTAGAAGATAAAGAAACTCAGGTATTAAATGCATATTCAAACGATTACTTATTAACCATTAAGAGCGCTAAGAAAATATTGTATTATTGCAATAATAATACTATCAAAGACGATGAAAGATATGTTAATTGGTATAATCATCGGCTTGTATCAAAAAATGTCGTGAATACTTTATTCGATTCCACTTTAATATTTTTAAATACCAAAAAATACAAGATAGATACCGAGAAGAACCCTATAGTCAATTGGAATAATATGCAAAAATACTTTAAAGTGAATAAATGTATTACCTATACGGATACTGCAACAAACATCAAATACATTGTGAATATTTGTAAATCTCACGACTTCGATTATTATGAAGCGACCGACAAAGAGTATCATCTAACCTTGAATAAATCCAAGATTATCAATAAGACGCAGCAATATGAGTTCTATATTGATATAACAAATACAGATAAAGATAATATACTACCAGCGATTATTAAAATGGAGCAGGCATTACATCTAAATACCTTTATAATTTCTAAAAATCAGCAATTGGAAGTTATAAAGGAGTATGGAAGGCTCGTTAAGCCTGATATCTTTACAAGAAGATACGACGAAACGAAGCCGCCCTTATTAACACCTAAGCCTTTCACATTGGAGCGGGCGAATATGTTAAACCCGAGCGACTACGAAAATGGCTATGGTATCACCACTATATTATCCGAATATACTGCAACCGAGAAAGCGGATGGCGAGCGGCTATTGATGTTTATTAATAGCACTGGCGGTGTGTATTTAATCAATAATACCCATCAGGTTATAGATACAGGCATTAAAAGCCCTAGCGAACTATATAATTCGCTCATAGATGGCGAGTATATCGCTTGTAGTAAGCGAAGGGACAATGCTGCCGTTGGGCTTTATGCGTCGTTTGATATGTATTATTATAACGGGAAGAAAATCACGCAGTATCCTTTAATTGGAAGCGGTGATGCTGCTAATAGCGGGTCGCCTGAGAGTTCGCGTGGTAGATATGACTATTTGCTGGCGACTGAAAAACTCTTAAAAAGTAAGAGCGAGTTTGCGATGGATTACATTGTAAAAGAGCACCTGTATTCAAAAGATATATTGAACGATTGCAAAAACATCCTTACAAGCATAATATATCCATATGAGATAGATGGTTTGATATTTACACCAGCGAAACTCGCGGTATTCTCGAATTACGCAAATAAAGCAGAGCCTATTACTGAAAAACTCGGGTGGGACAAAGTATTCAAATGGAAACCGCCTGAGCAAAACAGCATAGACTTTCTAGTAAAGAAGGGCGAGAAGATAACAATCGACACCATTAATTATACTGAGTTTAAATTGTATGTTGGTTATAATGCATCGCAGATAGAAAACTATACGATGAAAGATGTGTTCAACTATATTTATAAGTTTAACCAGTATAGAAATGAAATAAAAGAAAGAGAAAAATATGTATGTAGGTTGTTTATGCCCGAATATTACTATGAAAAGGGAATTGAAAGGTCATTAATAAAGATGCAAGCGAACAAAGAGATTAGATGCGAGAATGGCGATAAGATTGAAGATGAAATTATTGTTGAATTTAATTATGATGGAAGCGAAGAGAACCCGTCGATGCGCTGGAAACCTATGAGGGTGAGAGAAGATAAGACGCGTATCTATAGGCAAGGGGTATTATCAAAAACGCTAAACGACTTCAGCGTCGCTTGTAATATATGGCGTTCTATACATAATCCAATCTCTCAAAATAATATTATAGGGAACGAAAAGATAATAAATAATATGGATGTCGCCGAGCTAAATGCGAACGATATCTATTATTCGCGAACAATGCAAAAAGAAGCAAGGTTATCGCATCATATGTTGGTATTCCATAATCACGGGGTGAAGGATTACCTTTATTCTAAACCAGCGAAGAAAGGCTCTATTGTAGAGTTGGCGTGCGGTCAGGGAGGCGACCTGAATAGGTGGATTAAAAACGAGTATCGCTTTGTATTAGGTGTTGATTTAGTTAAGAATAATATATATAGCCCTAATCACGGGGCATATGCGCGATTACTTCGTGAACGCAAGAGGTTCTTTATAAATATGAAGAATAACAACAATATGCTATTTCCTGATATGGTTTTCGCAGTGGGTGATTGTGCCAAATCAATAAAGACTGGTGAATGCGCGGTAAGCGACAATGCTTCCATAGATGACCGCGATAGCTATAATGTATTAAAAATGGTATTTAGCAAAGGGAACAAGAAGAATGACACGCAATACAACAAGATTATTGGACGGGCGATGAATGGATTTGACGTATGCTCTTGTATGTTTGGTATCCATTATTTCTTCAAAAGCGAGGATATGCTAGATGGGTTCTTATCAAATGTTAGCGAACTATTGAATATGGGAGGTGTATTCTTCTGCACCTTTATGGATGGCGAGAAGATTGAAGCAGAAATTGAAAATAATGGAGGTGATAAAATAGAGGGTTTCAAAAAGTTGTCGAAGCGAAAAGACGACAAAGGCGAACCGATATGGGCTATATTAAGATGCTATGATAAAACAGATATCTCTAAGTATAATAAGCAAATCAACGTATTTATTGAAACAACCAGTAAATTAATTCCCGAGTATCTTGTATCATATAAATTCTTATTAGAAAAATGCAAGGATTTTGGCTTAAACATCAAAGAAAGCGAAATGTTTTCAGAAACCTTTAGCAGATTTAAAAGTAATTTAGATGATTTGAAAGATACTAAAGAGAACCTCTACAAATCGATTATAGAACTAGAAAAGGTCGAGAATAATGATTTGAAAAGATTTAGTTCCTTTAATAGGTGGTGCATATTTGAAAAGGTTGCTTAATAAATGCACTTAGGATATCTATCTAGATATTATTAGTATATAAAGAAAATTTATTTTTATAAATATATATATGTATTATGATATTATTTTATAGTGTTTTTTGTAATCATTGTAAAATGTTATTGGATCATATTAAACGTTATGATAAAGAGAAGATAATTAAGTTGGTTTCAATTGATGATTTGCGTAGCAAGAATATAAATATTGAAACTAAAATACATTCAGTGCCTGCATTTATGATATTGCCAAGTAAAGAATTAATATTTGGCAAGGCGGTATTTGACCATCTATTATTGCCTGGACGTGGTATTCTATGTAGTAGCCAAAATACGCGTATGGAAAAGACAGGTATCGCGGGAGGCGCGGGAGAACCCGATATTATACCATTAGCGAATACTAGCGAACCTGACAACGAACCTTTAGCATTCACATTGAATACTGCATCCTTTTCAGACAATTTTTCGATAATTGAAGACGAAACGAGGGAGATGAACGACAAAAATTATAAATGGGATTTTATAACAAACGACAATAATCTTAGCGATGGTATTCAAAATATTAATATTAATATCGACGATACAACAACATCTAAAAGCGATAAAACAATGCAATCTATGGAAGAATTAAAGAAATTCAGAGATGCCCAAAAGTTCTAGAGACAGACACTTATTTTTTATAAATATATATAAGGAATTATCATAATATATTTTTATAGTGTATTAAAAATTTAAAGAAAAATGTCAAGTCAATTTATATTTAACCAATATTATATTGATTTAATTAAGCGCATAAAGGGGTTCGCTAAAAAGATGAGAGAAGGTGATAATGACGAAGAGCAGGTGTTTGGTAAAGGTATAGTGAAAGCGATAAAAGAGAATTATATCACACTAGATAAATCGTCGGATGAATATATTCTATATGTTCGAGGTATCCCTTCTGATTTTTGGGCTTCCTATACTGCGATTGACGACATCAACGCATCTAATGACTGGTTTCTCTCTGATGAAGTAAAGGATGTCTGTATCTACAAGAATATCTCCGTATCATCTATCCGAAAGCTGTTAAATGACGACTACCTTTGCCATCATTTCTTCTCGGTCTTTTATTTGTTTATGGAAGAGCTTAGCGACGATGATGTTAAAATGTATGTATCCGTCCTTCAAGATACTAAAAATGAAATCAGTCTTGACAATATTACGAATGACCTGCATAAGAAGGTCATCTCGCGATTAAACGAACTGAAGACAAAGAAAGGTAAGGAAACCAGCGGCATCGATATGTCTGCTATGGAAGATACAATGCTCGGAAAACTCGCGAAAGAAATACTAGAAGACGTTGATGTTGATAAATTGCAAAAATCCATTGGAGATAATGGCGATATTCTAAAGGCTATTGGAGACCCCGATAGTGGGTTTAGCGAACTTATTTCTAACGTTAGCAGAAAAATGGCGAACAAGATATCAACGGGTGAATTGAAGCAAGAAAACCTTCTTCAAGATGCTATTAAGTTTGCTTCGACGATGCCTGGACTATTTGGAAACGCAGGTGCTGCTGGAGGCGCGGGCGGAACGGGTGCTGCGTCATCGAATAACCAGCGAAAGAACGAGCCTGATATGACTTCAATGATGAATATGATGTCTTCTATGATGAATAATAAGGAAGGTATGGATATGTTTAAGAATATGATGGGGAATATGAATAATCAAAAAGGCGGTTCAAGGCAGACGATTAACAAACCTGCGCTTAAAAAATTAGCAGCCGTTAATAAATTAAAGTCAAAGATTGCGAAAAGAAATGAAATGTGTAAAAATGACGAGTGATAATAATTAAAAATAATATAGATATTAGGATAAGAACAAAAAATAATGTTTTGGTTAGATAATTTTAATATTTTAACAATACCTATATTAATTCCTGATATTAATATGACTTTCGAAGAGAAACTAAATTCTATAATAAGAGGATTGTTATTTTTAGGAATTATTTTTACATTAGTTTTTAATGATTCTAAATATATATTATTTGTATTGATAATTATGATAATCTCAATAATTATATACAATTATCAATATGAAAAAAATAAGCAGATAGAAAAGTATTTGAATGACAATAATCTGGATATTATAAATAATAAAAAATGCGTGAAGCCTACAAAGTCGAACCCGTTTATGAACCCAAATATATTAGAAAAAAATATGTTCGCTGCTTGCTCTATTGAAAACTCTAAAATTAGCAAGGATATGGATGAACATTTTAACGAGAATGTATTTCGCGAGACAGACGATTTATATAATAAATCCTTATTACCACGACAATTTTATACGATGCCTTCTACAACGATACCAAATGAACGCGAAAAATTAGGGGATTGGTTATATAATACTGGGCAATCCTGCAAAGAAAATACACTTCAATGCTATGATAACATTTATCACGACTTCAGGCGTTCATCCCATTTATAATAATGAATGTAATGAATGAATGTAATGAAGTCTTATTTTTATGATAATGATATATATAAACATATTATTAGATATATAAACATATTTAGATTTTTAAAAATGATTTTTGTGCCTATCGGTGTTGATTGTGATGTAGCGTATTTTTTAAATAAATATAATTTTAGGAAAATGTCGCTTCCATTTGATTGGAATGTTTCATATACTGGCGTAGCCAAATGTATTGAATGTGATTTTAATGAATATACTGCGCCATTAAATGAAAGTAGAGTTAATAAGTATGATGTGTATTTTCATCACGACTTTGAATATGAAAATATGCTAAATACCGACAAAGAAAAATACGCGAGGAGATGCGAAAGATTACTAAATATATTGAAGGAAAATAATGAAACGTCAGGCGAACATATTATGTTTATTCGCAAGGGGCATTTACAACGCCATCACGAAGAACAAGGTGCTGTATATAGCAATATTATGAAAGATATTTGCGAAGCAGAATGTTTAGATAGTATGTTGCTAAATAAATACCCAAACTTAAAATATAAAATTATATTGATACTAGGATGCACCAAATGTTTTAATCAAGATACCACATATAATAGCAAATCAAAGAATATAGAGATATATAATTGTATTCATAATGACGAAGTTAGAGGCAAGTTATTCGAAGAATGCTTATTCAATGTTTGCAACCATAGTAATACTAGGTAATACTAGGTAATACTAGGTATTACCTTACTTTTACTGCTACTTTCTTAGCCTTTGCGTGTCCATAATTATATTTTTTCCTTGCTTTATTTGCTAATATAAAAGCCTTCTTCTTATGGTCGCAACCATCCCTAATTATATTATAATCAACTGCTGCTGCTTTCCCCGATGTTAAAGCACTCGCTAATCTTGCTAGTCCCCACGATTGAGGTGTTTGGTTAGGTCTAGAACCCGACGAATAATATGCCCCCTCGCCTTTTCTAACAATCTTATTTAATACCTCTAATTTGCAGCCTGTTTTCTTTGCTAATTCTTCGGTAGGTGCGATATTCTTTACATTATATATTTTACGTGCATTTACAATATGGGGCGACTTCTTATTTTTGAACGAGGCTACCTTCTCTCTATTATAATAGACCCCTTCCTTGTATAGATTTTTAGATTTTATTAACATTTTCGCTTGTTTTTTATTGTCTTTCTTATTAAGCATCTTTGGTAAATATCGCATAGGGAACTTAAGCAACTCATTATTCCCTACAAGTTCCTTCGCTCTTTTATCCATCTCTTTAATATTAATATTATATAAATAAAAAATGATATATATGAATGTTAAGTTATAAGTTATAAAAATGCTAACAAATGAATGCACGTGCCCTTGTGGCGGAGGACAATCTTGTATCGTCGACAGACGCACATTGAATGATTGGGTTCACGAAGATGATTTATTTACCAAGAATAAGTTGCCCTTGAGGAAAAACTGCTATCAGCAATATACCAATAAGCAACTAAAAGCCCTGAGTAATTTTACTGCAAATGATAGTTTATGCTAAATACTGCTAAGACTGCATAAATAAATAATAATACTTATTTTTATATAAGTATTAGAAAAAAAGTATTCATATTCCAAAGTTATTTTCAATATCTGTAATACGCTTTTTCATATTTTTTAAATCTCCTTCAATTGTGTTATCTAAGTGCGAGTTTAATATTTTATTATGTTTTCTTCTTACTGCTATTTCTTCTGTAGTCCAGACTATTTTAGGTGATACAAGTTTAGGTGAAGTTCCTTTAACAAATTTTCGTATGTTATCATTATATAATGGTTTAGGTTTATCGTATAAATGGTAGTATTCTTTCTTAAACCTCGCACGCATCTTCACATCTACTTCCAATATATATCCACAGAGTAAATAAATATACTCATATATATTTTGAAAATTTGTATTATTAGAGCGTTTATAGTTATTCAATACTGATATTTGCTCAGGCATAACCCGCGTAGGTTTTTTTAATACTTTGCGAAACATTTTTAAGAATGGAGTAAATTTTGCACCTCCATTTTGAATGTAATTAAACCTTCTAACTCTGCTTACGCTACCTGCACTGCCCGCACTGCTAGCGCTGCCTTGTGATTTTAGAATATATTTTATAAACCTTTCCTTTGCCTTCTCATTTACCCATATATCATTAATGATTTCTATTAAATCCTTGATAGTTTTATACTGACTTTCTAATTTAATGTTTGTGGTTGTAATATCGATGCCTTTAAACAGCGCTAGAACATCTTCTAATACCTTATTTTTAATAAAATAACGCCGCATATATTCTTCAACACTAGCATCTGTCTTCATCACACTAATATGTCTATATAGCTCACTCATTCTTTTTTCTACTTCTTCATATTTAAATCCCTTAACCTTGTATAAATAACTTCGTAAATAGTTGTATAGCCTTATGTCTTCTTTTATAGTTTTTTTATATAATATGAAATCTATGAAATAATAATATCTTTTTTCTCCGCTAATATCTATGGTTTCTCCGCTTAACGTGGTATATTTATATTGTTCTCTTTCTATTCTTGTTTGAAAAGATAATAATTTATCTATTGCCTCCTTTTTAAATAGTTCAGGTTTTATATAGTAGCACGCATTTACCTTTTGTAATATATCGGAGATATTAGAAGCAAAACTATAAATAACTTCATATAAATTTGTAATATAAGACATCGCGAATAACATTAATAACCCTTTAGAGCGCGGTTGTGGTATTAGATTATAATATTGTGATAAATCTATTGGAGACTTTGGTATTATTCTTGCGGCTTTAGGTGGATTAAGCTTCGCTGCTGAAGATAAGGAACTACTTGCCAATGAATGAGAAGAATATATTATAGGAATAGTCGGTTTGTCTATTTTAAGCAAAATTGCCGATGGTGAAGATGGTATACTATTAGGGATGTTTATTCTATTCATTCTACAATATATATATATAAATTATATAAATAATATGTTAATAAATATAAGCAGCAATTCTGAAAGCAGCGAGGTAATGAAGAAGACTACATCAATAACATATAACATTGAAACTAACGGGGGAATTTCTACAACCGAATTAGAATACAAGGATTATGTTAAAAACGAAAAGGGCGAAGAGAACCTATTACATTACAAACTTAAGAATATAACGAACTGCGATGAACTGAAGGCAATTACGGATACCAATGTATCTGGGGATACCGACGATGTCGCTAGTGGTGTAAGCGAGACCTTTAATAAGATATACAAGGTAAATAACACAATTGATGAGACAATCGGTGTAAGTAGCAATAACAAGGATTGGAAAATACACGAATATAAAAACCATAAGTTAGATAAAAAATATAAGCAGGGATATGATACCATTAAATTCGATATTAAAAGCGACTTATTGGAAAATTACAAGAGACAAAATTATATTAAGGACAACAATTAAATTTTTTTTATTTATTATTTACAAATAGATAATGAATAATAATATGTTTGATACAACAACAAGTATATGCTCAGATGATTGTTGGAAAACTGCGAAGGAGTTGCATAATAATAAGATATCGGAATATAATTTGCACCCTAATAACTTCGTTAGCTGCGAAAATCCTAATGTTAGAATGACGGACGGCTATTTGCAACACCCTAATTTACGCGGGCGACCCGGATACGGATTAGCGGACGATTGTCTAATTGATAATTATTCGATGCTGCGCAATAATCCCGATGGTATGACACAAGACCGCTGCAGAATACAATTAAATAACCGAATATTTACATCGGGTCCCAGTCTAAGATGCGGTGCAGGAAATATAGGAGATGAATTAAACTTGATTGAAGGGAATAACACGAACCCCTTCCAATGCAAGAAGCTTATTATGGAAAAGGAAATGAATAACTTTATACCTTTGTTAGATTTTATGAAAGATATCCAAGACCCTAAAAATATAGTGCCTGTATGGACAAATGGCGGTGAAGATACGCGGTCATACATACACCGCGCGGAGTTTAATAAGAATTGCAATTGGATCGGGCGTAATAAAAATGTTTCCGTATAATAAAAAAATATTATATAATAGAAGATAATATGAGTTTTAATAGAACAACATACGATACTTGTTCTTACAAGCAGGATTTGCAAGAGAATGTAAGCACCCTAAGTTATGTCCTTTCGCCCTATAGATACGAGCATATCAATAAATGCCGACACCAATTAGGTTTTGTCGGTGGCACTGCAGTATCGCACGTTCAAGGGAACTTAGTGGATTTAGATAGCGAATTACGAGGTCAAACCCGTATTATTTCTAAATGCGGGACAAACCAATATGTTCCTACGAATGACGGGATTATCAAGAATGACAAGACCGCCCCTATTGATACTACGATGCTCCATCTTCCCGCTTGTCAATCAATAATGTATAGAGAAGTCCCTCTGCCGCCGCACATAAATTATAATAAATGCAGTGGGTCGTAGGTAGGTAATATCTAGTGGATACCTTTATTTTTCTATTTTTTAGCACATTTTACCTAAATAATTAACAAGAAAGAACCATACTAAGTAAAATGGACCCAACATAAACGCAAAGAGAGCGAATAATAATTTGATTACCAGATTATTAACGAGACCTTTCCAATTGCAAGTGAAAGAAAGATATGCCGCGAAAACAGATATAGAAAATGTTAGGATGTATAGTAAAACGACTGCTATATTATCCATAACCCCCCATTTATAATAATAATTCGCGTTATATCCTAATAATAATAGATAAAGTGCGCTGATTATATCGTATTTAACGACGTTATTTTGTTCTCTCTCATAGCGATTATCGAAGTCATTGCCGCTGCTACCGCTACCGCTGCTATAAAAACCTTCTTTAACCTTTTCTTGATTATTAGCTATTAATGGTAATAATGGTATTAATATAAGCATATCTATTTATTTATGTATAAAATAATATATTATTTTATTAGATATGAACCAATATATAGATACAAGGTTAAATTATGATAGTTGCAGTTATAAAGAAAAACTTAGAAGAACTATCGGACCTGGCTTGTATCAACTAGAAACCCCGTATAATGATTGCGTTGAATGTTTTCAAGATGTTCCCAATGACCCTGCTTTAAGATATCAGAGTTACGGACAAAATACTTGCAGTATGAAAAAAGCAGTAGATGATTCAAGTGAATTACTCGGATTAAATTATAAAAATACAAAGTGTAATGCTGGCGAATATCTTCCTGGTAGTTATAACCCTACAGGATGTAATATCAAAGGCGCTGATAAACCCCGCTCTTGCATAATACCCCGCGAGGATACACGACTTTCGAACCCGCCTTGCACATTAAAAGAAACTGGAATTAATAGATGGGAATGGCTCTGCTTTGACCCGCAAGAACGCGCAATTGAGGCATTTGATAGAGTTCCCGTAAATTATAGAATGGTTGCTAAGGATAATCACGTGCCGATAATAGAATTCCCAGAAGACCAATCTGTATTTTTCCCGAAGGATAATAGCGCTAAATTAATAACCAATTTAGACGAATGGAAAAATAAATCCAAAGATAATTTAGCATATCAGCCAGGCTACCCATATGGCACTATGTATCCCAGTGTTAAATGCAAGAATTAATAAGACGATTATACATTGCATTTATCGATGGTAAACACAATATCATCATAGCGACCTTTATTGGGTCGCAAATCATATACTTTAATATATTTTTTCAAATGTTCAGGGACTTCATTGGAAAGCACTGCAATCCACTCGTATGCCTGAACATCCTCGATAATTAATATGCCATCATCCGCCAATATTTGCGAATACAATTTAATGAATTGCTTCATACTTTCTAAAGAATGCGGTCCGTCATCCAGCATAAAGTCGAATTTGATATCCTTATCTAAAAAGTTCTTCGTAAAAACCTCTTCGTCATATGCGTCCGTTGATGTATGCAAGATAATGTCCTGTCTATTCTTAATACCTTCCCATACGCTAGATAAATCCATAATATCTAGCCCATATACATTCGCATTTGTGAAGAAATCTTTCCACAATTTAATACTGCCGCCCAAGCATATCCCGACCTCTAAGACATTTTTAGCAGTCTCTTTTTTACTAATCAATAATTTCTGATAAAGCGGCAAGTAAGAATGCGTGGTATTCTTATCTGTTCGTGTATTGTCGACGATTTCTTCTAAACTCTCCATTGTATGCGATAATTGATAATATATTGTATATACATAATTATTGCTGTATTTCTTAAATAATAAATAATAAATAATAAATAATAATTATAATTATAGATAATAAACTAACTATTTTTTTTCCTTTATTCATTAGAGGTTAATAATGGATTTATATTCTATCGACAATGACATACCATCAATGAACAATATATATAGTTCTAGATATTGGGATAAAGTGAAGGAAGATGAGCAGAAGAGAAGCAACATATTATATGAAAAGGCTAAAACCCCATATGATACAGGGATAATCGCGAAGCCCGCTTATTCGGATATGTTTGCAAGAATTAATTCTGAGAATGCCAATAATAGCTATGTGTCGTCTTTAACGGGAGAAAAAATAAATAAAGAGAATTTCTCGCACAATAATATGACCCCTTTTTTAAGAAAAAATGTGACTCAAAATACGGATGTAGAGAATATGTCGTCGATGCTAGATAATAAAACGGGTAATAATCAGTTTTGGCAAAATAAAAAGGAGGTGCCGTGTTTATTCAAACCCGAGATGAACTCTGGGGGGAATATATGTGGTATGAAAAACAATGATGATTTCTTGAAGTCGAGAATAAATAATTCGTCACGTGTTAATAATTTCTTCCCAATCGAAAAAATCAGAGTGGGTCCTGGTATTAATAAAGGGTTTGATGCGATGCCCTCTGGCGGCTTTCAACAGATGGATACGATGGACTATGCGAAACCCCGTAGTTTAGACGATTTGCGTAGTAAAATCAATCAGAAGCAAACATATTTTGAGATACCTATGCAAGCGCCGCCAAAAGGCACCGAGCAGCGGAGCGTAATAACCCCTTTTGCTAAAAATCGCCCTGACACAAATTACGAAGTATCGCCAGATATGTGGTTGAAAACTACGGGGGCGATTACGAAAGAAGCGGAGCGACCATCGCAAAATATAAGACCTACCGCACGCCCAGAGTTTCACGTAGATTATAGAGGTGCTGCAAAATACGGAGAGAATTCGCCTGGTCAAGGTATTCTCAATGATTATGGCAAAAGTAATATAATCATATACGACAATGAGCGTAATATCACGGGAACGCGTAATGTTGTCTCAAATGTCTCATCCCTTGTTAAAGCCATTGTAGCGCCTATAATGGATGTCCTCAAATATACAATGAAGGAATATAATGTGGAAGCAGTAAGAGCAGTCGGTAATCCAAGTATTCAAATACCGAGCAAGGCTACAACATATGACCCTGTCAATCATATTATGAAAACGACAATTAAAGAAACCACGATACACGATAGCGAACTAGCGAATTTAACAGGCAACAAGGAGACTTACTCGGCTTTGAATGATAGCGCTAAGACTACTATTAAAGAAACCACGATACACGATAGCGAACTAGCGAATTTAACGGGCAACAAGGAGACTTACTCGGCTTTAAATGATATTGCCAAAACTACCATTAAAGAAACAATGATACACGATACGACTATTGCGAATATCAAGGGAGATAAGGGTGAAGGATATATATTATTTGACGACGACGAAGCGAAGAAAACCTTGCGGCAAACAATGCCTAAAATAGATAGCATTCGCAATATAGGAGGCACGACTTACAAGGTATCTCTTTATAATCCCGATTTGGTCGCTAAAACAACAACGAAGGAAACAATGATTAAAGGGAAATCGGAATATGGATTTTTAGGTGGCGTTCTCGAAGGTTTATTCGGTGGTTATTTGAGCACTAACGTGGAACTTAAAAATACCCATAAACAATTCTTATCTGATACCAATGAGTATGGAATTGCGGGGTCTGGCGTAGACTTTAGGCAGCCTGATAGAACTGCAGATGAAAACGCAGAAATAGATGGAACACGCGAAGGGATTATGATGAGCGCTGGATATACACCTAATCCGGGCAATGTTAATATTATATCTGATTCGTCGGAGATTGAAATGACTACGAAGAAACCCTTCGAAAATAGCATTGCTGCACGTGATTCAGGAAATATTGGGATGATTTATCAACCGACACCTATTTTAGACAATTGCAGTATTACGAAGATGCCCCAGAAGTCTAACGCATACTCTAACCGATTAGACAGCGATTTATTAGAGCCGATGAATTCCAATGATTTTGCTATTAAGATTAATCCGATTAAGAAGGGATGTAAAATATAAAAAATGATTTAATGATATGAATTACATTATTATATACAAATGAGCGATATTTTATAAAATACGGATAATACTCGTCTTTATGGTCTAAACACAACAAACTGCTGTAGTAAAGACCAAAGTTCAGAAAAGGTTGCTAATGCATTAATATTCCAATCTGGTGAAATTACATATTCCCTTTTTTATTGGAGTTATGGTATGAACACTACTAAAGCATCTTCAGAGATTATTATTATTTCAAAGTAATTTAATTATATAATCTAAAATCCATAATCCATAAAAGTATATAAGGATTTACTATTATATATAGTATGTAGTGGGATTGAGAATAATCACCACTACAACATTCTAAATAGTTCGCGTGGCCCAATCGGTTAGGGCATCGCTCTTATGAAGCGAAGATTATGGGTTCAAGTCCCATCGTGAACACCTATTTTTTATTATATAAATATAATTCATCACTATATTTATAAATCCACGTATCCTAAGTTATAATGAATAAAATCGCCTTTCTCTTTTTAATATATGATGTAATCAATCACGAAAATATTTGGTTTAATTTCTTTAATGGAATAAGTAAAAATAAGTATAACATTTATATTCATTATAAAACGAATGAGCAACTGGAATTTTTTAATGATTACAAGATAAATATTAATAAAACAATAAATACTAAGTATGCCGACATATCTATTGTGAAAGCGCAAAACGTCCTTATTAAAGAGGCTTTAAAGGATAAAGACAATAAACACTTTATATTTCTATCGGCATCGTGCATACCATTAAAATCCTTTAAATATATATATAGCCATCTTGATACTAAGTATTCCTATTTTCATATTGCGAACCCCGAAGATTGCTTTCCAGATTGCGAGGTAGCCTTAGAATATATTCCAAAAAAAAATATTAATAAAGCGTCGCAATGGTGCATCCTTAATAGACAACATAGCGAATTACTAATAAACGCAACAACCAATCCTAATAATTACTTGTTATGGTTCAAAGACACTTATGCACCCGATGAATTATGTTATATATCTTATTTATCTTATGTGTATGATTTATCTTATGTGTATGATAATGATTTATCATTGTCAAATGGAATATTATCTACGTCATATGCGTCGCCTCCTGAAGTAGCTACTACATTTGCAAATTGGGAAGATATGAATTATAAGTATGTGTCTGAGAGAGAATTAAAAAACTACAAAAATATTAGCGAAGAGGAACTAGAGCATTTATTGAGAAGCAATAGTTTATTTGGACGCAAGTTTAAACCATCTTGCTATTATTCTCTTAATAAAAGGTTCTATTATGATATGATTACAGATAAAAAATAATGATATAATATAGGATAATGAGCTTAAACTTACCTGCTAAAAAATTGCGAGTATTTAAAACATATAACTCGCTAACAGAATTGAGAAGCATAACGAATAGCAAAAAATTAAAAGATTTTATGAAAAAAAATATTAACATTGAAGATTATGATTTTGATATTACTATTGTTCCAAATAGGACAAACGTATATCAAGGTGTCAATTATGTATTTGACTATTCAAAATCAAAAGAAGAATATGTAAAGGAATTCTATAGAAGAAGACATAGTAAAGAATTTTATGTTAGTTCCAAAGCATCCGCTTCTTTATACGGAATTGATAGAGATAAATCAAATATAGTATATACAACAATCCCCGACAATAATGATATTACAAAATCAACAAAGAATTATAAATATGTATATCCTTTATATTATATACCCGGTCCGCGTGGAACAAATATTAAATATAAATTGAAGAAGGATTTGTATTTATTAAATATAGGCGACCCTAAAATAATAAAATTATTATGGAATATTATAGTAAAACTTGAATATTCGGAGAAAGATGATGATGATGAGACTGATAGATCATCATTAAAGGATTTGTTAGTTGTCACTTGCGCAGAAGCGGGGCGCGAATCGCCTATAAAAACAATAATGCCTGACGGGAGAATTAAAAAAACGTGGGGAGAGCGAAAAGTAATGCCTACTAAATGTGTTAGGTTTTCTAATTATGAAACAGATAAAAAACTGGTAGGATTTTTTCAAGATAAACTGGCACCATACTTGAAACAGAACTTAAATATTCATATAGATGGCTGGATATATTATAAGACTGAAGGAGATGATTTTCACGACGAAATAATGTTATTATCCAATAAACATTTAGATTTTCATAGCACCCGCGAAATGAAACCAACGACATACAATGATTTGCCTACACTAGAAGAGATTAATGCACGTATAAAAGAAGGGAAAAAAGCAAAATATGTATATATTCCTACAATAGACGAATACAAGGTTCTTATGGAGGATAGAAGAAAAGAAAATACTATTAACCTGAAACCAAAAAATGTATTGATTAACCACGCCTCTATTCTACCATATAAGGCGTAATAGGCGTTTCAGCGATTACTCGCTATCTGCCGAGTATTCTGAAGAGGATACGGATGAAGCGTCAGAACTCGAATTACTTTTTGAACCACCGCTATTATAGGGTTCGAAGCCCATCTTCATAGGGTCTGTAGAGTTTCTCAAAATCGCAGGATTTATATTAGTTTTTTTTATATCACATAAATTATTATTATAGTCGTTTTCAAAAATACCTAGTGTTGAAAATATATCTAGGTCATCGCTAAAAGCCATATATATTACAAAGAATACTATAGATACGATTAGCACATATATCATAATATTATTAATCGTTAATAAATCCCGATTAACGTCATATGGAGCATCGTTAGTATCTCTATCCCTGCTTATACTATCAAAATAATGATAAACGCCAAAAATAACTGCTGAAATAACTATTGAATATAATATATACATATCTATATATATTTTTCTATTATTCTTATATTAAATATAACGCACCCCAGTATTCTTGTATCTTAGTCCTTTATAACTAATAATTAATCATTAAAAACTATGTATATCATCGCGTTGCTTCTTCTTTTTAGTTTGTTTCTTAGTAAAACAATTATTGATATAATCTATAATATCCTTCGGTTCGTCATTTGCCTTATTCGCATTCTTTAATTCTTTTTTCAGATTATTGATATTCTTTTTAATTTCCTTTATATCATCCTTCGTTAATCCAGTTTCAGTAAGTTTTTTCTCAAATTCAGCAATTTTATTATTAATATCGGATACCCCATTGTTATTTGCGTGTTGTCTATTAATATCCAATAATACATCATTGATTATTGGGTAGGCAAATTGACTGCGATCATTTGTTCTATCGATATAGCTAACTAATCCAGTAATTCTATTCATAAATTCAATTGACCCATTCTCAGTGAATAACCCATTATCATTGCAATACATTGTTTTGAACCTGTCAAAGTCTTCTGGAAATCTTTCATAATTTTCTAATAATAAATTAAGTATTTTAATAGAACTCATATGGTCATCTGTAATAGGCGTGGCGGTCATAAGAAGTAATTTGAGCGAATCTTTGCCAGATACTTTGTATGAGTGTTGGATCATCTCTTGAAGAACTTCGGGCTTCGGCTTTTCTAGTGCCGATAGAGAAGAGCTGTATATTTTGTGTATTTCGTCAATGACTATCAGCGTTTTTCTGAAAGGGTCTTCTTTGCCATTCATAGCGACCATTTGCTTATAATATTTATTATTACCTTTTATAAGGTTGGTAAATTGCTTGTATGAAATAGGTTGTAGCCAGTTTTTACCTAGAAACTCCATACGTTTCGCTTTAGTCGAAGGCAATATCTCACCATTATTAAGGCGCTCTTGAATTATTACATTGCATATTTTGTCAAACATATTCTTCCATATATCTTCTTTTAATGTATGCCTCGTCACCCATAGTATCTTGTAGCCCTCCCTGTCGAAGGTATTTGTCGCAGTTGCTATAGCCGTGCAAGTTTTACCCGACCCAACGCTATGGAATAATAGCATTCCTTTGTAGGGCGACTGCGGCGTTAAGAACTTCTGAACAAAATTCTGCGTATTCGAGAAGGTCACGATATCATAGTCCTTCTTATCTTTAATCATTGGCTTCGATATATCATCATCCTCAGCCACGCATTTATTTTTAATATCTATATTATCCCATTTATAAGCAGCAAAATGCTTCTCCACGTATTTATATAATTCGATATTAGACAACTTCGTCTTTGGAGGCTCAGGGATATACACTGGTTTCTTTTGTATTAATTTATCTTTGTATTCGTAGATAAATCTCAAGGCATCTGCGTAGTTCTTGTCGTTGATTGCTTTCGTCTTCTTATAATAGTCGAGGTTTTCAATGATTTTTTCCCCATATAATTTTAGAAAGTTAATAGGGTTCAGCCATATTTTATTTATAGCATCGCAATAGTTTTGGTTTTTATCTATGATATTGCATAGTAGAGGCTTGGGGTGCTTATCATTTAAATATTTAATCAAATCACCATCTTTAATATAATTGGCAACCTTATTATTAATATTACCCATATACAACTTTCGACTTTTCACATTCATAATATCCGTTCGCGTCCCTAATTTATCAATAACAAATACGGCTGCTATAATAAGCAGGGCATTCGCTGAAGGAAAATCCTCGAGCGGTCCTTTGCACTTTTTCTTGCAATCAATTATGCTATCATTCGTATATATTTTCCCACGAATATTATTAACTATCTCGATATAATCTTTGCGTTTCGGTTTATCTACTTTGATATTATGTTTAACCATCATCGTATCATAGAAGCGATTATTTTTTTCTTTCAATATGTGGAGGTTTTCAGTTAGCGGTGTATCTACGGCTGACGCTATCATAATAGCCTCGACATCGGCGATGAAATTAAATGCGCTTATATTTTTATTACTATGCTTCAGATATAAGTCGTGGATTGTTGTATAATTGTCGTATTTTATGTTGTATCTATAAATATTTAGGGGCCAACCTACATTTGGAATAAAAGGCAGCCCAGCCTGTCCGCAATATCGAGTGCCTCTTCCGATTACTTGTGTATATTCTGCTTTTGTTTCTAGCGGCTCTAAAATATGCATATATTTCACATCAAATACATCTAGACCTTCCTTGAACCCCGAATCTAATATTATTATCCGCATATTTTCCCCATTAATATTGGCAGGTCGGTCGTTCATAAGGGTCATCATCTTCTTCTTTAATCCAGCAGTAAGAGGCTTTTGATATAATGTGGAAGTTGTTAGAAGCCCAAATGTTCTATTTTTGTCTACAATATCCTGTCTTAAAGCAAACTTATTTGAATATACGAGAGAGAAATTATTAGCGATTAAAGCGGAAGCCACCATCTTAGCACCTGAAACACCTGAAATATCACTATATATTATGTGTTTGTAGTATTTGTTGTCATTCGCCATATCGCGTTCATCAAGTGCATTAATCCTTTTAATCATATCATCGATTTTGGGCGATAAAATGGGAATATCATTGAGCACAAGCTCTTTTTTAAATTTAGGCGAATCAAACTTATGTTCGGGTTTAACCTTAGCCCAAGTTCCAGTATTACGAATACATAATGCTTCACTTTGATTTTTATTCATATATAATTTATATTCTATTAATATAATAATATTAAAAGTAAGATAAAAGTAAGATAATCATTTCATTATATATGAAATAGAATTGTTTATAATATATATAATGAAATGATTATTGATATCGAGGAGATAACTAACATCTTAACATCTAAAAAAATAAAAATAATTGGATGCATACACGTAGGTTCTCAATCATACATAGAAGATGATATTTATAAGAGACTAGGTATAGAAACTGCGAATATTGTGTGGATTGATGCACCTACTCAGATATCTAAGATATCTCAGATATCTCATAAAAGTATTACATTGGATACCTTATTTGAAAGAAACAATATAGATGCATCTAAATATAATTTTTGGAGATTGGATATTAAAACAACAGAATTATTGGCTCTAGAAGGAGCTATGAAATCTATTAAACACGTTAAAGCGTTATATATAGGGGTTAATAGCGCAATAATCACTGAACTAGACGCTTTACTTGCTCCTTATAATTTCAAAAGATATTTAACAAAAATCACTATTGATAAATGGGGAGAAGCCTTGTATATATTGGATATCTTAGATTACTCTATTTTTTAACACCTTTTTTACATTACTTCCTTTAGTATATAGCTCTCCAATTATTGATTTCATTTGTTTATCTACTGCAGGGTTTTTATAATTGATTAGAGGTTTTGAAATAGATGAACGCGTAGGCTTCTTATAGTCATTCGGTGTATCTATAATTTTATTGCGTGCATTTTCTCTTGTAAAAATGCGGAGGGCACGTCGGGCTAGAGGGTTCGGAAGAGGCTGTTCAATAATTTTAGGAGGTGCGCAGTTGCCTGTATTAAACTTTATTTTTCTTGTATTTTTATCATCAGTAATTATCATTACTGCATTCGTTGTATCTGGCTTCGCCTTACTATTATCAAGTCTAAATATTTTATTATATGTCTTCGCGTCAATAATATTATTTGTAAAATTAAAATATCTTAATTTTTTTAATTTTAGCAGCATTATCGTAAATAATTCTGCAAAAGTTATAGTATGTGAAACGTCAAATCCGCTAAAATCAAGTAATTTAATATTCGTCATATTTCCTATCATAAATAGCAGTTCAGATATTATATCATTATCATTTTCATAGTATTCTTCTTTGGTTTTTGTAATAATAAAATGGGTAATCGTAGATAGTTCTAAAGTATATAAAAGGTCAACAATATCGCGTGTTAATCTAACGTCGTGTAAGATTACTCTGTCTATCTTACTCGTTTTTTGTATTATTACTTCTAAATTATCTATATTTTCTGCAGTAAGAATTATAGTATGCGAACCTTCATTGTTAGATATATCTGGTATATCGCTAGACATTTTTGGCAAATGCGATGAAGAAGTATAAGATTTATTATTCTTTCTGACATATATTAATAAACGCGTCCCTTTACTAAAGTTAAAGCATAGTTCGCTATGCACCAAACTTAATTTATCTCGTAAAGCATCAGGGATACAATCTTTTGTATTTAAACAGAAATCGTAGCCTTCTTTTATTTTCCAATTGTGTGGCATAAGTTCACAAGGGATATTTCGAGTAAATAAAGTATTTACCATAGCGGTGTCCATAGTTGTTCTTGTCCAACCATTATAGATATATTTTTCTTGTTTACAAGTAATTCCAGCGATTGAGTGGTTAGCGATTAAATTTTCATTCCAGTTTACCAATATAACAGAATCCAAGTGATATTCGACACCTCTATAATAGATTATTTCTTCCATAGATGTTATATTCTTCTTCGTATCGCCATTATTTATTATGTTATTTGGAAAAAACCCATTGTAATAATATTCTGTCCAATAATCAGTATTTCTAACAATAACCATTAATATAGGAGGTGGCGGTATGTTTTCCTCTACATAATTGAATGTTTTATTCTGAAAAAAATAGGGAAGTATTTTACTTTCTTTTATATAATATAAAATATTATTATTAAATTCTTCATTCAAAAATGAATAGGCTAAAACCTTATCATAAAGGTTATACTCAAACATTATATAATCGACATTTAATAATTTATATAATTTCCCTATATAACCTAATGGTGAAAATCCTCCGAAAATGTATTTTGGTTTATAAGGAAACGCCTTCATATCCACCTTATTCAGTAATGCAAGTATCTTGCCAAAAGTATTATCGCTAAACTTCTTGTAATCCTTACCTTCTTTGCTCTTGGTCTTTAAGTATTTATCATCTAATATTTGCTTTAATAATGCAAATAATTTTTCTCTATTATTCAAAAATATTTTAAATTTCCCCTTTTTAATATCCCAGCCTTTAGATGCATCAAGTAATATTTTTCTACTACGTTGACTATAAAACATAGCTACAAAAGTAGCCATAAACCAGCAAATGGGACCAACTTGCTTTGGAGTTAGAATTCTTGAACACGTGTTTTTTGATACTTCTTTTATTTTTATTGGTGGTGATTTCATTTGCAAAAACACTATATCTCTAAATATTTATAATATATTTATAATAGTCATTTCTTATTTTTTATTTCTTATCAATATACAGCGCCCTGTCTTAGGATTTAATACTTTACCATCAGGGCATTTCTTAGGCAACGTAGGAGACTTCTTAGTAGCATTCTTTATCAATATACAGCGTCCTGTCTTAGGATTTAATACTTTACCATCAGGGCATTTCTTAGGCGACTTAGGCGACTTAGGAGACTTCTTAGTAGCATTCTTTATCAATATACAGCGCCCTGTCTTGGGATTTAATACTTTACCATCAGGGCATTTCTTAGGCGACTTAGGAGACTTCTTAGTAGCATTCTTTATCAATATACAGCGTCCTGTCTTGGGATTTAATACTTTACCATCAGGGCATTTCTTAGGCGACTTTGTAATAGATTTTCTAACTGCCTTAGCAACATCACCTGAACCATCCTTTGATGATGTGTTGCTCTTAGCATTTTTGCGAACATATATTAATATCCTTTTTCCTTTGCTAAAATTAAAGCAGAGTTCGTCTTTATTTTTTAATTTTTTCTTCAATTTATCTGGAATACATTTAACAACATTTAAGCAAAAATCTGTATGTTTTATAATATTCCAATTAAATTTCATTAACTCACACGGGATATTTCTATCCACCTGTTTATTAACCATTGCAGGATCCATACTGGTTCTCGTCCAGCCATTATAAACATACCTATCTTTTTTACACGTAATACCTGCAATTGCGTGTCTTGGATTATTCCAATTCGCCAATACAACCGAATCCAAGTTATATTCTTTGCTATTATAAACTATTTTTTCTTTCAATGATTTTAGATTATCCTTTGTATCACCATCAGGTATTATGTTGCTTGGGAAGTATTTATTATAGAAACTCTTATTACCATTACCCGCAATTTCATCTCCCACTATAACAAGTAATATTGGAGGTGCATTGTTATCTTCTACATATTCTTTTTTTGTTTCAGATAAATCAAGTGATATTTTGACCTTTTTGTTTTTGCTTTCAATTGCATATTTAATGAAATTATATTCATCATTTAAAAACGAATATACAAGCGCATCATCTTTACTTGTATATTCGAACATTTTGTAATCAACATTTAATAATTTATATAATTTACCAATATATAAGTCTGGGTTAAAACCATTCTTATTATTTTTAGGAACGTAAGGGAATTTATCTTTATTTTCAATATTTAAGTATTGCAATATTTCACCAAAAGCAGTATCTTTGAAATGTTTATAATCCTCGCTTTCTTTACTACCAACCTTCAAGTATTTCTCATCCAACACGTGCTTTAATAATTTAAATAACTTCTTTTTTGTATCCCATTCCTTCGATGCATCTAGTAATATTTTTCTACTACGTTGGCTATAAAACATCGAGACGAAGGTAGCCATAAACCAGCATATCGGACCAACTTGCTTTGGCGTTAGAATTCTCGAACATACATTGTCTTTACTTGGCATAATGTAGCTTCTATAAAATAGTTATATAAAAATATGTAAAAGGTTATTATTGATATCCAGTTAGTATCTAAATACTTCAGAATATATAAACATTATACCAGTAATGATGGTAATGAACAATGTATATTAACCATAAATACATCTTTTTCATACATTTGATAGCGAATACTATAGTTATAGCATATAAACTTCCTCAAATATTCAAAGGATGGCATTGTATCAACTTTGTAAAAAATATAGATAAAAAGAAACCATACCCTTTCAGAATTGGCGAACTACCATTGATTACTTGGTATGATGATAAATACAATAAAACATATACGACAATAAACGTCTGTTCTCATATGGGGTCAAAACTAGATAATAGCAAGCTTAACAATGGATGCCTCGTATGTCCTGCGCACGGGATGCAGTATACCGAAGAGAAGGCTTTTGGTGAAACAATGATATATCAAGACAAACTTTGGTGGAGTTATGAGCCGACGAATAGCAAACCACCAGCTACGCCATTCTATAATAACAAGAAATACTCGACGACGAATATTTGTATGGATGTTGATGCGAATATTATAGATTGTGTTTTGAATACAATGGATGTAAATCGCCCACAACTTTATAATATCAATATACCACCTAAAAAGATAAAGAGGTTCAAGTTTCAGTGCGCGGATAATAATAAATTGGGGATATCCTTCAAGCAAAAAGTAGAAGTATCCACGAATAATCCTAAGTCATCGAACAAATATAATAAATACTATAATATGTTTTCATTCCCATATAATACTTGGATGCGAACAACATTAGCAAATAAGCAGCAATCAATAATGAATATCGACTTTGTCCCTATAGGCATAGATAAAACGCGATGGTTTATTACCATTAAAAATAATTGCGAAAACAATAATATACTAACAAAACCTTTTATTTATTACTATGCGAACCAATACAAAGACCTGTTGCAAAATCAGGCATTACATTCGGAACTCAAAAATTTAGTAATAAGACAAGACGTATTAGCAAACGAAAACCATATAGATGATATATATAATATGTTCGAAAAATATAGGTATCCCGATAATAGCGAAGTGTGCAATTTGTATAAGTATCATAAAAGGAAAATGAATGATATGAATGAAATGAATGATAATTATGCGTAGTCGCATAAAAATATATAAAAAATGATAGGGTTAATATAAATATTAGCAGGTAAATTATGAACATTAAATGCATAGCATATCTCGCGATAGCATCAAACTATATCAATAGCGCGATTGGGGTCAATAAACAAACTATTTCGAGATGTAATAGTGCGCCTGACCTAAAAACATTGTATAATAGCACGTCTTATAATATGAACCATCTCATATCTTGCGACCAATACAAATCAAATATTTATAATCGGTATAAGAGAAATATGTATCTCAGGTCAAAGGAAAAGTATTCATTTGATGCAAAAAAATAAATAATATAAGACTAAAATATTATTATAATATAATATATCATATTATAATATATAAATAATAATATATAAAAATGTATCAAACTAGCATTAGAAATAAGAAAAAGATAAGTAATTTTAATAAGGTTGCTAATAATAATTATAATATTGATACTGAACACGAAGTATATGCGTATGTAATAAAACTGCTAGGAAACTGCAGGGTTCTCGTATTATGCGACAATGGAACTGAAGCGGTTGGTGTAATAAGGGGGTCGATGAGGCGATTTAACAAGCGTGTTTTAATAGAAACTGGCGATATTATTGCGGTATCAATGAGAGAATACCAATTAGACAAGGTTGATATCGTGCATAAATACAATGCGGAGCAATGCAAACTGCTTATTAATAACAAAGAGATTTCGGATACATTAATCAGTGCATATAATAAAAGTAATCTTAATACCATTAATCACTCAAATGATGCCGAAATAATCTTCGACGATTTGCAAGAAGAGAATTCGAAAAGAAAAGATAACGATTATAATAATATTTATAATACGAAGTATAGCGATGACGAAGAAGATGGTGAATACGGCGAAGACATTGATGATATCTAAAGTTTGCTAGTTTGATTATCTGTTTATATCTTTTTATTCATAAAAAATAAAACATATCTAAAATATAGAGATATAAAATAACATTTTAAAAATAGAATGATATTTAATGATGAATATACTGCTTTTAATATAACATTCAACAAAGATTATTCGATGTTAAATATATCGGGCTCCATAAAAAATATTGCATTATATAATAGTATTATATTGACTGCGCCGAACCCTATCGATAGAATGACGAATTACTCGGGTTCAGGTCTGCCTTTCCCTAATTATGAAATAGCATTTGAGAAAACCCCAAATATACACAAGATAGATAGCTCAGGGATTTTCAATGTATCTTTTAAATATCCGAATAGTTTCTATATGCCTGATGGTTTAAACAAGATAAAACCATCCATATTTTTTATATTTACGAGCGGCTCACGCGGCGATAACGTTTCATTTCGTCTTCAATATGAATTACACGATTTAAATGCACTGAGAACATTAGTGAATAGAGCATCACGTAAAAACCCTGAATTTTACGGAGCAAAAGATTATATACTGCCAATCGATACGGCTGAAAAGGTTATGTATGCATATTCTCGTGCTAAAATAGAGAATGATATCGGATAAGATATGTGATGAGATTAATTTGTATTATTTTTTTATGATATTTATAAAAAATGATTAGATACCCTGAGTATGTTATAGCAAGAACTAGCAGATTATTGATTGCCTTTTGAAGTCGTCGAAGTCCGCTATCGCTGCTATCGTCGCTAAAAGCATCAGCAAGCCTACCACCAATCGACCGCAATGGAGATTATCAAGGTTAATTACGTTCCCGATCGTATCAAATATATCTTGTTTAACGATATTAAGAAAGTCGTTCTCGAAAACAATGGGATTATCTTTGGCGGATATGTCAGGGATTTGATTATTAGCGACCATTACAAGTCCATATATAATAGTTGCAATACCTACAACATCCACCATTTCTGGAACAGGATGTATCATCCAGAAACTGCCGCTCGCACCCTTGTAGCGAAAGATATGGATATTTGTATGTATAGCGAAGAGGACGTTTCAAACTTTATCAACTCCCTCCAAAATATATTCAATGATAATGTTGGTTATTCCAACGTTTCATCTTCGGACATCACAATTACTCGCGATGCCTGTTATTTCAATATACCTATTAAAATGCACAAGAAACTCAACTACAAAATCACTATCGGCAAAATTCCTTATGTTCATAGCGGTATCGAGTTGTCCTTTGACTTCGACATAATTGTTCCTAGAAAATCGAATGTCCAACCGCCTTTCTTCAAAATAGACTTGCTGTCGAATGTATTTATTCTGTCAAAGCACGGGGTTGTTATGTCCAACCACACGGGAACTATTATTGATAAGATGAGCATTATGAATAAGCAGAAGATATCAAGCCTTATTATGGCTGATGTTATCGAGTTTAAAACTCAGTTTTGTATGAGAAATTATCGCGATATATATACTTGCGGCAATTATAATTATAATAGCAAGGTGTTTGAGCGTATCAATAAGATGCTGTTCAGAAACTTTAAATGGGATATCACAAACCTCCCATTCGTTATGAGCAATTACAAGAGGAATTATAATAATAGCAATAATAATTGCTGCATCTGCCTTGCTAACTTTAAAAACAATGATAGAATTGTTAAGATGTATATCGACAATTCTACAAAAACCGAGAAGATATCCTCCAATATGTCTATTGCGCACGATAAATGCATGTTTAAATACTTGCAAACTCAACTTGAAACTGCAAAAGAAGAAGGGATTAGCAACGCAGAACCTTTCGAGTTCAGATGCCCTCTTCGAAATCCAATTAACTTCCAGCTATTTTCAGATAACATCGACAAAATTATTTGCGAAAAAATGAATGCCTAAAGAGATGATACGTAATGGTGGTAATGTATAGTAGTAGTATATGTAATGTATATGTAATGTATATGTAATATATATATATATATTATATTTTTTATATTTTATTTAGATACCAGTTTATTTATCATACTTCCCGCAGTATAACTTACTAATGATATTACAATGATTACTATTAAGTTAGACATTTTAGACACATAGAAGATATCGCAATGCTCAGTAATATGAAGATATACTTCGAATATTATTATTTTTATAAACATCCCAAATATAATATCAAGTCCGAAAATCAAACCTAGCAGAAAGTTGACTAAAATATGACTAATTAAATATACCTTGTTTTCAAGAATATTATTAGCATCATTTGGGTAAAAAAAGATATCTATCGTATGTATATTAAATATACATCTTATTATAGTGAATGATATGGTTATTGTAAATATTAATAATAAATATATGTAAAAATAGGTCGTGTCCATATTATATTATTCTGATGGTATCCTAATAAGATAAAATAATTTAATATTATATGTTCGATAACTTTGATGATAAAAGAAAAACTGATAAATATGCTAATAATTACAATGTTATAAATATGCAACCTATTAAACCTATTGAAATTGATATAATGTCGATTAGAACTAATCGTCAGAATGAAAACAATTTATTAGCATATAATTCTATTATTAAAAAGGATTTAACAAACAATATTAATAAGGAAGAATATAAAAGGGTTTTACAAGAATTAGATAGGTTAAATATTAAAGAAGATGGATTACTCGAAGAATGTAGAACTAATATTATTACTGCAACCCTATTATCAAGTAGAATATCTATAAATGCTTCTAGACAAGGTTCAAAGGATGAACAATTACAACTTGACGTATGTAAAACAACCTTTTCTAAATGTGGCATTTTTCTAAATAATTTATCATCAACATCATTTCGACCTACAAAAAATGGCGAAATTATTGATAATAGTGAACTTAAAAAAGGGAGGGTTAAAAAAGAGGATTGTCTAAAATCATTTGATGCTAATTTTTCTGGAAAAATAAATGGGTGGGTTTTTGCTAAGATTGTTATAGGTAGTGGAGGGCATCAAGATAATGTATTTGAAGAAGCCTATACGTTTTGCGATTGGGTTTTACAATACGGAATAGAAAAAGATATATATATAGTTTTATTAGATACTAATTTGACTGAAAAATATAATGACTTAATTAAAAAATATGAAAGGCACCCTAATTTACTTATAGGAAATCATATCAAAGTTCAGAAATATATAATAGATAATTATTACGAAGACATCGAAGATACCAACAAATAACCACATATTTCATATACCAATCCGAAAGATATACGCTTTCTTGCTATCGTATTGCTTTCTCTATAATTTGTTAGGAACAGAGAATTATATTTATCTCTATAATCGTTCAGATATATATTGAATTTTTTTGCAAGATTTTCCTGTTCTTCTAGTGTAAGTTTAGGTTCTATCACTAAAATCGCATATGACCTTGCAGTTAAATTAGCAGTCCTATCTATATATTTTTCTTTAGTCAAATCATCGACAATAAACAAGCCTATCTTGCTATTTATATTATCATCTATACATTTTACTAATATGTTTGTAAAATCTTCAGTATTTTTAAGTAATTTTGTAGCCCTATCTATTTTATATTTATTATTTTTTTGAAGATTATATATTTCCCCACCGATTGTATAATTATTATTAGGAGACAACGAGAACTTTATATTTTGTTTTGAAGGGTAAATATAGCAATTGCTAATATTGCAATCAGTCGTTTGCTTAGCTCTAAACTGGAAGCTGCATATTGAATACGATGTATCTTCAAAAACCTGTTCTTCAAATATATTACAAGTAATGATGTCATATTTTTTAATAAAATTCTCTCTAATCTCTATGTCTCCTTTGCGTATCGAGCAAAGAAAATTCAATGGTAAAATTAAAATTCCACCCTTACAATATGAGGCAGTCAAGAGTTTTATGAAGCATTTGTATAAATCATTCGTATTATATTTATTGAAAATCTCCTTATTATCGCATTTATTTCTGGCTAAATAAGGAGGGTTTGTGATTACAAAAGCGTCATCTAAATTAGGTGGATTAAGTAATGTATCGCGCTTAATTATGAAATCCTTTTTAGGTTCTATATCATAGCATTCTATATTATATTTGTCAGTATCCATATCCATATCCAAAAAACATAATAAATCGCCATTACCAGCAAATGGTTCAATGATATTACTAGTATCATAAGGAATATACATATTTTGCAAAATATGCTTATAATTTGTTGTATAAAATTGACCTAGTTGCTTTTTATTCATTATTTAACAATAATGTTAGAATTATTATAACACTCTATCATAATCATTTTTTATATATTTAATATTTAACCTAAGCAATATAATATGTTTTATAGTTGGCACTAGGTAATAGTTTCTTATATATTGGTTCTATCGCTTTATTACTATTGCGATTTGAGTAATAAAAGAGAATATGCTTTGATAATATGTCTTTGACAAATACATTTTTGTAGTATTCTTTTATTCGTATCGAGGTGATAGATAGTAATTTCTTATAAATATCTTTGTTTTTTACGATGTCTTTGTGAAATAATAATTGGCTTTTATAATCATCATTAAAAGAGGTCAGATTATAGAATTTCTTGTTTTCATAACAATATTTGAAATAATTCTTAGCAGTATCTATGTGTTCGTCTTCAAGTTCATAGTATTCGAGGATATCAATAATACTTTTAATGAATAGCGGCATATTCTTCTGCTGACACTGAGATACTATTCGGTAATACGACATATCTGCATTGTAATTATCAGTATTTACTGCTAATCCAATATAGTAAATGATACCCAACTTTTTGCGAAGTATTTTATAAAAGATACCACTATCAAAATTAAATAATATTCTTTGCAAATAATAATTTAATATTAGGTATTCTTCGGAAAGGAACTCGATACGCTTTGATAAATGAATTACAATTAAATTGTTATCATCTCTATAGTCATTCTTGATATTCACTATTTTTATATTAGTATTATTATGTTTTATAACAGGATACGCAGGCTTCGCGTTCTTATATTTGATAACCCCGAAATATTTCTTAACATTCTTAATAGCCTCCGCAGTTTTATTGGAAGGACACGTTATTGTTATAACGAAATTATTGGTGTTTAGATGGCTCTTAATATACCTGACGATAGTATTATAGTCAAACTTTTTAATATATTTAATCTTTTTTTTACAATCGGCTATAAATGAATATTTAGGATACAGGAACTTGAATATATTAAATTTAAACTTATAATCGGGAGCAGACATATACCCCATATACTCTTGAATAACTGCGCCTTTTTCCTGTTTGATAATATTCCTATCAATATAAAATTTATTTATGGTATTAGACAATATATCCATATAAAAATCTAAATCTTTATAAATTCCCGATATATATATGCTCATCTCATAATCGGATACGTAGGCATTATTGATACCTCCTCGTTTATATATTTCCTCGCTTATATAATTAGCATCCTTGTATTTTTGAGAGGTCATACGTCCCAATAAATGCTCATAATAATGCGTCATACCGAGTTCATTCTCTTTCTCTTGATAATGCCCTAGTAAAAAGTTAGCAGATATATGAGTTAAATTCGTTTTCAATGGCACTATGATAACTCGAATACCATTATTAAGCGTAAGCGTTTTACTTGTCTTATCATTTAAAACGCTCATTTTTGGTTTTCCGCCAGCAATTTGGTTCCAGTCTTTTTTGCAATCAAAAGATATTTTAAATCCTTTACATTGATAACGTGCTTTTATAATTGTATCAAAATCTTTTTTATTACTACCTACATAAAATTGTAAATCATATTTTTCATCACAAGTTGTTTCAATTGCAACATAATATTCTGGTTCTTTATTTTCATCTAATACTTCTAAATATACTAACGCGTGGTAAGATAATCCTATAGTAGAAACTTTAGAACCATAAGTTCTATATATAGTATCTATTTTACTATCATTTTTGGGTTCTACCCAATCTGTAATTATTATTTTACCAAGTTTTAGCCCATCAAGCTTTAAATTTTCACATATAAATTTAGCGTTATTACCACAAACATTAGCAAATCTTAAAGCTGGTGGTGTTCCGATATAATGCGGCATAATACCCTCATATATTTCATATATAAGTTTATTTAAATATTCTTTGTAGTCTTTGATATATGTTATTATATAATAATCATTTTTATGAGTTTTATAATTTAATAAGGTTTCTCCTATTTGTATACTATCATTCATTATTATATATAAATATATAATAAAATTGGCATTGTAAATAAGGGGGGGGAGGGGGGGGGGTAATATTCAATATAAGTCCATTAGCATATTAGCATATCCAATGGTTTGAATAGCTGAATATAGTTTAATAATATATTCAGATAAATAAATATATATTCGAAATATGTTAGGCTAATTGTATTATCAATAATTATAAAAAATGTGAAGAATATTTCTAAAAGTTTAGGTATATACATAGTATAATCGTGAAGATATAATATTGATAGCGCGGGGGTCGCCAATGCCGCGTATAGCATAGGGCTATCTTCAATCTTATGCGAAAAATACATATGTATAAAGTGGAACATATAAAGGAACTTATAGAAGTTATAATCTCTCCTAAAAAGGATATTGATTTTCTGATTATGGTCAGCAGTATCTATCCATCTCAAATAATGTATGAATGAACTACCGAACACAAATACGTTATAATGCGTGTTAAGAGATACGTAGTATAATAGAGATAGGTATTGTATATTATTATTACCGATGTAGTATTCTATATCGTGATATAGTTTTGTAGATAATATCATAATAGATGCTAAGGATTTTGTAAATTTACTTTGTGGTTTTATAGTGAAAAGAAAGAGGTCTCTGAATAATTTATTATACATTATTGAAAGTTTGCTTAGAATAAAACCAAATACAATCGCCCATCTGGGATATACGCAATAATGTATCTTCAGAACTACGCGATACCTATCATTGCGGTCATCGCTATTGCTGCGAATAATTGGAGTTATATAATGACATTCTCTGTTAAAGTCGAAACCTACGACATCTCCAGTTTTTATAATATAACTTTCAGGGATGATGTTGAATATAGTCATAATATCTCTATTATCGTCGAGACCTATAATGACCCTGTAGCAAGAAGCAAAGGGAATATAATAGAATGGTCCGTCAATATGTCTAGTATAGAAAATGTTATCCGAAGCATTTTTTTCAAAATTCTTATTATTATTTGACGGAGGAGATACGTATATCTCGTTCATATCGTGTAAGATATCGATAACATAATCGCTTCCAAATAATTTTTTAAACATATCGGTAATCTTTCTATTTTTAGAGATATGCAAGAAAAGTTCATTAATATTTTGTGGTAAATCCTTGAACCACCAATGGGTTGATGTATTTACCGAAGGCTGTTGATTAATTACCCATTCGCGTATATTATTAAGCAAATAAGTCTCATTATTTAATTTACAATATACTACACGCGACTTCTGAAATATACAAGGTGAATATAAAAGCATTCTATATTATATTATATCAAATTATATTATATATCAAATTATATTTGTATTATTTATAAAAATTGATACATAAGCCTCCTTATATACTAAGTTCAACTAAGTTCAACTACGTTCAACTACGTTAAACGACATAGCAATGGAGAAGACAAACGAACCTAAATTCACTTGCACCGAGAATGGAGCTATCGCGCTGGATACATCTGGTAATTGCATTATTGACTACTTTATGATGTATACGCGAACTCTTACAAAGGAGCAAAATTATAAGTATATCGAAGAATGCTGGGCTATTAACCCTGAGAAAACAATTGCAGTTATTTTCAATGGGCGTGATAGGCTGAAGGGGAAGAAAGAGAAAGCAGTATCTAATCAAGCGATGCTATGGCTACGTGATAACAAGCCATACACATATATGAATAATATCACAACGTATATTAACAAATACGGAAGATGGAAGGATTTGCTTTATATTTGCTATGAGAATGATACTGATGGAATTATCCATAAAAATTATGAATTAACCTTGTTTGCGAATAAGTTGCAAGATGATTTAGAGAATTTGAAGGGAAGTGAATACAGCGAGGCGACAGAAGATAAACAAGCAAAGGTTGCTAGTGTATCTTTGTGTGCAAAGTGGGCTCCTAGCGAAAATGACAGGAATGATAAGCGTAAGCACTTTGCAAAGAAGATTGCGACAATCCTATATGGGAAAGACGATACTAAAAAGATGGAAAAATATAGAAAGGAATATCTAGTGCCTCTTAGAAAAAAGATTAATATTGTCGAAGCACTTATGTGCAATAATGAATGGGACAAGATTAATTACGAGGGTGTTCCTGGTGTTGCTTCGAGAAGACTACATAAGGCATTTAATAACCACGATAGCGAAAGATATTGCGAATACTTGGCTAAAGTAAGAAGCGGGGATGCGAAGATTAATGTCGCAGGTATCCTCCCTCACGAATTAGCAAATTATTATGTTAATCTTCGCAATACACAGGATGAATATACAGAGAATGAAACCATCGAACTGCAATGGAGAACGATTGTGGATAATGTTAAAAGTAGCGGAGTTCTCGGGAACTCTTTGGCGGTAATCGATTTATCAGGGTCTATGTTTGGAGCCAGTAATGGTAGTATTCCAGCGCAAGTAGCGATTTCTTTGGGTATTATTACATCTCAGTGTTGCAATGGGATGTTCAAAAACAAGTTCATAACATTCAGCGAAAACCCTGAATTAGTATCCCTAATCCCCGATGATTTATACAAAGAATATACTGAGAAAGGCACTGAACCTTCATTATATACTTGTTTTAAATCATTGATAGATGTCGAATTTGGATTTAATACTGACTTCGAGAAATGTTGTGATATGATTATTAAATATGGCAAGGATAATAATATTGATGACGAGGATATGCCTAGAAAACTATTTATATTCACGGATATGCAATTTGACGAGGCTACCACTGCTAATTCCAAGAATAGCAGCATAGAAACATTGTATAAAACAATTGTTAAAAAGTTTAAATCAGCGAGTTATACGCCTCCTAAATTCATATTCTGGAACTTAAATTCGTCTCACAAGCAATCCTTCCCAGTTAATTGTGAGACTGAAGGAACTGCGATGATTTCAGGATTTTCAGAGCAACTTCTCAAAATCTTTATGACCTATGACGAGTTTAAACCAGACATCATTGTAGAAGAAATCCTTGCCCCTTATATTAAGGAAATCTTCGTCGATGATACCGAGAGGTGAAATGTATTATTATAATATGATAATGAATAAAAATAATTGTTATGGATATTATAGATATTAGAATGATATATATATATTAGTATTTTTTTATATTATATTAGTATATAATATTTATTTTTTACTTTTTTACTTCTTTCCTTTCTTTACCTTCGTTCCCTTTACTAGTTTGCTGGCGGTATTCTTGACGAATGAACCTATATCACGGGTTGATTTTAATAATCGGCTAGGGGTGCTACGGATTGATTTAACGGGATTTTTGATAACTTCCTCAACCTCGCTTTCAAAATCTTGAATTTTAACGATTAAGTTAGTTAATGTGCTTATTAAGATAGGGATGATTATTATAGTGAAAAGTAATATGATGAATAAGAACAAGGAAATCATCGTTCCGATGGCGATAATATCGCGACGCAGGTCTTCGGAGCATTTGCATTTTTCATTCATTAAATATCGAACATAATCAAACGCGTAATAGATATATACTACGAACGCGAGGAAGAATATGAATGTTCCGAAAGCCAATAATTGAACAACGCCATTGCCCATATTTTTAGCGATAGTTTTCATTGGTATAAACGCAGTAATGAAGAAATATACTAAGGCAACTATAGTGAAGGTCTTAATAAATTCCTTGTTGCTGTGTTCGGAGCATACGCATCCTACATTTTCTAACTTAAATATGTAGCTCCATATGATTATAAGCAGTATTACAAATATTAATTGTATGAATACACTACTATAAAAAGACAAGGTAGTATCGGTATCTTTCATTATTTTCTCTATACTATAATAATAGAAATTATTTATTTTTCTATAATATTATATATTAAAAATTTGGTGGAACTTTCGAATGTTTTAATATCTAGCAGTTTTATTTTGTCGATGATGGACGTATCATTATAGTTTTTAAGTATCTTTAGTATCTGTTCCATAAAAATATCTATTATATATTTGTGTATCGCTGGGTCATTAATACAATTCATCATATAGTCATATATATCATTTAGTAAGTGGGGAATATCGTCTGGTTTATATTTAATCCATAAAGTATTTAGATTGTGAATCCCTTTTTTCCACTTAATATAGTCGCAGTATAATTCATACTCGTTATTTAGTAATAGCAGGTTATTATCAAATATATATTTAGGAGGCAACCATTCCTTATTGTTTTTATAGCTTTCCCACAATTTATCGATGATGCAATTTAAAAAATTGGTATCAAAGTATTCTAGCAATTTTACATATATATTGTTATCGCTTTCGGTCGCTTTGATATACGACCAAATGATTAGGAAAACCTCTTCGGTGTTGTTGCTATGAATAATATCCTTGATTTTCTCCTGAATAACATCCTTGTTTTTAATTGTTAATTTATTTAAATATCCTATGAGCGTCCTCTTAGTATTAGAAAAGTCAGAGAAGTCGGGTATAATAATATGAACTCTGTTTTTATTATTAGCACCGCTATTGCTATTATTCCCATTCACATTATTAATGGCATATTTTTCTTTCTTATTAAATAGTTTCTTTTCCCATATCATCTTAGGGTCATAGAACGAATTAAAACAATTACAAGATTTCTTGAGATTTTCAGCCTTCATAATGATATTTTCAGGAACTTCTATTTTATTATATCTATTGTGAAAAACAGATAGATTTATTTTGATTACTTTATCATCCATTATAATAATTTATATATTAAATAATCTTATATATAAATTATATCATATCCGATATGTATATCATATAAAAATTATATGTATATATTATGATATAATATATTATAATATATGAAATTAGATTTAAAAAATCAATTTGTGGAGGAACTAGATAACATATATAAAACTCAATTAATATATAGGACAATTGTAGTTTGCAATGATGATTTGGTAGAGTATAAAAGGTTATTGGAAATGAAGGATTTTAGCGTATATGTAGTTGATACAGATGCCCTCACAAATATCAACTATGACGCGTTGGATTACAGGGTCATTTTAATAAAACATACTTTGTTCGAAGAGTTTCTAAATAATATTATTCAAAATAATATTACCGACTTTTATACTTACATTGCTTTCACTTATGATAATGAGACTTTTAAGGAAGCAATTTATAAAAAATATGACAGCAATGCCAGTAATGACAGCTATTGCGGCTGCCGCGAAACCAACAATAAATATTCTGAAATCATTCGCAGTATAATTTAATAATATATCATTATGTTAGAATAATATGGTTAAATATAGCAGAGGAAGTAAGAGTTATGGTATGTTTAATAAGTCATTAAACTATATAATAATTATTGCGTTTGTTCTTGTATTTGCAGTGATAATCTCGAATAGACAAAGAATACAAGAACAATTTTTTAATAATAATAATAATTACAGCGTCGAATATTATTATATGGAGAATTGTGGGCATTGTATCGAATTTAATAAATCGGGTATATGGGAACGTCTTAAAAATAAAAATTGGAACAAAGTATCACTTAATAAATATAACAGAGAAGATAACATAGAGCGCGTTCGTAGTATGGATATTACGAGTTTCCCCACAATAGTTATTGTGGATAATTCGACGAATACCCCTACTATCGTAGCGTCATTTGAAGACGAGAGAACCTATGAAAAATTAGTTAGCTTTATTTCGACTTATGACTAACTGCTGCTAGATATATTATTATATAAGATAATATTAAAGTATCATAATATAATAATATTAAGATGGGCGGTGGTTTAACACAATTAGTATTACAAGGGCAAATGGATTCGTATATTAATTTAAACCCTTGTATCAATTACTATAAATATGTATACAATAAACACGTTAATTTTTCAATGGAAAATATTCATTTACCTGCAGATAATAATTCTTCTGTTGAACTAGATAGGCAAGCTCTTAATATAAGTATTAATTTTACTATAAAACGTTATGGTGATTTAGTTAGTAATATCTACCTGTCTTTTAACATCCCAGACATCTTTTCAACGGATACGCATCGGTTTCGATGGATTAAAAACATAGGTCATATTTTTATTAAAAGGGCGACGATAACATTGGGCGGAAGCATATTAGACGAGATATATGGCGAATGGATGAACGTATGGAATGAACTAACCACGAAGGACGACTTTGAATATAATAAATTGGTTGGGAACATACCAGAATATGTAGCACCTAACAATAATAATACCAGATATCTTATTCGAAACAATGTATTATATAACAAAATATATCCTACATCCGACAAAGTGATAGACCCTTTTAATCCCTCTATAAAAGGGAGAAGGCTACAAGTTCCATTAAATTTTTGGTTTACTCGTAATCCGTCATTGGCATTGCCATTATATAAATTAATGACGCAAGATTTAAAGGTTGAGATAGAACTCAATAGTGTAGAAAAGTTATATCAGGTATGGAGCGACAAGTTGAAGATGTATGTGTCTCCTATTTTTTATAATAGTATATATGGGACAAATATCTCCATAGCAACCTTTGTAAATGCTGGAAGTTTTATTAACTGCGAATTAGATGTTAATTACGTGTTCCTTGATAGTAATTATAGGAGCTCTTCTTTGATAAGTGGTAATGTTAAATATGTTGTAGATTATGTTAAAGTCGATAAATCAGCAATGCCGATTACTGCGAAAGGAACAAATTTCCCCTTGACTAGTTCATATAATCACATTAAAGAATTAATATGGGTATTGCGCAGAACAGATATAGAGACAAATTTCAACATATACGATAATTATACTGCTTCGCATATATATAATGAAAATATGGGAATATTAGATACTGCACAGATTAAATGGGCGAAAACCATAACCCGCACAGACGAAGATGCCTATTATTATAATAATATCCAGCCATACCAGCATCATACCAACATTCCGCGCACTGGAATATATTGCTATTCTTTCTCGCTATTCCCTGAAAAAATAGTAGCAGCAGGGTCATACAACAACCAAATGATTGATACGTCTTTGGTTATTAACATTAAAAACAAAGGTAATCAAGACAGCCAAAAAGATATAACAATGAGAAAAGAATACACCTATTTGTTCGAATTAATGAGAAGGCAAGGCGTTGATTATAAAACATATGATGAAACAAATATTAATTTTGATGTAATAATATATTCGAAGGTTATTAATGTATTCTCTATAGTCATCGGCAGTGGCGGGAATTTTATGTGGTCTAGATAAGAAGACAAGATAATTTTTATATCCATCTTTAATAAAAAGAAAATGGATTTACTCGTATTAATACTAATATTATTATCAGGATACATTATTAAATATTTAATAGATACTATAAACTCGCTTAATAACGAGATTAAGGAGATTAAAATTAAATGTATATCTGCTAAAAAAGATATTAAGTTTGAAACTGCCAGTATTAAAAACCCTACAGATAATATGAATGATGCTTTAATCAAACAAATATCGTATTTTAAAAACTACTTTGATTAGTTTATTACACCGAACAGGTTGCTGCATACTTAACTTATTTACTTATTTATTTACTTAACTTACTCAAGTAATATTATATAAATAATAAACGCATATATACATAATATAAGACATCGCTTATAAAATGCCACGTAAAGCGAAAGTAATAGATGATAAGGCAGCGACCGACCCTAAGAAGAAAAAGAATTTGATGAATACAATAATTAAAGATATTTCAGCAGTTGACAACGAAGACATTATATTACAGCTACCTTTATCAACTGCTCAAATAAATAAATTGAACATCACTGAAAATAATACGTTCACCGAGTTTCCCGAGCCGTATGAACCGAATTGTTTTTATATAAATGAAAATAATACCTATGCTGCTATTCAAGATAATATCATAATTGATAATAGTAATAGTAATAGCGAGTATTCTTTAAAAGTATCACAGAAGGACGACTTCCTAAACTCTAGTAATAATTGCTATTGGTGTTGCCACCCGATCGATAATAGGACTTACGGGATGCCTTATAAATATAACATTAAAACGGATACATATATATTGTCTGGTAATTTTTGCTCACTCGAATGTGCAAATGCTTATAACTTTTCTTCTCATTGTGGTAGCGACAAAGTATGGGAAATTAATAGTTTGATACAGATGCTAAGCAAACATTACGGATTTACACACCCTATTCGACCAGCACCCTCTAGATTTTTATTGAAGATATTCAACGGACCGATGACTATCGAAGAGTTCCGCAAGGGACACTATTCAAATGATAAGACCTATATTTTAAATTTACCGCCTATGATATCGACGAATTTTAGTTATGAAATTGTGAATACTTCGTATCTCAAAAATATCACAGATAATATGCACATCAAACTAGATAATCAAAATATTAATAATAAAAAAACTAAAAACTCCATAGACAACAAATTAAGTTTAATAGTTTCTCAAAAAATATAAAAAAATGATATAAAGAATTAATATTCTTTAATATGTGTGCTAACTACTTGCAAATAAAAGAACAGATGACTGATGCGATTTACTTTTCTGATTACAGGATTTCTACGATAACCTGCAATGCGAACATCGGTAATAATATCAACATTAATCTCGGGATATTATTTGATAATATCAAGGTGATTGAGAATATCATAGAAGGTAGCGACAAAGGCATTGTATGGGTTCAATTTATGAAAAACGGGATTGACGTGTCGAAGGGTGTATATCCTAAAAAGCGAAGGAAGAGCAAAAAGAATACTATGAAGAAGAACAGGTTTGATAATCAGGTTACAATTATTTATAAGTTTAGCGATAAGTATATACCGAATGTTAAAATATTTAAAAACGGAAATATACAATTAACGGGTATCAAAGATATCAAGGATACCGAGCATATTGTTAATCATATTATTAATGATATTTCGGCGATATATCATAATATTGATAAAAGCATCATTGTGAATACTGAGCCAGATTATAAATTGGATTTAAAGTATCAAAACTTTAAAATACGGATGATTAATACAGATTTCAAGGTTTATTCTGACCCCGAGTTAAAGAATGGTTTTGAAATCAGGAGGAAAGAAGTCCATAAATTATTTATTAATGACCAGCATAATAATAAGTGTAGTTTTCAGCCTGGTATATATCAAGGTGTGAAGCTCGAATATTTTTGGAATATTAATAATAAAAATAAGAACGGGATATGCTCGTGTCCGAAGTATTGTTATGGCAAAGGAACTGGGCAAAATATTGGAGAATGCAAAAAGGTGACGGGTGCATTATTTGAAAGCGGGAGCGTATTGATAACTGGCGGAATTACATTTGAACAAGTTGATGAAACCTACAAATATATATGCGATTTTCTCGTAAAACACAAAGACTTAATTAAGAAACCTCAACCTAACACGTCATTAGTATGACAACTGAAGTTATAAACATTGGTATCACCATTGATACTGGTATCACCATTGATACTGGTATCGCTATCCATAGAAACATTATATTTTTTATAATCATCGCTTGATACGCTGTTATTACCTGGTCTATTATATGAAGGTATGTGGTGGCTCGCATAAAAATGTGAACTATATGCTACTGCATTTGGTTCTGTGCGAGGAATTACATAATTATTCCCCCAAGGCTTCTTATCAAATAATACGTCTCCAGTGTATAGCCCAGCATTTTTTAATGGTTCAGGGGCTTTAACATTAGGGCTATAATCTAACTCTGAATACATTAATTCATTTTTCATTTTTTGTATTTATTCTATTACAATAGAAGGAATAAAAATTAAGATATATATTGTATGTAAGTTTGAGGATTATTAAATAATATAAGGAGAATTCACATTATATATTTATATAAATTATAGTATCAAATGAGTTCTAAAAAAAGAGAATTAGGAGGAACAGCAAACAATAACAAGAAGGCTAAAGTGGTTGATGGTGCGCAACCAGACTTTCTAAGCGATGGTCTAGATAACGAAAGTATTCGCGCATTTGTTAAAGATATTCGAAGTATTATTCAAGAGAATGCAGGAAAAAAAACACACGCGAATATAGTTAATAGCATATCAGAGGATGAAAAATACAAGGCTTTCATCGAGAGATATCCTATGTTGTTTGATATGATTACGAAGGAGGTCGGTTTTGAAATGGAGAGTTTAGAGTATTTTCTCTCAATGCGTGGGAAAATTATTAATGGAAATATGAGTAGCGAAGCAGCCTCTAAAGAAGTTGGACAAGTATGGTTTGATAAATATTACAAGGAACCTAAATAATTATAATTATTTTTTTTACATTATTACATTAATTACATTAATTGCATTAAATATATAAAAATTGATATAAGAAGTTATTAAGACTTATTAATACAAATAAAGTATTCCAACGAAATCAAAATGACTTCCGACAATTCAACATTTAAATTTCCAACCAACCTATATCAACTTATTGACGAAACATTTAAGACATATGAAGAACGCAAAGAACTTGGTGAAGATAACAATTATGCAAATTGCCTCATTACGCTTTTGAAGAAATATCACCTCTGGCCTCTTATGAAAGTTAAGAAATTCAAAGGTCGCGATGATATTGTATTGCTACACAATACATATTCGAGAAAGAATGTAGATAATTTCAAAGAATTATATGAGCAATGCAGAAGTGTAGTGCTCGACTTTAGCCTAGACAATAATAATATCGTCGTGACGTATGCGAATTCAATCCCTGAGCGTATTGATTACAATACTTACATCAACGCATTATATTCCCCTGAAGACAAGGTATATGAAGCATATGACGGAACAACCATTACAATCTATAATTACAAAGATGTGTGGTATTTCGGAACTTCTAGTTGCCCTGACGCGAATAGTTCGAAATTCTCGCATCCCATAAAAAAACACGGGAATATGTTTGATGAAATTCTATTTAAATATTTCAAAACGCATTTTACTGCAGAGGATATATCTACGCTAAATGCCGAAGAAATTTCATTGAAACTAAGAAGTATATTTGCGCAATACCTAGACCCTAATATGGCGTATGAGTTTATTATCGTGCATCACGAGAACAAGCATATCATCGATTATACTGGGTTGCTCGGTGAGAATTATATGGAGATGTTTCATATTAATACCAAGCATCGCGATAGTTTGATTGAAAATGATATTATGGCTTCTATTATTCCCCCGCTTATTGAACACGGCATTAAATATCCTATGCCCTTTGAAAATATCCAAGATGCTTACGCTTATATTAATAATACTGCGTATAGTTATGGGTTAATCGTTAAAAAGGTTGTAAATGGCAAAAATAAATTGTATAAAATTTCGACGGACGCTATTAATTATCGCGAAGAAACTGACCCGTGCCATCCAAATGTCTGGATGAATATCCTTTCTGTTTATATGAAGAATAAGACGGAATATACAATCAAGGATTATATCGCTAACTATAATCCCGACATTAATTTGCCGCTAGATAACAATGGTAATAAAATAGACCCTACATATCTGGTTCATACGATTATATCAACGATTAAAGATAGTTTATATAGCTATTACAAAACGACGACTACCTATTATCCCCTTTACAACCGCTATAAAATGAACAAGGATATGGACAAGCAATTCCCGCCTATTATTCAGTATCATTTAGCGCAACTGCGTAATCTGCAAATTAATACTTACAAGACAAAAATGATTAATATGAGTAATGTATATCATTATCTATGCCAATGCAATGATGTTAATAATATTAAAACCCTCATCCAATTCTTTGCGTCCAACCCGATTAATGAGATGTCGCCGAGAACCTCTATGTGTTTCGCGATTATGACTAGCTTGATTTCTTAGAATACCTTATAATATATCCTTATTTCTTAGAATACCTTTAATTATTTTTATAATTTATTTTTTTATGTTTATAAAAATAAAAATCGCGCGTATATATAGAAAGAATATAATAATATATATGGGCGTTGAAGAAGAACAACTTGGAGGAAAGAGAAGAGTTTATAAATCTGTTAAGAAGCCTAAGTCTGTAGGCAAACCTAAGAAGGTTGTGAAGGCAATGAAAGCAATGAAGGTCGCTCCTAAACGCACTGGTTTATCTCGTCTTAAGCCAATGTATAGAGGTCGTTTAGGTATGCATCTTGGTGGACAACAAGGTATGGGATTAGCTGGTATGTTTGGTGCTTTAACTACCCCTCAACAACCTGCCGCCCCTGCTGCGCCGCCTGCACCTGTTGCTACCCCGCAACAAGTAGCCGCATTCACTCAACAAATGCATCAACATCAACAACGCGCTGAAGAAGTCACAGGCGGAAGACCCCGTCGACACAGAAGCCGCTCCCCTTCTAAGGTTGTTAAGGCGAAACCCAAAGCCAGACTTGCCAGACCTGCGGGTAAGATGATGAAACCACGTGCCAAAAAATATTCTTCACGTGGTGGCTTCGAAGAAGAGCAAGAGCAAGAAGAAATGGAAATGGTTCAATCTGGTGGCTTCCAACAATTACAAGCTTTAGAAAAACTCGTTGAAGGTCTATCTGGCGGTGGCTATGGACGTAAGCGCGTAGTTCGCCATCGCCCCGTAGTCCGTCGTAGCCCTTCCCCTGTTGCTCGCCGCCGTCGCCCTGCCGCTCGTCGCACTTAATACATAATATAATATAATACTAATTTATTTTTTTAATATATTAAAAAATGATATATAAGATAGATATAATATAATTAATAAAGAAAATGCCAACGTTTCAAAATTACACTTATGACGAACTTTCAAAGTGCCATACATTTAATATTCATAATATCGACCTCGCTATTATTAATGGAATAAGGCGGGTTATATTAACTGATATCCCTATTCCTGGTATTATTGGGGAAAAACTAGAGAACGACGACCCTAGCGTTGATATCGTAATAAACAATGGAGCGCTTCACAATGAAATTATCATTCATCGCATTGGGCTTATTCCAATATGCCTCAAAGAAGACGAAATAGATAATTACGAAGATAACAGCATTCAAATTGAATTAAATGTTAAAAATACGACTAGCAAGACTATTGATGTCTCTACGAATGATATTATTGCTACGCGTAATAATATTAATATTAGCAATGAAGAACTTAAAGATATTTTCCCTGCTAATAAAATATCCAAAAATTATATCTTGATTACGCGTTTAAGAACTGGCGAACATCTACATTTTAAAGCGAAGGTTGTTAAAAGAAAAGGTCGCGATAACGCATCATTTAATCCCGTGTCCCTCTCCAACTTTTCATATATTCAAGACCCTAAGGAGGCAGATAAAAAGAATAATATTTTAGACAAAGAGCGCTCGTATTATAAGAATAAATATGGCGACCCTACGCGGTTCAAGTTCGACATCGAAAGCATAAATCACAATATCGGACCCAAATATCTTGTTTCCAAATCGTTAGACATCATTATTAATAAACTAGAAGGTCTTAAGAAAGAATTAAATAGCGAAACGTCGGCAAAGGTTAAAATACAGCAATTCCAAGATATCGAAGGAACATTTGAATTTATTATTGAAGACGAAGATGATACGCTGGGCAATATTATACAATCGTATATTCACAATCATTATATTCGAGAAAATAATAAATACAAGAATAAAATATCTTGCACTTATATCGGCTATATTTGCCCTCACCCGCTGAAGTCTTTGATGATACTACGTATTTCATTGGAGGATGTAAGCGACCCAAAAAGTTCTAAAGTATTCGCTTCTTTCCTTGAAGAGAACTGCTCAGTAATCGCAGAAGAATTAACAAATATCAGAAATGAATGGACTAAATTCGCGATTGATAATATATCCTAATATATCCTAATATATCCCTCTAATAATATATATATTATTATAGTAAATAGAAACATAAGTTCAAAATATGGCTACGGATACTGAAAATATGAAGGATATTGAATACGTCGATGAAGAGTTAGATGATATTGAATACACTGAAATACTTAGTTTTGAAGAAATGAGCAAAATTAATCCTTCATTTATAGCTTTAGACAAAGAGGAAATATATAATCATTTATATATTTTTTTTAAAGATAAGAAGAAGTCTGATTTAATTAGGAGCTTATTCTATGAGATACTCAGTAATCGCGATAGTAAAAATGGTAAAATTAGTGATTATGCGAACTATGTCTTTAACGTCGAAGGTGAAATCGAAAAATACGGCGATGATGATAGCAAGGACGCTACCTATAATTTTATAGAAAAATATAACAAAGATACTGGGTTCAGCGAGTTTGTTAAAAGGAGGTTTTGCCTATCTTATAATACGAAATCAGACAAGGTTCGCTTAAAACCTATTCGTAATACAAATGCGATTATCAATGGAACACAAGACGATGCAGCGTTCCCTAAATATCTTTCTATAATCAAAGACTACAAAACGATTAAATGCAGTCAGGTCGACAAAGTAGAAGACATCTATAATATTAATGATGGCGACGATATAAGCCTTCCTATAAAGGGGGCATATTACAAAATACCTACATCTACAAAAGATGATTATATGTATGCTAAGGTTGCTTCGCATTTATTGAATAGCATTAATACAAACTATAAATCATCTGATAATTTCAAAGATATATATGAATTAATTAAGAACACGCGACCTGATATAACTAGTATTATCAAAGATATTAACGATAACAAGGATAGTTTTTGCCTCGATTATAGTAATATAAACAACATATTTAAAAAATACGATTACTCATTAGATTTTATATCGGAAAAAGATTTGGAAATCTTGACGGACTATATGTTTTCGATAATAAAGAATGAGAAGGAACGGAAGAATATGCACAAGGTTTTTAAAATTAAAAAACCCGAATTGACTAATAGGAAATTAACATTCTTTGATAATATAGATAAAATATTAAAGGTTATCAACATATCTTCGCAAATCGTGGATTTCCTTGAAAAAACCAAAGACCTAATACACAATTACAAAAACGACATAATACAAGCAGATGTAGAACCTTTGAGGAATTATAACATATATGATATAATAAAGAAAATTAATGAGGGAGCCTTAACAATCGAAGAAGTCATCGAAGACCTCAAATTATCTATAAAATCTATCAATTTAGATAATGCTCTCGAGGCTATCAATGATATATTAGAAGCAAAAGAAAATATCGAAGTTATCAAAGGGGGATGCTATAATACTAGGCAGCAATTCATATATTCACGGACGCACATTTTTGACTATGATACTGATGGCAAACACTTTATTATATCCAAGAGGGAGAATAAAGCAATCCGTGTCGGGAATGATATCGATGATTACGAGGGAACGCACGATGACGATGATATAATTGATGATGAGAACAAAGGTGTCGCTAATAACGGAAATGCTAAAGGGAACGTTATCACGAACGCTAATAAGGTTGCAAATAATTATGATATGAGCGCATATATATCAAATATAAACTTTAGAAATGAAAAGGGTTTTATTGATATATTAAAAATAATTCTGGTAATGATTAAGAAGATTAATGATGTTGCGAACATAGACATCGATTATGACGCACTATCGAACTATTTATTTAAAAAATATCGCAGCGTATCTACGCGATATGACAAGTATTTGAAAGAGTTTGAACGCAAAAACATAGAGGATGCCAAGAAATATGCGAAGAAATATGCCGAATTGACACCAGGACATCTACTGAATATGTTAAATAACAAGCAGATTGAAAAGGTGCATATCGATATAATCAAAAAGGTTAATGAAAATTTTATAGATAACATAAATGTTATTTTTTATAATTCGATTTGCTTCTGGATTGTGGATACGCAAGATAACATCAATAAAAACAATATAACTCTCAATATGAACTATTTAAATCCCAGCCATATTGATAAGCTGAATACACGCGGCTTATTATATTATATTATAGAAATCATAAGCGACTTTTACAAATACAATGATAGCAATGATTACATTATAAATATCAAAGGTTTGAAGAAAACGCTAGTTTCTATAATAGAAGAAGAGTATAAAGACGCTGATAAAAAGATATTAGAAGAATTACTAAATAAGAATACGGCAGACAAGATAAATAGGTGTAGCATCGATAAACAAAGGTATTCTGATGAAGAACTATACTATATAGACAAACTTCTTTATACACCTAATAATAATTCTAAATTCGAGAAAATACATAAATATATACAAGGATGCTGTCTTCGTAAATTAGATAATAATTTTAATGATATATCGGACTTCGAAACTACTAATAACACCGAGATAATCAAATTAAAGAAACTATATTCAGATGTTCGGCTAAGCAACAAAGAAAGAGATGTCCGATTTGTGCCGAACAAGCACATAATTAAAAAGAAGAAGGGAAAGAAGGCAGCGAGTGATGACTTTAGTATCGAAGAAGAAGATGCGGATACAGACATATATCTTGATGAAATTAAGAAACAATATAATAATATAAAATACTTTCATAAAAAACCTGATGTTTATAATATAACTAATTATGAAGTTAATGAATGGCTTGAAGGGATGCAAGGTATCACCGAGTTATTGCCAAATTATTTAATAGATAATCTCATAAATTACGAATTAGACCCCGTTGAAACCGCAATCGCTGATAACATTAAGAAGCTTAAAAATGTTAAAAATAATATTACGGGAGATTTCTTGAATTGTAAATATATTAATTATAAAGAGATTTTACTTAATGTATGTAAAATACTATATAGTAATTTCAATGCTTCTCAAATATACAAAGATAACAAAACATTAAAAACGAAGGTGATGGCGGCTATTAAAGAAATTAGGAAGGTCATCAAGCATCTTTATAAGTTAAATAAGATTAAGAATGAAGAGAATGCCGACGTAATTAATACAATTAATATTTTAATCATAAGTAGGTCGCTAAATTACCCTGTATTAGCAGGTATTGAAAATATCCCGCCCGAATTTATAAATAACAAGGCGGATGAATTGTATGAATATTTGAAAAACTATTTAGAGGGGAAATATAATAAGTTCCTAAGCCCCGAAGAAATCGCCATATTTATTAATGAAAAACGCGAAGAATATAAAAATAAGAAATTAAAAGAAAATCAAAATTTGGATATTGAAGAAAATGAAATTCGCAGACAAGTTAAAGCGGCTGGTATAATAAAAGACAAGTATAATGTTAATGTCGATGACGACTTAGGAGGCGACGTAGGAGGCGATGGAGATGATGCGGGAGCGGCTGCTGCTGGAGGTGCGGGAACAGGCAATGTTATAGATGATTATGATGACGCTGAGAAGGACGCAGATTACAATCCTAAAGATAATGATAATTATAATATTTATGACGATGATGATATAGATATAGATTAAGTATTACACGCTCCTACCTAAACATTATTCAATGCATTCTGTTGATGTATAACAATTTCAGCAGAATTAGGCTTTTTGAAATTAGTATTATTGCCTATTGTTCCATTAAGTTGCAATGGTAAATATCTATCCTTAAAACTTTCTATAACCTGCTGCTTATATCGGTTGGGTATCTCTTCAAATAATATATCATTTACTAGGTTTTCATATTTTAATGCTAATAAACTAAATTCATTATCGGTTATCTCATCGTCATTCTCAATTTGACCTGCTAATAGCAAGAACTGCTGCCCTAATCTGCGAAATAAATCACATTTTTCACTGGCTTTTATAGAATTATTTAGGGATATAATTAGAACACTTATAGCATTAACAACAATATTCGGTATCTTCACTTCGTTCGCATCTTCACTTATTGAGTTAATTATACACATCGCGCTTGACGTAAGAACTAATGGAATATTAAATCCGAACTTAACTAATGACCAGTATCCGCTTGCTTTACTACATAATAACACAAGCGCCTCAGTCTTTGATAACAATTTTTCTATTTTATAAGGTAGATTTGGGGATACCTTGTGTTCGGCTCTCTCTTCGTTTTTTTCGCTCATTATATTAAATATTAATATTTTAAAAAAAATAATTAGTTGGTAAAATTTGCATTAACCTAAAAGAAAAATGAGACAATATTATCATATCTTTATGGTATCTCATTCATTTTCCATTTAATATGTTAGGATAGATTACCCCGCCTTCTTTTAATCTTGCTTTATTTTTTTCATAATATACCTTTGTATTACCACAAGCTCCTTTCTTTAATTGTTCTTTCGTCCCACATATTCCTGTTTTACTATTTTCATTTTCCTCTATCGGTTTAGTAATATCCATATTAATTATTAATTATTAATTATTATTTATTAATTATTATTTATTTTTTAAGTATATATATATCGTATTAGATACTCTGCATATTACATAACTTATCATTTAGGTCATCTATGGTTTTCTGCTGGTCGTTTATTCTAGCAGTAAGTTCTTGTATTGATTTTGTTAATAATGGTATTATCGACATATATTCAATCGTATATTTATGACTTTCATTTACAGGCACATTAACCGCTTCTGGAATTATATCGTGCAAATCCTGTGCAATAAAACCATAGCTCTTCTTATCGCCTTCATTTTGCTCGATAGTCAAATAAGATACTGGGCTGATTTTATTAATCAACTCAAGTGAATTATTAATAGGCTTGATATCTTTTTTATATCTTCTATCACTTATAGTCGAGTAGTTAATCGCATTGATTGTTCCGTTCACATCTAATTTACATATGGGGTTTGTATTCCCTATTCCGACATTATTATTATTGAATATATTAATTATAGAATATTCAGCAGGTTCATAAGGAGTTCCAAGTTGCCATATTTCTTGAACGTTCCAAGAAGACGAAAGAACTGCGCTATTTGAATTATTGTAATACGCAGGTCTATTCAAATATATTTTACCTTCATTGGAATTATCTCCTAATAAAGAGCACCATTTAGCCGTGTAATATATAAAATCGCTAGATGTCGCGGGTAAATCAAAGAAAGACCCTGATATATTTGCTACAAAATAGGAAGACGTGCTCGATTCGGCTCCTAAGTTATGCGAAAGCCAGCAGGAAGTCCCTTGATTATCTATTAAGTTGTTTCCATCCGCTTCTGTTATATGCGTCCATTCGCCGTTCTCTCCGATTTTGCGATATAATCGGAGCCCCCACCATCTCGCGTCAGTCCCATAATCAATCCCTATATGACACGACAAATGAACAAGAACCTTCGAAGATGGATGCGTGGGTTTGATGCGAACACAGAAACCTTGTATTTTTTCATTAACGATACTAATATTATTATCTATAAATTGCCATCCATACCCCGTCTTAACCACTATATCCCTGTAAATATTAAATAATGTCTGAATAGACATATTTTGGCATATTACCGCGTTCTTCGGGATAAACGTAGTTTCGAGTTGCCATATTTCTTGAACGTTCCAAGAAGACGAAAGGACTGCGCTGTTAGAACTATTATAAGTCGCTGGTCTATTCAGGTATAACTTGCCATTTTGGGTATTGTCGCCTAACTGGGAGCACCATTGTGCCGTATAATATACATAAGTATCCATAGCATTCGGGAAATCATAATAAGCACCCGAGACGTTTGCTATAAAATACGAGTAGGTGCTCGTATCTGCTCCTAAATTGTGCGATAGCCAGCAAGGTGTCCCGTTGCTATAATTATTACCATCCGCGTCTGATACGTGTGTCCAAGCGCCATCTTCGCCAATCTTGCGATATAACCGAAGTCCCCACCATCTCGCGTCAGACCCATAGTCGATACCAATGTGGCACGTTAAATTAATTAATATTTTTGAAGTATAATGGTTCGGTTTAATGCGAACGCAGAAGCCTTGAATGTTATTATTAACGACCGCTATGTTATTATCTATAAACTGCCAGCCGCCTCCCGATTTCTCAATAACGTTTTTATATATATTAAATTGCGTTTGCGTCGGCGTATATTTAGTCACGATACCGCCTTTTGGAAAATAGGATGTTTCGAGTTGCCAAATTTCACTTACATTCCACGAGGATGAAACAATGGGAGTATTTAAAGCATTTATTATTGCTGGTCTATTCAGGTATAGCTTGCCGTTTTGGGTATTGTCGCCAAGCAGTGAGCACCATTTCGCGGTATAATATATATATTCTTCAGATATATTTGGCAGGTCATAATAAACACCTGATACGTTTGCTATAAAATACGAGTATGTGCTCGTATCGGCTCCTAAATTATGCGAAAGCCAGCAAGTAGTCCCATTATTATTATTATAATCAGTGCCATCGGCATTTGAGAGATGCGTCCATTCACCCGCTTCGCCTATTTTACGATATAACCGAAGCCCCCACCATCTTGCGTCAGACCCGTAGTCGATACCAATGTGGCACGTTAAATTAATTAATATTTTTGAAGAATAATGATTAGGTTTAATGCGAACACAGAAGCCTTGAACCTTGTCATCTATAATATTAATGTTATTATCTATAAACTGCCAACCACTTCCAGATTTCTCAACAACATTTTTATACAAATTAAACTGCGTTTGTATGGGGCTGTATTGCGATAATATCGATGAACTGCCTGTATATGTTTTGCCATTTGGGTATATCATCCCATTTTTATATAAATCGCCTGTAAAATTAACGTCCCCAGTGATATCTAAATTATTGCGTAGAGTTGTAGAGTTATTTACTATAAAATTTGAGTTAATAATTACGTCTCCATTAATTTCGAGGTCATCATCATATTTATTATTAACTATAAATTTGTTTGCAGCACTTGGGTCTTCATAAATCATATCCGTTGTTAAATCTGTAATTCTCTTTGAGATAGCATTGCTAGTCGCTAATACATAATTGCTGCTATTACTATCATTGGCGTTCATATTATATATTAAAGTTGCTATGCCATCACCTAAATTTGAACTTGTAGATAATACGTAGTTAAGTTGAAATTCACTAACTTCATTTATTTTGTTAATTAAACTAGTATTTACGAAGGAGATATAATTGCACGAATTCAAATCATTGAAGTTCGCTTTCTTCACTAAGAGATTACTTGTTTCAAGCACATAATTGCTAGTATCATCAATAACATCTCTATTATTTTTTTTATAATTACCTGCAATATGAAGGTCTCCATTATTTGCTACATTGAAGACATTCGTAGTTAGATTTGAAGCAACAAATATATCTCTAAAGTCATCTTTCTGCTGTATCATTAAAGCGCTCGATGTATTATTAGCATTCACTATCTCCATTCTTTCAGTTGTATAAACAATTGTTTCTAATGTTGTGCTTTCACCTAGAACAATTAGGTTAGAGTTGATAGTAAAATCTCCATTCACTAGCAGATTATTATTATATCTATTATTAACTATAAATTTGTTAGTAGCACTTGGGTCTTCATAAATCATATCCGTTGTTAAATCAGTAATCCTCTTCGAGATAACATTGCACGTATGCAGAATATAATTACTTGCATTCAAATCATTGAAGTCTGCTTTCGCAACTAAGATATTACTAGTCTCCAATATGTAGTTGCTACTATTGTAATCATTGAAGTCTGCTTTTGCAACTAAGAGGTTGCTTGTCTCCAATATGTAATTGCTACTATTGTAATCATTGAAGTCTGCTTTGGCTATTAAGATATTACTAGTTTCTAATATATAGTTGCTTGCATTCAAATCATTAAAGTCTGCTTTGGCTACTAAGATATTACTGGTAGCCAATATATAATTACTAGCATTCAAATCATTAAAGTCTGCTTTAGCCACCAAGAGGTTGCTTGTCTCTAATACGTAGTTGCTCGCATTCAAATCATTAAAGTCTGCTTTGGCTACTAAGAGGTTGCTTGTCTCTAATACGTAGTTGCTACTATTGTAATCGTTGAAATCTGCTTTGGCTACTAAGAGGTTGCTTGTCTCTAATACGTAGTTGCTACTATTGTAATCGTTGAAATCTGCTTTGGTTATTAAGATATTACTTGTTTCTAATATATAGTTGCTACTATTGTAATCATTAAAGTCCGCTTTGGCTACTAAAATATTACTGGTAGCCAATATATAATTACTTGTATCATCAATAACATCTCTATTATTTTTTTTATAATTACCTACAATATGAACATCCCCGTTATTTGCAATACTAAAGACATTTGTATTTAAATTCGAAGCTACTAATATTGCAGCATCACTATCCTTCTGTTGTATCATTAAAGCAACCGAGTTAATGCCTGTATTTACTATTTCCATCCTTTCAGTTGTATAAACAATCGTTTCTAAGGTTGTGCTTTCACCTAGAACTATTAAGTTAGAGTTAATAGTTAAATCTCCATTCACAAGCAGATTATTATTATATCTATTATTAACTATAAATTTATTAGTAGCACTAGGGTCTTCATAAATCATATCCGTTGTTAAATCAGTAATCCTCTTCGAGATAACATTGCTTGTATGTAGAATGTAATTACTTGCATTCAAATCATTGAAGTCTGCTTTAGCCACTAAGAGGTTGCTTGTTTCCAACACATAATTGCTACTATTGTAATCATTAAAGTCTGCTTTGGCTATTAAGATATTACTAGTTTCTAATATATAGTTGCTACTATTGTAATCATTAAAGTCTGCTTTAGCCACTAAGAGGTTGCTTGTCTCCAATATGTAGTTGCTTGCATTCAAATCATTGAAGTCTGCTTTAGCCACTAAGAGGTTGCTTGTCTCTAATACGTAGTTGCTCGCATTCAAATCATTGAAGTCTGCTTTGGCTATTAAGATATTACTTGTTTCCAACACATAATTGCTACTATTGTAATCGTTGAAATCTGCTTTAGTAATTAAGATATTACTTGTTTCTAATATATAGTTGCTACTATTGTAATCATTAAAGTCTGCTTTAGCCACTAAAAGGTTGCTTGTTTCTAATACGTAGTTGCTCGCATTCAAATCATTAAAGTCTGCTTTGGCTACTAAAATATTACTGGTAGCCAATATATAATTACTAGCATTCAAATCATTGAAGTCTGCTTTGGCTATTAAGATATTACTAGTTTCTAATATATAGTTGCTACTATTGTAATCATTAAAGTCTGCTTTAGCCACTAAGATGTTGCTTGTCTCCAATATGTAATTACTAGCATTCAAATCATTGAAGTCTGCTTTAGCCACTAAGATGTTGCTTGTCTCCAATATGTAATTACTAGAATTCAAATCATTGAAGTCTGCTTTGGATACTAAAAGGTTGCTAGTCTCCAACACATAATTACTTGCATTCAAATCATTGAAGTCTGCTTTAGCCACTAAGAGGTTGCTAGTCTCTAACACGTAATTACTAGTATCATCAATAACATCTCTATTATTTTTTTTATAAATACCTATAATACTAATATCCCCGTTATTTGCTACATTAAAGACATTTGTAGTTAGATTTGAAGCAACTAATATATCTCTAAAGTTATCTTTTTGTTGTATCATTAAAGCGCTCGAGGTATTATTAGCATTCACTATTTCCATCCTTTCAGTTGTATAAACAATCGTTTCTAATGTAGTGCTTTCACCTAGAACTATCAAGTTAGAGTTAATAGTTAAATCTCCATTCACAAGCAGATTATTATTATATCTATTATTAACTATAAATTTGTTAGTAGCACTTGGGTCTTCATAAATCATATCGGTGGTTAAATCAGTTATCCTCTTTGAAATAGCATTGCTTGTATGCAGAATATAATTACTTGCATTTAAATCATTAAGGTCTGCTTTCGCTATTAAGATATTACTTGTAGCGAATATGTAATTACTAGAATTAAAATCATTAAGGTTCGCTTTCGCTATCAAGATATTACTTGTAGATTGCACATAATTGCTAGTATTTATTATGCGACCTATTAAGATATTGCTTGTGGATTGCACATAATTGCTAGTATTTATTACGCGACCTATTAAGATATTGCTTGTTGATTGCACATAATTGCTAGTATTTATTACGCGACCTATTAAGATATTGCTTGTGGATTGCACGTAATTGCTGCTATTACTATCATTAAGGTTTGCTTTAGCTACTAAGATATTGCTTGTGCTATTTACGTAATTACTAGAATTTAAATCATTTAAGTCTGCTTTAGCAACTAAGAGATTGCTTGTTTCGAAAACATAGTTGCTAACATTGTAATCATTAAGGTCTGCTTTAGCCACTAAAATGTTGCTTGTAGATAATACGTAATTACTAGAATTTAAATCATTAAGGTTTGCTCTAGCTACTAAGATATTACTTGTAGATTGCACATAATTGCTAGTATTTATTATACGACCTATTAAAATATTGCTTGTGGATTGCACGTAATTGCTACTATTAGTATTATTAAGATTAATTCTAGCGACTAAGATGTTGCTTGTCGCGAATACGTAGTTGCTACTATTGCTATCATTAAGATTAACTCTAGCTACTAAAATATTACTTGTGCTATTTACGTAATTGCACGTATTTATTATGCGACCTATTAAGATATTACTTGTTGCGAATACATAGTTGCTACTATTACTATCATTAAGATTAGTTCTAGCTATTAAGATATTACTTGTTGCGAATATATAGTTGCTACTATTATTATCATTGAAATCTGCTTTAGCAACTAAGAGATTGCTAGTGGATTGCACATAATTGCTAGTATTTATTATGCGACCTATTAAGATATTACTTGTAGCCAATATGTAATTACTAGAATTTCCATCATTGAAGTCTGCTTTGGTTATTAAGATATTGCTTGTGCTATTTACGTAATTGCTAGTATCATCAATAACATCTCTATTATTTTTTTTGTAAATACCTATAATATTAACATCTCCATTATTTGCTACATTAAAGACATTCGTAGTTAGATTTGAAGCAACTAATATATCTCTGAAGTTATCTTTTTGTTGTATCATTAAAGCGCTCGAGGTATTATTAGCATTCACTATTTCCATTCTTTCAGTCGCATATACGATTGTTTCTAACATAGTGCTTTCACCAAGAACGATTAAGTTAGAGTTGATAGTTAAATCTCCATTCACAAGCAGATTATTATTATATCTATTATTAACTATAAATTTGTTAGTAGCACTCGGGTCTTCATAAATCATATCCGTTGTTAAATCAGTTATCCTCTTTGAAATTTCATTGCTTGTATGCAGAATGAAATTGCTTGCATTTAAATCATTAATGTTCGCTCTTGCTACCAATGTATTACTAGTAGATTGCACATAATTGCTTGTATTTATTATACGACCTATCAAGATATTACTTGTGGAACGGACATAGTTGCTACTATTACTATCATTAAGATTAGTTCTAGCTATTAAGATATTACTTGTTGCGAATATATAGTTGCTTGCATTGTAATCATTAAGGTCTGCTTTGGCTATTATAATATTACTTGTTGCGAATACATAGTTGCTCGTATTATCTATGCGGTCTGCTAATAAGTTGCTTGTGCTATTAACATAATTACTCGTGTTTATTATACGTCCTATTAAGATATTGCTTGTGGCGAATACGTAATTACTACTATTACTATCATTGAGGTTTGCTTTAGCGATTAAAATATTGCTCGTGCTTATTATACGACCTATCAAGATATTACTTGTAGAGCGCACATAATTGCTACTATTACTATCATTATAGTATGCTTTAGATACTAAGATATTACTTGTCTCCAATATGTAATTACTTGCATTTACATCATTAAGGTCTGCTTTAGCCACTAAAATGTTGCTTGTGCTATCTACGTAATTGCTCGTATTCTCTATACGCGCTGCTAATAAATTGCTTGTGCTATCTACGTAATTACTCGTATTTATTATGCGACCGATTAAGATATTGCTTGTAGTGCGAACATAATTGCTTGTATTATCTATGCGAACTGCTAATAAGTTGTTTACGCTACCTATATAGTTGCTTGTATTTATTACGCGGTCTATCAAGTTATTGCTTGTAGATAATATATAGTTGCTACTATTACTATCATCAATGTTTGATTTTGCGACTAAGATATTACTAGTAGCGAATACGTAGTTGCTCGTATTTATTATACGACCTATCAAAATATTGCTAGTAGATAATACATAGTTGCTACTATTAATATTATTAAGATTTACTCTAGATACCAAGATATTACTTGTCGACCGCATATAGTTGCTAGCGTTAGCATCATTGAAGTCTGCGTTGGCTACTAAGATATTGCTTGTTTCTAATACATAATTGCTGGCGTTAGCATCATTGAAATCTGCTTTAGCAACTAAGAGATTGCTTGTTTCAAGCACATAATTGCTAGCATTCGCATCATTGAAATCTGCTTTGGTTATTAAGAGGTTGCTTGTTTCTAATACATAATTGCTAGAATTTGCATCATTAAAATCTGCTTTAGACACTAAGAGGTTGCTTGTTTCAAGCACATAATTGCTAGTATCATCAAGAACATCTCTATTATTTTTTTTATAATTACCTACAATATGAACATCCCCGTTATTTGCTACATTAAAGACATTTGTAGTTAGATTTGAAGCAACTAATATATCTCTAAAGTTATCTTTTTGTTGTATCATTAAAGCACTCGAGGTATTATTAGCATTCACTATTTCCATTCTTTCAGTAGCATATACGATTGTTTCTAATGTAGTGCTTTCCCCAAGAACGATTAAGTTAGAATTGATTGTTAAATCTCCATTCACTAAAAGACTTGTATTATATCTATTATTCACTATAAATTTGTTAGTGGCACTAGGGTCTTCATAAATCATATCGGTTGTTAAATCCGTAATCCTCTTTGAAATAGCATTGCTTGTATCAAGCACATAGTTGCTTGCATTTAAATCATTAAGGTTGGCTCTTGCTACCAATGTATTACTTGTAGATTGCACATAATTGCTCGTATTTATTATACGACCTATCAAGATATTACTTGTGGAACGCACATAATTGCTACTATTACTATCATCAATGTTGGCTTTAGCAACTAAGATATTGCTAGTAGATTGCACATAATTGCTCGTATTTATTATACGACCTATCAAGATATTACTTGTGGCACGGACATAATTGCTACTATTACTATCATCAATATTGGCTTTCGCTACCAAGATATTACTAGTAGTTTGCACATAATTGCTTGTATTTATTACACGTCCGACTAAGATGTTGCTAGTAGATAATACATAGTTGCTACTATTATTATCATCAATGTTATTTCTTGCTACTAAGATATTACTTGTCGATTGCACATAGTTGCTTGCATTTATAGCAGTATCATTCAATTGTATATTTAATGCTACTATACTAGAATTAATAACATTGCTTGTTAATACTTCTTGGTCATACAAACGATTACTAAGAATATTACTTGTATAGAATACATAGTTGCTTGCATTCAAATCATTGAAGTCCGCTTTGGCTACTAAAAGATTACTTGTATCGAAAATGTAATTACTCGCATTCGTATCATTAAAATCCGCTTTTGCTACTAAAAGGTTGCTTGTTTCTAATATGTAATTACTTGCATTCAAATCATTAAAATCCGCTTTTGCTACTAAAAGGTTGCTTGTATCCAATATGTAATTACTTGCATTCAAATCATTAAAATCCGCTTTAGCTACTAAAAGATTGCTTGTCTCCAAAATGTAATTACTTGCATTCTTATCATTAAAATCTGCTTTGGCTACTAAGAGGTTGCTTGTTTCCAATATATAATTACTTGCATTCAAATCATTAAAGTCTGCTTTAGCTACTAAAAGATTGCTTGTCTCCAAAATGTAATTACTTGCATTCAAATCATTAAAGTCCGCTTTGGCTACTAAAAGGTTGCTTGTTTCTAATATATAATTACTTGCATTAAAATCATTAAAATCCGCTTTGGCTACTAAAAGGTTGCTTGTATCGAATATATAATTACTTGCATTAAAATCATTAAAATCCGCTTTGGCTACTAAAAGGTTGCTTGTTTCTAACACATAATTACTTGTATTGTAATCATTTAGGTCTGCTTTTTTTGCTAAAGCAACCAATATATTGCTCGTGGATTGCACGTAATTGCTTGTATTCATTATGCGACCTATTAAGATATTGCTCGTGGATTGCACATAATTGCTTGTATTCATTACACGACCTATTAAGATATTGCTTGTGGATTGCACATAATTGCTAGTATTCATTACACGACCGATTAAGATATTGCTAGTGGATTGAATATAGTTGCTTGCGTTTATTATACGACCTATTAAGATATTGCTCGTTGATTGCACATAGTTGCTATTATTACTATCATTAAAGTCTGCTTTGGCTACTAAAAGGTTGCTTGTTTCTAATATGTAATTACTTGCGTTCATATCATTAAAGTCTGCTTTAGCAACTAATAGATTACTTGTTTCCAAAATGTAATTACTTGCATTCATATCATTAAAGTCTACTTTAGCCACTAAGAGATTGCTTGTTTCTAATATGTAATTACTTGCGTTCATATCATTTAGGTCTGCTTTTGCAACTAAGAGATTGCTTGTGGATTGCACATAGTTGCACGTATTCATTACGCGACCTATTAAGATATTGCTCGTCGATTGCACATAATTACTAGTATTTATTACACGACCTATTAATATATTACTTGTCGCTAATATATAATTGCTACTATTACTATCATTAAGACTTACTCTAGCGACTAAGATATTACTTGCAGAACGGACATAATTACTATTATTACTATCATTAAGGTTCCCTTTAGCGACTAGGATATTACTTGTAGAACGCACATAGTTGCTACTATTACTATCATCAAGGTTCCCTTTAGCTACTAATATATTACTAGTAGATTGCACATAATTGCATGTATTTATTATACGACCTATTAATATATTGCTTGTAGCCAGAACATAGTTGCTACTATTACTATCATTAAGGCTTACTCTAGCAACTAAGATATTACTTGTAGAACGCACATAATTGCTACTATTGCTATCATTAAGGCTTACTCTAGCAACTAAGATATTACTTGTAGAACGCACATAATTGCTACTATTGCTATCATTAAGGCTTACTCTAGCAACTAAGATATTACTTGTAGAACGCACATAGTTGCTACTATTACTATCATCAAGATTTCCTTTCGCAACTAAGATATTGCTTGTAGATTGCACATAATTGCAAGTATTTATTATGCGACCTATTAAGATATTGCTAGTAGATAGCACATAGTTGCTAGTATCATTGATAACATCTCTATTATTTTTCTTATAATTACCAATGATATTAACATCTCCATTGTTAGCTATAGTAAATACATTCGCATTTAGATTTGAGGCTACTAATATAGCACTATTGATATCCTTCTGTTGTATCATTAAAGCAGTTGTATTATTATCAGCATTTACTATCTCCATTCTTTCAGTTGTATATACAATCGTTTCTAATGTGGTGCTTTCGCCAAGAACTATCAAGTTAGAATTGATAGTTAAATTACCATTCACTAGCAGACTATTATTATATCTATCATTCACTATAAATTTATTAGTGGCACTAGGGTCTTCATAAATCATATCCGTTGTTAAATCAGTTATTCTCTTCGATATAACATTGCTTGTTTCCAATACATAGTTGCTTGTATTCGCATCATTGATGTCTGCTTTTGATACTAAAAGATTACTTGTTTCAAAAATGTAATTACTAGTATTCAAATCATTAAAGTCTGCTTTCGCAACTAAAAGGTTGCTCGTTTCTAATACATAATTACTTGTATTCGCATCATTGAAGTCCGCTTTGGCTACTAAGAGGTTGCTTGTTTCGAATATATAGTTGCTTGCATTCGCGTCATTGAAGTATGCTTTGGTTATTAAGATATTACTTGTAGATAGCACATAGTTGCTTGTATCATTTATAACATCCCTATTATTTTTTCTATAATTACCAACGATATTAACATCTCCGTTGTTAGCTATAGTAAAAACATTAGCATTTAGATTTGAGGCTACTAATATAGCACTATTGATATCCTTTTGTTGTATCATTAAAGCAGTCGAATTATTATCAGCATTTACTATCTCCATTCTTTCAGTTGTATATACAATCGTTTCTAATGTTGTGCTTTCCCCAAGAACTATTAAGTTAGAATTGATAGTTAAATTACCATTCACTAGCAGACTATTATTATATCTATTATTTACTATAAATTTATGCGCGGCACTAGGGTCTTCATAAATCATATCCGTTGTTAAATCAGTTATCCTCTTAGAAATAGCATTGCTTGTAGAACGCACATAGTTGCTACTATTACTATCATCAAGGGTCGCTTTCGCTACTAAGATATTACTTGTAGAACGCACATAGTTGCTACTATTACTATCATTAAGGTTCGCTCTAGCTACTAAGATATTACTTGTAGAACGCACATAGTTGCTACTATTGCTATCATCAAGGTTCCCTTTCGCTACTAAGATATTACTTGTAGAACGCACATAGTTGCTATTATTTCGGTCATTGAGATTAACTTTGGCTACTAAGATATTGCTTGTCTCGAATACATAATTACTACTATTACTATCATTAAAGTCTGCTTTGGTTATTAAGAGGTTGCTTGTTTCCAATATGTAGTTGCTAGAATTCAAATCATTTAAGTCCGCTTTGGTTATTAAGATATTACTTGTCTCTAGCACGTAATTACTAGTATCATCAATAACATCTCTATTATTTTTTTTGTAAATACCTGCAATATTAACATCCCCGTTATTTGCTACATTAAAGACATTCGTAGTTAGATTAGAAGCAACCAATATATCTCTAAAGTTATCTTTTTGTTGTATCATTAAAGCGCTAGAAGTATTATTGGCGTTCACTATTTCCATTCTTTCTGTCGTATATACAAGCGTTTCTAATGTTGTGCTTTCCCCAAGAACTATCAAATTAGAATTAATAGTTAAATCTCCATTTACTAAAAGACTTGTATTATATACATTGCTTACAATAAATTTGTTAGCAGCACTAGGGTCTTCATAAATCATATCCGTAGTTAAATCAGTTATTCTCTTTGAAATAACATTGCTAGTATCAAGCACATAGTTGCTTGCATTGATATCATTAAGGGTTGCTCTTGCTACTAAGATATTGCTTGTAGTTCGCACATAATTGCTACTATTGGTATCATTGAGGTTCGCTCTTGCTACTAAGATATTACTTGTTGCACGAACATAATTGCTCGTATTTATTATGCGACCTATTAAGATATTACTAGTGCTATCTATATAGTTGCTACTATTCAAATCATTTAAGTCTGCTTTAGCAACTAAGATATTGCTTGTTTCAAAGATGTAATTACTTGCGTTCGCATCATTAAAGGTCGCTCTTTCTACTAAGATATTACTTGCGCTATCTACGTAATTACTTGTATATATTATATTATCTATGAAGATATTGCTTGTCGATAGTATATAATTGCTAACATTGGTATCTGTTGCATTCAATTGTATATTTAATGCGGCTATACTATAATTTATAACATTGCTTGTTAATACTTCTTGGTCGCGCAAACGATTGCTAAGAAGATTACTTGTATCGAATACATAATTACTTGCATTCGTATCATTAAAATCTACTTTATAAGCTATAGAAACTAACAGATTACTTGTGTCTAATACATAATTGCTAACATTGGTATCAGTATCATTCAATTGTATATTTAATGCGGCTATACTAGTATTTATAACATTACTTGTTAATACTTCTTGGTCTCGCAAACGTTTGCTAAGAATATTGCTTGTAGATAATATGTAGTTGCTAGCGTTTACATCAGTGAAGTTTCCATTACCTGCTAAAAGATTACTCGTTAATATTTCTTGGTCTCGCAAACGTTTGCTAAGAATATTGCTAGTAGATAATATGTAATTGCTTGCATTCGCATCCGTGAAGTTTCCATTACCTGCTAAAAGATTACTTGTTAATAATTCTTGGTCTATCAAACGTTTGCTAAGAATGTTGCTTGTAGATAATATGTAATTGCTTGCGTTCGCATCATTGTAATCTCCATTACCTGCTACAATATTACTTATCAATACTTCTTGGTATCGCAAACGATTACTAAGAATATTGCTTGTAGATAATATGTAGTTGCTAGCGTTCACATCCGTGAAGTTTCCATTGCCTGCTAAAATATTGCTTGTTAATGCTTCTTGGTCTCGCAAACGATTGCTAAGAATATTGCTTGTTTCGAATACGTAATTACTTGCGTTCATATCATTAAAGTCCGCTTTCGCTGCTTTCGCTTCTAAAATATTGCTTGTTTCGAATACATAATTGCTAACATTGGTATCCGTAGCAATCAATTGTATATTTAATGCGGCTATACTATAATTTATAACATTACTTGTTAATACTTCTTGGTCATACAATCGATTGCTAAGAATATTACTTGTATCAAATACATAATTACTTGCGTTTGCATCATTAAAGTCTGCTTTAGCAACTAAAATATTACTAGTTGATAATATATAGTTGCTAACATTGATATTACTAGCATTTAATTGTATATTTAATGAGGTTATACTATTATTTATAACATTACTTGTTAATACTTCTTGGACACGCAAACGATTGCTAAGAATATTGCTTGTAGCTAATACATAATTGCTTGCATTCGCATTACTAGTATTTAATCGTATATTTAATGCGGTTATGCTATTATTTGTTATTACTTCTTGGTCGTATAATCGGCTGTTAAGAATATTACTTGTTTCTAATATATAATTGCTAGCATTCACATCAATTAAATCTGCTTTAGCAACTAAGAGATTACTTGTGTCTAATACGTAATTGCTAGTATCATCAATAACATCCCTATTATTTATTTTATAACTACCTGTTATATTAATATCTCCATTGTTAGAAATAGAAAAAACCTTGTTATCAATATTTGATGCAATAAATATATCTGTGAAGTTATCCTGTTGTTGTAGAATTAAAGCGCTAGCAGTATTATTCGCATTAACTATTTCTAATCTCTCTGTTCTATATATAGTAGTCTCTAATGTTGTGTTGTCTCCTAGAACTATTAAGTTAGAATTAATTGTTATATTACCATTCACTACTAGACTTGCATTATATCTATCATTCACTATAAATTTGTTTATAGCATTTGGTGCTTCATAAATCATATCTGTGGTTAAATCCGTAATTCTCTTTGAAATTGCATCGCTTGTAGATATCACATAATTACTTGCATTCGCGTCATTAAGGTTTGCTCTAGCTACTAAGAGATTGTTTGTAGATAGTATATAATTGCTAACATTTTTATCATTTATATCTGCTTTCGCAACTAAGAGATTGCTTGTCTCTAGCACGTAATTGCTTGTATTTATTATGCGACCTATCAAGATATTGCTTGTGGCAAATACATAATTACTTGTATTAAAATCATTAAGGGTTCCTCTGGCTACTAAGATATTGCTCGTAGATGATACGTAATTACTTGTATTCAAATCATTTAGGTTTGCTTTCGATATTAAGATGTTGCTCGTGGATTGCACATAATTACTGCTATTACTATCATTGAGGGCTCCTCTAGATACCAATATATTGCTTGTAGCGAATACATAATTACTAACATTCAAATCATTAAGGTTCCCTCTAGATACCAAGATATTGCTTGTGGATGATACGTAATTACTGACATTCAAATCATTAAGATTTGCTTTCGATATTAAGATGTTGCTTGTGGATGATACATAATTACTTGCATTAAAATCATTTAGGTTTCCTCTTGCTACCAAGATATTGCTTGTTGATGATATGTAATTACTTGCATTCGCGTTATTAAGGTTTGCTTTGGCTACTAAGAGATTGCTTGTTGAAGATATGTAATTGCTTGCATTCAAATCATTGAGGTTAGTTCTGGCTACCAAGATATTGCTTGTTAATTGCACATAATTACTTGCGTTTGCATCATTAAGATTTGCGGCTGCTACTAAGATATTACTTGTGGCGAACACATAATTACTTGCATTTGCATCATTAAGGGTTCCTCTAGCTACTAAGATATTGCTTGTGGATGATATGTAATTACTTGCATTTGCGTCATTAAGGTTCGCTTTGGCTACCAAGATATTGCTTGTGCTTAATATATTATTACTACTAATGCTATCATTAAGATTAACTTTTAATGTTAATAATTTTAATTTGCAATCTAAAAAAGATAAATTATTGTATAGAATATTGCTAGTCTTTGATATATAATTGCTAGCATTCATATCATTGAAGTCTGCTTTGGCTACCAAGATATTACTTGTAGAAAGCACATAATTGCTAGTATCATCTATAACATCTCTATTATCTCTCTTATAAATACCTATAATATTAACATCCCCATTGTTAGCTATAGTAAAAACATTACTATTTAGATTAGAAGCAACAAATATATCTCTGAAGTCATCTTTTTGTTGTATCATTAAAGCACTCGACGTATTATTTGTATTCACTATTTCTAACCTTTCAGTCGTATATACAATCGTCTGCAACGTTGTGCTTTCACCTAGAACTATTAAATTAGAATTTATAGTTAAATTGCCATTCACAAGAAGATTATTATCATATCTATTATTAACTATAAATTTGTTTGCAGCACTTGGGTCTTCGTAAATCATCGCAGTGGTTAAATCAGTAATCCTCTTCGAAATCGCATTGCTTGCCGCGAATACATAGTTGCTATGATTAATATCTAAAGAATTAATTGAAGTAGTTAATGTATTACTTGTTTCTATTAAATAATTAGATGTTGTGAGAATTATATGATTAACATTATCTATAATATTTGTATTCTCTATGTTAGTTGTTGTGACTGGATAAAACAAGCGATTAGAAGTATTATAAAATAGATTACCATCTTCGTCAATCCCTAAAGATACTCTATTACTATTATTATTAAACTGCACATTGCTCAAATTAATACTTTTATAATTCCCAACAACATCTTTGATATTCAAGTTAACATTGCAATCTCTTGAAATTACTAAATCATCCAAATATATACTATTACCAGATAAATACAAGTCCTTCCATTTATTCGAAGACGACCCTAAATTATATACATTATTACTACTAGAGATTATATCCCCTTCGACACGTATATTACCAACGATATTTAATTTATAATCATTGCTACCATAAAGCTGTGTAGGCGATGTTCCTATTCCAATATTACCACTTATCCCGTCAATAATTAGTCTATTCGAAGTTATTACGTTGTTATTAAAATCAAATGTTAATTTATTATTAGAATTGCATATTATCCACTCGGAATTACTACCATTCTCTAAATTTATAGATACTAATTTACTAGACCCCTCGCTATACAAGCTATTCTTTACTTTTATTTTTGAATTAACCCCATATAATGTTAATAATTGCTCAGGGTTCGTGGTTCCAATCCCAATATTACCAGAGCTCGTTATGCGCATTCGCTCTATTGTCGAATTAGTCATAAATTGATGATACCCATTTGTATTCGTTGCTACATAAGAGATATTCCCACCTTGCGAAGAGCCATTTCTCGTATTACCAGACAACACAATTTTAGTATTCGTAGTATCATCGCTATCTGCAGTTCCAATTATAGTGTAATCACTAATGCTATTCGCAATGCGCAGTCTCCCAGCATTCCCCACTTGTAATATATTCGATGGGTCTGTTGCTCCTATTCCCACATTTCCCGATTTTGTTATTATCATCTTAAGAGATGAGCTGTTTGCACCCGAAGATGTGCTGAACTGCAAATCGCTTGCATCGCCTGTATATGTAGTCGATGTTATTTTACTTCGCGTTGCAGTGTTATACGTGGGGATACCAAATTCTATACCAGATACTTGATTACTAGTATTAGTATCTGTTTCTATTCTTATGAGTTCGCCACTAGCGTGAGTAATATGTAGTTTCCTCTTAGGGTCTATTGTTCCAATACCTACATTCCCTAAATTATAATATAAACTTTGGTTATTAATAATCCACGTATATGGAAGATATGAGTTTAAATTGCTCGCTATAATATTGCTCGTTGCTGATATATAGTTAGAGGTATCATTAATAACATCTCTATTATTTTTTCTATAAATTCCTGAAATATTAACATCGCCTATAATATCTAGAGGATAGTTTGGAGAACTGCTTCCAATCCCTATACGCGACCTTCCTCCTCCAATAAAATAAATATTACTTGTTGCATTGGCGTTATTACCAACCTGCGCGATAGGTATTGTTGCAACTGCCGAATTAACTAATATATTATCTGTGATAGTGATTGTATTCGCGGATATACCATTATTTGCAGTGATTGCTCCAGATGCATTAATTGTTGTCGCGGATATTCCACCATTTGCAGTGATTACTCCAGATATTTTAGCACATCCGACTATATCAAGAGAAGCAGTAGGGGTCGCACTTCCTATACCTATGCGCGCTACGCCTCCGCCTACAAAATATAAATTACTTGCGACATTTGCATTTGTTCCAAACTGCGCAATAGGCGTAGTAGATATACCAGACCTCGCTAGTATATTTGACGTATCGATAAATGTCGCAGATATACCATTATTCGCTGAGATTAACTCAGACGCTATTATTGATTTTGATATGAATGACCCGTTGGCAGTTAAAGTTCCACGCGCCTCTATAGTCGAAGCAGATAACCCAGCATTTGCATTTACCAACCCTGACGCTGTTATCGTTGTCGCGGATATACCATTCGTCGCAGTAATTAAACCAGACGCTTCAATCGTTGTCGTATTTAATCCACCATCAGCATTTATTATTCCAAACGTGCGGATTGATGTTGCAGTTAATCCAGCATTTGCATTTATCATTCCAGAGGCATCTATGGTTGATGATGATATACCACCTCTCGCATCTATTAATTTTCCCAGAGGCACTAAAATACCATTATTCGCAGTTATTAATCCGCTAGCAGTTATTGTAGTTGCACTTAATCCGCTATTGGCGGTGATTGCTCCCGATGCATTGATTGTGGTAGCAGATATCCCGCCATTCGCAGTAATTAACCCAGATATTTTAGCACCTCCAACTATATCAAGCGATGCAGTAGGTGTCGCACTTCCTATGCCTACCCGTGCTACTCCACCGCCTACAAAATATAAATTATTCACTGGATTAACATTCGTCCCAAATTGTGCAAGTGGTGTAGTTGCAGTTTCCGTAGTTATGTATATCATACTTGTTGAATTTACGACGGATGCATTTATAGTGCCTGCAATATCTGCACTTGAAGCACTAATACCACCATTTGCAGTTATAGTTCTATCTACAGGCACCACAAGCCCCCCGTTTGCATTTATGACACCTGAAGAATTTATAAATGATGCGGATATGCCACCATTTGCAGTTAAAAGCCGCCCTGATGGTAATGTAATCCCTCCATTCGCATTTATTAATCCCGATGCAATTATAGTTGATGCTGATATACCACCACGCGCTATTACAGACCTTCCCAAAGGCACATCAATCCCACCTGCAGCATTTATCAATCCTGATGCATTAATAGAAGCCGTTGATATACCGCCGTCAGCAACCAATGTATTCCCAAAAGACACTAATAACCCGCCTCTTGCAGTGATTAACCCAGATACACTAGCATTACCCACGACATCAATGGTAGCCGTTGGTGTAGCACTACCTATTCCAATGCGCGCTACTGAACCACCATATATATATATGTTATTTGCTACATTTGTATTCGTTCCATATTGAGCAATCGGTTGTGAATTATCAATATTATTAATTATTATTTTAGAGCTTATTGTGGTTGTCCCAAGTATATTAACATCCCCTACAATATCTAATGCTGATTGCGGTAAGGAAGTTCCAATACCTATATTTCCGTTCTGCAATATACAGAAATCAATACTATTCGCATAATTATTAAGTATATTAAATACCCCATCATTATTAATGAGGTTCCAATTATTAGAGTCGTAATCATTTTCACTATATATTTCGATATTACTATTAATACACCTAATCATTTGTTATAATATTTAATATATATATATATTAAAACTTTGGACATTTGAATTGCCTATTCGTAATTGATTTAATTATTCATAAAATATAATACATTATATAAAAATTGATATTATGTAATATATAATATAACAAATATCAATAATGAGTGCAACCGCTGCTGCCGCTTCCCCAGAAATCATCAATATTTATATCGATGGCTCTTGTATTCACAATGGTAGCCCCAATGCAATCGCAGGATATGGTGTATATTTTAAACATAATGATGAAAGGAATGAGTATGCTCGGGTTGTTGGGAAACAAACGAATAATACTGGCGAACTTACTGCATTCATACGCGCAGTTGAAATTATGTATGACGAATTAAACAGACCGCAATCCACTAGTAAGATTAATATATATACTGATTCAGAATACGTAATTAAATGCGCTGGACCATATTCTACAAAGTTATCTAAGGGTGATTGGAAAAATACTGAAGGAAAAATTCCTCCTAATATAAAATTAATTCAAAGGATTTACGAGATATATAAGCCATTCAAAAAACGTATCAGCATTCACCACGTGAAAGCGCATACAGGATTAGATGACGAGCATTCTGTCGGAAACGCTGAAGCGGATAGATTAGCAAATTTAGCAGTTGGTGTTGTCGCATCCGCAGCATCCGCAGCATCCGATTGCATAGATACAACCTTGATATCAAACATCAAGGAAAGCCCGACATATAGCAAACATTACATCAATGTTAAATATGAGTTCAAGGATGCTATAAAAAAATTAGGAGCCAAGTGGGATTTGCGTTGTAGCAAATGGTATTACGAGGATAATATCACAGATGCAAACAAGAAGGCTATCCAAGATATCGAAAAGATGTCTGAAAGTAATGCGGAGAGCGAAGACAAGATAGCTACTGATACTGGGATAGACCTTGAAATACATAAGAAAATCTATGTGAAAATACCATTCAAAAACAAGGATGCAGTAAAAAAACTCGGATGCCGATGGGAACCCGAGAAGAAATCTTGGTATTATTTGTCCAATCTTGAAAAAAATAAAATAGATAGTATAAAAAAATTAGAAGTAGGTATGTAGGATTTAGATTTAGGTATGTATTGTATCATATTAGTTATTCTATAATAATTTTAGTGTTATTGTTAAAGACATCCGTATATTCCTTAGGTATATTCTCGAATGAGATTAGTTTCATATTTAATATAAACTTGTCTTCATAGCCATTATCTTTTATGTATTTTTCTCTTTCAATATCTAGCATATTAGAGAGCATTAAGGCTTTTTCTTTTGTTATTCCCGCACCAATCTTTGATATATTATCGCTTTTATCTCCATAAATCGCCTTAAATAACAAGTCGACTTTTGGGTCATTATAGCCGCGCTTCATAAGTTCTTTGAACTGCATATTATATACGTGGACTTTTTTATCAACTAATTGCAAGAAGTCATTATCGTTCGCTATAATAATAATATTAATATCGGTATCATTAAGCACATCCAAGTGCTTTTTAATCATTTTTTGAGACAAATAGATAACATCGTCGCCTTCCAATCTATACTGAGATAGATATTTGAAATCCAATGATTTAATGTATTCATTAAATATATTAAAAATCTTTTTGTTAAAGTTTGTTTTTTGTATCCTCGTCGCCTTGTAGGTATTATAGATATCATTTCTCCATATTTCTGCACGTTGGCAATCTAAGCAGAACACTATATTACTTTTGTTTGTATTCCATTTTTTACAGAGTTTTTTAATATCATTGTTAATATGTTTATAGAAGGCATTGATAAATACCTCATTATTAACTATGTTATCTACGGAGACATCTATATTTTGGAAAGAGAACCACCTATATGTTGCAAAATATCTATGAAATACATAATAGCTACTATCGATAAGAATAATATTATTCTTATTAAAATTAATAGTATTCATTAATTATATTTTAATATTAATTAAATATTTAAATAATATTTAATCATTTTTTATTTATTTAGATTTGCAAAATTATTAGCCTCCACCATAATTGCTTTTAATTCATCTGGCTTATTCTTGTATTCCTTCCATTCATACCTCGCGCAATCATAGTTCTTCTTATTATCACTTGATATTTTCTTCATTTGTGCAATGCGATATGTTATAAACAATGTATAGTCTGTGGGTTTTATTGTTTTACTCTGCTTATCACTGCCTTTATTCATAGTAGTTTCCTCAGTTGATGCAGCATTACTAACAGGAACTTGATGTGTTGTATCTCTATTCGCGGCGACATCATCCGTATTCCCAGAATTTACGGCATCAGATGCAGTAGCGACATTAGCAGTAGTAGCAGCATTAGCAGCATTAGCAGCATTAGCGGCATCGTTAACATCGCAGTTATCTTGTGTAAATTCAGTAATCAATGGTTTTTCATAAGTCATCTTGTTAATATGCTCTTTCTTAGTCCAGACCTTTTTATTGTTTTTAATATCAACAATCCACAACTCCTTATCAAAGCCTTCCATTATAGAATTGATGTCATAGCCTTCAGCAGATAACCCAAAATGTAAAGGCGACTGCTCCTTCCCAGTATAATATGACGTAGAGCAATTGATGCATACCTTTTTACCAGACATTACTACGTATCACGTATTTATATTATTATATAAACATACGTAATCAATTTTTTATATTAGTTAAAGCCAAAATAATCAATATGTTCTTTTTTTTATTAGTATTTACAAAAAAATGATGAAGAAATCTTTGGCAAATCTCTTAATATACTGATGACCTTCTATGATAACATAAACGACTATTTCGAAAAAGATAACATTCTTAAGAATGTTTTGAATGAACCAATGATTACTATATTCCATTCAAAGATTATCAAAGGCTACAAGGATATTTTGAAGGGTTCTGACGAATACTTTGAAGATAAGGTAATGAACACATTTGACGAATACTTTGATAGATATGAAAACGCCGATGCATATGATGAAATATGCAATCAAATCATAATCATTTATTACAATAGCAATAAGGAAATGAGGGAATATTATAGCAGCATCTTCAAAAAGGAAAGATTTTATTTATAAAATCATCTATTAATATATTAAATAGCGATGAAAATTAATTTGATTTATATGATTATATATATAACGTTATTAGTATTTTTTATATTAATATCATTTTATATTATTGAAATATTATCATTTATATCGAGGCTTCCATTGATTAATAGTGTAGTCGGCGATTTCAGAGATTACACACTTGGTATGAACCAGCCTGTTATGATATTTCCTAATTTAACATATCGGGTTGTTAATTTCTATCCTATGCATATGGCTTACTATGTCTATTTATTTTGGGTGACGCTATGTTTAATCATAATATTACTATTATGGATGATTGGAATGATAATTCAAAAGATTATCTTTTTTAATCCTTTTGAAAGCATACCCCCTTGGATGGAATTGAATGAAATGGGATTTTTTAAATGGTTCTTTGAAAAAACACTACTAGATAAAAATAAAGATGTTATACAATTTATTCTCAATATATTTAAAGCAGTATTGTCTCCCGAACAATACGAAGCAGCCCAGCAAAGATGTATGGAGACCTTTGTAAGCAAGAAGGATACTAAGGATATCACGAAGGATACCAAAGAGACCAATGAGACCACTAAAGTATCTGAGCAACTCACTGAACATTTTGCTGAAAGCCCTGAACCTTTTAAACGTCATATAGACTATGATTTTACATATAAATATAATGAAGACAGATTAGAAGACATCTTTTATACTGATTCGTTCAAATCAATAAAACACCGAGAAGAAGCCAATAAATACAAAAAAATGAAGATTATACGCCCCGACAAGATTGGTAGTTCTATACCAGATTTAGACATAGAGAATACAATCAATACGAATATGCATTATATGAATATATAATTAAATTAATATATTATATTAAGAATAATATATATTAAATATGATTGAAGATTTTCAATGCCAACTTATTAAAATTCTAACAGAAGACAAAGATATATATAGATTAATATATTCAGTGCTATATCTATGTATCATAATAATCATAGGCATCTTCTTTTACTGGGATACCATTTATAAAAATGCCAAGAAATATTCAAAATGTAATAATATTTCTAAAATCATAGATGATAATTATTACAATGAGACACCTTATATATACAATATAATCATTATAAATACCAAGAAGATTAAGAAGCCATCAGAATATATTATCAAAATAACCTACAACTTCAATAAAATGGTTGTTGACGTTAGTTTTGGCAATATGGATGGCGAAGAAAACATCTTTATGTATAGAAAGAATGATTACGCGGGAATTATAAAGACCATAAACGAACTCAAGGCGACAATGAGCGAATTAAATAAAATTTATAAAAAATCAAATGATAATAGCGATTTATTATTATATAATAAGGCTGCTATCGAGTATTCTACGCTAATTAACTCGAAAGATGGTAAGAAGGCATTAGAATTAAATAACGACAAGGACTTTATTAATAGCTTTGGATACAATTATTTTAATTTAGAAAAGATGACATATGAAACCATCGAAGATATCAGCACACGAATAAATAGCAATGACTATAAGTATTACGCGGTTGATAAAAACTATAACATAGTCCATTCTTATACGACAAATGAACTCATTAAGTTCACGAAAGAATATTCGACCAATACGAATTACCCCATAGCAATAATAGATTATATAATATTTTCAAAGATACAGCAAAAAAATAATATAAATATATAAATAAGACATTATATTAGTAGTATTATGAGTGATACTAATAAGATTAATGGTATCAATGGTATTACTAGTATCAATAGCGATATTGATAAATTATTCAAAGGTATTGAAGACACATCCCAGAGTTATATTGATGAGATATCCTCTATGACTTCAAACAATATATTAAACTATAAATATATGGCATCTATCAATATACTTTTTCTATTTATAATAGGTATTATATTTTATATATTATATCGCGACTATATATATCGCATCGCAAGCAAGATGACGAGATGCGCAGATATTAATAATATCATCGATTTCAATATAAACGACAATGATAATTCATATATTTATAATATATACATTGTGCATATAAGTAATACCAATAATATCACAAAGGATTATATCTTGAAACTAGAATACAACTTCATCAAAGAGGAAACAAATATATTCTTGGGTGAGCAGAATATAATATCGTCTCTCTTATTCTCGCCAAACGATACGATTACTAAGATTAGCAATGCATTCGCAGTGTTTGATTTGGCAGAAAAGAAAAAGAAATTTGTAGAATATTATAATCGGGAAAATGAAAAAACCTATTGCATAGACAAGAAAAAACTGGCGACTATAAAATATAAATATTATATAACCTCGTCGAACAATGAGAAACTAGTAGACGAGAGCGCAGTAAAGCTAGTTAATTTTGTTAAAAAATATGGATATAATGATAATACGAAATTAGACCCAATATATAATATATTATATGCCATTGAAAATAAAAAGAATATGGAATACTAAGAGGGATACTAAGGATAGAATACCTCATTCAGTAATACCTTCAGTTCTTCAATCTTGGTATTATTTTTAATCTTTGGATAACTAATGCTAAACTCTATGAACATATTTCCTTTGTTTGATGTATTTAATATAGGCATCCCTTTGCCTTCTAGTAAATAATTCTTACCATTTGAAATAACACCGAATATATTAGTGTTTATATTTATTTTTTCTTTAAAATAAGGTATCACAATATCTTTTCCTACAATAGAATCAACAAATGATATAGTAGTCTTATAATACAAGTCATTCCCTTTCCTGATAAAGTGCTTATGCTCTTCTATTTTAATATGTATGATGAGGTCGCCTGGCTTAATACTGGCTATTCTCGGCTGTTCTCCTAATTCTGGGAAAGCCGTTTTATAATTCTCATCAATACCTTTGGGAATTATTAATGTCGCCTTCTTATCTTCATTAAAGCAACCTTTGCCACTACATTGCTTACAATCCGCTTTTCCTTCAATCGTTATTCCAGAACCTTCGCAATTATCGCAAGACCCTTGAAAGATTTGCTGCATAAATCCCATACTTCTTATTTGCTGTATTATACCGCGACCATCGCATTTACCACATTTCTTATTACATTTTAGACAATATTTGCGGATATTAATATTTAAATCCTTATTAATACCTTCATAGACATCGTCCAAGTTAAATACAAATGTTTTCTCTATTGATTGAGCCTTTTTAGGGATTTTCGCACCTCCACCTCCGCCACCCATACCAAAGATTTCTTCTTCAAAATTATGCCCCATCCCTCCAAAAGGATTTCCTCTGCCTCTAAAAAATGCTTCAAAAATATCGTGGGGATTTCTATGAACTTCCTGACCAGAACCATTATTATAATTCTGATCCCCGCTTTCATCATACGTTCGCCGCTTATTCTCGTCGCCTAATACATTGTATGCTGCTGAAATTTCTTTGAATTTTTCCTCAGCAGCCGCCTTATCAGCATCTTTGTTTTTATCGGGATGATATTCTATAGCAAGCTTCTTATATGCCCTCTTTATATCCTCTTGCGTAGCATTCCTTTCAACTCCTAATACTTTGTATAATTTATAATTGTCGCTGCCACTCATAATATTATGATAGTATATTAAATGTTTATATATCTTCTTATATACTCAATAATATAATATATACTACGACAACATTTATGATATAGATATATTTTCTTAATATATCTTTGGCGAAAACCGCATATGGATTATGACGTGTCATACTTCTATTTTTAGAGCAATAGTAGATTGTATACGAAGTATGCGAAGTATGTGAAGTATTCTTGGTTGATGGAAGATACCTAGAGACATTTAAGCGTCTGCAAATATTACTAGTGTTATCACTATAACAATTATAAAAACAGGATATGAATATAAAAAATTTAAAATAATATATTAAATTGTGTTTCATTTATAATATAAAATATAATTATTGTTTTATATAGGTATCCAACTAAACCAACTTAATTACAAACATATCTCATCATAATATTCATAGTGTATAGCTCCTGATTAAGTAATTTGAAAGCGTATGGCATCCTTACCTGAGCAATATCCGTATTATTTTTGCAATATTTGCAGCTATATATGCTCTTCTCCGTATTAACATTGGCGTGCATCCCGCATTTTTTACAGATAAATACCCTATAATTATCTGAAACGTGGAGCATCCTCTCTGCAAGGAAATTCGAGGTGCCGTGTGCAATAAAGCAATCCCTCTCCATCTCTCCTAATCGCAATCCTCCAGACCTTGCCCGACCTTCACTAGGTTGCCTTGTTAGCATCACAATCGGACCATTTGAGCCACGCGAGTTCCCAGTCCATACCGATTTGCCGTTGCGTCGAACCATAAATACTTCCGTAGATACGCTAATACAATACACTGCACCTTCATAGTTATATGCTTCTTCCACGTGATTTATCTCTTTGCGAATATCATTAGCATTCGCATATGGATTATTCTTTTTCTTAATTATAGTAATCTTCAAAAGACCATTCCAGATACTTTTGACACCGCTCCAACCTGCGTGAATACATAGTCGCATCATATCGTCCGCCAAACCTTCATATTTAGTGCAGAACATATTATCATACTTGTTAAGGCAGTATCCCCCTGTAGCAATCATAGACTTCATAAGTATCTTCACTTGATTGCTGCTTAACTTCCATACCCATTCAGGAAGACGGAAGGTATTTGCATCCGTATAGAGATTACACAAATATTCAGTAATATTTTGCGTATCCTCAGTATCATTATGCGAACCGAATTGATAGAGAACCTTATTATCGCATCCGCTCGAAATCCATTTGCCGAAGAATAATAGCCACGCTTCCATATTAATCTCCTTGTCGCTATTGGGTATCATAAACTGATAATCAGGAACGTTCCAAGCACAATCCTTCTTGTATCTAACACATTTCCCAATGATATCATCGGCTTTTTCTAATGCATATCCTTGATTATTATTATTAGTATTCTCTCTCTTAACATACATTCGATGTTCTCCTGTAGTATTTAAATCAATCTGCGAATTGCTGATATTATACATTACCCCCGAGTATTCTGGGTATTTATGGACTTCCACAGGCTTCTCATAAACCAGATGGCTATCATCTTTGAGAATTGCAACTTTGTCTTCGGTCGTAATCTTATCAATCGACTTCCAGCCATCACTTGTTAAAACGTCGTGGTCTGCAGTAAGACAATGAATTTTGTCTGAAACCATATGCTTTAATCGCTGGTAATACGTCGGTCCGATAAAGATATCCGTGTGGATTTGCTCTCCAGTGCGCCCATTATATAATATTTCATTACCATATTTCTCCATTCCAGACATTTCTAGAACCTTTGCTATTCCTTCTACGGAGCAATCAGTATATGGCGTGGAGTCTCCGAATGCCCCAATATGGCAACACGCCTTCCCCATAATCGATTCCATTAATTGGGCAATAGTCATACGCGAAGGGATTGCGTGAGGGTTCATAATAATATCTGGAACAATCCCGTCCTTCGTAAAGGGCATATCTTGGTGTCTATATATCATCCCAATGGTTCCTTTCTGAGCGCTGCAACTAGCGCATTTATCGCCAATTTCGGGTTTCCTGTTTTTGCGGATGCGAACCTTGCAAAACTTATAGCCATCGCTATTGATGCCATTATAGTTCATATCAATATAGCCGTCATCATTCGCTTTCATTGTTAAGCTGCTATCTTGATATGTAATAACGCCATTCGCTTTCTTGGGCATCACTTTGCCCACGATTACGTCATTCCCATTAACATAGGTATTTTTAGAGACAAAGCCATCATCATTCAATTTATCATAAGAGTATGGTTTCTGCGATGATATGTTAGTGGGATTTGTGAATAGCTCTTCTTCTCCAGTGCTATGGTTTTTATTACATACGTCGCGCATCGCCTTGTAATATGTGCTAGTAAATAGCCCTCTGTCCAGCGCCGATTGATTAACCATAATACTATCTTCCTGATTAAAACCTGTGTGGGTCATAATGGCGACGATAGCATTTACGCCAGATGGTAATTTGTGTGCCATTGTATATTTAGAAAGCTTAGTATATACAAGAGATTTCTGGGGATAATTCAAAATATTTCCCATCGTATCTATGCGCTTGTTAAAATTACTCATATATACACCTAGCGCCTGTTTGCCCATCGCGCATTGATAGCAATTTCTAGGCGACTGGTTATGGTCGCTGAATGGAATATTGACCCCCAAGATACCATTAATCAAACTTGGGTGAATTTCGCAATGCGTATAGAATGGAGGCAATGCAGTTCCTTTGATACCTTCCTCCAAATCTACGGGGAACGTCGCAATCATCGCAAAATTAATTTCATCGCAATCCATATATTCAATGAAACCTTCTTCGTCCAAATAACTATCGGGGTCGTCCTTATTTATGGATACTTCATTGGGAACTATGAAGTAATCAAAGTGTTTGTCTGCGATATATTCCTTCCAGCTAATATTCTTCCTTTTCAAAATTCTTTCAATTCGCAGAACACGCTTATTTGTTTCTGGGTCAATATCGACAATATAAAGTGGTCTATACATTCTCCCTGCTTCTGTGCTAATAATAATGCACGACTTCTGAATATTCCACACAATCGAAGTCATCGGATATATAATGCCGCTGCGCTTATAATGCTTCAATTTCAAATACAATTCAGCGGGATTAGTATAATAGCCGATAATATCGCCATTCACCATAATATATACATTTTCTTCGTTGCCCATATTCTTCAAGTATTCGATAGGCGATTTCTCGGGATTGGACATACTATACGTATCATCATATACAATCACGCCCAAATTAACCAAGATACGGCGGATATGTATGCTATTCATCGCAATAGAGATATTCGTGCTGAGCGCCATATTTTTTACTAAGCCTACTGAACTTCCTTCTGGCGTTTCTGCGGGACATATCATACCAATCTGCGAATTATCTAATTTACGCGGTTGCACGAGTTTCCCATTCTTCTCCATTGCAGTATTGATGCGCCGCAAATGCGATAATGTGCTAGCATAAGACATACGATTGAGAACTTGCGATACGCCCTGCTTGATGTTTTGAAATGTGCCAATACTTTTGATACCCCAGTTTCCCGTAGAAAGCGAATACCTAATCCACGAATCTAAAAGCGATTGCTTGAAAAATCGATGAATACTGATATCTGAAATGATATTGGATATGGGGATATTCGCATTACCTCGCCATAAGTTGAGCTCCTTTTCAATGGCAATCTTGAGTTCCTTTGTCATCTTGCCATAACATTGTCTGAACAAATTACTCATCAATACACCTGGTGTATCTACGCGCTTATTAATGTAGGAGTCGCGATTATCATACGTATCATACCCTAGATAGATGCGGATCATCTTGCGAATGATATAACCGACGTATAGCGCTTTTCGCCGATACGACTTGCCTACGTGAGGGATAAAATCATTAATAAGATTATTATGAAGTTGCGCTTTGTTCGTCTCGTGGTCATTGTTTTTATTAACGCCAATCATAATCTTAATAAGCGTATTCTCTGCCTGTTCTTGTGTATTGATATCACAGGCATCTTCGCAACACGCCATTAATTCATTGATGATACGCTGGTTCTTTTCGTTATCAGTATCATACACAATATGATTAATAATTTCTCTATCGCTAATAACCCCGAGCGCCCTGAATATTACAAAGATGGGAACTTCAGACCGAATAAAGGATGTGTTGATGCGAATAATGCGTCCCATATGATTTAATTTGCCGCTCATATTCAAGCACGTAGTCTTGGGAGGGAGATATGTGGAATCACACATTGAGCGAATTTCCGCATATAATCCTTCGGCGTTATTGTTGGGATGGAAGACGAGAACCTTGTTTTCGTTAATGCGGTCTTGTGAGATTAAAACCTTCTCATTACCATTCACAATAAAATAGCCGCCGAAATCATAGATGCATTCGTTCTTATTCTCTTCGCAAATCCCTTGCATCTGACTAAGGACGCATAGTTTAGAGCGAACCATTATTGGGATTTTTCCGATATATACGCCGTTAACTGTTTTGTCAAACTTCTCGGTCATACCATTCTTGTTTGTAATCTCAGTGGAAATATGAACATTAACGTAGATACCACTCGAATACGTCATATTATTCATACGGGCAATGTAAGGGGTCATTATATTTTGCGTCCCGTCAGGAAGTTGATAGTTTGGCTTTACAATGCTGGGTTGAAGAATATTGATAGAAATATTATAGGTGTTATCAGGCAACTCGGCTTTCTGGTTTGTTATCTTCACCTTGATAGGATTGAAACCTCCAATAATCTGTCCCAATGTATTGTCTATGAATTTATTATAACTATCCACTTGATGCTTTACAAGCGGATTAGATGATTCGGGAGAACCACCCTTTTGAAAATAAATATCGAGAATATCCCAGCAAAGGTTCGAAAACATTATTAGTTGTATTTAATTAATAAATAATTCTTAAATATCAATTTTTAATATTTTTATATAAAAAAATGATAATAATATATTTAGTATATTATTATATATATAGAGCGAATACCACAAAGCACCAATAAACACCCATAATAATGTCTAAGAATATGCCGAAGATTATTGCGATTTGTGGAGCGAAGAGATGTGGCAAAGATGTATTGGCGGAACATCTAGTAAATAAATATAATTATGAGAGAGTTGCCTTTGCTGACCCTTTGAAATTTGCAGTGAAAACCTTATTCGATTTTGATGACGACCAAGTTGGTATCGGTAAAGATACTGGAACAGGCAAAAAAGATATTGTCGACGAAAAATGGGGGATAACACCGAGAGCAGCATTGCAATTCTTTGGAACTGAAATGATGCAAGAAAAAATACAAGAGTTATTACCTGATATAAAGAGAAATTTCCTTGCGAATAGTTTGAAGAATTACATAACCTCTAGAATGAATACATCAGAAGGACAAAAGTTTGTCATTAGCGACCTTCGATTTATGCACGAATTCGAGATGCTTTTTAGTATCCCGAAGATACGCAGAGAGGATATAGTGGTTATTAGAGTTATTAGACCAAATCCTACCTTAGAATTACAAGAAACTCAGATACATATATCCGAAATAGAATATATGAAGATATCTTATGATGTTATTATAACAAATGACGACACGATAGAAAGTTATATTAATAAGTTTGAAAAGATTATTGATTATTAGGTTGTGATGTCTTAGGATTTATATATCATTTTTTTATTACAACTTATTATGATATTCTTTAATGCATTTTTCAACTGACGTTTTAATATCAGGTATATCAGGATATAGCGAGTATAACTTATCAGTCGATAGTTGCGTATTAGAACGCTTTGATAACAATATGGCATCCTGCTCTTCGACGCTAAAATTTTCCCAAGTGAAATCGTGGTTAACGTGTTCTCTATACATCTCTAAAATCTCATTGTGAGTTATAAGCCCCTTATTGACTAGATTAAAAGTGCCCGTAGTTCCTTTCATAATCATATCCATAATAACTGGGAACATATCTTCTAATACGGACATCGAATTGGGCATTGAGCAAATCTTATTATATTTGAAAATTTTACTTAGAAAGTTTCTATTATGCTCAAAATTTACAATGGGCATTCGAATGCGCAGGTTTAACGTATTTTTTGAATACATATGTTGAAGCCTATCTGTGAAGCCTTTAACAATTGAATAAGATGACCCGAAGAATGTTGGGAGTTCATCGTCGCCTACGCTGCTAGTAGTAGGGTCGTCGCTGCTAAATATACAGCCTGTTCCTAGATATGTATAGTGAATATTATATCTTTCGCAAAGAATTGAAAGTATTACTGGGGAATACAAGTTATCTCGGATGTTGTCTCTAAGTTTTCCGGGTAGTTCTAGATAATCGATTGTATTATGTTCGCCCCCGTGCGTCCTTCCAATAAATGAAATGATATGAGTTGGCGAATACAATTTAATCTCCTCCTCTACTGCTTTCTCGTCATCCGCTCGAACATCAGTGCCAATGTAGGTAATCCCGTGATTATTCAAATAATCCCCAAATTGCTTACCTATCCACCCTTTGCATCCGAAGAAAAGAATTTTCATTTTTTATATTATTAATTAATATTCTTTTATATCAACATCAATTAGGATTGATACTAATGCTAATATTAATAATCAATATGTATAAAAATCAGGCTATATATAGGGGTTTGAAAATAAAAAAGAAGTTATTATATGGGTTAGAGGGAAACAAGGTAATATTTAAAAAATGGGACGATGCCGCTGGTATTCAGTATATCTTGAAAAACAAGAAGGTGTGTGGTATTATAATAACAGGCTCTGATTATTTTATAGGCGAAGATGTTCATTCGGAGATAGATGAAAGTATTCTAAAATCTAAAATACCGATACTAGCGATATGCTATGGTTTCCAGTATTTAATTAGCAAATACGGAAAACCATCATTTATAAAATCTTGTAAAAGCGGATATATGAAGTATTACAATAGTTTCAGCATAACACATCCTTTCTATATTCCTAAAAACAAATATTATTTTTTGCATACAGATTATATAGTGAAGGTTCCCAAAAATTACAAGGTTATTAAACGGATCGGTGAAAAAATAATTGTTGCATATAACTCTAAAAAAAACATTTTATGCACCCAGTTCCATCCAGAAAAATACAAAAAATCAAGTAGAATATTCTTTAATACGTGGATTAATAAGTGCGTATTATATCAATAAAAATTTATAAAATATTCCTGTGTATATATTAGAGAGATAATATATATATATGACACAAGAAGGAGACATACGTGCTTTAGCTAGAATTATGAAGTCGATAGGTATTAATATTCTACCTCGTATAAATTTGGAGTTTGGCGGAATACCAGAGAAAGATTCTTTACAAAGGATTGAGGCATCGAAATTAACCCAAGAGATAAATAAAATCGCGAAGGATGAAAAACTAATTGAATTAATAAATAATCAACAAGAATTAATAGAGCAAGAAAACAAATTTAAAAATGATTTGGATAATATAAAAAGTGAAGAACTTCCTGATATTCATAGAGTTCAAAGACTAGAAAAAAATTTAGAAGATATTCAAAATATGTTAAATAAGATTGGAAAAATAATAAAAGGAAAGAGAAAATTAATATATAACCTTCATACAGAATACTTTAAAAAATTTAATATACCATATGAAAAATATAAAAATAACACTGGGACATACTTTAATGGTGGTCCTGATTTATTATTAGAACAAAGGAAAAAAAGAGAAGAAGCCGCGTCTTCTGCTGTAGATTCAAGAGCATCAACAACCAATAGAACGTTAAGAAAAAGAAGAGGAGAAATAAGTAATTTTATTACATCAATAGAACTAGCAAAAAATACACCTACTAGTGTAGGTGGTGCAAACAAAATGAAGGTTAAGAAGCCTGTTGTTAAAGCAGTTAATAAGCCTGTTGTTAAAGCAGTTAAGAAACCTCTTAAGAAACTAGTTAAGAAGCCTGTTGTAAAACCTGCGAAGAAGAAGGTCGCCACTACGCGCGCGCGTAAATAGAAAATACAATATATTTTAATATATATATGTGTATATATGAACTAATTATTTTTAAAGATTTTAGGTATTATATAGACACCTAAATGGTATATTAAAAAACCCAATAACATTTAATAAATAATCTACCTAGCGCGTATTTATAAACGTTTAAATAGTATTAATATTATATAAACAATTGATATTCAATTAAATATATAATATGACAACATTAAATCTTAATAATATAAATGACGATTTGATTGAATTAAATAGAGATACGTTTAACAGCAAACAAATGGGTTTTAATATACCAAATAGACAGCAGAGAGTAAATCAAAATAATTTTATGAATGACGATGTCTTATTTAATAAAAATAAGATAAGTAGCGATGTAATCTCTATGTCTTCAAGGTCTTCATCGCGTTCTTCTTCACGTGCTAGTTCGGTGAATGGAGATTATGACAAAAGTGCCTATATGAAAAATATGAAGAATATATACAAAGGTAAAGGTTCTCCTAAAATATCAAAATATAAGGAAGAAAGCGATGAAAGTAGTGTTGTAAGTAGTTCAAGCAATAGAAAGGCGGGGTCGGGCAATGGTTCGCATCATTCGCATAATCAAAATTCTTCGCATTCTTCGAATAAATACAAGGCGGCACATAGTAAATATAATGACCGCGATGAAGACGACGATGACGAAGGCGAAGAAGAAGACGATGATGGCGAAGATGACGACGATGATGGAGAAGACGGAGAGGAAGACGAATATGATGAAGACGGCGACGGCGGTAGCGAATATGATGGCGATTATAAGAGAGGTTTTAAAAATAGGCATTTATCCGCTAAGGAAATCATTATGAATGAATTGAATGAGAAGAAAGAGATTATTTATCAATTAGATAGGTTGGAATCGAAGGGCTTCAAGATACCATTTAAGTTTAATATGAACTCCGACTTGGAAGAAATGCGAACTGAATATAATCGCTTGATACGCGAGAAGGAACTTGACGGGAGTGTGAGATTTCAGCAAAAAATGCTAATGGCTTTTATTTCAGGAACTGAATATATGAATAGCAGGTATGACCCGTTTGCTATAAAATTAGATGGATGGTCTGAGCAGGTTAATGAGAATATTAATGATTTTGATGATATATTCGAAGAACTGCATTACAAATACAAGGCTACGGGTAAAAAGATGGCACCCGAACTAAGGCTATTTATCTCATTGTCGGGGAGCGCATTTATGTTTCATCTTACTAGCAGAATGTTCAAAGAACAGCCTATGCCAAATGTAGAGAACGTATTAAAATCAGACCCAGAATTAATGAAGCAATTCCAGCAAGCTGCCGCGAAGCAATATGTGATGGGTAATAATTATCCTTCTGCACCGCAGCAAAATATCCCAATGAATAATAGCTATAGTAGCGGTAATGATAGCAGTTCAGGATTATTTGGTATGGTTAGCAGCTTGTTCAGCACATTGAATTCGCCTGTTTCTAGTATGTCTATGCCGTCAATGCAATCAGCGTCCAATAATGTTAATATTAGACAAGCACCAAATATTACTGAACTAAGACAGAAGCCCTCCGCTGATATTGAAAACATTATCAATAATGTCCATAATAACATATCAATGGAACACAATGATAATAACATCGAAACATTGTCTGTTAGCGACGAAGAAATAACATCTATAATCGAAGATACTGCAGATATCAAAATATTAAGAGGTGTTGGACGACCGCGTAAAAATACGCGAACATTAAACATATAAATATATAGCGATATACATACGTATACTTACGTATATTATTGAGATGTTTGCATATTTTAGTAAATTAAATAACTTAAATAGCTTAAATAACTTAAATAAATTAAATTGTGTATCTTTATTATTATTAAATAACTATGATAGTGATGATAGCAACATCGAAGATGATGATGAATACCAGTTTAATAATTATACTATTGCAAGATGGGCGAAAGAATATAATTTTATGATTATGCACCCTTACAACATAGTAGTCAGAGAGGATATTCCTCCGCTATTCTCTTATAGTTAAAATGACCGACCTCTTCTTTCTTTTTCTTAGTTTCTTACAATATAAAAAAATGATAACGTAAAATAAATAATATATGTATAACAATGTTGAAATTATTGAAGATAATATTTGCAAAGTTAAAGGAGGCAGAGTTGCTATCGAAGGAGGAACTTATACTCCGCTATAAATTTGAGAAGAATATGCGAAGACTATTTGCTAAAAAACATAAAAATATAAAACATACATAACATACATTATATTACATTACAAGCATCCTTGCTCATCGTCATACTTAGTTTGACGAATATATTCTACATACGCTGCTTTCCACTTTTTCCCATTTATCTCCAGTCCATCCTTCAATCATTTCATTTTTATAATCGCTAATAAGTTCGCTACAAGCATACATAAGGAATTCTCTCAAATCAATCTCGTTGAGATTTGTAGTATATGAAATCTCATTATCTAAGCAATAGGTCTTGATATATTGCAAGAAATGCTCTTTCTTCAGGCTCTTTATTAGTTTGAATACAATATTTTCATTAGGCAATTCGGTTTTATCAACCATAATTCGGTTTGTGATATTCAAACCTAAATCATAGACATCTTCGTGTTTCTGGAGGTTGATTTGGCGTATTCCCTGATACTTTTCCAAGTTTGAAAGATAATTACATAGAATACGCATAGAATAGTAATAAATATCACAATCTCCATAAATTTTCTCGTGCACAACGTGCTTGTTATTGTAGCTATAGGGGAACTTAAACATTGTCTGCAGTCTTTTGGTGGTCTTTCGAGGTCTTCTGGTCTTACGAGGTCTTCAAGTGTCGCTAGTGTTGTTTTGGTTGTCGCTTCTGTATTTGTGGTTGTCCTTAGACCTTGACTAAATATCCGCTAATCAATTTTTTATATTTAATACAAAGGTTTATTACAAATTTATTCTAATATATAAAAAATGATTTGATTATTACCAATACGTATGATATATATATATACATATGAATATTATAAAATCATTCACTAATTTATTTGCATCATCCTCCGTATCCGCTGTATCCGAGAGGGATATCGAAGACATCCATAAGGATACCCACAAGGACGTGGGTTATAAAGAGAGCATCCAATTTAATTCTTTAATAGAAAGTATCGCAGCGGAGTTTGAAAACAATATTGAAAACTTTAAAGGGACTAGCGATATTGATAGGTTCAAAAAGAATATTCAAAAAAAATATAAATATACTATTTCAAATGCTGAGTTTATCAAGATATACAAGCATCTTAATCTAGATAACCAGCAGCTGCGCAATCTTATAACAAAGAAGAAGTGCAAGTCAAATTCGGGAGTTCTTGTGATAACGCTTTTAACCTCTGCGCACCCTGAATATATTGACGAAGAAGGCAATGTTAAAAAGGCGCGCTTTTCTTGCAAGCACGATTGTGCCTATTGTCCGAATGAACCAGCGCACGAAGGGAATAATTGGGTAGCACAACCAAGAAGTTATTTATACTCGGAGCCTGCGGTATTACGCGCGAATGCCAATGATTTCGACGCTATAAAACAAATGAACTCGCGGATATCTACCCTTATCAAAATGGGGCATATCCCTGATAAACTAGAGATTATTGTATTAGGAGGGACGTGGTGCGAATACCCTCGTAATTATCAAGACCGCTTCATAACAGAAATATATTATGCTGCAAATATTTATTTTGATAGAGACCCTAAGCGTCCTAAGAAAACGCTAGAAGAGGAGATAGAAATCAATGAAACATCTACAATTCATATTATTGGGCTAACTTTAGAAACGCGACCTGATACTATAAATATCGAGGAAATCGCTAACTTTCGCCGATATAATTGCACACGAATACAATTAGGGGTTCAGCATACAAACAACAAAGTATTGCAAAAAATAAACAGGGGGCATACAATAGAATGTGCATATGACGCAATAAAACTTCTGAAGAACAATTGCTACAAGGTTGATATACATATAATGCCCAATCTTCCGGGTTCTTCCTATGATATTGATAAAATAATGCTAGAAGAAGTCTTGTATGACCAGCGAATACAAGTTGACCAGTATAAAATATATCCGACTGCCATAGTTCCTTTCACAAAAATTAAGAAGTGGTTTGACGAAGGCACTTATATACCATATGATGATATGCTATTATATGAACTTATTAAGGAATTTAAGAAGAAAGTTCAAAAATACAAGCGACTTAATCGTATTATTCGCGATATACCTGGACACTATATAGAAGGCGGGTATTCCACTAAATTTGTTAATATGCGCCAACTACTTCAAGACGATATGCGAGAAAACAAATGGGGATGCAAATGTATAAGATGTAGGGAGATTAAAGGGAACGTCCTACCATCACTCGATAATATCAAGTTGAATATAGAAATATATAGAGCATCTGATTGCAATGAATATCATATTAGTTTTGATACTGATTGCGATAAAAATTATTTAATAGGATTTCTACGACTCCGTCTAAGCTGCGTTAGCGGTAGCGAAGATGCAACTCAAGCAGCTCAAGCAGCACACGTATTACCAAGTATTAGAGGGTGTGCTCTAATAAGAGAATTGCACGTATATTCGAATTTGAATAGTGTAGGGGATAATATAGAAGGTTCTCTGCAACATAAAGGGTTTGGAAAGCAGCTTGTAGCTAAAGCGGAAGAAATAGCAGCAAATAATGGATATAGAAAGATTGCTATAATTAGCGGGACAGGTGTTAGAGGATACTATAGAAAACTAGGATATGAATTGATTGATACATATATGATTAAGGAATTAAAGGAATTAAAGGAATTAAAGGAACTATAATATTATTTGTATTTATTTGTATGTATCGCAAGATACAAGTGATTATTAGTGGTTCCATATGACCCTTCTAAATCTTTATGCCAGTAATTGCAATGTAATAAATTAATTTTATGAGGAAGTAATATTAATGGGTATGCGAGGTCATCAATAGTGTAAGGATATGAATTTGATTTCTCATCATAATGATATATATCATAATTAATATTTTCCATATGTTCTATCAATATTTTACAAGACTTGTTTGAAAAATAGATTAGCGGTCCTTTTAAAAATGCAGGGGTATATGGCATTTTTGAATATTTTTGAATATCAACGCCTTTCAAATTATGCAAGGGATTATCAAATTCTTCTGGATGGTCTCTATAATAATAGACAAGGTGCAAGGATGTCTCTGATTTGCTCGGTTCATATTTATATGGCTTGTTTATAACTGAGATACCTTTAAACGAACTACCTAAAAAATCGATATCAGTTTCAATTTCAATACCTTCCTTTTCATTTATTTTAATTTTATATTTAGGTGCTACTAAAAATGACTTTAATCGCGTTTCATTGAATACTAAGTCATCATTCGAACGCAATACACCTTCTTTAATATCAAAGATTTCATATAGATATTTTAGCGATAGCACAAATTTTTTTAAATTATAAATATACGAGTCTTCGCATTTAATTGTTAATAAGTTCCCGTCGAGTTTATAGTCGCAATCTAAAAATAGGTCGCCAATCACATAGATTACTTTCCAGTTCCCATAGTTGTCTTTTAGATTAAATTCTTTTAATCTCGTATTTAAAAACTTTTGGCAACTTGTCACTAGGATAATTCCATCGACCTTAATCATATCTAGGTTATTATTTAAATTCTAAATAATCTTTATATATACTTTATATACTTTTACTTACACTATATCATAATAATCTCTATTTATTCATATTGGTATGAACCGCCATAACCGCTTCGTGATAATGGTAATCATTGTATAATCTCGCGCAATTTATAAAACTAATCTTGTTATAATATAAAATAAATGCTACACCGCAATCTTCGATAGTGTATGGATACGAACTGCTATATTCGTCGTAATGAAATATATTAAAATTAATATTGCTCATATGATTTATTAAGATATTGCAAGATTTGTTCGAGATATAATACAATACGCCACTAGGTATTATAGGGAGACGTGGGCGCTTGATATACTTTGATAAATCTACGTCCTTGAGATTATGCAAAGGGTTATTAAAATCTTCTTGGTGGTCATTATAATATTGAAGCATATAAGTATCCTCAACTGCGGTTTTAATATCATCATCGGAGATTTCGTGTGAAAGCAAACTTTTATTTACGTGCGACTTACCTAAAAAATCGAGTTCAATCAATGTATTCGTATTTCCATTTCCATTACTAACCTCGCATATTTTAGGATTTTCTAAGAAGCATTGCAATATACCTTCATTAAATACCAAGTCATCGCCTGACCGCAATACACCTTCTTTAATATCAAAGATTTCATATAGATATTTTAGCGATAGCGTTAATTTTTTTAATAAATGCAGATAGCTGTCTTCACATTTAATCGTCATCAAGTTCCCTTCGAGTTTATAGTCGCTATCTAAGAATAAGTCTCCAATCACATAGATTACCTTCCAATTCCCATAATCGTCTTTTGGAAGTTTGTATTGCACTAAACGCGTATCCCGATGTTTATGGCAACTTAATACGAGAATAATACCATCGACTTTAATCATATCTTTGTTATTTACATTCTAAATGTTCTTTATATCTTTTTTGGTTTTTTGTTCTTCGCCAATAACTCTTTTAATCCTCCAATAAACTTACCATTTTTAAATATCATCGGAAAATAAAAATATGGTATTATTGTATATTGCTTAATAAATTTAAAGAAATTATCGCGTTCTCTACACGTTTTTAGAAATTTATCACAATTTATATTAATACAATTAGATTGGGACTTCTCCTTAATATGTTCCTTAGCCATAACACAATATTTGCATTTAGTTATACTATAGATTGTATAATCGGTCTTTGATGGCTTTTTATATTTATCACCATCCATATTTAATAATATCTACTAATATAATAGATAAATAGCAAAGGATATGTCTAGAGCGAAAAAAAGAAGTGCACGTTTAATCGATTATGGCGCATTTGACTTAGATACTGAACTATCTAAAACAGCAATAAGAGAAATTGAGAAAATTAAGAGAGATGAGGAAAAATATCCAATTGACGATGATAAATGGGTTCAATTTTTTTACGAATATTTTAAATATATTGAAAATGAAACAAATATGGAGATTTGTCTATCAAAAATACCCGAACTTCATAATGTATCTATTGCTGATTTATACAAGGTAGGTATCGAAGGAGGCGGATTTGATAACGCATTCGACATTCATAGTGATACTGAATATAATATAAAGTTATATTATTCATTATTTACTCAATTTAAAGATAGGACAAATACAATAATTGGTTGCGATAAACTTAATTTATTATTATCATATGTTGGCGAAGCAGTATTAAAAATAGCTGATGAATATAGTAAATCTCCTTTTGATTTAATAGCCTTTTTAAAGAAAATTGTGGTTATATTAGAATTATCTGTATTCAAACAAGTATTTTTACATTATATGACTGGCGATAGCACAGGGGATACAGAACGCATCGATTACCGCCATAACACGATAACACACGAGTGGTATATTGGTATATGGATAAGAAAGCAAGAGTTTTTAGGGATAATAACAAGAAATGGTAAAAATCCTAGATTAAAATACGATAATGGGCTGCGATTATTTGTTAGAAATTTTCTCAATAGAGTAATCACATATATGAGAACAAAAAAATCTGATTATTATCCATTAAAACACGAAAAACCTTATAATTATAGCGGTGATATTAAAAAGGTTTTAAGATATCCGTTGCCAGATAACGGAGTATATCAATATACTACTCCTATTCATTATTATTACATAAGCCGCGATGATTGGAATAATATACCAAATTTTTTATTACCTGAAGAAGCAAAATTGCAATCTGTTCATAAAAATTTTAAGCATCCTAAAAAATGGAAAAACCCGCCTCCTGATTGGTGGATTGAAAGAATTGAAGATAAAAATGAGTTATTAAATGGGTTTGCTTGGTGGAAAAGTGGAATTGATGAAACAAAGTATAGAAAACAATTAGAAGGCACTGATAATCTCAAAAAATGGTTAGCAATAAATGGAACTTTACCTCAACAATATGAAAGTCATGCAGATTTATGGGATGCAGATAACAAAGACTTTGAAGAACCTGTTAAGAAGAAGGTTAAAAAAAATAAGTTGGTGGGAGGGGTTGGTATATCTAAAAATCCATCAAGGAAAAGTAATAAATTAAAAATAATACCCAATACAAATATTACGCTAGACCCAGAAATAAACAAGGAATTAAACATAGCATTAAATTCATACTATTTTTATAACAAGGATATATGTGCTAACTACGAGTTAACAGATGATGTATATTCGAATAAATTAAATGGTTCATTATCATTATCTTTAACTACTGAAAAAATAAATAATTTATCTAAAAAGAAATCAGCGAAAGCGGCTCGCGCTGCTACAATATAATCATATTCCTATGTTTACCACTATGTTTACTTGTTATTCTTCTTTCTCCATTCAGCGCCAATTCTCTTCATAATCTCTGGTGCTTTCTCATTCGGATGCTTTTTGCAAAGTTCCTTATACATCTTCTTTACGAACTTATTATAAGGGGTTAGTTTGCGCTTTTTAGCACCGCCTTCTTGAACACTCATTCCACAACTACCAGCCATATAGTATCTTCTTCTATATATATGTTATAAAAAAATAATTGTTGTTGTTATTAAATTGGATTTAGTTATTATATAGTATAATATTAGATATTATTATTGGATGTCTCGTGTTAATAGCGATAATGTCCAAAAATTGAAATCAACAAATTCGCCTGTAGCAACAGCAGCATCCACTAGGCAACAATCTCCTGTTCAGCAAAAAACAAGGATACCAGATAATAACAACTTCGCTACGTATATTAAGGATATTATGGTGAATATGCCTGATACATTGAATACAAAAAAAGATGTTGAATATTATTACAAGGATACTTTAAATAAGTTTAAAGAAGACAAGAAAGCGGCAAGGGCTAAATCAAACAACGGGGAACAACGTGCAATGCGCCTTAAATATGCTAAAGTAGATAACGATGGCAATCTTGTTGTAAAGGATAAGGAGCCTCTCAACGCATATCAAAAGTTTGTAAAGGAGATAATCGCGAGAAAGTTAAGAATGAAAATCCTAATATGACTGGCGTAGAAATATTTACTTTGATTGCCCAGAAATGGAAAGAGTATAAAGCTCAAACAATGTAAAAGGGCAGAAAAATAATTATTATTGTATGTGAAAACGAAAACATTGCAATTATTATTGGGTATCCAAAGGTATCTCTAAAAAGTTTAAGGTATTGTATTTAACCGAACCAGCATTCACATCGGTATCGTGTAATCTTATATAAGCGACTGCTTGCAAACACGCATCGCATAAATCGTCCTTCTTCTTATTATTATCAAATATTTCACAGAGAACAGCATCGTCCTTTATATAGTTTTTACATATCTCTATGCTGGTTTGTTTGTTCATCTTATATTTATCCTGACGAAACCCTTTAGAGTTCTTGGTTTTTTGCGTAGCAGCGCCAGCAGCAGCCGCGTCCATCTTAATTTGTATATCGGGTTTATAGTCGTGTGTTTTCGTTTTTAGGGATGCATTAACAAGCACAACGTTATCTATAATTTTATCCCAATATTTTAGGAGGCTGAAATAGCAATATATAATATATTGGATAGTTTTCATTATACCATTAAGGTTTGATGGCTGGTTCTCAATCAATACATAAGCAATTTCTTCAATACCCTTCTCTTTCAATTCGCCAATAATATTATCAAGTTCCATATATATTCTCTCAGATATATCATCAATCCCTTTAATATCTTTCTTTTTATCTGCTAATGATATTATACGCCAGTCTAATATATGTATGTTGGTCGCAGTTTTTTTTAAAATACACAATGCTAAATTCTTAATACCAATATCAAAACTTATATATATCATTTATATATATTATGTTAAATGTATTATTTATATACTCGTATGCTAGTCAGCGGCTAGATGCTTTTATGCAACATACTAATAGTCCTCTTATTGAATGAGGTAATATTATGGTGTTTAATCAAGGTAGCGAGGTTAAGCCAGAAAGTATCATTTTCATACTTTTTATTATATTTATTAATCTTCTTGTATTTTCTATATAGCCATTTATGTAATTTTTCCAATATGATGGTATTCGCTGGATTATTTTTGATATACATCTTTTTATTTGAGATTAGCCGAGATACAAAATGCTTTAGTTCAGATATACTAGTATATTCCTGTGGAATGCTTTCCCATAAATTATGAAACTTCAGATAATCATAAGTAGGACATAGAAGTAGATGGTCGGTGTAATCTACGAATGTAGGGTTATTATCGACAATCATTATATTATTAACAATAGAATGTGTCTTAGGCATTTTGATAGCCTTCAACAATTGAGGTAATATTTTCACCACAGACTTCTTGATATTGCCATAATTATCTTTAAAGCAATTGTCCCTCGTAAATATAGGTCGGTTAAACTTAATGTTATTTTGTTTTTCTATAATTAATATCTCTTTATGCGCCCACGTTTTATCAGAAGCCGTGTAGATAAAGAAGAAACTATTTGGGAATACCTTCTTCATCTCAGTCATAAATGTAGTAAAGTGGGGTCGCAGCAGTTTAGATTGCAAATTATAGCAGTTGTCTAGCATCTTATCGCATAATGTTTTATATTTAACAAGATTACCTAATTGGATATTGCCGTTTTTTAATACTATGTTTTTTCTAATAATTTCTTGTATATTATAAATATCGCATTGATAACTACAATCGCCTATAATAGTCCCATCTAAATCCAATAGAAATATATATGGTTCATTATTACTCATTATAGAATACTGATAATACTTATACTATAATAATTATATATAATTATATATTTTATATTATAGTAATTAGTAATATATATATAATATATAATAGAATGGATAGTCAAGGATATCTTGAAGCAGCACTGAAATATGCTGAAAAAAAAGGGGACTATTAGCAGGAATAGCTTGCGTGTTCGTCCGCAAATGAGAGGACGACCTATACCGCATTATCAGAACCCAATATATAATCCTAGAAATAACCAAATAAATTTACAAGTTCCGCATCAACCTGCTATAATACATCCTCGTAATAATGTCGCTAATAATCGCGGCTATCGCGGCGTTCGCGACACACGTAATCTACAACATTATAACCCTGTATATACACGAAGGCAACAATTGCAACAGCAGCAACAACTACTTCAACAGCAGCATCAACACCTACTGCAGTTATTGCAACTACAAGAACATCATAAAGAAATGACAGGCAAATTCTGTAGATATAATGGATATACAAAATATTTTCCACCAGCACCAAAATTAATTAAAAGGGCAAGTCCCAAAGTAGCACCTAATAATCAACAAAAACTAGATGGTATAAAAGAAAAATCATTATCGCGTTCAAGTTCTACCTCTAAAACTCCTCAAGGTTATCGAAGTTCAAATAATAAAAAAAGCCCGACAACTAAAGGGGTTCCTCGAAACAATACGCCAAAAGTTCTAAAAACTACTCGGGTTTTAATTGCATAACTCGGTATTATCTTGCAATCTTTTTTTATTTTTTTCATATAATAATTCCTTCCTTTTATCAATATACTCAGCCATACAAGTAAATCCATATAATATCATCTCATTAACTTGTTCATCCGTCAATTCAATACGTATTCCCTTTCTATTCACTATAACATTCATAGCATTCTCTATTGTCATATTTTCAGGCATAAAATAATATTCTCTATCTCCAGAATTTATTTCATTAAGAGTCACCTGACTAATTCGCAATATATCAAACATCTTGCATATTTGTCTTATTATGAAAAAGATATTCATCTTGTCTTTCTTAGGAACGTAGGTTTCCCTTTCTTTATATATTACCATACCTATAATATTCTCTTTCGAAACGTGTGAAAATATTTTAATAGGGAAATTATTAGAAAACGCGCCATCATAATAATATTCACCATCAATCGCGACGGGGTTAAATATTAAAGGAATAGCCATTGATGCTTCGCAAGCAGTAAATACAGATACATCTGGCGTATCCTCAATAGAAAAAATACGATTTTCGCACCTATTTATATTTGTCGTCGAAAAATATAGATTAACGCCGAACCTTTTCGAAGCCTCTTTAAAAGTTATATCTTCCATATCGGGATATTTGATGCGCAATACATTTCTTAAATGTTCCATAAAATGCGATATAGAGCACAATCCTAAATTAGAAACAATCTTATAATAATTCTTTGTGGGTATGTTGCATAGATTAGTATCACTCGACGATGTATAAATAACCCTCTCTGCTTCTTCTATTGTTAGTTTGAAAGTAATGAATAGGGCTACGAACGACCCTATCGAATTTGCTGCGATATGTGTAATATTCTTATGTAAATTCTCTAAGTATAAATATCTCAATGCACCTACGAATAGAACGCCTCGCATACCTCCGCCAGATAAAACAAGATGCGTAATATTCAAATTATCCATAAATACTTTCTCGAATACAAAGATACTATATTTTGTTTATATAATATCTTTATATATTTGAATTATACTCGCAGATATCGATATTATAATAGATTAGCGCCTCTTTCGCTGCATTATTCTCGGCTTCTTTCTTGTTATTCCCTGTAGATGTAGCGATAATGGTGTTATTGCGATCCTTGATGCAATAAGTGAAAATGCGGATATTATCTTTCATCAATATCTTTACTTCATAAAACTTAGGTATATCCTGAAGGTTGTGCGTCATATAGGAGACGAGCATATCCTTGTAATTATTCTTTATTCTTATTAATTCGCAGAAGTCAATATAATTCTCAATGATATAAATGATAAAACTTTCGACAATGAAATATCCTGCGCCACTGAAAGGGGATATATTAATGCTATTCGGAAGCATCACCTTATCGCTCTCTGTTTGAAAGTCGAGGAATAGCGCACCTATGAATGCTTCAAATATATCTTCCATAATTTTAAAATTATTTCTGCCGCCCGACTCTTCTACTTGCTTAGATATTATAGCAAACTTCGGGAAACCTATTTTGTCTGATAGATATCCAAGCATCCTTCCATTCACTATCTTCGTTCTAATTTTCGACAAGAAACCTTCATTCTGGTCTGGAAACCTGCTATATAAATAGTTGGCGACTATCATACCGATTAAGGCATCGCCAAGAAATTCGAGGCGTTCGTAAGACATATCTTGAAGCGGTAAGCAATCGGGTGGGCAATTGATATTACTTTTGTCAAAGTCTATGTTCTTCATCGTGCAATATGATTTATGAACAAAGGCGACGCGATACAAATCGATGTTTTTAAATTGAATATTTGACAACCCGTTGGTATTAAATATTTTAGCCAAATCATCACTTTGAAGCAGGACATTCTTGTTATTATACGGCTGATTAGTAATGTCGACATCCTTCGTTTTGTTATGTATTCCCTGTATGCGCTTCATTGTATATGATTTATTATATAAATAATATATGTATTATATAATATCATTTTTTTATTATATCATTTTATTATATAAATATTAATTGTTTATTTCTTTTAAATAGAATAAAATAGAATTATATATAGTATAATGGATGATTTTATTATTCAAGATACGGAACCAATTCTTAAAATTGATTCGCTAGGTATTGGAATAAATACATATAGCGATATTGAAAAATTATCATTATCCGATAAAGAATATTTAGTGGTAGGAGATAGACACGGCACTCCGAATTATAGTAATCAATATGATACACGATGGAATATGTATGTAAATCACGAAGGTGTTGCTATAAATACTTCGCGGAATGTTTCATCAAATTACCGCGACCCCAATGCATCACTTTATATTAACAGGAATATACAATGCGATGGTATGATAAATGCACACGGCATTCAATTTAGTAATATTAGTATTAGCGGCGAGATTGGCAGCAACACCATTGTCGATTTAATAACAAATATTAATATTCTCTCGCAATCGCAGCCATTAAGAACGGGTATTGCGACATACTTTAATACTATTTATGGTATGCAATATCCCGTTCAGAATATATATACTCCCAATTATTTAACACTGGGAGGCTTAGTAGATACGAGCTATAACCAGCATCCTTTAAATATCAATTCGACACCAAACAATGATTTTAATAATATACATTTGGCAATTCGGAATGATACCTACAATGATGATACGAAGGAATTATCAAAATTCAGCATTGGTATTATTGGCGGGAGTAATAAATCACCAGCAGTTATTTCGACTACCAAAGGGATGGCTTTAGAATTTCACGTTAATAAATCGTCGGCAGAGATGAATTCGCTGTATAATAGAAATGCCATTCCCACGTATTTGAATGATGCGCAGCAAGCCGCTATGACGATTGACGAAAATGGGAACGTTTGCATTGGAAAGAGCAAAGCCGCAAGTGTTATGTATTATAAGAATGTTCTTAATAGTGGCGTAAGTTCAAATATAGTCTTTACAAAGCAAACTGCCTTTGACGTTAAAGGTGCTTCTAAATTTGACGACATAATTATATTCGACAATTATGCAAATACCTACAAGCACATCGATGACGTATATATTCGCGCGGATGGCGTGGGAATTATTAGACCATCGCAGATAACAGAAGGGATATTTTATGGTAGTAATTATGTATTCAATAATATATCTTTGAACAATCAATTAACCACCAAGTATATCAATGCGACCGATATGTTAAATGCCACGAATATAAATGCAGACAATATTCTCATAAATAATAGCGCGACCTTCAATGGTAATGTAAGTTTTCAGAATACGAATAGATTATCTATGAATTCATTGAATGTTGAGAATGATTTGCTCATTGGCGGTCTTCGCGTTAGCCCAATAAATATCAAGGATACCGCACTGGGATATACGACAATAAGTAGCAGCGAAAACGGGTCTAACTATTTCTTCACATATGTTCATAGTAATATTGCGAACTTGGATGCTAATCAAAATGTCAGTTTCCCAAATAAAATGAGTTTGGGACCCAATACTAGCGACGGGATTGCGGGGGTTCTAAATATATACAAGAACAGCAGTTCAAATAATAACTTTGAAATTGTTTTGCAAGAAAGGGTGAATACGAACAAATACGTAGCGAATATTGGGAGGCTGTCGCATTTGGATTTCTATGATAATAGTTTGATAATTAACACGAATAATATTGATAGCAAAAAGCACAATATATATTTTTATCCATCATATGATATATCTAAATTGCAAAATAATGCATATTTTCCAAATCTAAACAATACCCCGCCAATGCTTTCTATTACCAATGAAGGCGTGGGTATAAATAATAAGATACCTCGCCAAGATTTGCATCTGGACATAGATGGCAAAATGTCGGCGACAGAATATTATGTATCGAAAGATGATGCGATTGCTAAGATGTCTGGGTTCGTTTATAATAATAAGAATTATTTCAACATATACAATGAGAATACTTTCAAATATTGCATCAATTATGATAATATCAATTCATATTCGGCGAAAATGCAAGGGCTCAATGTTAAATATGGCATCAATTCAGACCAATATTATCAAAATGATAAACTTATCGAAACACTGCAAGTAACAAATAATCCGAATAGTTTTTATACGAATAAGTTTATATCGATTGGTTGGAGCGGCGAAGATGTTCATTTGCCTCTCCAGATACGTAATACGAATGTCGCAGAATATAACTATTCGGTGATAAGAATATACAGGGGGGTGCGCGGAGGAGGCATCAATAATAACGCAGATTTTAGCGGGATTGATATATGCGAATACGACAGGGATTTGAATGATGACCGCGATTTGGAGAAATGGTTCATTTATAAAAATCACAAGTTCAATGACGTGGATTCGCGCGATATTCCGAGAATTGGTCCGCTGCAATTTGGGTATACGAATAAAACAATTGAGCCGACCTCTTACGGGATGTCTATGTATTACAATAGTCTGAATTCGAATTATCATATTGATTTTAACAATCCGAATGTATCTTATGATTTCGCGGATGAAAAGTCGAATATCGCGGTATCTATCTATGGCGACCTCGACGTATATGGCAATATAAATATTATAGACAATAATAGTAATAATTTCAACTTTCGCCTTAAGAAATTGGAAGATGTTGCTGAATTTGCGAAATATATAGAGGTTAAAACTGCGTCTAATGTTATTTATAAGAACTTAATAGAACACGACGATATCGAGCATTCAGGGCAGAATATTATTTTCAAGCCTATAAAGTCGATTATTGTAGATTCTATAGTGAATGACAGCATTCCCTTTGTTATTAAGCAGAATAATGATGCATTGTCTGCTGCTAAATTTATCACCTATTCAAGTAATCTTTTGTGTTCGTCGGCGTTAGAGTTGGGTATTTACAGGTATAATAATTTTACTACGGGGTATGATGCGGACAGCAATAATATTAAAAATATGGTGCAGTTCCGTGTTGCCAATAAAAATACGAGTAATACTTGCCTTACATTGAGCTACTATAAAAACGATAGTAATAATTCGTTTTATCACCCGTTCTTAGAGTTCAACAATAATTTTACAAAAACGTATATGCGGCTCGGACAAGGCGATAATAAATACAATAGTAATATCAGCTTACATATTGATGACGATAACAAATGTGGTATTCAGATTACCAATATTGATAATCCAGTAAAAATAAATTTGGTGAATGTTGCAGGAGACAACAATAAATACAATATATTATCTTCAGGCGGTAATGAGAATAATTACAAATTTACAATCGATATTGCTGATATTCCCTCCACCAAACTAGAGCCAGATACTAGCGACATTGTTAATATATTTACAATAGCCCCTTATACTGCGAATAATAATATAAGAGATGGTGTGCGATATGGGTTCAATGACCCCGTGCCTAATCAAACAATCTCGATAAATAGCGAATATGACGAGCAGACTATGAAACTTACTTCGAGATATACGAAGGATTATATCTATACGAAGATAGCCATTAATACTAGCAATTTGCAATTAACTGCGCCGAGAATAACGAATGATTGGGACAACAATAGCAAGGTATATGGCGCAGCATTTAATTATAGCATCGCAAATATCAATACGCCACAAAGCGATATTTATGGGAACGCTATTGAAGGTGGCAATAATAACACGATAGTTTCTAAAATTCTCAATACGAAAAAAGAGGTCTCGTATTTATCAATCCATTCCAATATTAATCTAACATTTCGATTTAATGAAAGTAATGCAAATATCACGAATAATAATTACAATAGCATCACGTATAATAATAACGTCGTTGCTAATCCGAAATATAAAGTCGCTTTTAATAATAATGTAGCGAATGGAGGCACTGGATACTTATTTAACATATACCCCGAATTATCAGATACTTCGAATAAGATAATCGGATTGGACGATACGCAATTTATAAGCAAGGAGACATCAAACGTTTTCAATTTAACTTTGGATAACAGCGTGGTTAGTAGCCATTATGAGATGTCGTGTATTTTTAATAATATATATATGGTTCCATCGTATTTTGCGAATATCACCACATCGAATACTCAGATAACGTCCAATTATACCCGCGTAGTTAATAGCAACATTATTACATTAACAAACGAAATATATTCATATTTACCGAATATAAACAGCATTAATTACAATCGGTTCAAGCTATTTGAGAATACCAATGTGATAAAACTAGATGATATCGGAGCAATGTCTAACGTATATCTGAGAGCAATAACTTCAAATATAGTGCGCTATAATTTTGCCCCGACTTACGAAGGTAAGTTTGCGCTCTTCCGAACAAACTATTTAATTATCGATAGTTCAAATATTGTCCCGAATACATTATCGAATAGCAATTATATTATTAATTATAGTTCGAACATAGTATATGCGAATAATAACGCGACTTATAACAATATATCGAACATAGTTGCGATAAGAACTTCGAATGAATTAATAGACGGCGCTTATAATACGTCCCTAGTTGCAGTAAATTCAAATATTCAAATTGATGATGAATTCACGATATATGGGGCTACTTTAAGCAACACTATTTTTATGGAAGAATATTACCGAAAATATGTTAATAATTGCAATATTAACATACAACGGACGAACTATAACAGGGTTAATTTGAAGCCTCAAATAATATTAGCCAACTCCGTCAGGGATGATTTCATAGATAGGAATAGTTTAATAAACGAGATATATAGCTATGACGGCAATTTGAAATTTAATTTTAGGGATAATCTATTCGAGCATCCGCAATTACTTATCGACAAAACTGGTAATGTTAAATTTTTTGGCTCAATTAGCACGAGCAATGACTTATATATAAGTGGTAATATATTTAATGTAGGTGGTTCAAACATTATTGAAGACCTTGATAGGAAAATATCAAGTCTTGAAACGAAAAATAATGATTTGATATATGCCACGTGTAATATCTTAATTGCGAAAGCCGACTTAAATGATTTGAATGCTAGCAATTATGTGCTTGCTACGAGCAATATCTTGGTGTCGAAAGCCGACTTCAATGATTTGAATGCTAGCAATTATGTGCTTGCTACGAGCAATATCTTGGTGTTAAGAGCGGGTGTTAATGATTTCAATGCTAGTAATTATGTTAGGGCTACGAGCAATATCTTAGTGGTGAAAGCAGATGTTAATGATATGAATGTTAGTAATTATGTGCGGTCTACGAGCAATATCTTGGTGGCGAAAGCAGACTTTAATGATTTGAATGCTAGCAATTATGTTAGGGCTACTAGCAATATCTTGGTGGCGAAAGCAGATGTTAATGATTTCAATGCAAGTAATTATGTTAGGGCGACGAGCAATATCTTGGTGTTGAGAGCGGGTGTTAATGATTTCAATGTTAGCAATTATGTACTGAATACAAGCAATGTTATTTCAAGGAGGATTACTGGATTAACTACCGATATGATTTATGAAGATATAAATGCGAAAAACAAGTTTATTGTCAATAATACCTATAACAATAATATGCTTGTGAATGGCGACTTGACGATTAGTTCGAATTTGATAGTTCACGGCGCGAGCACTACGTTGGCAACTGAAGTATATACGACGGAACGGCTTGAAATAAACAATGAGAATAATACTACGTCTGCATTTGTTATCGCGCAGAAGGATTTAATTAATGATATAATGCGCGCATCTAACCGAGATAACAATGTATTTACGATTAAAAACAATGGGGACGTTAGTATTCGCGGCAATTTCATAAGAAGTAATAGAGATGTTATTACGGATACGTCCAACTATGTATTGGCGACTAGCAATATATTGTCTAAAAAGATAGATGATAATGTAGCGGTTATTAACAGCACTATTCAAAGGAACGACAATAATACTAGCAATTACGTAGCAAAGACGAATGAAAACCTTAGTATTGCAATAGGAAACATATCGACCCCTTGGACGGAAACTACAAGCAATATATTTATATTTAATAATGTGTCTATTGGGACGAGTAGCAATATAGATACTTTAACTATAGACGGCGGTATCATTGCATCGCGCGGTATTGTTAGTTCATTTTCGGACAACCGCTTAAAAAATCATACATCAAACATAGCAAACCCAATAGATTTAATTAACAAACTAAATGGCTTTCATTATACCCCGAATGATATGGCGCTTCAATACGGGTTCCCAAGTGTTCCTGACGTAGGTTTGAGCGCTCAAGAAGTGCAAAGTGTTCTTCCAGAAATTGTTAGAATAGCGCCATTTGATATGATGCTAGACAGCTATAACAACATTATATCGAAGAGCGGGGACAATTATTTAACAATATGCTATGAAAAACTTGCGCCATTATTTGTGGAATCTATAAAGGCTCTTAAAAAGGAGTTAGATGATGTGAAGCGTGAACTAGCGGAACTTAAGAATGCTAAAAAGTAGTTATTGTTGTTGTTCTTGTGGGGGTGATTGTGGTGTAGATTTATATGTTTCAAATTCTTGTTTGATTTCAGTTATATTCTTAATAACAGCAATAATATCAGGAGCATTAGTGCTGAGTATATCTTTAAATTTTGTGTGTAATTTGGTATATATTAAATAGAACTCGTATTTAAATACTTCGAAAAATTCATTATTTAACCCGTTATCTTCATTATTGAGGACGTGTAATTTTTTATATATTCGTTTAAAAAACGAATAACTAATAGCGCATATAATATCATTTTTATTTATTAGTGCTACATTATTGAACTTTAACTTTTCAAATGGAAGCGGTGCAATTTTATTAACATTAGTTCGTATTTCAAGAAGTCTAATTATTTTTTCTATTTGTTCAATTATATTTGGCGTTTGGCTTTTTAAATCTTTTTTGATATTATCTTCTTCATTAGTTAAATAGTTTTTAATCTTACCATTATACTCTTGAAGTTTTTTGCATAAATCTTTAATCTTATTAGAATTATCATTAATATAGGTAGTCATATCAGTATATCTTGTTTTTTTTATTAATTCAACTATTGTTTTATCATTATTTAGGTCGCTATATCCATAATATCCTTCAGTATTATCATCCCCATATTCATTCTCTTTATAAAAATCATAGGTTTCTATAAAATCTATTAAGAATTGGTCTATTTTATCAATATCAACCATCTCACAAAAATATATAATTTCGTCAAGTTTGCTAACAAAGTCATTCATTTTACTTTTATAGTCTCTGTATGTAAATACATTTTCTAAATTATCACCAATAGAAGAAGCAGCAGTAGCAGCAGAAGCAGCAGTAGCAGTATCAGCCATTACTATATATATATTAATAAATCTCTTATATTTAGTAATATAATAAAATTATATAAAACTAAATGAATTATAAACAAGTATAATAATAATGAGTTCTTCGAAAAAAGTATCTGGTAAAAAGGTTAAGGAGTGTCTGTTATTAACATTTGAAGAAGATACTGAATATACTTTGGAAGAAACGAAGAAGATTATGGTGAATGCCTTTAAAGATGCATTGAAACTAGGGCAACCTAAAAAACGCGCAGTAAAACTCGATAGTGATGGTGTCGTTATTAAGAAACAGCCTAGCAAATATAATCTATTCATCAAAGACGAGATTGCACGTTTAATTGCTGAGTTCCCAGATAAGGACAGAAAGGAGCTTATGAAACAGGCAGCAAATAATTGGAATGAAAGCAAGGTTATCCCTACAGCTACTGATGATAGCGTATAGGGGTTATTTGTTTTTTATTTTTTTATATATTATATATGTGAATATATTATATTACATATATTGTAGAATGGCTAATATAATAAGATTACCGCATACTAAGAAGTTCCCCAAAAGTAAATTATTTGAACAATATGATAAAATTAAGGGGTTTCATTGTCTTAATTTACTACAATTTTTATATGAGTTTGACGATACGCATCAATGGTATAATTCAATTACTAAAAGATATGTAAAAAGAAATAGTAGTATTGTTGTTAGTATTTTGTCGAAATGTTATTATGTATATGGTGATATGGTTGTTAAAATAAAGGATGATAAACTAACATACAAAGAGCACATTAAAAAATTTATAGATAAGGATTTACTTTTTGATGTTAGACATCTTCCAGTAAGTCCTAATACACTTCGTGCACAGCAACAGGCTGCCGCAGTCAATAAGCCGAAAAGTAATTCTCCTCCTAAATCTCCTATGGGAGCCGCAACCAATAAGCCAAAAACTAATTCTTCTCCAAATTCAAAAACTAATTCGCCTATAAAGCCAAAAACTAATTCACCTATAAAGCCAAAAAGTAATTCGCCTATAAAGCCAAAAAGTAATTCGCCTCCAAAAGTAGGAATAGGTAGAGCACCTGCTAAGAAATCATCACCTAAATCTCCTATGGGAGCCGCAACCAATAAACCAAAAAATCATCAACAAGGCATCGCTGCCGCGGCTGCAGCAGTCGCAGTAGTAGCCGCTGCAGTGGGTTTAAAAAAACCAATTCAATTTAGTGCAAAATCTAATAACAAGGGGCACGATAAAAACGCTGAAAGGCTCAATGAAGGATTGTGTCTAAATTTTGTGAAGCATATAAAGGAGAAGATACAAAATACCAAGACATCCGCTGAATTAAAGGAATTAAAGTTTGCGAACCCAGTGACAGGAAACCTTATTGGTATAGATAGCCCAATACTTCGCAGTTTTTTGTCCAAATGTTATAACTCATATAATAAAAAGGAGATTAAGGACATTATTGAGGAATTAACAAAAGTCAGCGATTTAATTGAGGAAGAAAAAATAGTTGACCCTATCCCTATTGTAGATGCTAAATCAAATGCAATCGGACTGGCTTTTGATGATGCTAAAAAGACCTTCTATAAATGCTGTGATGATTTAGAAGCGAATTGTAATGCGAATGGAATACTCAAGGAGCATCGTTTAATTTCCAATGTGGTTAATTCTATTATGGCTATGATACACATCAAATATATGCATCTCAACCTTTTATATAAAAAGCTTGTTATAAAAGACAAAAAACCTTTGCAAATATATATGCACGATAAGGCATTCGAGGAACATTTTGCTTTTGCAGATGATAATATACACGACACTTTTACACAAGTTTATAATACTAATAGAATAGTATACCAGAAAAATAATTTAGAAGTAGCAAATGTAAAAACAATCCTTGTCCCTAAAATTACAGATATGTATGATGTAAATAACTTATTTAATCGCCAGTATGTATTTGAATACACAGCTACTAATACGGGGGTATATAATGGAACTTTAACTTATAATAAGATTAATTCAAAAAATCTAGTAAACCTTTCTTATCCAAACTCTTTGAATGATGCTAAAGATACTTTTGATATCACAATGGAACCATATAAAATATTTAATTACAATATAACAAATAGTACATTGCCTAAAAAAATATTTACAAATGATAATCATGAAATTTCAAAATATTTTAGTGTAATTACTGATATGGTTAATACCCGACTTGAAACCTTACCAGAAATAAAAGGTTTCGCAAATGAAACAACAAATAAAAGCGACCATTATAATATGATAATCGCCGCAATGGAGAAAGCATCGTATGGTAATAATGAAGAAGGTTATGGGAAAAAAGATATGATACGTAAGAATATTTTATATTCTCTTAACGCACAAATGGCTCAATATTATATGTATAACCCTGACCACTATGATGATATTTACTATAATAGCGAATTTACAGGAACATTTCCGCTTTTCACTTGGATACCTTTAAATCATAAATATAAACAAGAAACTATCTATAATTATCCCAATGTAGATAAATGGCAGCCATTTGGGTTAGATGTATCTGTAGTCAATACTATCGATAAAAATTATAAAAATCACGGCAAACCGCCTTGGAGCAAATGGCTAAACGAAGTAGTTTACAAGGTTATCAAAGGCGAATACGATTCTATATACGCGCTCAAAATGCCATTTATAAAAGATATGCAAGATAGGGTTGTGAATACCATTGGGCTTTATAAAAATGAAGAATTAAGCCCAACTTATAATAATAAAAAAATATACTTATATCACGGGGCAAAGACTAAGTTGCATAATATTGCAGACGCATATCACCAAGATATAGAAATAATGGGCTTCCTATCGACGAGTTTAAATATGTATACTGCATCGTATTATGCGGGTGTTGCTGATATTGTGATAGGGCTCATTTATATAATTGAAGTTGATGAAACGCATACTTATATAAACTTAAATGACGACCTGCATCAATTCCTATTATTGCCCAATTCGATAATTAGAGTTATCTATGAGTTTAATTTCGGTAGTATAAGGGTGGTTCTTTGCCGTTTAATTCGAACACCGACGATTAGAATGAACAATAAATTATATGACAAGTTGTTAAAAGCAACTACACCTGACCATTCGCATTATTATATCAGATATATAATAAAAAATAACAATAATGATATGCCTGTATGCGCGTTTATGTTAAGTAAATATTGGAGAAGGTTTCCTGAACAAGGCATCCGTGATTTAGAAGTATTTAGTATAAGCCGTAATAGATTAAATAATAAGGGAATAAATAATACATCTATGTCTAAAAAAACATTAGAGGAAAGGTATTTATATTTCAGCATAGGTCAAGAGTATGAATTATATGTCGATAGAGGATTACCATTAATTTCTGGTAGTTTCGAAGATATAAAATACAGCATACACCAGCATTTTATTAAAGATTGCTATAAAGCGCTTGGGATACCTTGTTTAGACTACATATTTATACACTCTGAATATGTTGATAACGCGATAAAAACGGGGGTATTATTAGAAGACTACGTGAATAACCGAAAAAACATATACAAATACAATATCAATAATTTCCTTATAGATTGTATATTCAAGTTCAATAGCATTGAAGATAAAAACAAGGAACTCTTTTTACTTAAGGAACCGCGCAATGGTTTATATGTAGATAAAATAGAGGGTTTTAGGGATGCATGTATGTATCGCAATGGTGTAATTAATCCCTTGTTTGATAAAAGTGGGGGCAACCTTACTATAGGGGAGCATATCCAATATATAAGAAACTGGAAGCATCTATTTGACCAGTATCGCTATGTGAGCGAAGAAAAATTAACGAACCATTTTATATGGTGTAATAAGAGAATAAAGGGGTTAATAGATATAATCGGGACAATAAAGGTTAAATATTTGAAATTTATAGAAGATACATTAAATGGAAGGGTGAAAGATAAACCTCTTGATAAGAAAGGGTTTATTGAAAAATCATCGAATGAAGTATTAGAGTTAAAACAAATGATTTTAACCCTATCAAAAACGCTAGAGAAAAGAGCAGAATTTTATATGATTTCTACTGACCCATCAAATTCTAAACAATTTATAGATATAATTAGAAAAGTATTGAGCGATAATTATATCAATACGCATAATTCGAAGTTATACAAAAGCCCTGTCTTTGTTGATTTAATTCTAGAGGAAAAACAAAAAAATGATATAATTACAGGAGGTATCGCAAGTATAAAGGATATGGCTAAATTAGGCGTTGGTGTGCAAAAGAAATTAGATGGTAATACTGCGAATACTGGTAAGGTAATTGACCATCAAGAGATATATGAGGCGTATAAGAATGTTCCTATTGATAGTTCTAAAGATATGCGGAAATTCAAAGATATGCCCAAAGTATTTCAAGAATATTACAAAGGGGCTATTCTTGATAAGGAAGGGTGTTTCGACATTAGCGACCATTGTTATTGCATACCTGTGAAGAGGGAATGATAATCGATTGCAATAATTTATAATTTTTATGAAGATATTAAGAGATGATATATTTTTTTTTTAATATTTATATTTAATAAAGTGTATTAAGAGTGTTAATATGGTAAAAACAAAGGAGCCGATGAAAGCACAACCTCCTATGATATCTCGTCTTTATAGTAAATACGAAAATATTACATTAGACCATTGTAAAACGCTTCTTATACATTTATATGAAGGTAAATTAGGTTATTGGGTTAATCCTATTACTGGTAATACTATTAATAATAGTAGTTATATTACGATTAGTTTTTTATCTAAATGTTATTACATATGGGGTAATAAAAGTGCTACAATAAACTCTAAAAAACTAAAATATAAAAAGCATATTGAAAAATTTATAGTGAAGGAATTTTTATTTGATATCCCCTCTATAAAGTCGTTAGCAGAACTGCGAAGAGATGTAGTTAATGCAGATGATAAACTTAGGAAAAAGAAGGAGTTAGGGAAATGGGGTAAACGTGGTGGTGTTGGGTCGCCACCACATAAACTTATTAAATTAACAGATGAAAATGAAAAAAGACTAGCAATTCCAATAATTGATGGAAAACTCAATGAGTATATAGAAAAGTTTAATACATTTTTAGATAAATTAAAAGATAATTGCAATGCTAATGGAATACTCAAAGACCATATACATATATCAAATATTGTTAATGCAATCATTGTTATTATATGTACTAAATATCTACATTTATACGATGAAATAACACCTACCACATATGATAATCCATTGCAAATATATATGTATGATGATACTATTGATTATGATAAATTCAAAGAAAATTATAATGGTAAAATAATAAATGATGGTATGCTACCAATTACTACGCACACAATATATCAAAAGGATGATTTAATGCAAATTCAAAAAGATACTCAAATTGATTTAAAACCGAAAACCATCGATAAATATAAGGAGAATACATTATTCAATCGCCAATATGTATTTGAATTATCGAAAAAAGACACTGAAATGACTATAAAATATAATATGATAAACAATCGCAAGGATACTTTCGAACAAACCTTTGACCCAAACAAACTTGCTACTACACTAGGATATGCTTATGAACTATTATTTAATAAAAACCCTTTTAATTATAATATAACAAATAGCACATTGCCTAAGAAAATTAATATAGAATGTTCAAATCCTAGTGTTCTTAGCCATTTTGATAAAATTTTAAATGAAATAAATACAAAGTTGGAAAACCTACAAATTGTTATAAATGACGTTAGAAGTAAATCAGAGTCATATTATAATAGTGTCATATTTGATATGAAATTAAACGGATTTGGCTATAATGAATTGATACGCAAGAACATATTATATTCTTTGAATGCACAATATCCATCATATATTGAAAAATATATTGAATTATATAATGTAGGAAATCCTACAAAAGATTTTTATAAGGATGAAATTTACTATAACTATGGATATACTGGGACATTCCCAATATTTACATGGATACCTATTTCGCAATCTGGAGATGCATCTGCTACGGATGCCTATTATAATTTTCCGTCATCATTTATATGGCAACCTTATGGAGCAGATAATACTAAAAAATTCATTGTTGTAGAAAAAGCATATAAAAACTATTACACCCCTCCTTTTAGCAAATCATTAAATGAAACAATATACAAGGTAATTTCAGAGGAAAGCACAATTGTAGACACTGATATGATGAAGAGAATAAATGAAACGATAGGTATATACAAAGATATGGATAAGGAAGATACGTATAAAAACAAGAAAATTTATTTATATCACGGGACAAATACAAGATTACATAATATGGATGGTAAACTATATGATATTGAAATATTAGGATTTTTATCAACAACTCTAAATGTCTATGCAGCATCTTTTTATTCAGAGGCTGCTTTGATGAAAAGTAGAGACGGAGGATCTTATGGATACATTTATATAATAGAAGTTGATGATGAACAAACCTATATAAACTTGAATGACAATTTATATCAGTTTATTCTGTTGCCTCATTCTATAATTAGAATTCTTTACACATTTGATTATATGGGAATAAAAATAATTTTATGCCGTTTAATTAAAACTCCCACTAAGGAGAAAAATAATGAACTATATAAAAAATTATTTGACAATAATGCATTTGCCTCTGCTAAAGTTGCACTTTACTATTTTATAAAGCAGAATGCTAACGCTGTCCCTATTTGTGCTGGTTTTAAAAAACAGGAAGATTTTAAAAAGGCGCAACGGCTTATATATAATCGTAGTTATTTTTGTATTACTAAGATAACAGATAAATATATGGATATATTTCAGATACCTCGAGATTTGTTAATGAGTGTAAAATTACCTTCAATACCTACAGATAATAAATTATACGTTTATTTCAGCCTTTTGCAGGAAAATGAATTATATTTAAGAAAAGATGAGAAAACAAAAGGGGTGTATGGTGGTTTTGCTGATATAAAATATAGCATACATCAACATTTTATTAAGGATTGCTATAAACAGCTTAAAATCCCTTGCATTGATTATGCATTTTTACACGGAGATGAAACTACTAATAATAATATAGCAACGGGGATATTATTGGATGATTATGAAAATAATAGAAAATATGAATATAAATACGATATTAATAATTTTCTTATAGATTGCATATTTAATTTTGATAGCATTGATAATAAAAATAAAAAAATAGATTTGCCAGATGTAGACAATGGGTCAGATGTATCTGAAATTCTCTATGCGGATAAGATAGAAGGATTTAGAAACGCAGGGTTATATATAAACGGAACTATTAACCCATTATTTCGCTTTGACGAAGATGAACAATTGGAATATATATTAAAAAATGTAAAAAAATATAGAAGTCATCTTTTTAAATATAGTGAAGCCAATCAAAACGGAAATTTAGCAAAGCATTTCGAGTGCTGTAATAAAAAATTTGAAAAATTAATGGGTATTATTGACCATTTAAAAGAGCAATATTTAAAATTTATAAATGATATATTGCAAGCTAATCCAGTTAGCAATAGTAGTAAGACAGAATTATACGAACTAAATATGATGTTAAATAATCTCGCGGATACTCTAAGAACACGAGCATTATTTCAGTTTAACCTAACGCGTTCTAAAGTAGTCGCAGATTTTATAAATTTAATTATTAAAGAATTGGAAGTTGATACATCTAGCGATGCGATTGCAAATGAAATACCTTTACCGCGCGATGCTAAATTTGCAGATTTAATATTAAGCGACAATGAAGCGCAAAAAGGAGGCAAACATAGTAAGAAAAATAAAGTGAAAGTAGTGCGTTCATTTGTTGATAATCTAGTAATGAAAAGAATAGAAGGAACTGACAGAAAAGGAGTGCGAAAAAGTTCGGGGACTAGAAGGGAAGAGGCAAACAAAGAAATAAATGCTTCAATTTCTCAATATAAATCTCTATACAAATTTGAAGATTTACCAAAATCATTTCAAAAATATTATGGGAAAAAAAACAAAGGTAAGACAATAGATATAAGTAATGGTTGCCACGTTAGAATGGTTCCGAGAAAAGATTATTAAACCTGTTTGTTTGTTATAAATTCTATTATATCATTGAATGTTGGTAGATATATAGCGCACCCTAAACAATGCATATTATATAATATATATATATATATATTATATCTTTGTGGGATATTATTTTTTTTAATAATATATTAAATTAGAGTATCTTAGTATATCCTTTACATAATGAATGTAGTTCCACAAAATAAAAGGAGGAGGTCTTTGCCATCAAATTATAAGTTTAATAATGGCTTCTTATCTACGCCATCATCACCATATTTGCCATATCCAAATAAAAAAAATGCAACCGACTTAGACGTATTGAAATTCAAGGATACCAAAATACACGAAAGATTATTATCAAAATTAGAAAAATCGAGAAAGCAAATAATAAAGGATAATGATATATATATAAACAAGGAGCACGAGCTTCTATGCTATTATAATAATAAATTAATAGAATTAAAGAAAAAAATAAAAATTCTTAATAAGCATATTGAAATAAGCTACAAAGATAATATCTTAGTAAATAATAGTGAGTTGGAAACCTTTATAGAAAAGAGAAAAGGAGGGGATATTGCTGTATTAGATTATAAGATTACCTTATATAGATACAATATTAAATACAATGAATATAACAAAAAATTCATTAACAAAATACAAGAGTATATTGATGAGAAATCCCTAAATAAATTTATAGAGAAGCAAAATAGTTTTATTGAAAGTTTGAATATTAGAGATATATATAACTTAAAATATTATACGTATCGCGGAGATATATATTTAAATTCTTATATAGACAATGGTGGTATATTTGACACACAGGTTATCTTAGATAATGGCGGAGGTATTGTAGATGACGATAGCGACCTTTGCTACTACTTTTTTCAATTCTTAGATTATTTTAAAGCAAATAACTATAAAGGGCAGAAAGTAAATGTAGATGATGATATGTTATTTATAAAATTTATAAAGGATAATTATTTAGATTTTAATAGTGATATTTACAAGTTTGTTTTTGATTTGTATATCAATGAACTAAAAGAGTTATTCAAAAAAGCACCGAAGACTGATAATGAACTAGTGCTATATAGAGGGATTAATGAGAATTATATATTGCATAATGCAAAAAGGGGCTATTATACAACAAATCATTTTTCATCAACGTCATTATTACCAGAGATTGCTTACAATTATACTAAAAAGAAGAATATAATGTTAAAAATAATAGTGGAGAAGGGTGTCCCTTTGATATTCGTAGAGGGGATTACATTAGCAAAAGGGGATTTCGAAGTAATTATGCCTATTCATTCAAAGTTATATATTGATTATGCTTTGAAAAAAGTAAATTATTATAAGACGAAGGATGATATATGCCCTAGTATAAATAATGATAATCAATTAAAAGTATCAACAATAATTTATATGAAGTAATCAATATAATATGTATGTGTATTATAGAATTACAATGAACACATATTTAAAATTTTTTATAATCAGTATAATCGTTTTGATATTAGATATATCTTGGATATCACTAAATTTATCTACATATTCTTCGGCAGTTATGAAGGTTCAAAAATCAGTAGCTAATTTACGATACGAGCACACTTTCATAGCATACGTCATTATATTATTTTCAATATTATATGTCGCTATACCATTTACTATCCAAAATGCCAAAATAAATAAAATAGATATCTCCAGAATAGAAAACAAGCTATTACAAGCGTTTATTTGCGGAGGAGCGGTAGGCTTTTCTATATTCGGTATATATAATTTTACATCTCTGGCAATTTACAAAGATTTAGAAGTTTCTATAGCAATTACCGATACAATCTGGGGGACTACATTATATACCTTATCAACTTTCATATACTTATTATTACCTTCATAGGTAGTCTCGTGTTTTATATTACAAGCGGGTAATACTTTATTGCTGTCGCTGCTATCACTGCTATCACGGCATTTATTAGCATAGTGCCCATATTGACCGCAAGTATAACACCGATTATTAACGCTATTACTTATTTTTACAAGATGATTTATAGTGCAATTATCTAATACTGGGGTAGAGTAAGAGCCGCCCCTAACATTATCAATGCCAAACATATCCATATATTTATAGGTATATTTGTCTTCGTCGTAATGGTCGCAATTAGGGATGAGTTCTACAAGTTTTATTGGTTTATATAGTTTCGTCCATTCAGACCCGTTATTCGTAAAATGGGTTTCAATTCGAAAATGCGGATTTATTGTTTTGCCAACATAATATTTATCATTTTGTAGTTGCAAAACATATATGTATAGCATAGCGATGCTATAGTATATAATGTAGCAGTATAAATTTTTATATGATTTATATAAAAGTATAAAAATGAAAACAAGTAAAGGAAGGTATCAGAGTATTATCGCCGTGTGTTCTTAATCGTTTTAATTGCGCGACTGGAACCAGTTCTGAAAAATAGATAATATATAAAGTAAAAGAAAGCGATTACGAAGGTTATAATAAGTAATATATAAACGACCATCCCTGTAATACCAGCAGTTCGGCTAACTTGGCAATATAGCGTATCGTCTGTGAGAGGGCACTTTTCAACATTATTCGAGCCAGAATTACTCATTAATGCTGAAGTTCCTCCAGAAACTATTGCTCCTGTTGCGGCACCTGCAATTGCCCCTGACGCAGTATTAGAAGCGCCATTATTATCTACAGGCTTAGCGGGAGCAGCGGGAGGCGCAGAAGCAGTCTTACCTCCTTTAAAATGTTCTAAGAATAATTCTTCAATACCCATATTAATTCTATATAATCTATTCTATTATATAATAAACATATAATATTTGCATTGCATAACAAAAACCTACCTATATATCCTTCGCTATAATATATTTCTAGTAATATAGTAGAATTAATATTTATTATAATGAATATGTTAGAGACATTTATTATTGTATTCACGATAGTATTATCTACAATAATAATACTATGGCATATTCATTATATGAATGACCATCGCAAGAGCCCTATGTCTGATATGGGTTCAAACGCGGCTATGCTTTTAAATATAAATTATACGAAGCAAAAGAATGAGGGTTCTTGCACGTCTTCTTGTGACTCCATAGACCCCGTTAGCGACCCGCGATATAATATGCAGCAGATTATCAAGCAGTCAATTCTGTTAGAGGAGCATCTTACAAACAAAAATAAAAGATGCCGTGATTGTATTACAAAGCATTTCTTGCATATTATCGGGCTCGCAGAGGAGGCTCAGATGCTTGCCACAGATAAAATCAACAAATATCCTATGATAAACGAATCAGTAATATTGTATAACGAACTCTTCAAAATATGGATTAAGAACAAAAACTTAAATGGGAAGGACGAATCATATATTTTATATTGCACAGATAAACTAAGAGACCACCGCAAGCAATTAATAGTCATCTATTTCTTTAATGAAAAATATAATATAGTTAATAAGGATAAGGATACTGCGAAAGAGCATTCTATGTAGGATGTATATACGGGATATTATTATTAATAATTGCTAAATCGACAATCTCTTTAATATCATAATAAGTATTCTTGTGTGCTTCGTAATGTTCAGGATGTATCTCGGATACTAATTCGATATTAGGATATGCGAAGGGAAATGTAGTAGCATAAGAGTTTATCGATGAATACAATGCGACATCTGCGACTACTTGGTATTCGCACGTAGTGAAATTATATTTATTATTTTTAAAATATTTGCCCACCAATTTTTCAGCACCAGCCCTTGATATAATATACATACCTGTGGAAGGTAATAGGTATTGCCATTTAATGAAATGTATATTATGAGTGATAGATAGATTATATAGTGCTTTAATTGTGGGCCCGTATAAAATCAGCATCTGGACTAGTTCGGCATCTTTTGGTAATTCCCCGATAAGTTTATTATAATTTATTTCAAAGGGAATTATGATATCGTCTTCCATAACAACAAACCAATCATTATCCTTATCTTTAAGCCCCTCTATAATCGCTTTGATATGACTAGATATACAAGCGAACTCATATTCACATCTGACACAACCTGGATGTTTGCACGTTAACGGGCGCTTATCTTCTAAAACCTCATCAAAATCGCGTGGTGTTATTGCGGATATTCGCTGATTATCTAGCTTATTATTTTTAAATTGGCATTCCATAAACGCACGTCTATCAGCAGAGCTGTCGATATTAATCCAATAATGTTTCATATGCGGTAGTAATATTAGTATTAATTATATTCTTAAATATTATTCTATTATAATGTCTTTTGATTTTTACGTGTGATACATATAATATATTATTTTTGTTATTATAAATTAAATGAAGCTTGAACTTAAAAGGTTTGACCCAACAAAAATAAAGAATGATTCCGTAGTGACATTTATTGGCAAGCGAAACACGGGAAAAAGTTATTGTATGAAAGATATTTTAAGTTATAACAAGGACATACCTGTAGGCGTTGTGGTATCGCAAACAGAACGCGCTAACGGATATTTTGAAAAGTTCATTCCGAAGATGTTGATATACGACGAATTAGAGGAGAAGTTAATTAGCAAGTTTTTGACTAGGCAAATAAACATCACAAATGAACGCAAGAGAGATATGGCAAAGCACGGGAATTCATCAATAGACCCGCGAGCCTTCTTGATATTGGACGATTGTATGTATAACAAGTCGGCGATGACCGATAAAAACATAAGATGTATCTTTATGAACGGGAGGCATTACAAGATATTCCTTTTAATCACTATGCAGCACGGGTTAGGGTTGCCTCCTGACTTGCGTTCAAATATTGACTACGTTTTCATCTTTCGCAATAATATTGTGAAGGAGCGAGAGAAAATATACAACCATTACGCTGGTATGTTCCCTACGTTTGACGTGTTTAACCAAGTGATGAACCAATGCACCGAGAATTACGAATGTCTGGTTATAGACAATAAGGTGCAATCTAATAATATACAAGACATCGTATTTTGGTATAAAGCGCAAGATGTTAATTATAAGATGTGTTCTCCAGACTTATGGGAAATGCAGTCATTGCAGGATCAGCGTGATTTAATGGGATTGACTAATGAAGAAGGGGGGGACATAGAGGATTATGATCCTGGTGTCTTTGTTAAAAAGAAGAACTCGAAACTTATTAAGGTTAGGAAACAAGCGTCTTATTGAGATTGATGGGTTGGATTATTATTATCATTATTATTAGTGATTGTAGTGCATTTATTAAATATATCTAGGCATTTATCATCGCAATAGAACCCGCATATATCACATTTTTTTATTGGCGTATTGCAATTCTTACAAATGAATAATGTTTTAGTGTAAATAATGTTATCAGCCGAGTAGCAAAGGAAACAATATGAATTCTTTCTTAACATCTTCTTTTAATTTTATTGCATATATATATTATTATCATATTATTATATATATTAGTTTCAAAAATGATTTAACCCCATATAAATGTTAATAATATATTAACTAATAGGAGAAAATGGAACCTAAACTTAAAGTAGCATCTATGTTCGCAGGTTGCGGGGGTTTAGATTATGCATTTCATATGCAATCTGATATATATAATGTTGTATATGTTAATGATTTTGATATTGACGCGTGTAATACTTATGAGAGAAACTATAACTTTAAACCCGAATGTAATGATATCGCTAAAATAGAGAATATACCAGATTGTGATATACTAACAGGCGGGTTTCCTTGTCAAGGTTTCTCTGTAGCAAATCAAAATAGAATAGAGACAGATAATAGGAATAAACTTTATTTAGAATTGGTAAGATTATTAAAACTTAAAAATCCAAAATATTTCATATTTGAAAATGTAAAAGGTATTTTAAGTTTAGGAAATTATGAAACAGATGAAGATAAGAAAAATCACAGGGGAAGCGTATTTAAAATGATTGTATCTGACTTGGAGAAATGTGGTTATAATGTTCATACAAAACTATTTAAGTTAAAGTGGTATGACATACCACAAAATAGAGAAAGGGTTATCTTTATAGGTGTGCGAAATGATATTTCAGAAAGGATACGTTTTGACTGGCCAGTTGAAAAGAAGGTAATTACAAAGACATTAAAAGATGCGATAGGAGATTTACCTATCAACTACGACGAAGAACTGCAACATATTGGGTCAAAACAAAAAGTATATATTAATGGTTATATGGGTAATAGAAAACTAGATTGGGATAAAATATCGCCTACAATTACAGGAAGGGGTGGAGGCACAGGCGGTCCGTGTATAAATGTTCATCCGAGTGGAGAAAGGAGAATGACTATTAGGGAATACGCGAGAATTCAGACATTTCCAGATAGTTTTAAGTTTGAAGGGTCTAAATCATCTATGTATAGACAGATAGGAAATGCTGTTCCGCCTAAATTCTCATTTATTCTTTCAAATATAATAAACGCATTGAATAAACAATTATGAAGGTAATGCGTTTGTTCGTCAGTCTTCGCCACTATTGTATGCGTCGCATTCCTTATCTTCTGCATCTAGATTGCATTCAAAACCAGTTGCTTTCAAGCGATTACATCCTGATTGATATATCAAACTAGAGCTACTGAACCCTAATTTTACGCCCCTTTGTGAAACCCGTTTCGCTTTCACCTGATTAATAGTTTTTTCACCAACAAAATAAAAACCACATTCTTCATTAACTATAACTAAAACAGGTTCGTCTTCTTTATGGAGACCTTTTATTAAAGGTGCTAAATTATGCGTACCTACCATACCAGTTTGCATACCCTGCATAACTGCTTTTTGAATTTTGGGACCACCTAGCGCTTCCTGTCTAGCTATATTATCTAATACTTCAAAATTATTGATAGATATTTTATGTAAATGTAGATATTTGCATATATATGTAAATAATGGAGATTTAATATGAGGGGGTAAAACCATTTCTCCTAAAAAGAAATGCCAACTACTTGGCTCAGGAGGTTTTCCAAAACCAGCTGCAAACGAATTAAAATTATCCATATAAGGTGATGCAAATTTTAAAACAGACAAAACGAGTTCATATAATTTTGCTAATCTTGAAGCGCATATTTCACCCATTCTAATATAATGATTTAGACTATAACTCTTTTTATATTTAGCAGTATCAGATACTTTAGGAACTCCACCAGCTTGCTTTGTTCCTTTTTTTGTTGCAAACTTTATTCCTTTCTTTATTATAGGCTTCTTTGTTGCCTTATGTTCCTTTATACCAAATGCCGTTTTTTCTGCATTAAGCAATGGTGTCGCTTTTGCAGACGTTGCATATTCAATAATCGGATCCATTAAATGCGCACGTATTTGTTCTATTCTGAATTGGTCTTCTTGTGTAAGCAATTCTATATTATCTTGAACTGCACGTCCTTTAATCATTTTGTCTTCATCATCTGTATAGTAATATGTAGTAAGCCACCAATATATAGGGTCAATAAATATCGTCAGAAATTCAGCATAATGGCTACTAGCCTGTTTACCTAATCTTACATCATTGCATTTTAATGAAAACTCTTTTACACTTATATAGCCAAATCCAAAATTTCTGTAAGTATCATTTATATCTGTTGGGTCATTTTGCCCCCCGAGTGATTTGATAGTTGAAGAAATCTCTGCTGCTAATTTGCGTTCTCCATTTCCTACTGCAGTATCTCTTTTATCCTTTGTTCTTTTGAAAGGGATATGACTTGATGCATTAGTCCACGCGTTCCATTTATCCCATACATCATTTCTATTGCATTTTAAATCACCCATTTTATATAATGTTTCTACCTAATTAAAATATTTTAATATTATAGAAAGCGGAACTTATTATGAGCAATACCGATATATTTACTAATGCGAAAATATTAATAAACTTAAAAATATTTGAAAGATATCCTAAAATATTTTTTGATTCCATTAAGAAAAAATATGCAAATTCGAAGCAAATAAAGTTAGATATTAAAAACCTTATAAGCATTCAGAATAACATAACTGATTATGAGAGAAATATCAATCGCTTGATTACCAATAAAGATTTAAATGAAAAAGATAAAAATGTATATGAAATATTAACGTCTGAAATAAAACAATCAGTAATAAGAGCAGAGCAGGTAGCAAAAATCAAAGTGTTACAAAACAAAAAACATCGTAGTATGATAGACCCTACAAAACAATTAGCAAAAGCTACTATGAAAATAGAACACGCTAATACTATATAAAAATAACATAAAGATACTATTAAATGATAAGCCATTAGGATATATATTATAATTTTTAGAAAAAACTAGGTTTTTTATTTCTATTTGCAGTTTCATTGATGTGTATTTGTTTGACCTGACTTATATCAGTGAAATTGCTCAGAACGCTCGATACACTTTTGGTGTCGTCTTCGTCTTCATATTTCTTACTAGCAATTTCATTTTCATATTTTTTATAATCAACCTTATTTTGTGATAATGAGTTGTATTCTGCTTTAATATTACTCCATTCATCGCGAACAGCATCGGTATCTTTTTTTTCTTGTATATTTGTTTTGTCGCATTTAGTAAATGATATTTCTTGAGTGTCTTCTTTATAGTCCTCTTTGAATTCGTCATTGTTATATTTTGTTAGTGATGTATCTACTATAATATTTATTTTATTATCTTCGTGTTCTTTTACAACATTAATAACTTCTGTTTCTTTGCTCTCTTCAGCCTCTTCATTGTCTGCAACGTCTTCGTTGTCTTCTTCATCATCCTCTTCAGCGTCTTCTTCGTCTTCTTCTTCGTCTTCGTCTTCTTCTTCGTCTTCTTCTTCGTCATCCTCTGCGTCTTCTTCGTCATCCTCTGCGTCTTCTTCGTCCTCTTTCGTGTTATCTGCATCATCCTCTTCATCATCCTCTTCGCCGTCCTCTTCCGCGTTATCTGCATCATCCTCTTCGTCATCTTCTTCATCATCATCTTCGCCGTCTTCTTCAATCGCTATTATTTTGTCATCCTTTTTAATTTTTTTGACGGGTTTTACACTTTTGATATTGGCATCATCGGTATCTTCTTCATTGTCTTTGAATTGATTTACATTCTCAGTCAGATTATCTTCAATTTGTTTGAATATCTCATCAAATGGCACAAAATCTCTAAAAGTCTTCTTAATAATCTCTCTGATATTAACTTCAATTATATTGAGATTATTTTGATACTCAGCATCCTTAATATTGTTTCTATTATATAAATAAGCATTCTTCCAAGAGAACGCTGCAGCATTTATATAGCATTTATGAACAAAATCTTCAGCATTAGGTATCTTTATTTTAATATTATCAAATTGGTCTCTGTATTCATATATTTTAATTTTTATCGTCGTTATGATAATGATTTTAATCAAATTTGACAAATATTTGCATTTCGTATATTTAACAATTTTTTTATATTCATCAGCAACCATATTATTGTTCCATTTGCGGATACTATATAACTCATTTTGGAACCCCTTAAGCCCCTTCTTTTCGTCCATCATCTCAGTATAGATAGCATATATGCGCTTTGATATAGCAATACTCAAAATATCTTGTATATGTTCTATATATTCGTTTCGTGTATCAATTAAACCTTCCATATATTTAGTAATTTATAATATTCTTTATATAGTCAAAAAGCCAAATATAAATATATTGCATTTACTTAAATTACTTTAGAATACATTAATATACTCAGTATTTACAATAATACACTTCATACCAATAATAAAAATAAAATAAAGGTAAATAAGTAATACATAGTATCAGTCGATATATAATATATTGTATTTAATTATAGGTTATTGAGGATATGCTATTCATATGATTGAAGTTAATAGTTGCAGTTTCATCAATCGTGTCTTGAATTATATCGATATGCGAGAGTATTACAATCGTATTAAAATATCTAAGAAGACTTTTAAGGAACGACGGAACAATCGACAGGTTATATTTATCAAAATTAATAAAGCCTTCGTCGATAAATAACTGATTGCAAAGGACATCATAGTTATTAAAGTAAAGCGTCATACGAAGTGCAAGTGATATAACGAACCGCTGAAAGCCTGAAGCCTGAGACACTGAGATATACTGCTTATCGCTATCAGTTGCTATGTTATCATTGTGGATTAGCCAATAAATATGCACATTATCATTGGATATATCAACATTATAATTTAGTTTGAAAGGTTTTGTATTGGTATGGCAAAGTGTTTTAATAATTTTATTCGTTTTCTCTACGAGTTTATTAAGAACAAAGGTATCATATAGTTCTTTTCTAAAAGATTGAAAGTTTACGAGGATAGTATCAAGAACGTCAATAATTGTCGCAATTTCTTTATCAATCTCAGACAACATAGTATAATTTCTTTTATTTTCATTGTTATAAGAGTTAATTGTGGTATATTTTACAAGCCTATCATTAGTAGTTTTGATTTCAATCTTCTTATTTGCTATAAGTTCATTCAAGCATATCTTTTGTTTAATAAGGGGTATCATCTGGGCATTGCTTTGATATTCATTATATAAGTCATTCATTTCAACCAATCTTTTTAACTTATAGTAATGATAAGCATCTATGATTTGTTTATTCTTATCATACAAGAGCCATTCTTCGTATTCTTTTTTAAGCGCAGTATATTTAGTGATGCGTGGTTTTATAACAAGATTATAATGGATACTTTTTTCTAATTTATCAATAAGTGCATTGGTTTCATCATAGTTATTTTCCCAAGATGAATAGTTATCAAAGAGCCGTATATTATTCACTTCATCAAACAACTGAAAGGAGTAGATAATGAAATACTCGATATAATCAGTGATGCTGGTAAGCTCTAGAGTTTTATTGATAAGTTCTTCATTAAGAGCCTCTTTAGTATTTATAATAATATTCATATCATTAGTTATCTTATCATATGCTTCTTTAAACTTAAAATAACAATACCATTCATTCAGCAAGTGATAATTTTCTTGCTTCTTTTTGTTTTCTTCAAATCGTTCAGATACTACCTTGTAGTTATTTTCATCATTTACATCATTATATATGGAACGTTTAGTAGTAAGGCAATCTATAATTATTTCTAGTTCTTTAATACGTGATACCCAAGTCCTGCTGCAGCAAATACAGCATTCAGGGTTATATTTATAGTCATCATTGGTATTGAGTAATGTTAGTTCTTTATTATAGGTATCAATCTCTATATCAAGTTTATTAATCTCTTCAATCCTTTTATGATAATTATTTAATACTATTTCATCCTCAGAGATTTGCTTATCGATTACTTCGATATTGTAGTGTTTAAGTTCTTTAACGATAGATAACGCAGTTTTAAATTGTTTATAAGTAATCATAATACTAGGGATACTTTTGATAGTGATTTGCTGTTGTTTAGAAAATAATGCATTAAAATCCTTCTCTAAAGATACAAGCGTTGATTTAATATTATTGACTGCGCTATCAAGTAATTCTTTAGAATGGACTGCAGTATTATAATTCTCAAAAGTCAAAGGTTCGCTTATAGCCGCTCTCAGTTTTTTTAATATGGAAGTATCATTAATGGGTGGTCTAGTATTTGAAGATATAAAATCATTGAAGAGTTCTATAGAATTATAAATCTTTAAAATTATAGAGGTTAGTTTATCAATATTTCTAGTAGGGGAATACGTTAATACTTTGTTAGGCTTATTAGTAATCAAATTGCTCAGGACTTCCTTTGTTCTTGCTAAGTGTTCTTTTTGTATAATTAAGTCATCTTCAGTATCGACGTTATCCTCTTTAATATAGGTTCTTAAAGCATTCTCTTCGTTGCTAAGAAAGGTGAAATCACAAGGTTTATTTAGGGATGGTAATTTATTAAAATCGTCTTCGAGTTGCTGAGAATAAAATTTCGCTAACTTTTTCATATCCTTTAAACGTTCATCATTAATAGAGTATTTATAGTGATTAAGTTTATTTAGGTATTCTTTATACATATCTTCAGACACAATAAGGCTAGTATCTATGGTATCAATCAAACTAATATAATCAGTATCAACAATAGATAAGAGCGACGGATTACTAATATCTATATTAATAGAATTGAAGGTTTTCAAATATGCGTCGTGTTCTTTATTTAATTCGAAGAGCCCTTCTGATAGTTTAGAGATAGCATCGTCATTAACCTCGCTATTTGCACCATTAAATAGTAGTTTTTCATAAACCTCTTTTTTACTATTTATAACTTTTCTAAAATCTTTGTATTTGTTAATAGCCGTTTTAAACAGGTTATACAAGTGATAAATATATTGGATATTATGAGCCTTGTCTATTGTAGCCAAAGTATCTTTATAGTTCAATGTTAGTATATCATTATCAATATTCTGAGTAATCATAGATGTAGAAAGGAAGGTTTCAATATCACCAAATAAGGTTTTGATTTCAGCATTACAAGCGCTATCTTTCTTTAATATTACTAGCGTATTCGTAGTATCAAAATTGTAGAGAACAGAGGACTTATTAACTATTTTGAAAGTATTCTTCTTTTTACAAAAATCTCTTTTGATACGATAGGTAATGCAGTCAATCTCTATATCTACTATTGTATAACCTTTGTCTTTATTGTGATTTATAAAACCAGCCGAATAAGTATCTAACTTATTATTCGTAGCCCATATTGCGAGTAAGAGGATATCATAAATAGCCGATTTGCCTGTTCCGTTAGACCCTTTAATCATAAAGGTTTTTGCATCTAAATCTTTGAAATTAACCCAGTTCTTATTTTCATAACACAATAAGCCTCCCCATTCTAAATATTTAATCAAGAAGGATTTTTTAAAGGTTGTTAGTTCAACATTGGTATTACAAGAGTTTATTATTGGTATCAACTCTTTATTTCTTTTTATACATTCGGAATGAAGGTCTTCGGGGTATTTATGTATATCAAAAAGCAAGGTTTCATTATCTTTGATTATTTTAAGTAATATGTTATACTCATCAGATGATAATAGTTTTTTAAAGTAATCTAATAAATAATCAGTATTCAGTAAGCAGTCTAGATTGCTATCTTCGTCGGTGTTATGAGAATGCTTTGTAGTAGTGTTGTTTAATTGATTAGTATTTGTTCTAGAAACGATTTGGAAAGAAATATTAAAAGAGTTCAATATAATGCTTAGCGATTGATAATTTATGTTTGTAAAAGATTTTATTTCTAAAATTTTTGGGAAATAATTAATATTCTTTTTAATATATGTTTCTAATGGCTCAGTATATTTGCCATTTGTTCTAATAAGAATAGTATTGTGTTCATCTTCAATCACATTAATATAACCAATATTATTATAAACGTTAATCTCTTCGATTATTTTAGTGTCAAGGTTCCACAATAAATACCCGTGCTCTATAATATCTTCCCCATAGTTTTGCTGTATCAAACTACCAGAATACCCGCATATAGTTTTCTTTTTATATTTGAAAACCTGTCTCTTATGGATATCACCTAGTAAAACAAAATCAAAATCTTTAATCCATTCGAGAGGGTAAGGGTTGAAAGTTTCTTCAATGGATTTACCATTAAATAGTTTAGCGGATGCAAAAGACCCGTGAAATAGCGCAATCTTATATTTAACCTTTTCTGAGATTGTAGGAAATGGAGGTAGTTCAGTAATTCTTCCGCTATTTCTAAAATTGTCTAAAGTTTTATCGATACTAACAAAGGAGAAGCCAATGTCGTCAATAATAAAAGATGTTGAAGTATTTAGAACGGAAACATTAGGGATATCAAAGGTAGAAGAGAATACAAGTGAAGGTTTATTAGGGTCGCTTTGGTCATAATCGTGGTTCCCTGAGATAATGAAGACGCGACCTATTTTGGATAGAGATTGGACGAACAATTTATAAAGGGCGAGACCATAATTACCGACAACGGATTTATTGTGAAATATATCACCAGTGATAACGATAATAAAATGGTGTGAGGATAGATTAAGTTCAGATATATTTTTGGTAATAGATAGGATAGTATTATTGAAGACGAGGTTATATTCATCAAAACGAGAATAAGCGAAGTCGCCATTACGGATATGAAGGTCAGATAGATGAAAGATATGTGATAGGGACATAAGTATGCGAGGGGTAATAGGAATATAAGGTAATCATTTTTTATATGTAGGAGGGGATGATAAGGGATATGATGGTGTTATAAATAAAGGTTAGTAATTGCGAAGTATAACCGATAACCATACTAGGGATGCTTCGCTTCTTAGCGATGCATTGCGACTTTTGCAGACTTTTAGGATATATATGGTAATACACGGGGATTACTAAATAAAAATTATGTTTTATATAAACTCACATCTTTTTTTCTTTTTTGGCACATTATGTGTAGTAGATGTTTTGCTCTTCTTATTGTCGATGTCATAAAGTCTATAACCTGTTTGCAGTGGCACAATTTCATTTTCTTTATTATTTAGAAGAAATTTAACAACCTTAGGAACCTTAACAGACTTAGGAACCTTAGGAACCTTAACAGACTTAGGAACCTTAGGAACCTTAGGAACCTTAGGAACCTTAACAGACTTAGGAACCTTAGGAACCTTAGGAACCTTAACAGACTTAGGAACCTTAGGAACCTTAGGAACCTTAGGAACCTTAGGAACCTTAACAGACTTAGGAACCTTAGGAACCTTAGGAACCTTAGGAACCTTAGGAACCTTAACAGACTTAGGAACCTTAGGAACCTTAGGAACCTTAGGAACCTTAGGAACCTTAACAGACTTAGGAACCTTAGGAACCTTAGGAACTTTAACAGACTTAGGAACCTTAACATACTTAGGAACTTTAGCAATCTTAGGAACCTTAGGAACTTTAGCAATCTTAGGAACCTTAGGAACCTTAACATACTTAGGAACTTTAGCAATCTTAGGAACCTTAGGAACCTTAACATACTTAGGAACTTTAGCAATCTTAGGAACCTTAACATACTTAGGAACTTTAGCAATCTTAGGAACCTTAGGAACCTTCGCTTTATGGCTGTTTGTTTTTACTTTATATATACCACCCCTTGTAGGATTAACATCAGCACCACTCGCGCTTATAATTCTAGGTTCATCATCTTCTATATCTTTTTTAATAGCATCATTAATCTTATTAATCTCTCCATTTACATCACCTGATATATGTTCATTTAAACTTTTTACTCCATCCTTATTCCCAGTAGTATTAAAGGTTATTGTTTTCTCATTAAATTTATTAGTGAAATAACCAAGATTAAGAGAACTTTGATATGAATTACTGACATTACTATCAAAAAGCGCATAATAATCTGAACTTGAAATAATATTATTAGTAAAATTTAAAAATTTTAAATTTTTTAGTATTTTTATTAATATTAGTGTAAATTCATCAATAAATATAAAACGTTGCTTCTTATAGGTATATTTTTTTTTTATTTGAAAACCATTTAAACTAAGTAATTCAAGACCCACCATTTTAGATATCATTACCATTAACAAGTGAAATTCTTCATCAGTAATAGTGGTTTCTTTCTTCAATGTAATTATGAAAGTCTTAATGTTTGACAATTTAGAAAAAGATAATAGGGTATTAATAAAATCCTTTAAATTACCTAATATATGATAATTCTCATCTTCAAATTCGCAGCCCTCTATAATAATTGTATTTATATATTTTGAGTTTCTCAAAACGTGTTCTATTAAACGTATAGTTTTGTGTTTTAAGTCTACATCGTGTAAATAAATTGTAGTTATATTTGTAAAATAAAAGGGAGCATAATCTATAGGAGGTAAAGTCTCCCTTATTTTTAATAAAAATGTTAATAATTCTTTGCTAAAAATTTTAAAATTTTGATTAGGACCAACTGCTATATCTGAAAGAACATTATTTCCTATCTTCAAGTTTCTTAATTTTTCACGTTGTTCTTCAGTTAGTTCTCGCCGTCCTGTTATACTATTAAATATAACGTCTGGAGTTATTTTAGGAGGTTTTAAAAGACCATATAATCTATCTCTAAAATATTCAGGAGATGATACAAGGGGATATGGTTTATCAATAACAGGTTCTTTTACTAAATTATAATAATCGGGTGCTAAAGTAGTATATATTATCCTATCACTAGGATTTGTAGGAATATCTTCGTCAGAAGAGGAATACCTATTTAAGTTTCTATTATCGTGTTGTTGTTGCTGTAATGCTTCTGCTTCTTGTTGCTGTAATGCTTCTTCTGGCGACAATGCATAAATCTTACTCTTTTTACGAAAAGGGTTGAAAGGCATATGTTTATCTATATAAAGATAATAAAAAATAAGGTTAAATAATTTTAAGGATACAATTATATATACGAAGGTAAATATTATATAAATAATACGAAGAATAAGAAGAATGGTATAATATAGATAGGGAAACGAAGTATATTAACGGAAGAATATAAACATCATCGAACATAAGGCGAATACGTGCGACATATATAAATAGGTATGGTTAGGATTACAAGGATATGACATAGTATAGAGGGGGAGATAAAATATAGTTATAAGGTGGTATAATTTTTGTAAGTTATAGAGATGTTATAAGGTTTTTAGAGGAACATACTATATCCATTCAAGGTAGTCTCTTAGAAGGCTCTCAATATATCTGCCGACTTTAGGGATAAACAAAGCATACTTTTATTACCACAAATGATAACAAGGTATTATTTTTTATTTTTAGAAAGTTAAGAAGTTAAGAAGTTATAAAGTTTTTAAGATTTTTAGAAAAGTTAAAAGTCTAAAAGTTTTTAGAAAAAAAAAATAAATAGTTTTAGATAATCAAAGGAACATACTATATCCATTCAACGTAGGCTCTAAATATTCTCTCAATATATCTGCCGACTTTAGGGATAAACAATGCATCATCTTATTACCGACGACTGATAACAAGGTAATCACAATTGTATATAATGATATTTTTAGAAAGTATTTAAGATATTAATATATATATCAAAGTCTAAAAGTTTTTATAAAAAAATAGAAGGTTTTATATAATCAAAGGAACATACTATAACAAGGAATTATTTATTTTTTTCTTTTAAACATATAAACATTCAATATTACAATCAAGAAGAAAGCGAGGGGGGGTTAATTAATAATTTTAACGGAGTATTTCACACTTTCTTCAACGGAATGCCCGACGGCATCGGCGATAATTTTTCTTTCAAGGAAAGACCCGCCTTGCTTATTAAAATGAGTAAGGAAAATTCTTCTAAGTTGTAGAGCGCCAATTTTTCTTCCATAAACTTGCGTCATAATAGAAGCGAAGCGATTGCTTAGAACTGGCTGGGAATAATATTTACCGAGTAGAAAGCCAGAGGTAGGAATAAGGTGAAGTAATTCATCAGGTATTT